TAGGTAAAAACTGATAGTAGCTATTAAATAGAATATGATCCATATATGGAGCAGAGTCGCTAAGCTTATTGATCATGTCCACAGTAAACTTGGATTGAGGATTATCTTCTATATTGATAGCTATAAATCCTAATGCGTTATTCATAGTATGTTTTTCTCTATAAAGTTTTTGTACGAATTTACTCTTCTAATATCCTTGATGCTTAAAGATGGTTCTGGTATTTTACTTTCATCAAGTAGAAGATCCTCTGTTAGGTCTATTTTTTTGATCCAATTATTATTTTCTAATGCTATTGTTGGTTTCTTCAAAAGTAGACCGTATGTTAAAAATGTATTTGTTGGTGCTACTAAAATTCTGCAATTATTTATCAATTCCAAGAATGTCTGATCATCAACCCATCCTAGATTTTGTGGATGTGAAATTTTTCCACCATCAAACATTTTGATATTAAGTTTTTTATTCTTTGGATATAGAAATGTATTTAATGATTCTGGTAGATGTTCTAGACCATTCAAGTTGGCAATAATGTCAATACCAGAAAGTTGTTTCTGCTTATCAAAAGAATTTAGTAGGTGCTCACTGAACATTGTATCTATTTTAATTGTTGATTTTAAGTTCTTGATATTCTTAGTATCTTGTTGATGTACCAAACATTGTATATTGTTCTTTGTGGCATCGTCATGTAAAGACTTATTAAAGGTATCAAAATATAGGAAAATGTTTCTCTTGTGTTCTACTTCTTGAATAAAACTAATAATCTCTGTGTTAATTGCCGATGCACTAAAGATGAATTTGTGATTTGCTTTATCTTCATATGAGAAGTATTGATCGAATAAAGATCCTGGGCGATATGCTGATAATTCGCCAAAGGCATTAATATCATATGCCATATGTTGCAAAAACTTCGTGTTGAATGTGAACTGTATTGTAAATTTCATTTGTGATTTATGGTTAAGAGAGAGTTGTTATAGATATAATGATTAATAGTACTAGTGTTGTCTATGGAATTATTTATAGCTTCAAACAGCATCATGTGATTATTCTGATCAAGTATACTTATGAAATCTTTTATTCCGTTTTGCTGTAATACAAAAATTTCTGCCCATTTAGGACTAAGATCATAACACAAATATTCCACATTTCCGTCATGATGAGTACAGCCAATTTTAAAAAACGCATTAGTACAGTTCTTTATGGAAAAAATATTATTGTGTTGAATGCTACAAACATCAAATATATTCTTTCGTAAAATAATATGACTACCAATAATAACTGTTGGATAATTATTATGAATTTTTTCTAGAGCTAATTTAATAGCATATGATTGACCATATTTATCATATTCATCATTATCTATTAGAGTAACTCCATGACCAAAAGAAATTTTCTTCTTAATTTTCTCTTTATCAAAACCTAACACAACACTTATGGAAGCTAAACTAGGTATATGTTTTTTTACAGACACAATTTGATGTTTCAAAATGGTATCTTGATGGTTATCTATCTTAATGTTCATTAAACTTTTAGAGCCAATAGATTTCATGCCTTTTGTAATTTCATATGCTAAAAGAATAACATTATATTTATTACAGGTAGTAGATTTCTTTGTCATTATCTAACAGTTTTTGAACAAGAGTGTCTTGATTGTTTTTGTTTAAAATCATGTGGGTGCTGAAGGATGTTGTGAAGCCATTATTCTCGTCGTCTTTTTTCATAATAGCATCAATTTTATCATTCTTATCATAGATATCATTAACTAGATCGATAAATTTGCCATCGAATAACTTGTAGTTTTTGAATACAATGTAATGAGTTGTACTATTTTTACGAATATTAGTATCTAAAACAACGTCTATACATTCGGTAATAGGATAGTCCTCTAAAGTCATCTCATGTATTTTCCACGGATATTTTTTATCTATCTCTGTTACGTGTTTTAGTAGAGTCTCAAACTTATATCCATATTCGGGTTTATAAATCAAAGAACAGAATCCTATTTTCTTTTCCAGATTAAGAATCTCAGTTATTTTATCTGGATCAAATTCATCAATAAAAAGTATTAGATAGTAATTATTCATTTCTTAACACGCTCATCTTAGTATTGTAGTTTTCGTATATTATGTGTTCTAACTGTATATTATTTTTTTCAAATATTTTAGTTAGCATTTCTTCATAGAAAAAAGAACCTTTGTCTGATAAAAGGCTATTTAACTTATTAATATCTAGTTTTGAAAACATGATATCACTAATAGTTTTATCAAAGTTTAGGAATTCAATTAATAATCTTCCTGTTCCTAGCTTTATTTTTTTACTCAATGCTGTAACCACAGCGTCTATATTATCCAAGGGGATACTATTTAGTTCCACAAAAGATACATAATCACAAGAACCATTGGCTACATTTTTCATTTCATTAATATCAACATTTCTGGCTCCATCCAATTGATTAGACTCAGATATAAAACAATGTATATGTTTTTTCATAGTGCAGTTTTCTCCGAAAGATATTCTAATAGTGAATTCATTAGTTCACGGCTTTTGTCAAAATTATTATTTAATAGCAATCTATTTTTTTCCGTACTCAAAGTATTAAAAAGCTTATCATATTCGGTTAATATCTTATTGCTTTTTTCTAAAAGTATTTCTAAGTTCTTGGCAGTATATACTCTATTTGGAAGTTCATTAGAGGGTAGATTTGTGCAGATTATAACATTGCAAAAATTGGTTGCGTATGTTATATCTATTGGGGATACTGGATCAAGAGTGACTACAATTTTAGTTTGTTTTAGTTTCTCATCTAAATATTCGTTAGTTTGATTATCTTGGAAGATCTGTATATTGAGGTTTGGTAAACTGGTCTTCATTGTTTGTAGTATAGATTCTAGTCTATCTGATTCATAACTATTTTGCAGAATTCCAATATCTATACTTTTATCTGATATGTCCACATTGGTTTGAATAAATGATGGCAGTATTGCTGGTTGAATCAATTGGCATGAAACTCCAAGATTATTTAGATATTCTAGAGTTTGTTCATCATAGCAGATATGTACTGCTGATTTTAATCTTTGATTTTGATCAATAGCATGTGCAGTGGGAATATTGATTATTCCTGGAATATGCATAAAGGCTAATGTTTTAGAATCTTTATAGGAGCCGATCCATGTATCTAAAAATACTGGTGGCTCTGATGGTTTTTTTATTGTGACAAAGTTTTCTGGTCTTGTGCCACTAGATGTTTCCACAAAAATAGAATGTCTGTCTTGATCTAATAAGTTACTAATAAAGTTATCTGTTAAAGTATGAGTAATACCATAAAATAGATTAATATCACTAGTAATTACTTTGTGTAAAGTAGATCCTACATTATATCCAAAGAACATATATTATCACCTATACTTTGAATAGAAAATTTGTTAGCATAATTTTTAAGACTCATTGACAAATCAGTTCTCTCATCGCTACTAAGTCCTGATAAATAAGAGTGTGTTTGTCGTAGCACTTTTCTCATATCAATCATGGACGGCTCACACCACTGCTCCAACTCGCACTCATGATCCAAACTTACATTAGCTGGATTTGGTTCTACATATTCTAAATGAGATGGAATAAGCATACCTCCAACATTAGTATCTATTAATTCCCCTGCTCCTGTTCCATCAACCGCAATTGGGTATTTTCCAATTCTTATTGATTCTGCTAGAGGACGGCAAAAAGCCTCTCCTTTTGAAGCACAAACAAAAGCATCACAACTATAATGTAGTGCTAATAGTTGGTTACGATCCATACGATCAGTAATAATAATAATGTTGTCTCTTAGTTCTTTATTGTATTTTGATGATGATAATACTTCCTTTATATTTTTTATCACCATATCTCTTTGTTGTGTAGACATATGATCAGTTTTAATAATTAGAATTGCTTTATCATTAGCTTTAAATTCATGGCTAAAAGCAATAATAAGATTCATAATATTTTTACGGGTAGTGAAAGCCCCAATAAAATAAAACTTCGTATAGTTTTTATACTTAGAATTCAATTTTAGCAGATCAAACTTATTTTTCTCTAAGGGGCCTACTAATGAATCTATTTCATCACAGTCTATAGGTTGTGATATGTTACGTGTTGATTCGATTCCTGCTTTTATTAGCTCTTCTTTCTCAATTTTAGAAGGAACCCAAAGACTATCCATCCTACTGAATACTTGTTTAATATAAGAGGAATGCCCCAAATTTCTCTGCTCAAAAACACATAGGCCTATATTCTTATAAGGATAGATAGGACATATTGCTTGAGGTAATGCTTTTTGAATAATAGTATCAAACTTACCAGATATTGTAGCTTTTTCGTAAGCTCTTATCTCTTCTGGAATTTCTTTATCAACATTACCAGATAGGAAAATTGGAGATGATTTGAGATTATATCCAAGTTTTTTACATGCATATCCTATAGACTTTAGATAGTCTCTAGCAGCATATCCCCATCCGTCATTCTGTTTATATGGTCCTACGTATAGAATATTTTTCATTGAGATCTCTGATTGGAGTATCTGATATAATCTTCATTATTAAGAAGCTCTTTATTATTCATAGCATACTTAACTATATTTTTATTTTCGATGTATTTATTATATACATTCATCAAATCTTGGAAACTAAACTTTTTAATATTCATGCCATTTGTAACAAACCCATAATCACTATATTTTAAAAGATTCAAACTAAGCATATTGTTTGTTAGATCTGGTTCTTTTATTCTATCATTGCATATATACTTTAATGCTTCGTATGACTTGGTAAAAGACTTAAATTCTTCTATATCAAGTTTGGCAATATAGTCTTGCTCTATTGAACCCCACACCCTACGATTTTTATTGGCTAGTATATTATCAAATATCTTCATCCATACATCAGTAGTCTTATCCCAATTAAAATTATCCTCTACTAATTTTCTAACCTTTGATGAAATCTGTTGTCTCTTTTCTTTTTCTATTCCAAAATATGTCCATAGAGTAAAGATTAGTTGATCATTATTTGGGAATACCCTATACGCCTCTGTTTCCATCTCTTTAAAGAATCTTTGAGGTTCAATAGAGTATCCATTCAATATCTTAATAAGGTCTGACATTGCGCTATAATTAACAGATGCTATTGGAATACCACAAGCAGCAGCCTCTACCTGTGGCATACCGAAGCCTTCACAAATCGCATATTGTACATAAATATCAAAAGTATTATATACCTGAGCTAATTGTTCAGTAGAAACACCATCTGATACTGATGGAAATGCTGCTGCTTTTTGTCCGCAATGAGGGCACGTTTTGATAGTATGGCAAAATGCATGAGCATGAATTTGTTTGCAGTTTTTGCATAGGTAGGTGAAGAGAACTCTTTTGCCCATGCTATGTTCTTTTAGAAGACTTGGAAGACTCCATCCTGCATCTGGATAGCTAGTATGTAAATATAGATAAGTGTCGGGGCCAACCTCACTCTTTTGTTGTTCGCACTTATTCAAAAAGATTCTAACTGATTCGATCAAATCTGGAATTAGTTTGCGTTTTTGATTTCGCATAACAGAACCAATAATATTTGCTTCAACAGGAACACCCAGATTCTTTCTGATCTCTTCTTGATTTAATGGTCTGAATACATTGAGATCAACTGCTGGGGGAGCCTTATCAAAATACTTGATCTTATTATTAGTTTGCGATTGTAGAACAGAACCACCCCAATCAGAGTACGACAATACTGCATCAGCATCCATATAAACATCAAGCCATTCTTCTTGTTGTGGCTTAGAATCTACAGTTGGCATAACTACCCAATTAAAGAACGGTCTTAGTATTGAGAATTTTTGATAAGAATTCATCCAGAAATCTCGAATATCAAAAACTATATCTGGCATGAAATCAAGTACAACACGATCAAATCTCCATTTACCAAAAGCATTTTCTGGATTTGAATTATACTCTTGGAATCTTTTATCGTCTTCTCTAACAGCATTAGGATAATACTTCCATGGAATATTCTTATCTCTAGGATCATTCATATGACCATAGGATGCAAATTCTGCTATTTCATATTTACCACTATTGTAGAGTCTTGTCAATACTTCTTTAGCATATGTACCATAGCCAGAGTGTAAAAAGCTAGCTTCGGAACACATTAAAATTTTGGGCTTATATTTTTGAGTCATCTTTAGCCTTGATAGAATCTAAAAAGCAGGGGGTGTTTTCCACCCCCACGCTTATTAGACAACTTATTGTTTAGAATCAGAACGCCACAGTCTCTTCTTCGGTCTCTTGCTGCTCATTAGTCTGAGCATTCTTCTTTGAGATCTTCGTAATCTTAGAGAAGTTATTTACTCTAACCTTAAGGGTGCTGTGCTTAACCCCATCCTTTTCCCAAGAATCATTACGAAGAGTTCCTTCGACAAGGACTAAATCGCCCTTTGCGAAAGAATTGGCAATGGTCTCGGCACCACTATCCCAAGCTTCACAAGAAATAAAAGATGTTACCTTATCCTTCGTTCCATTAGCTCTGCTAAACTCACGAGACACTGCCACGGTAAAATTTACCACAGCTGTCTTTCTATCCGAAGCAGAAGAGTTAATGTGTCGTAGCTCTGGATCCCTGGTCAAATTTCCTCTCAAAATAACAATATTCATGTCAAACTCCTGTAAAGGTATAAACAAAACCAACCACTGGCTTATTATAGATTTGGTGTCCCTAGTGTCAAGACTCTGGAATAAAACATTTTTCTACAATCAGGCTATTGTCAGATTTTTTTGATTTAGAACCCACAAAAACTAAAACTTCGTTTTCCTTAAGAACGTCACTAAAATTAGTATACTGTTCTGGAAATAGCACTACCGAATCTATTGTGCCAGAGCTATCAAAGATTTCCAAAAAAGCCATATTTGCTCCTTTGTTTTTTCCTTGTTTTGTTCTGATAACACTAAGACGACTAATTTCACCCATGACCGAAACTTTCTTATTTTGTGTCATTATATCTTTAAATTCTTTGCAAGTTATAATATTTGCTTCATAATTTTGAGAATAACAATCCGTTTTGGTGCATGTGATCGGTAGACCTAATAGAGATCCTTCTGTCTCTGCTATCCATTGCATATTGTCTTTTAGCGAATATGGAGGCTTATCTATTGTGTCTATAAATTCTTGAATTAATATTTTTCTCTTTTTAGTAACCTTACAATCTAATAACTGAACAAAAACATCTCTGAACTTTTTATTATTCTTATCAAGGTTATTTATGCAGATTTGTTCTGATTCTTTTTTGGTTAATTTATTGAGCAATTCTAAATATAATAGTAGTTCTGTTCTTGGTGTCTTATAGTCATCAAAACATCCGGCTGATATCATAGCCTTAGCAGCAGCACTATTAATATTGCACAATAGTCTGCAAAAAATTGTTATAATGCTTGAATTATCATCTATGCCAGTATTTTTATATTGTTCTAATAGATTGTCAAATACAGATTCTCCGACACCCTTGATATTAGTTAAGCCGAAATAGATATTATCTCCTATCGATATGAATTCTTTATTCATCAACTTGAATTTTGGTAATAATACCTGTATACCCATAGTGCTTGCATTATTAACAAGCTCTTTGATTTCTTGCTGAGGATCTATTTTATCTTTTGCGAATCTTAGATATGATACAAAAAATATCTTTGGAAAATGAGCTTTAGCATATGCCGATAAGTATCCATTAATCGCATAACTAACAGCATGTGATTTATTAAATGAATATCTCTGAGACTTTTCAATCCAGCCGAAAATTTCTTCTGCTTCTGGCTCTGAGACTATTTTCTTACCTATACATCCATTAATAAATACCTTCTTTAATTTGGCCATCTCTTCTGGCTTCTTTTTACCAATAGCTTTTCTTAACATGTCCGCTTCTTGCAAATCAAAGCCCGCCAATTCTTGGGCTATTTGCATACTTTGTTCTTGATAAACCATCTCACCATAAGTAGATTCCAAAATCCCTTTAAGTGCTGGATGATAATAATCTATACTTTCATTACCATTTTTCCTATCAATAAAGTGATTACTAACAGTTTTTCCTTCTCTAACCGCTTCTAAGCAACCGGGACGCATAATACTAATTAGACCAGCTAATTGTTCGATATTTTCTGGCTTAAGTTTTTTAGCCATAGCTTGACCCAATCTTGATTCAAGCTGAAAACATCCCTTAGTATTTCCATCTGCAATAAGATCCCATGTTTTTTGACAATCCAAAGGAATGGTATTAATATCGAAATCCAAATGATCGATATCATCAACCAAAAATTTACATCCGCAAGAAAACTTTAAATATTTTGTCATATTAAACTAGTGTGCTATCTGACGAAAAAGAGTCCTTAAACTTAATTTTTTTGGAAAGATTACGATGCAACCTTAGAAATCTGATAACCAGTTCAGCAGAATCTCTGACATCTTTCAAAGCGTCGTGAGCGCCCTCTTTGGTTATTCCCATATAATCGCGGATATTGTCTAAACTTAGACTCTTCATATCATTATTACTTTCAAACCAGTAAAATAACAGATTCATCATATCTAGAGTATCTCTTGGATAAAATAGACTTGTGCCATTTTCACTATTAACATAGCCAAATTTACGACTAAATCTTTCCACTATTTTCATATCGAATCTGAGTATGTTATATCCTGATGCTACTGGTGCAGAAAACATACTCTTTTTTGATCTGTTGAGATGGTAGATCTCTAGATATTTGGAGAACATTGACCAAGCTTGTTGTTGAGATATTGCGTTTTGCCAAGACTCAAGTATTTTTTCTGGGGTTGAACTTCTCACTTTAGCATGAAAATCCAGAATATCAGAATCCTTATATGTATAATCTTTATCTAGTTCAAGCTTTTCTGGCTTAACCATAATATTGAATTCAGAATCTTTTACGATAGACAAATTGTATGGGTCCACGATAATAGCAGCAATCTGTACCGGGCTACATTCATCCGTATTGATTCCATCTGTTTCAAAGTCAAATACGCATATCTTATTTTTCATAATGATCCCGTTGTGTCCTGTAAAGCTAGTGTAGTATCGAAAAGGTTATTGTAATAAATTTCTGGAGAGATAATTGGGCCACATCCCGGTGGTGGTCCTATGTATGGGATACATCCTATAATATAGTCAACACTGAACGGTTTGTCCAGAGTTATTTTTGTAAGATTCGTTGCAGAGTCGTATGTTACTTTCGTTACCACAACACTCACTGTTTGTTGCATTAAGTTATTTGCATATTGTATAAAATTCCCCTTTTCATCAACTTTTTTGGGTACCCAATAACTTATTTTAGTATTTGTGGCAATAATTCTATTGGTAATATCTGTTGGCACAACTATTGTGGATCTATCTGGAGTATATGAGTAAACAAGTTTATTATTCTCTACTTTGGCTGTTTTGGAAAAATATGTAAAACAAGATATCTTCTTATATGGTATTCTAATCTTATGAACTCCATCATAAGTACCATATAAAGTATAATTTCTTATTGCATTTGTAAAAGATATTGTTTGACTAGATTCAGAATCTTCTGTTTGACTTATTTTAAATATTGGTTGATTAGTAGTGGGAGAAAAATAAAACTTATTATTGATTTGAACATTAAGTACATCTCTCAGTAAACCAAAAGATTTTTTGACTACCCCATATCCTGGCTTATCTGGATTACCAGTTTTAATAGTGGTAACTAATTCTTCTAATTCAAATTTTGCAAAGCCGAAGAATTTATTAGTTTCTTCTGGATCAGTATCTGGATTTAAAAAATAATCAATGAGTTGTTGAGCATAAATACCTATATTGTAAGTTGGATATGTTCTGTTTCCTGTGTGTACTTCGCATTCATAAAGCCATTTGATATCATCTGAACTTATTGTTGTAATTGGTCCAGCGCCCGTGCCGGGATCATTACATGCTATCCCCCCTTGTGTTGGATCTTGTATTTTAACTCTTAAGTATGGGTCAAAAAAGTTTTGAGCAAAGGATGATTGACCGGTGGTTATGTCATATGAGATTAGATACGGATAATCTAAAATACGATCCTCTACTGTGATATGATTATTTTCATCTGCAGGAAGATCAACTTCATGTTTTATTATATTGGGGGTGTCTCCATCATTTTTTGGTGGCTCAGTATAGAAGAATCCTGATGAAGTGCTGAAATACAAATCAAATAGATTTTTTTCCAGAGTACTCATTCTTTGTACTGGTGCAGTATACAGGAAGTCTCTATGGGCGGTTTTATATTTGATGGGTTTCTTATCTGAATCTAATTTAAACCAATACATTGGCGCTGCTTTTTCATATTGGTTATATCTAGCTATTGGATCTGGATTATATTCTCTCCCAGGCAATAACTCATAATCACCAACTTCGGAAAAATATGGAGGAAAAGCATCTTTCTTATAAACCTCTCTAGCATATATTTTTTGAACTACAGTATTAATATTCAATGTTTGTGTTAAATCTGGACTAAAATATAATCCCCCAAATAATAGAATATCTAATAGAGTATTTTTACCTGTTGCTAAATACAATCCTTTTAATGTTATTGGATCTACATTATTAGGAAAAGAAGATGCAGCAATATTCATGCCAGCAATAGCTGAATTAAATACAAAATTTGCTCCATACTGATCGGTTGCTGGAACAAGTCTGGTTCTATCTGTACCAAGTAATTGATCCACAGCAAATCCAGGCAAAGTAGGATATTGTATTGGTACTGAACTTAATAATTCTCTAAACTTTCTATGCATACAAGCAGCATTAATTTTACAGCATCCGTCTGCTAGCTGGAACATATCTACTTTTTTATATACTAGTCTTTCTCTATTACTTGGATCATATAGTGTAAAATGATCTCCTGTTCTTAAATCAGAAAATTTAACATACTCATTAACAAATAAATCCCCAGACCAGTCGGAATAAACATAGCCAACGTCTTGTATGCGTCCAATTATTGTTTTGGAACTAGTGTCTATTGTTAAGAATACATCTCCCAGAGGATCAATAGAATAAATAGGAACAATAGTCCTATATAATTCAACTACATTTGATTTGAAATTTTGAAAAGTACCAAATCCGTATGCTTTCTCTGATGTTTGAGCTATAATCGTAAAATATAATCCACTATTTATATCTATATCTTTAGATACATTAATGGGTATATCCATCTTTTTTGGTTTCGTAAGATACAATATCTCACTAGGAAGTGCCATTTGGCCTTCCACATTAGACCCCCAAAACCATATGCTCTTATCTTTTTTAACGCCTATAGAATGGTTGAGTCCGGTTTTTGCTTCTATCCATGGAATAGCATCGTATGTTGCAATTCCGGTGGTGACTATCTGAGAGGTTTCGTGCCTTTTAACATCTCCCAACCCCAACTGTCCATAGTCATTATCTCCAGATGAGTACAGAACACCGTCCTGTATCTCTAAAATATGAGTCATTAAATAATCCTAATAAACTTTATTACTTGATTGTTATAACTGCATTATCTGGAATAAAAACTTTTTCATTATTATTGACCATAACGGCATTGAGTTTTCTACAGCAAGAAACCCTTACTTCTGCAGTTTTCTTATAGTCTATTCCATTATAGATAAAGACTGTATCATTAGCGATATTAGCAAATGTTGTTTGTTGTTGTGACATAATTATTACCCTTTAAAATAGATTGAATGCACATAATTTTATCTAACATACCGATACCCAAAATATCAAACTTAACAATACCTAATGATTCTAGATCTTGCATTTCCATACCAGCAATAGGATTACCGGTCTTAGAATCATACACCATAGGACAAATCTCATCTAAATTATGGGCCGAAATGGCAATACCAGCAGCGTGTTTTGATTGATTGGACTTGGTTCCTTCTAATCTAATAGCTTGTTCAAATCTTTTTGCAAATAGTCCACTTATTGAGCCGTCATCTTCTATTTTGCACCACTCTTTGAACTTTTCTGGCATATTCTCTAAAGACCACTGTATAATTGAAGACTCTCCGGTTTCTTCTTTCATTTCTTGGAGTTCATCTGCAATCTTTGCCTCATCAGGAATATTTTTGGTAATTTGATTCATTTCCTCATAGGTTAATCCCCCATAAACTCTTAATACTTCTTTTAAGGCTCCTCGCCCCTTCATGGTATTAAAAGTAATCATTTGAGAAACTTTATTTTCACCATATTTGTTTTTGATATATGAGATAACGTCATCTCTGGTTGTCATTGGTACGTCAATATCAATATCTGGCATGGAAACTCTATCTCCACTATTTCGACCAGCGTTATAAAATCTCTCAAACAAAAGATTATACTTTATAGGATCAATATTAGTAATCTCTAATAAGTAGGATACTAGACATCCTGCCGCCGAACCTCGTCCGGGTCCGGGTAACCACTCTTTTGATCGTATATAACCCAATATGTCTTGAACAATCAAGAAGTAGCCAGATAGATTAGCTCCTTGTAAAACTTGCAACTCCTGCTTGATTCTTTCTGCATAAATTGCTTGGTCCTCTTCTGAGGCTTGAGTAAATCCTCGTTTTCTCCATCCATTTCTACAAAGCTGTCTTAGATATTCGTCTTCATTATCTGTAAACCTAGGAAGTTGTGGAGTTTTGAGGATATTATATTCTTCACACATTTCATCTACAAGATTCGTGTTCCTTAATTCTTCTTCCGTATGAAGTTCTATCATTTCTTCGTTGGACAGTATATAGAAATTATCTGATTTGAAAAAACATCCAAGAGGAACATCTTGATCATTAACTATCTTTTTATTAACTTCTGGAAATGTTGTTTTCAATGTGTTGCACAAAAGAACTCTTTGATCAATAGCATCTTCTTTTTTGGCATAGTGAGCGTCTGGAGTTGCTATCATTTTTACTTTATGCTTGACAGATAAATTTCTCATAATATCAGTTAAAACTATCTGACTTGGAGTATGTTCCTTATCCATTAATTGGGCTTCAAAAAATAGATGGTCTTTTCCAAATATACCAGATAACTGACCAATCATATTTTCTGCTTTGGTCAAATCACTACCATTTCCAACAGCATCGGCCAGATTGGAACCAAGATGACCAGTGATACAGAGTAGTCCGCTCATATCTAGGTTCTCCATCTCACTTAGACTGATCCTAGGCTTTCTATAAAACCTTGATGGCTCGTTGGTAGTTGAAACTAAACGGATGAGATTTTGCCAGCCTTTCTGGTTTTTTGCCAGAACCAACATATGAGATAAGGAGCCATTTTCCTTATTCTGATTGGTAGATAAACCTTCACAAATATAAAGCTCACATCCAAGAATAGGCTTGATGTTTTTCTTTTTCATTGACTGATAGAATGAAACAGCACCTGAAATTGAACCATGATCTGTTATAGCGCAAGACTTAGCTCCGATAGCTAAACATCTTTCAGCAATTTGATCTGGTTTAGAGAGTCCATCCAATAGCGAGTAGTGAGATCGCTAAGAATGGACGTGTAGAGGCACATAGTTATGCTTCACGTCCATACTTTATTTTCTCCTTGTTGGCTACGACTTGTTCGCATAGATCTATAAATATAGGTAGCGAAAAATCTAGTTTCATTTTGTTAATATTTTTTGTGACCCACCAGACATTATCTCTGACGTAGCCCTTGCTGCTGTCTATTCTATCCAGTGATCCGTCGATGTCAATCTCTATGGGCTTACCCGTGATTGCACATTTCTTATTTTGATCGATATACAAATTCCATAAAAATTTAGGATCTAGATCAAAATCAAAATTATGTTTTCTTGCTCTGCCTTTTATCTCTGAAACCCTAGCTCCACTGATTCCGCAATATCCTTTCCATCTGTGGTTCATTTTTCTTTTTTTCCAACAACCACAACTCTTTACTCTATTCGTCTTCAATCTAGATTGTGGTACTATAGTAGTATTTCCACAACTGCATTGGCATTTCCATTTAGTTCCACCGTCGCTTTTATTTTTACCTTCTGGATGAAGTAATGTTAGAAGTCCAAAAATTTGTCCAGATTTGAGGGTTTTACTTATTTTTCTGGTTCTAGGTATGTTATAGTATTCTAAATAATTATATATCGTCTTAACATGTATATTTAAAGATTTAGAAAGAACATATGCCCCTTTTTTTGGATATTCTTTTTCTAAGAATTTTTTAGTTAGCTTTTTATCGTAACATTTAGTAAATCTGCCATTTTCGATTTTACGCCCCATATGTTTCTCCTTATACATACATATACACTAATTTGGAGAAAAACTTAAAATGTGTATGAGTGTGTATTAAATGGTTCCTGGGGCTTTGTAGTTTCCTATATTATGCCCCTTGGCGGAGTATTCGTCAATGACCATATCCATACCTTTCATCTCTATGTCATGCTTTATTTGTTCGCACTTGGTCATATTGGAGTCTTTGGCACAAAGCTGTCCATCTCTATATTCTTCTAATGGATTAATATGAGTATTGTCAAAAGTTGTTTTACCAAAGTGACATAGCTTACTGCACATCCAGCTTTTCTTTAATGCTGGTTTTCTTGCTTTCTTAATAATCTCAAATTTATCTTTTAGCATTTCTTCTGTTTTTGGCAGATCAGACTTGTCAAAGATTATACTGAATGGACCACCGTCGTTGATAAAAAATATCGTAACGATAACATGGGGAATATCGGGATATAGTTTTTGAACAGCATAGTGATAGATTCTTAACTGTGGATCATTTTCTAGCTTTTCTTGGGTCTTTTCTTGTCCAGTAGCCCAATCTAATCTTTTCCCTGTTTTCCAGTCAATAATTTCTATGGTTGAATCATCAACTTTGGTTATTAGGTCTATAGTTCCCTTTAGGCCAAGAGTACCTTTAATTTTTTGATCTTTATAGTCATACTCATATTCTGCCCACTTCTTATTGATAGCTATGTCAAACCTTTGTTCTGGACACAGGATATCTCTATTCCTAGGATCAAACATCCCATTATTAAATTCTAGAGCTTTATATACCCACTTCCGACAATCTGTAAAATCTTTTTCTGCCCACTTATGGTGATGGCATAATCCTATATAATAATCGTATACATTTTTTATGATGTTTTCCAGATCATATCCAACTACTGGAAGATCTCCAAGAATATCATCATTTATAGAATCTTGATTATCTTGCTGTGCTTTTTTGATAACGGCCAAGATTTCCAAAACCTTATGAACAATAGTTCCCTTGTCTGCTTTTTGATTACTAGGCGATCTCCAACCTAATACGTACTCCATAAAGTACTGTTGCTCACACATTGAATGAGTATTATATGATGAGCTTCTAAAGTATGTAATTATAATGGGTCACCTCACGCTAGGATATTTTGTAAAAGTTCATATAGAGCCATCGACTGTTCATAGATTGACATATTGTCATTATCTAAAATAAAATCAAAATTATTCCAATCATAAGAATTTTTATCTAAAATAGTTTCACTAATATGACTGGACGATAGATGTTTATCTTTTGTTAGCCTAATAACTATACCACCAGCACTATGAATAGCATCCACTTCATTTGGAAATCTGCAATCAGTAATAAGAGCTAACTCAGGAGCATCCTCTTGAATTCTTTTAATTGTACTTTCTGGCCAAATATTAGGTTTCATTGCTCTGAATAAATCAGTTCCAACGAACTGCATAACTTCTCTGGCAGTTAGATATTTGTTTTCCCAAAATACATTTGTCACTTCATTTTTTGAAGAATCTGGACCATAACATTGTTCGTATGTTAAGTCTAGTAGATCCATGCATATGTTCTTTTTTAGAATATCCGCAAAACTATAGATTTTAATGTATGAATTTAGTTTGTTGATAACATCAAGCATTTCTTGATCTATATAGTTAGAGGCATTAAGATAATATTCATTAACATCAATAGTAATATTCATATTATCATTTTTAACAACATCGATTAAACCTTGGGGATTAATCTTTGCTTTCTGACAATGAGCCTGATTAATCATATACAAACTGTAGATAAAGTTTGCTGATGTATTTTTACCAGATTGTTTTTTGCCAGAAAAACCTATAATTTTAGTCATACAAACCTCTGAGTTAGTTTACCAAGTTCCTCTATAATAATTTCTTGATCCATATCTGCTATGTCCGAAGTCACGAATGTTGGAGTATATATGTTATACGTTCTGGAGCATTTTTTAGCAATAATATCCGTGGCTTGCTTACCCGCATTATCATTGTCTAATAAGAGTATTAGTTGCATTGCCCCAGATGAATCTAATAACATTTTTTGTTTATCTGCTAATGAAGATCCAAAAATTGCAACACTATTTCTAAAACCGCATTCTTCCAACTTCCATACGTTTCCTGGGCTTTCAACTACTATAACAGTTTTTGTGTCTCTGATATAGTCTTTTGCAAACCACAAGTTGTATAGGTGGTTTTGTGTTTTAAATCCATAGTTATGTTTCCATTTTGAATGTTTCCAACGATTCTCCACATCTGGACAAGACATTGATGGATTATGATAGCTAGAACAATTTTCACATTTATTAAATATGCTTCTACCAGTACATCCTACCATAAATTTATGATCATTATCATATATTGGAGCAACTGCCCTTTCGTACATCTCTTTTCCAAGCTTGTCACACAAACCAACATCATATTTACCTAGCATTGTTGGACTAAATCCACGATCCACGAAATATTGGGCTGGTATATTTAGACTCTTTTTAACGGCGCTCCTAGAGACCAAAGATGCTGTTTCTACTGGTTTATCTTTTACGGAAACATTACCTACAAAAGAAGAGAACGTACTTTTTTCTATTTGTGTTTTCGAAACCTTTATGCCATTAAAATCATCTTTCAATATTTGTTTAGCAAAATTAATAGCCACAGAAAATGATACAGAGTCGTCTCCTTCTTTTATCCATCCTAGTTGCTTGTGTGATAATACTCCACGAATAAAACCAATAATTGAAGACTTGAAAGTATTTTCACATCCGTGTGTTCTACACTTCCAATTGCCTCTATAGGTTTCGCCCTCTGGATATAGATTTAATGCTGATGGATTATCTCCACCATGTATAGGGCATGACATTGATACCATTCTTCCGGCTTGCTTGTACTCTATTCCAAGCTTTTCCAAAACTGTGTCAATATCATCACACAAGGCATCGCATATTAATTTAAGTTCGTTCTGATTATACGAAGTTGATTTCTTGGTCATTGTTTTCATCTATTATAAATCCGTCAGCCTGTTTAGGTTTGATGTTATTAATTAATTCAAGTCTAGTATTTCCTTCGGTGATCTTAGCGCACCACCCCTTCATTTGACAATTAATATAGTCATTGTCATCCAATCCACCACCATGTCGGCTAATCAATGGTACTAGTTTTCTATTACCATTATTTGGTCCATCTTCAGCTATCTCTTCATCGGACTTTCTCTTAAAGATTGTAAAATTACTACATAGCCAAATGATTCTATCTGAGCCAGATGCTGTATCCGTACTCTCTTTAGTAATACCGTCTCTATTCAACTGTATGAATGCCACAATTGGAACTTTATATTTTGTAGCAAAATTATGCAAGGATGTCATCATAAAACCAAGAACTTGATACTCCTTCATATCCTGAGATATTCCAGCAGAGTCCATGAGCTTTAGATAGTCATAGAATATAACACAATCTTTTGCTGTACCATCCTCATTAAGACCAACCTCCTTAATTATCCATCTACGCATAATGGACAATTGTTCTTCAAATGGCTTACCAGCAATCGTCTTGTAGTATAGTTTAGTCTTCTTTAGATCTTCTACAGCTTCTGTTATCTTGGCCTTCTTGTCATTGGTATCTGCAAACTTGCCAGTTTCGATTGTGTTAATTTCTATTTCTGTCATCATAGCCAATACTCTATGGAGATGATCTTCTTTGGTCATTTCCGTATCCATATTCAATACTGGAATACCTAGCTTATTTGCTATATAAAATCCCATATTATCGGCTAATAGAGTTTTGCCCGTTTTTGGTCTTGCTGCAATAACATTAACGGTACTCTTTCTTAATCCCCCACCAATAGCCTGATCATAGATTTTAAAACCCGTTGATATGCCCGCCTGATCAATGGGATGATCTTCCAGATACTTAATATATTCTTCAAGATTAGAAGAAATAGCTTCTGGCCCAGCCTCACTATCGTTTAGCTTTGAAGTAAAATCAAAGACCGTATCTTCTGCAATACTGAGAATCGACGCTATGCTTTCTGATCCGTTTACATCAAGTATTTTATCCTGAGCAACCTTTAATTGTTTATGCAATAATCTTGCAATATCTAACTTCTTAATTTTTGCAGCAAACTTGCGAACATTATCTAGACTTACTGGAAAGTCTAATACTGCTTTAAGATGCTGTGCTTCTTCCTTCTTTGACAACAAATGTCCAAGATTTAATTCTTGGGCTGATGACATTATAGAAGGAATGTCTATATTGGTAGAATGACCCTTATCGAATAAGTTTTTTAAACACTTATAAAGAAGAGCATTGCTATCTATTGTAAAGCAAGATTCCGAAAGAATATCTGATATGTCATAGTATGCTTTATCGCCATAGCTACACACACCGGCAAGTACAGCTCTTTCTGCTGCTGGATCTGATAAAATCATTATTTGATAACTTCTCTACAAGTGTCTTCTGTTACTCTTACAAATTTCTTAAAAAACAACTCAATAAACTCTTTGATTTGACTCTGGTTCTCTAGTGGCACATGATAGTTCTTGATGAAAATATCATTATTATTAATGAGTTCGCCTGCGGGATTCTTCTCATATACTGTGCAATTGATAGTGAATACCAATTCTACTGGACTATTCAGTTTTGATAAGCCTTGTTCCAGAGCATCATACTGATGTAGTGCTTGATATTCTATCTTTGTTAATAGATCTTCTTCTTTGTTTACTGGAGGTTGATTTTTTTCAGCATTTGCTGCAATCTTCATATACAGGTCCAATAAAACTTTTTTCTCGTCCTCTGTTAAAGAAGAGACAATCGAATCATCTAACATTTTTCACCCCGGACTTGTTGAGCATTGGTTACACTTATATCTACCACGACTCTCGGATGCGAGCAGACTTGCAATTTCTTCGGTTTTACCACAAACGCGACACGTTACTTCAACCAAGGCTGATTCTCTATTTCTTGCAGTTGGTGGGTATTTCTGTAATTTCTTATCTATCTCGACATCATCCTTATGCATCTTGGATTCTGGCATAGCTAAAAATTTATTAACATGCCTCTTTTTATCCTGCTTAACTTTCTTTGTTCTAATAACTGATTCTGGTTCTTCTGGTGGGTCTTGCTCCATAACATTTGCTTGATCTTTTGGAAGCAGTGATGATAGCAGAGAAATTAATTGTTTGATTTGTTCTGGATTACTGGCTAAATTTTCAAGATCCATTTTTCACCTTTGCTCTTTGAATAGATAACATGATATCTGACAAATGTTTGATACTATTAGCTAAGTATTGAAGCCTATCACTTCTTTGCTTAGCATACTTCTTAATCTTATTTAATGATGTTGCTTTTTCATTATTCTTAATTGCCTGACAGGACTTTTCAATATATCCATAACCCTTATAGTTATTCAACTCTTCGGCTATGGTTTCTTTAATGGTCTCATCGGCCCAATTTAGTCTGCTCAACTCTCTATTAATAGACCTCTGAACATGAAATGCAAATTGGCCTAATCTATACGCTATTTCTCCACAAACTTCTGGTGTTGTCTTTTCTAGTTCGTCCCTACTCATTTGGAAATAGTTATTAAGCTCTTCTTCTGGAAAAGAATCTGCTCTGTAAGTTCCAAGACCAATACCTTTTTCATATTCATCTAGTATTTTATCCCATTCATTCACTTGTTCTTTGGTATTCATTTTTTATCCTCGCTTTCCATTGGTCTATTTGGTCAAATGGTAATTCGATATATTCTATACCATTTAATGCACACCATTCTTGTTTTTCTTGATCTCGCTTCTTGTGTCTTATAAAACCCAAGGCACTATTATGGAAGAATTTATTAAATTTGTAATGTTGCTCACCATGAACTTCTACGCATTTTTTAATTAATGGAAGATAAAAATCTAAGTATAAAATTTCCGTTCTTCTGATATTTACAGAGACTTCTTCTAATACCTGTAGTGTTGGAAAACACTCATGGATCAAATCTCTAGCTTGTAAATGTAAACTAGACTTATTCTTAGCAGAACCATGGGCGATATTCCCAATTAGTTGCCAATTATAAGAATTACCGTCGAGATCTTTTACTTGCATTTGATTCCCATAGTATCCTTGACCTTCGTCCATAAATCGTCATAAACTTCGGGATGATCTACTAAATATTGTCTTGTTTTCTCAAGACCCTGAAATTTAGGCTTATCCTCGACAGATGACATAGTATACCATGCACCACCTTTAGATACAAGCCCCAAATCCACAGCAAGAGTTAATAATTCCATCTGCTTATCAATACCCTGTCCATATCTGATATAACTGGTAATTTTACCGCCAGGAGCACCTAATGCAGAGCAGAGAACTTGCCAATGTACTTCTTGACCAATTTGTGGACTATCAGTACTTAAATTCCATGGACTAAAGTAGTTAGCTTTAATCTTAATATCTGTTTGATATGCAATAGCTTGACCACTCTTTTCTTTCCATTCACTATGACCCATACCGGGATTACCCATTTGATGAGTGATACCTATAACTACATTTCTATTAACAGGAATAACATTCGCCACCTTCCTGCAAAACTTAGCTAGTAGTTTAGCACCATCTGCTCTTTGCATCTTATTCATATCACTAGTGATTTCTGCTTCTGTACATAAAGCAGAATAGGAGTCTATAATAACTACTGATCCTGGAATCTCATTAATAATTCTTTCACCAATTTGTAGATATTCTTCGGCGTGTAAGATTTTACCTTCTTGAGATCCGATAATGTTAAATTTTTCTAGATTTAATCCTGGAATACCTTCTAGGTCTCTTTTCTTTAAACGACCCTCAATATTCAGATAATAAACTTCTCTACCTTCTTTAAACGACCCATAAGCATACTCTGGTCTTTGAGCAGTGGCACAGAAGTCTAGGGATGTTGTAGTCTTTCCACACTTGGGTTGACCAGTAAAAATTACGAAGGAACCTTCTGGTATACCACCATTTAAAACAATATCCAGAGCAGGACTCACTGGAATTGTTACCATAGTTTTATCTATAACAGAATTGGCTGTTAACATAACATTTTCGCCAAAATTCTTCTTTACATCTTCTTTAAGAGCCATTATCTAAGTCCTCTAATTTTGATAGAATTGATTTATTTACTTTGTTTTTCCTGAATGTAGATTTATCAGACCTATCTAGTTTTGTAGTTATGTCTGTGGATTCCTTTTGAATCTTTTCATTTTCTTGCTCTATTATAGGAATAAGATGTGGCGCTCGCAGAGAATAGATTTTTTGAGCCTTGGGACTATTCAATGCCCTTATGATAGCTTTATCGTTGAACTTTTTTACCAACTTGTTAGCTGTTGGTATTTGATTCCTATAGTAAGCTTCCCACTTCTTTGTTAACCAAAATTTAGCATGAACATCTTCTTTATCTAACTTCGCTTTCTTTTCACAAATTAGCTCAGTAATATACTGTGCTGCAGAAACAAGCTTATCGTTAGAGTACTTCGATGGGTACTTATCAGCCATTGATATTCTTATCCTCTAGGACGGAAAATTCCTTCTACATTTTTCTTTTGACTAACAAGCTTTGATCTGGCAGCATCATGAACTTCTGAGGCTTCCTTGGTCATGATCGCCACACCTTTGTTTCTCTTGGCCGCTGTCTCATTAATCATCAAATTCGGGATCTTGCCAACCTTTGATGTTGCTACAGGAATCTTATCATTGTTTCCTGCATTAGAATTTTTTTCTAGTACCGAACCAATTTGCTTTTCTGATATTTCTAATTCAGATGATATTTCTTCAATAGTCTTACCATTACTATTTAACCACTGAATAGCATACTTCTGAGTCTTATTTAATCTTGCCATTATATTGACCTTTCTGTATTGTGTAACCACGAAACAATTCTAGTTCTTAAAAAATTCACATAATTGTTGAAAGCTTCTTGATTGACGGATATAAACTTGCTCTCTGGTCTAGTCTTGTCCATTTTCTTATATGCTTGTTTATTGCCATATATAGAAATAGGATTATATGGTTTATAAGTAGCATCAACCTTAATCATAAACTTTTTACTATTATCTTCTCTAATAATAAGTTTAGCTAGAGTCTTTTCGTTTTCTTCTGTAGTTGATCTTGGATTCTTTTGTTCATCTAAAAAATCGTGTTCACCTATGAAAGTAAAAAACTTAGCCTGTTCAGCAGAATCCGTTTGTCTTGTGAAGATAAATGAGTTGTCCATTATTTTAAATCTCTTTCTATATCTGTGATCCATCTGGTATTTTTAGATTTCAAAAATTCTAGATATTTCTGGAAAATGGTTTGATTAACTTCCTTAAAAGTAAAAGGGTCTTTGCAAACCTTATCTATGAATTTTCTGCCGTCTGAGATTGTTTCTTTTTGAATTGGATTGTATGGCTTATTACTTGGAGATAATAGCATATAGAACCTAAACTTACTGGATGATCCAAAAGTCTTAGTTAGTTTATTTCTAATGCATTTAGCAAATACCATTTCAGAAGACTCATTATCCAGGCGAGGGAAACCTTCGTCGTCTAGAAAAGAATGATTACCTAATAAAGTATAATACTCACTAATCCCATCATTTTTAGTAATATTATGAATTGGATTTTTTCTCATTGATTTTTCTTTTTTTCCTGAGTGGCTTATCTGTCCATTGTACTTTATTCGTTTTCCTCATCCTTGTCATACCAGTTGGTAGTTCATTCTGGCTTTCTACTTCTTTGTAAGCATTGTGTTTTTCATATATTGCTCGTTTTTCATCGTCAGACATCCTGTCTCTATTTCTATTAGCTATATCTCCAATAGTTTTAAGTTCAGAGTCTGATTTTTTAATAGAAGAACTGATGGTTTGAACATCTTCTGCATATCTTCTAACCGTTGACTTAGAAGAGCATGATGAACATTTTGGTGGTGGATTCTTTTCATATTGAGAAAAACTACAGAATATCTCAAAATTATTTCCACAACTATTACACAAATAAGAATAAACTGGCATTATTGATATGATCCTGGCAAATAGTAAGCCCATTCTTCTGGGATGTTCGACCTTATGTTAGCTAGATAGGACGTTACTGGCAAGTATTTTTCGTGTTTTCTTGGTGCAATTGGGAGATTCTTAATTGGCATATTTGCTTGTGCTGGTGTTCTATTACTCTTTCTTCTGTTACATCTTGTACATGCTGTTACAATATTAGTCCATGAAGTAGGAGAAGCCCTATCATTCAACCAAGCTGATTTAGGTATGACATGATCATATGTTAAATCAGAAATCTCTTTTCTAATTCCACAATATTGACATGTATAATTATCTCTAATAAATAAATTCATTCTGGAAAACTTAACAGTATGATTAAATACTTTTAAGAATTTTACAGTTTTAGCAACAGCAGGTATTGGATGTTTTTTATTATTAACTCCACAAATAAAATCATCTTTATAAAAATCAAGGATCTCAACACCCAGATTTTTATTATATCCATGTCTAACAGACAATACAATAGCTTTCTGCCAGTGCATAACTGTTAGTAGAGAGTAGTCTGAATTTAATATCAGACACTGTTTATGTTCATGAAGCATATTAATCTATATTGTCTAGTCTTAATAATATCTTTTCTATAATTGGATTGCGAACAATATCGCTATAATCCAAATGAGAAACACCGATTCCTTCCAAGCCAGATAAAGCTTCCATCATCGTAGCAAAACCGCCACGAGCAAACTTAGCTAGGTCTGACTGACTAGTATCTCCAGTTAATACCATTTTACTGTCGGTACCTAGTCTTGTCAAGAGCATTTTTAATTGATCATATGATGCATTTTGACATTCGTCAGCAACAATGAAGGTATTATGGAAATTTCTACCTCTCATTAAACCTAGTGGAACAACTTCTATTCTATGATTAGTTTTATGAGTATTATACTCACCAGCCGACATAAAATAATTAATTTCGTCCAAAATTGGTAATAAGTAAGGATGAAGCTTTTCTTCTGCTGTTCCAGGTAAATATCCGATTCTTTCGCCGGATTCTACTACTGGTCTAGTAATAACGATTTTCTTAACTTTTTCCTCTATAAGATATTCTATAGCCATACCAATTGCTATGTGTGTTTTACCACAACCAGCAACGCCATGGCATAAAGTAATGCAGTTTTCAGCAACACTACGAATATACTCTTGTTGATTTTTACTACGAGGCTTTAGTCTATTCCTATAGACATTCTTGATTGGTGATTCAAGATTATTAGTGGCATCTATAGGACGATTATTTTTCTTTTTGGACGTATTTTTTTTTCTCAAGTTTGCCCCTTTAGGGTTAGAGGTTTAGATTAGACATGCGCCGCCAGCACAACTAATTTCCTCTATGCCTAAAGTGTTGTCCTCTGTCTCCAATAACTGCGTATAATCAACTTTGCCAAAGCTATTATATAGATCACAGTAAAGCTTCCAGTTGTATACATCTTTCATACAATATGTTAATCTCTTAACATCTCCATCGAAGTACTTGCCAGCAAAGTTTTTCATTTTGGTGACAAATTTTAGTTTAGTTTCATCATCTTGATCTTTTCCTTGGTTCATGCTTACATAATCGCAAGCAGCCCAAAGATTACTATCAAAAGCATTAAGACCTAACTCTATCAATCCGGAGCACCACAATGCAGCATCTCCGTATTCTTTGACAATCTCTCTACTAGTATACACTGTTGTAAAGGGAGCTTGAGGATAATCCTTATCTCCACTTTGTGGAATTAGTGAAATACCAGCAAAATACTTTCTATTGTCATAGATATATTTGGTTACATCAGACCATTCATCAGGCTTAACTGTAACAGTATTGCTAACATTATGACTAAGATAGTCCTGAGTACATAATGACCTATTTTTACCAGAATATACCCAATTCTTTTGAGTATCTTTTACAACAGATAACATTTCTATTGCTGGTAATTGATTCTTTAACTTGGCCCCATCTGGAACCTCAATAGGAAATTTAACCACTTCATCGGTATTATTGGCCGACCAAGAGGACTTTTCACAAGCTTGTGGATTGACCTTTTTAAAGTGTTGATATGGAGCTTCTAGAATATTAGCCTGCACATGCCTAATATAGCGTTTAGCGTGGTGAGGATGGATTCCAGAGGACGTTCCTAACATACTTGAGGAAGTACCCTCTGGTTTTAAACAGGTGACTCTGGCAGCTTGGTTGATTTTGATCTTTTTGGAAAATTCTTTATTGGTTTCGACTGCTATTTTAGCCCCATTCTTTAGAACTTTCTCAGTCAATACAATATCGTGCTTTTCCATAGTACCAGTCAAAGAAACGCCCAATAAGGCTTCTCTGGCAAAGATTTTCTTACTAATATCGCCAAGATAATCAAGATCAGTAAACCCAGCCTGTAATGTCCCGATTATGGCAGCAGCCTTGCATCTCTCATAGAAATCATCCTCATCTGCAACATTTGCACAATTAATGGTAGATAGATTGCAACCCTGCCAACCAGACTTGCCACTTTCTTCATCAACGGGCCACATTCCGACCTCAACACATGGATTAAATGTCATTTCTGTTGAATCGCTCCAGATAAATCCTGGCTCTCCAAATTCTTTGACAGATTCCATCAATGCTGAGAATTCTTCATAAGTTGTATTTTCCTTTAAGAGTAGCGCAGAGTTATTGCTTCGTGCTCTTTGTGGATTCTCCATATACCAATTACCAGTCTTTGCTTTGGCCATTTCATTATCATCATGACTAAATAATGCTAAAGAGGCACTTCTTCTAACGCCGCCGGATAATACAGCATCACTACTATGCATAATAATGTCATAAGCATCAATTGGTCTTAGTTTCTTTTGACCACTAGAAATACATCTATCAAGCAAGGCTCTGACTTTTTCTAATCCATTAGCTAAAGGTTCATAACCAGGAGCTTTTCCTACCCCAGAGCTTAAAGCAGAACCTTTCTTTCTGATATTAGAATAATCAAATACAACATGACAATTCTTATATTCTTTAAATTCGTCAATAGGCTTGCTAAAATAAGAACTAAGTAATACTCCTAATGAATCTGCCCAGCCTTCGATACTATCTTCAATTAAATATTTGGTAGCAATACCTTGTTCTGGATTATGTTCTAGTGTTGGTAACTTGGATACGTGATGCTTTTGCACACTAAATCCAGTACCACTACCACACAGCAATAACCAAAAACATTCCTGAAAAAATCGTAATCTATCACAGTAAGAACTTGTGCAGTTATAGATTTTAGCGTGTCTTTTGATGATAGGCTCTCCACCAAATTGGAGCGCTCTTTGGCTTCCTAATACCTTCTTTTTGTACATTACATCATATGCCCAATCAATATCTTCAGAGATACCGAATGAGTCATATCGAGTATGCATCATCTCTCTAACTCTATCGACTGCTTCTTTCCATGTTTCTCTGCGATTTTCGCTTTCTATCCATCTGGCATACTTACTAACAAATGTATAATTCTGCAATTCTTGAAGCGCCGACATATTTTCTCCTATTAAATAATGCTATAAGTCTGAGAATACCGATGAAAGAAGACTATTGATATTCAATTGATTCACCGGTTTAATTTTGAGATGTAAATGTTGTAAAAACACTGTTTGTTATATTCATAATACACCACACAGGGTCTTCAGCCAAGAGAGATCTGGTGTTACTTTAATTATTTTTATACCACTCATTTCCACAAAAGTATCAAATATTTTTTTAGCATTATCATCAAATAAATGTGTTCCGTGGTCATCAGCCATATAAACAGTACACACCCCTTCTTGCCACAAAGCCATAATGCAATCATTGCAGCACTGTCCGGTTACATAAGCTATTCCATTATCTGGTCGCACTACACAATTAGACAAAGCATTTCTTTCAGAATGTACCATCCAGGGATATTTGTCTGGTCGATTTTTTGGAAGTTTAGAATCATCTAAACCTCTTGGATAACCATTATATCCAACCCCTAAGATTCTATTATTTTGATCCGTAATAACACATCCATGCTGAGTATGAATGTCGTGACTTCTTTGAGATACAACTTTCGCCATACCAAGAAAATAATCCGTCCAGATCGGTCTCATTTTTATCTTGCGCTAACTCTTTATTAATTTTTGAATCATTGATGTAACCACCAAGATAGTTCATTATATGCGCTCGAATCAGAATAGCAATGGTGTCTTTTTACTTTTTGCAAAATAACTTTTTACAGAACATCCATCAACGGATACTCAATGTAGTCCGAATTGTCGGAAGAAGTGATCTGAATATTGTCTATGTAGAGAGAAAGCCTTCTTATGTCTTGACTTAATTCTAGATTTTTTGGAATAATATAATCTGAATCAATAATCATGCTGATTGGTTCTATTATCTCTATCGTCATAGATCCATCAGATAATAAATTTTTTGTATCTATTTTAGAACCATTAGTAAAAATATTGATATATTGGATTTGATGTGGTTTTTTAAAACTAATTTTTACTTTATCGATATTTCTGAAACTAAAACAGTTATTATCAGATAACCATAATATATTGTTTTCAACTGCATATTTATTAGAATTATAAATTAGCGATTTAATATCAGCATAAGAGCTAGATCTATTATTGAAAAAACATTCTAAATCTTTTGATAAATTATAGGTTGATATTAATTGATCAGTAAGTGTGTAGAATCCATTTTTATTTTGTTCAATATAATTTGTAGAATTTAATTTATTAATTAGATTATATCGGTTATTATAGCTTCTATCATTAATCATTCCATGGTATTGATGGGTTGCATGACAATTTTTGATGTAAGTTGCTTTTTTATGACTTGTTGAATTGATAAACTGTTTGCTTTTTTCAATATAATTTAAAATTTGTATTTGATGATCATAAAATACTTTATTAAAAATATTCATAGATATATAATGACTATCAGAAAAAAATGGAACTATATTTATAGTATCTCCACCTCCCACCAGACATTTATCAAACAAACCTTTAGTATGAGATAAATAATCTCTTCTATATGCTATGAATGCTCCGGGATTGCCTTCATCGATATTATTATTTATTGATGCAAATTTGACAGTTCCTTCATAGTATTTATCAATACCTAAACCATCAGGACCAAGATATTTAATAGTGTCAAAGCATTGAACCATAACATGATTCTTTAATAAGTTGTAAACTTTATAATACCAATTACTATCATTTAACATAATATCATTATCAGCAACCACAATATATTCATAGCGTTTAGGGACTTGTTTTAGTAAGAAATTAATACCTGATTCTTTATGCCACAAAGGACTACTGTTATGTATAGTGAATACTGTGCCACTATCTATATTCAAATTAGATGTAGTATTTTCAGGTATAATTTCACAAATATATAAATGATTGCCCAATCCACATTCGTTAATAAACGAAATAAATCTATGAAAATTTTCCATCACTAGTGGTGAATTTTGATGATTATAAATTGTAGTTAAAATAGCTAAACTATTCATTAAATGTTTCTATTTTCATATTTGTTTGACTATTCATTAATTTTAAAAATTTGATCCTATTAATTTCTTGATATTTTTTCATACCCTTTGTTATATCTGTTCCACTAGAAGATCCTTCATCATGAATAGCAATGCATCGTGGTTCATATAAAGTTTTTAAGCCATGAATATGTGCGCGATATTGCCATTCACTATCTTCATAGTACATCTTATCAAGTTTATCGCTTAATGGACCTAGTTTATTCAAAGCGTCTCTTCTCATGTATAGTAGGCATCCAGAACAATAGCCAGTATAGTGAGGAATATTAAATTGTATATCATCGGAATTTTGATATCTTCCTTTATTTCTACCAGTACCATCAGAATATAATTCAGCGCCAGCTTCGGCTATTGTACCGTTTGGATATAAAGTTTTGCCCCCAACGGCCGCTATATAATCAGCACTATATGCGCTAGAGTATAAATAATTTAACCAATATCTATCAATAATTTCTATATCATCATTAACTAAAAGTATATCAGAAAATTGATATTCTGTATCATTTATGATTTTATTATTTGGAACAATAAAGTATTCATTTGTTTTGTTTTTTATGTATCTAATTTTCTTTGTCTTGAATTGATTTTTTATGAATTTTGATTGATTTATTGGACCATTATCAGTTATAACTATTGTATAATTCGTATATGTTGTTTTAGTTAATATGGTATGAAGACATTTTTTAAGTTTTTTTGGTTGGTTATATGTTACAATACTAATAACAATATGTTTGTCTTGTAATGCGTGTTTAAGCATGTTCGCTGCTGATGCTGTTGATACTATTTGCGACAAGTGTTTTTGTGCCGCTTTACCTAAATCAGATTTTTGTTTTGCAGATAACGAGAAGAAGTATTGCAATTCTTCCACAAACTCTTCTTCTGAATTTGCTATCAGGGCATTTTGTTTATGGTTAAATTTTATTCCTTCATTACCTATATCAGAAGTGAGTATTGGTAGCCCGCACATTCCTGCATCGCAAATTTTTCCCTTGATGCCTGCGCCCCAAGATAATGGTGCTATAATTAAAGCAGATTTTTTATAGATATCATTTAAATCTTCTACTTGTCCTAGGTATTGTATATTGGGAATATTTTTTACAGTCTGTTGGATAGATTCGTCTAGGTGTGGTCCAACTATAAGTAGCTTGGGTTTGGATTTTAAAGATTGGTATATTTTGCTATTCTGAAATTTTGTATAAATATCTATGGTTTTTTTGACAGCTTCTACATTTGGTCCATGATTATAGTTTCCTATAAATGACATATGTTTACCTAATTTAATATTTTTAGCGTCATGTATATTGCTTAATATTTTAATATTGTGTCCGTAACCCAATTCTTTCTGAATATGTTTTTTATCATCCTCAGTTATGGCAAATATGGTATTAGCTTTAGAATACACGTTTGTTTCTATGTTTTTCCTATAATCTATGTTCTCTTGAGACATTAATAACTGCCCAGAATCTACTCCTCTTTGTTCTCTTATCCAATGAACATCAACGCTGTCTACTAAAATCTTGATATTTGGAAAAAATGATTTGACGATATCTATATATTGGTTACCTATATCATACCAAGAAAAAATAGCATTATCAAAAATTAACTTATCCTTGACTGCTTGTTCCAAGTATTTATTCAAATATATTTCTTTATCGATATCTGGTAAAAAAATAGGTATATTTAAACTTTTAACAATATCTATATACTTTTGTTTATTAGAACCATTACATAAAAACCATACATTATATTCTAAATCAAGTTTTAAAATTTTAAGAATCTGTAACAATCTATTTCCTCCACTACTACAATCAAAATCAGGAGCCATTGGGGAAAAGTATAGTAGATTCTTTCCATTATTCCAAAATTCAGGAATATTTTTATTTTCTATTTTCAGTTTTTTTATTATTTCTTTCTTATATCTACGATTTTCTCTCATTCCAAACATTAGATAATGCTCAGTAGCTTTTTGAATATCATCCACCTTGCATTGAATAAGATCCGGATGCATTAACGCATAAGTTATTGGATCAAAATCTTTAGGTATTAAATATGAATATTTTTCAACCAATTGTTTAGTATGTTGATTAGAGATCCACTTCATAATATTTTTCTAGTAATTTAATTTCTAATTTGATTTCATTATAGATGATATTTTTTGTAATTTGATTAATTTTTATGGTACTATCAATACTAGATCTATTGATATGATAATTTGGAATATGTAATTCAAAAGGATTTGATGAATTAAAGACTTCACAAAGTTTTTGATTTTCTACTTGGAAGTAAAATTGATAATCTTTTAGAATATTTTTAGCTTCTTTATATTGTTGCTGTAATGATAAGTTTGGATATTGATACTTAGTTAAAAAATGTATTGTTAGATTACCAAATTGTTTTAGGTAATTTATTAAAATATTATCTGGTATAGTATCTATATGTTGCTCATAAAAAAAATGAATATGACTGATAATTCTTGATAATGGATTTCTAAGAGTAATTATTCGATAAGTATCACTTATTGGTAGATTAAAATTATCTTCAAGAAAAAAAGCTGGACTATGATCTATAAACAGGAGAGTCTCTGGATGAATAGCTTCTATTAACTGTGGTTTTTCATATAAACAAATATTTGAGTGTGTATGATCTGAAATATATGCGGGATCATGACGGAAGTGGGAGTTATTTTTTATTCCATCATATATACTTTTTCTTAAACTTGATCCACCACATCTTGGTATATGATTTAGTATTAAATATTTAGCCATTATTTTACTCCAATCCAATATCTTCCATTTTCTATTTTCTCAAAATTTTTAGGAATATATTGTTCTGGTATAGTAGTAACCCAGAAGTCTTTGTGTTCTGAACCAGGATCTATACCAAACATTTTAGTAATTCCTGAACACATAGTTATGGCACTCTTTCCCATTTGAATAATTTTATCTGTTATTATAGCTCCGCTTGGGCCAGCTCCAATTAATGCTATATCAAATTCATAATTTTGCACTTGATGTATTATATGATCTATAGTTTCAAAACTATTCTGGTGCGGGCCGTCGTTAAAAAAACAATACGGGAAATTGATGGTTGATAAACTTTTAAAAACTGGGAAATCATGGAAAATTTTATTTACATTGCCACTATGGTACTGATTGTAAATTAATTCATCAAAACTATTAATAACTAAAATATTTTTACTATTTAATAGATCATATATTTTTTCACTATGACACCAGTAATCCGCATAATGTTGAGACCAATTTGATTTCAAACTAGAGATAAAAGAAGGTTTATGATTTAAATAATTATTGACATAATACTCATGTAATAATACTATTAAATGATCACTATTTTCTATAGAGCTTTTATAGATATTTAGAAATTTATGATAATTAGAATTTTGATATACTTCATCATAGTTCATGTCAAAATAAGAGTAAGATAGGTCTTTATCATACCATCCACTGGAGCTATATAGCCAATTAATAAATAATGCTTCTTTTGGGTCAATAATTTGTTTATCAACACCAATAGTATTCTTGAGATAGTTGCAAAAAAGCAATGTTCCTTCTGTATATCCTATTCTTTGCAATTTCATAGTTCATTTATTCTAAAGATTCTTTAGCTATCGGATTGATAGGAATAATATTATTGTCTTTATCTAAGATATAAAGATGAGCTTGTTCAACAATGAGATCTGTTGGAAAGCTTCTAACAAAACCAGTCTTTGTTGATATGCATATTTTATCTCCAGATCTTTTAAAATCTGAGCTAACAATGAATATTTCATCATTATTGGAGAAGCAATCACTAGCTTTTAATTCCTCTAGGTATTTCATAGATATCCATTTAATAGTCAATAGTCTGAGCAATCTGTCATTAGACAAAGCTACAGTTATAGTACAGCCTATTAAATAATGGTCAAGAGAAAAATACTTTTTAAGCTTTTTGAGACAGCTTATTGTAAAGAACTATAGCTAAAACTGATCCAGCAACACCCATAAAAATACCAGATGGCTGTAATGAACTATATTGGCCTACCATATAACATATAGCCCCACCCATATAAGATCCGGCCACACCAAGAGCTACAGTTTTCAGGAATCCGAAGTTTTCTTCTCCTGGAACTATGCTTTTAGCTATGCTACCAACAAAGATGCCATAAACACACCATACTAAAATATTAAACATTTGCTGCCTCCACTAGTGTTTGGATTTCATCCTCCGTGAGAACTTCTCCTGTTTCTAACAAAGCGTTTAAAATACTTAACGAATATTTCTCATAATCTTCTTTTTTCATTTCTCTGCGAAGAATTTTTTTGATTCTCATTTTTGTAAACCAACCTCTACGCTCACTAAAAGTATGAAGTTGTTCGCCGTACATTGAGTATTTATCTTCTGCTGTAGATTGAGATGTTAGTTTATTTTTATTACACTCTTGAAGTATTCTTACACAAGTTAGTACTATGCTAATTATCATCAAAATTGTTACTATTGCAAAACCATAATTGTCTTCTTTTGGAACATTAGATTTTTCTAATATCTTTGTTGCAATAGCTTTTAATTTATCATCAGGGATAATTTTGCTCATAATTATTTTACCTCTGGTTCACAGTAAGTACATTCTATTTTTTTTATACCATCACCACTCATATACCAACCCTTACCTTTGCAAACGGGGCAGTCTTTTCTTTTATATTTAACTGTTGCCTCCTGGGAGTGCTTTGCTTTAATAATGCCTCCAGCAAGAGTAACTGGGGCCGTTGTTGATCCATAGTAATGGGATTCTGTGAAAAATAGTCCAAGACAAAACAGTCCAATAAACACTTTATTCATTTTTATCTCTCCATGGTAATGGAATTATATTATCTATAGTATCTATTACTTTTTTAAGTGGCTTTGGTCTGTGTGGTTTAATTGGTTCTTCTGGGATATCAACTTTTGGTTTTGGCGTAAATTTAGATGAAGCTTTCTCAAAAAGACTTACTAATCTTTCTATAATGCCAATAACCATATTAATTATAGCACGTAACTCTAATCTTTCGCGTAGGTTCATAGATAATCCTCAAAACCGTATGAAGGAAGCTTTTGAAGTGGAAATCCATCAAACCCACTAAAAGCATAAGACCCATTTTGAGACAACATCCCTTCTGCCACATCAGCATGAATTAAAAAACTACCGTCAGGAATTGGACCCCATTCTGGATGTCCACCATCATTCCATTTTCCCCAACTATTTTGTACTAGAAATGCTGGCTCACCATTAGTATCATCACAAGCTGTCCAAGCCATACAATGTCCCCAGGATCCAGACTGTTTTGCAAATCCCTTCTTATCTCTTGTACTGGCAAAACCATAGTTAGAGCATACTGCTAAACCATAACCATTAGCTAATGCATCTCTTGCTTCTTCTACTGTTCTTATTAATGATGCAGTACGGATTTGATGGTCGTTTGCAAGATCCAATACTTTATCTGGTAGTCCTCGTCCACCCCATCCGGCACCTAGATTGCCGTTATACTTGGTGAAGTCTGCAATGCCGGGATAATCTTTTCTAACAACAATACCACCAACTTTACTAACAAACTCAGCTGCTCTTGCACAACTCATACCTTGACCAGAAAATCCACGATATCCATAGATTGCTTCTGTAGCTCCTTTTGCTATCCAATCCTCTCTTTCGTTGCCAATATCTATTTCTACTGCTCGTGAAACATCACAAGCATTTCGTGTTCCATGGCTCACACAATCTCCAGTGGTTTGTCTTTCATTATAAGGATTCTTCTCAAACTTCAATACGCTTTTGAATGGTGTTGACAATTTACCCTTACCACTACCACTAATTTTTTTACTAGCATCTCCAAATAGTGGATATTTAGATGTTTCCATCAAATGATCAAAAACATGCTGTTCCCAGATACATCCGGAAAAGCCTTTGCGATAATTATCGTATAGTTCTTTTGGAGATAGTCTAGCCATTATTTACCACCTTCATTGCAAGCCCAAGCTAAAGCATTTAGACCTTCTACAGCTTTAACTCTAAGCTCTTTGGATAAAAGAATTTGATCATCACCAATAGCTGACACAACAACTTCTTTAGCTTCTTTTGCTAAATTAGGATACTTTCCTTTGATATCTAATCTTAGCATAAGTCCAGCTAAACTATTAGCTTGACGAATTTCTTCAGTACTTTTGATCACTTCTTCTTCACCATCAAGCTCAACAAGTTTTGCCAAGTCTAAATATAGATCTCTTAAACGTTTAGCATCAACTTTTACTGAAGATCCAGATTCCTTTAGTAAGGATACCACATCATCAGCTTCCTTTTTTACATTTTCATCAACTGGTGCCGAAAGCTCCAGAACATCTACTGATACTGGTTTGCTTGGAACTCCCCAATTAGATAGATTAGGCTGAACCAAGCCAAGAACTATTAGCAAAGCAGCTAGTACTAGTATTACTTTATTATTCATAGAACATCCTTTTTACCGCAAACATTTGGACTTAAAAATGGAAACATCTGATCTGCAACCTTTACTGCTTCTGAGCAACCGCTTTCAACAGCCAAATCTCTTGTTTGTTTCCAAGAAACAACTAGCTTAAAGAATGTATCTTGCTCATTTACCTTTGGAGTAGCTACTTCTACTACTGGAGGAACAACAACTGGAACTAATGAATCTGGAGTCTTTACCCCAGAGACTCCCTTTACCTTATTCATCAAAGATAAAAGTAAAGACTGTACTGGGCTCAACTTATCCTTAAAAAGAACCCAAAGAACAAGACCCACCCCAGCATATAGAGCCAAATCCATTGTTGTTAATTTACTACTAAACTGTTCAAAACTTTCTGTGAAATTCATTTTAATCCCCTTATTTGTCTGAAACCTCTGGAACTTTATCTACGTCAGTAGTTATTGTGGAGTGTGGATCAGTAAAAATCCCGTTATCTCTGAAAGTGGTTACTAACGCATCGATAGATGAACTGACCAACAACATCAACAATTGCTTGACGTACTTCTGTATAATAGGTTGTAAAATTTTTGGAACAAATGGAAAGTTCACTACAGTAAAGACCTGATCGTAAAAGTTACTAATCATGGTCATAGCTAGTGTCTTTTTATCTGCACCTTTTAAAGTTGGACTATTATTTTCTATACTTTGAATAACATCTACTGTAGCAAGCTGGAGCACATTCCATGCTTGAGGCATTGCTACTTCTTTTACAGCTTTTAGTATAGCTTTAGCTTTATCTACTAAAGATTGAATATTATTTACTGATAGGTTTTGGACTTGCATTTTTCTTTTTCTTTTTTCTTAATGGTTGACTGTTCTTTTTATTAGCTTCTTTTCTTTCTTCTGGTGTTGCTGTGCTCCACCAAGTCTTTTTAAGATCGGTTCTTCCTTTTACATATTTGAAGAGTATAGTGAGTTGTCCGATAATAAGAATTGTAGCTTCTAATCCCCTGCTAGTTTCTTGAATCAGATCTTCTTTTTGAGAATTTTCTCCAATAATTCCAAGTAAATATAAACCACTAAATATAAAACTTACCATTGTGAACCAAAATTCACTAGTTCTATAGCCAGGTTTTACCATAATATATTACTCCAATAAAGATAGTAAATACTAGTATAATATACACCAATTAGTCTTAAGCGTTTTGGTCAACAAATCCAAAACAAACCGTGCAATAATATTCACTAACAGTATAGTTGAAAGTGACAGTAGTTACTGTACCATCTATTCTGATTATATTATATCCTTCTTCTCCAGTAAATTGAGAATATTGAGTACCATTTACCGCATTTTGATATGTGGTATCAGTACTCCAAACTGGAGTAAAGGGAGTAGATACTTGTACTGGTACTGATAATCCTGGTTGACCGACACTAGCAAATGCAACCAGTGCATCTGTAACTGGTTGACTAAAAACTGCCGTAAATATACCAGATTGACTATTTAAAATTTGAGTTCCACCTAGTGGGACACCGTAGGTTTCAGGGAAAGTTGATCCACCAACCATTCCATTATGAGATGCCATTCCACCACCAGTTTGTGTAATCGATATTGTAATATTATTTTGGCCTATTCCTGATGCTGTATTCGAAGTAACAGAATTAATATTCATCCATTGGAATCCTGAACTACCAAAGCTAGCATGTGTCGGAGTAGGAGTAGGAGTAGGCGTAGCTGTTGGAGTCGGTGTTACTCCACCGAATACTAAAACATCTCCTAAAAATATTTTAGAAACGTCATCATTTCCTAGTTTAATAGAAGTTATATTAGAATCACTTAAATATATTTGACTAGAAAATGCTCTATTAATTAGAGGAGCATGTGAACTTTTTAATACAGTAAATCCTGCTGGTGGATTAGATACCCTATTATTGATAGATATTAGACCAAAGATACCGTCGTAAGCATATGGACAAGCTCCAGGATAAACATCTCCAGAGATACCAGAGATATCTATTCCTCCCGAGGCTGTCTCTGGGTCTTGTGTTTCATCACCATTCCAATATCCTCCATCTACCCTAAACCATATTAAATTATTAACTCTATCAACGGCAACATCTACAATATTTCCATCTTGTTGAAAATTTAAGTCTAGAGTGATATATCCATTATTATTTAATAGTGCATAATATAGCTCACCGCCATCATAGAGACCAATTGAATTGGTACCCCCTAAATAATTATTTACATTAAATTGACGGTTGGCTACTCCTACACCTGTGTAATCACTGGTGCCACCATAAGTTGTGACCATACTGAAAACCACTTTTTGTCCATCACTTATTCTATAATTTGTTAAAACAGATGTTTCATTTTCACTAGTATCAGAAGTAAATGAAGCCGTACAATCATAATTACTTAATACTATAAAATCTCCCAAGTAATTTGAATCAAATATTAGATCATTAGGATTGACTGGTGTCGCTGTAGGGGTTGGCGTTGGAGTTGGAGTAGGGGCCGGTATATTAACACAAACATCTGTAACTCCCGCCCCACCTGTTAAAAGAGGGAAAAATACATGTAATGGTTGATTTACTATATTTGATGAAGTATAAATTAAAGTATTATTTTGGTAATATTTAACATTTGTTCCATTATAATCAACTTTCCAGATATCATTTACTGATCTAGTAATAGATCCTGGAACATTAACCTGACCACCATATTCATATATCTCTAAAAACCCTGGCTGTATATAGAGACCATAAGTTGTATTGATATAGGTTTCTGAATTTGAAGTTGGGGTATAAGAGAATCCACCCATTAAATAATTGTCGCTTGCCGATGTCTTAAATGTTACTGAAACTGGACTAGTATAAGTTTCTGTAGAATATGCTGATGCTGTCCATCCTCCTCCATGAGTACTAATTGCAGAATTTGATGTTGTGTTAGCATTAAGACCAACTAAAGTAATTGAGTTACAGGTATTACAAGCTGCTATGTTTGAAATAGTATTTCCAGCAACCCACATGAATGATTTATTTTCATCTGAATAATAGTAATATTGATTTGCAACTACATTAACAATTTGTGATCCTGAAGAATCCAAATAAAAACTCATGCCATTAGTAAATATTGAGCTTGGAGAGTATATGGTTATTTCTCCCCAGCCCTCTGATTCTAAAGTACAAGCTGTTTCATTATCAAACCAACCATACTTATTATTTGAGCCATCAGCTTCTCTGTATTTTATTGTATATGAGTATGGGGCAAAATTACTTGGAGTGGCTGAAACGGTTGACGTTGGAGTTGGTGTTACTCCAATAACACAAGATACATTTACTTTTTGTCCATTAAATCCATTAAATTCAGGTTGATTTCCACAAACATATCCTGGGGCACAATTAGTTAAAATATTATTCCAAACTCCTCCATTGCTTGAGCTATATTCATATGTGCAGTATCCACTAACATATCCACTATTACTTGGAGTTGGTGTTGAGGTTTTTGTATTTGTTGGACTGGCTGTAAGGGTATTGGTTGGTGTGTGTGTTTGTGTTGGAGTAACTGGTGGAGTTGCTGTAAATACACAAGATATATTTACTCTTTGCCCATCGAATGTTCCATTAAATCCTGGAGCACTTCCACATTCATATCCTACAGAACAAAGAGATTGTATATTATTCCATACTGATCCACTAGCGCTCCACTCATAAACACAATATCCTGTAGCTGGACCGCTTGTGCTAGGAGTCAAACTTGGAGTTGCTGTTATGCTGGATGTTGGAGTTGCTGTTTGAGTAGGTGTTGGAGTTGGTGTTAAATCTGCGCCAGCAAGACCAAAAGCAAAATCTCCATCATTAGATACTGTTAAATTATTAGTTGATCCAACTGATCCAAAATTTGCACTTCCAGGATTTCCAACACCAGCAGGATTATCAGAATTAAATACTACTCCAGAATTTGATATAGTTTTAGTTGTTCCATTACCACTAATCTCTTCTAAAAATCTTGTATCATTATCATAGAAATCCATCAATAAAACAGATTGTCCTGATATTGTTGTTGGTATAGCTGTTGAAGGAGTGTATGTATTTCCATTATAAAGAGATGTTCCTTTTACTATATGAAAATTACTAATATACCCCTTGACATTTTTTGTGCTATCAGGAGTATCGGCGTTTCCTATTGTTAGCAGTCCTGAAGTGTCATTTATATTGTCTGATGTGCCAATATATGTTCTTTTTGCTACCCCACCAATAAATAATTTGACCGTAGTATTTGATCTTGTTATTGCAATATGTGTCCAAGTATTCAATGGCAAACTATAACTAAATGTAGTTTTATTACTTCCAGCAAGTTTTAATGTCCATACGGAAGCTGAGTATTTTAAAGATGTCTCTGTGCCAATATTAAAAAAATTAGTTTGACTATTATTAGATGAAATCTTGGTCCAGAACTCTATTGTAAAATCTGCCATAAGAGATCCTTAATTATTGAATAACATATAATGTACTAGGATCTTTTGTTTCTAAAGCATCGTAATTGGCTTGAGATATGCTGACTATATTTGTAATATTGATAGAATTACTAACTAAACTAGTGTTGCTCTGAACTAAACCAGAATGAAGAGTAGATAGAGAGACTTTTTTAGTCAAAGCAGATCCAGCGGGATCGTCCATGATCAAAAATATATCATCGCTAGTTAATCCACTAGCTGCTGGAAATTCATTTATTCTTTGAATACTCATGTTAACCACCTACTATTGTTTGATTACCAGTTAATGTAACAAAAATACCATTGTAGAATCTGTTATCATATTTAGCTTCAATAGTATTCATAGTAGGAGTATTTTTAACATAGGTATCTCTTGTGCTATAATTGCCTGTCCATGATGTACCAACAAGCATAGTACCATTTTTTACTGGATTTGCAGAAACTGCTTTTTGAATATCGTTTGTCATAAATTATTACCTTTCTATTCTGTCTTCAAGGGCTTCTAAAGTTTTACCAAGCATTGCTATTTGAACTTTTAGTTCTGTCATAACATCTGTGTTTCTTTGTAACGCTAATGCGAAAGCTGCTTGACTTTCTTTATTTGAGGCTAGTCTTTCCATAATAAATTGTTTATCATGAACATATGGTGATTGTGTTTCAATCATAACTAATACTTCTGATTTTGTAGCCATATTTCTTCCTATTGCCACCCAAAAACCAACCATGGTAACAATAATACCAATGCTGGTGGTTGCGATATTTTCCCAGAAATGAATAATGGTTTCTGACATTTTTGGCCCATTTATAACAGGGAAAGAAAGTCGTGAAATAAACGTATTATTATACACCACTTCAAATATTTCGGCATATTAAAAACAAAAGCCAGCAACCGAAGTTACTGGCCTTGTTTGAATTGTCTTAATAAGAACCTTATTAGGCTGTTTTAGCCGCATAGTCTCTTGTAACTGGAACCTTGGAACCTGTTCTGAAAACAAGTTGACCAGGAACATCTCTTGTTGGTGTTGCAGCTGAGTCTGAATTGTATGTGTCAGCAGCAACGGTTGGTGCAACTGTGAACTTGCCTGTGTAGAGGTTGAAATTACCAGCCCTAATAGCTGTTGTATCTCTTCTTGTTCTAACTCCATCAACAAGATTACCACTACCATTTCTAACACGAGATCTATTGATTGTTGTAACAAGTGATGGAACAAGAGCTCCACTTCTTAGCACAGTATTACTAACGCCACTAATTGTGGTTGTTAGTCTTCTAGCTAATGGTCTTTGATTGTTGTATCTGAAAGTACCAGCACTTAGAGCCTTTGTTGCATAATCATTAACTGTACTAGAAGCTGGGACTACGGTTGATCCAAACACAGTTGTAGCTGGACTAGCAACTGATCTGTTGCTTAGAATAGAAGATGCTGAACCAGTTTTAACGGCCACACCGTGATTGTTTTTTGTTGAAGTACCGCTCCAGTATGTGCCTGTTACAGCAGTTGAACCGTCGATTTGTACTGTTGCCATTTTAGTCTCCAGATAAAATATGGTGAAAGAATCAAAAATTTATACACCTAATCGGCTATTTTCTTACTATTTTCCAAAACGAGTTGTAAAGAGTTAATAGAATTTAGCCTAATTCCATATGGTTTGGACTTTAAGATCAAATTAGCCTGAGAACTATTCCATATGTTACCATTAATGACCATATTAATTTTTTCTGTCTTTTTATTGATCATGGCTGATGCAATGAGATTATCATTAATATCGTCTAATAAATGTCCAGTAGAAGGAAAACAAATATTAATATCAAATTCTAATAAAACTTGAGCTATTTTATAAAGCAAATCATATGAGTATATTCTGTATTCTAAAAAATATCTAAGTTGTATTTTATTATAATCACATAGATCTTTAAGATTTTTTATATCCTCTCTAAACTTATCATATTTTCTATGGCACAAAGGGTAAGCTGGGCAGACCACATCTACAATATTCACACCATTTTTAACAGCGCCCTCCACGGCACTTATTCTGCTTTTTAGATCCAGAACGCCGAGGGGATAATCTATTGGACAAGATACGGTCAATTTTTCAACAATAGATTTAGCCATCTTAACATATGATGGCAATACGGAGATATTATGAACACCTAGCTTAATTGCTTGGTTTATATTTTGTTTTGTTTCTGCTTCATTTGATGATAAATCGTAATATGCGTATTCTATATACATTATTTTTTAAGACTGTTAATGCTTGGATATTTGACATCTCCTAAAATGCCGTCTGCAAAACCATAATACACCGCTTCTTCTGCAGTTAGTATCCAATCGCATTTATTAGCCAGTTGAGAAACGATATGTTTTTTTACCATCATTCGTTTCCAATTTTTTTCTTTTGCTAATGGGCTATTCATGCATCTATCAACAAAAATATCTACCATTTTTTCACATTCTCGTTCATTCCATTGAACGCTACTTGCTGCCGCTTTACTATGCTCACTATCTAGACTAATAGAACCGTAGTGGATAAGAATATTAGTATTTGGCATTATTATTCTATGATTAGGAGCTTGTAGAATAATACTACTTGCCGATTGAATTTTACCATATCCTAGAATAGTAGTTTTAACTTTACATGTTTTGATAGAATCATAGATAGCCATGCAATCTTCCCAGTCTCCACCAGGAATATGCATATGTATTAGTATGGGTTCTTTTGATGTTAAACTCAAATATCTCAGATTTTTTTCAAAGTTTATAGCAGCACGATAATCTACTCCAGGCTCAAACTCTCCTTCACAAACGTAAGAATGTAGATATATCTCTCTGTTTCCAGGATCTATATTTTGGTTATGTATCAAATGGATATCATCATTAGTAATTGTTTTTGGTATTGTCATAACAAATATTCGTATACCTTAGCATTAATGTTTCTCATTACTTCTCCATCCTCAAATAGTTTGCCAACTCCAACTCTAAATCTATATCTTGTAAATATATCTAAAGTTTCAACACCATCAGTTTTTTCTAAAATATAAGCTATGTTTTTTGTGATACTGAAATTAGTATAGCCTACCCAAAAATTAAAAATTTTACCAGAAGCTAACATTTCTTCCATAGGAATAATTCCCATGGGCGTTGATATTACTCTGACATTTTTTGTTTTTTTAATAAGATGTTGATCTAGCATCTCCATAGGATCATGACCATGTTCAGCATCTTGGGTATCTTCTTCGTTTTCATCATCAAAGAATGGATTGTCTTCAATATCTTCTTCATTATCTAATCCAAGAGGATCGATCCATTTTTCCCAGACTATCAAAGGAGTTCTAGATGTCATAATTTCACCATTATTGTCTGCTGAAAACAGCGAGCGGTCTGACGACTGGTTCTGTATCTTTTGTATTTGTATTCTCCTTTTTATATGTATCTAAAAGAGCTATATTAAAAACAACATTCTGGTAAAACAAAGTATCTTCTGGGGTTTCACTATTATCCCTAATATTATCCAGAATAGTCTGCCTAAATGATGGTTGTGTGATATGATAAATAAATTGTGCAAATTTTTCAGAAAATTTTAGATTATCAGAATCATACTGACCACCCATTAGTAATTCTATTCCAATTGTGTGATTTGTAAAATAGTCAAATGCAACTCCACAAATTAACGATTTGTCTTTTACTGGCTTTGCTTCTACTGGAACTTCTTTGATTTCTGGAGGATTAGCCTTAATAAAAAAGCTTTTAATCCAGCCTATAATATAGTTCATATGAAATATTTCATCTTTAAAATAGTTTGATCTTCTGTAATAGATGGTCTTACGAAAAACGCATTTTTAACCATATACTTATATTCGTATGGTATGCGACCAAAGTATAGAATTTCAGTATCTTGTTGAGTATTTCTTATTTCAAAGATCTTAAGTTTAAGCCAATCAATATCTGCTCTCACGCAAGAATCCACTAATTTTTTTAGATTATCTTGAATAGATATGTTTATATTATTCTCTATATAAGGTAAAGATAATGTTATATTACTTCTTGATAAGATATAGTCTAAAGCATCTTTATTATCTATTGTGAATAGACATAGAATTAATTTTGTCATGCTATTTCTTGGAATAGAGTTATGGCCTTTTTAATATTTTGCCTTACTGCTTCTCTAGTTACATTAAACTTCTTCCCAATTTCATTTAATGTCATATCATCAAAATAATACATCTTTAGTTGTTGTCTTTGTTTATCGTTTATTATATCGCTATTTATAAGATCTTGAATATGAGAATGAATTAAATCTGTTTTTTCGTTCTCAATAATACCCTCTAAAGGATCTTGCTCAGTTTTTGATTCTATAATACTAGCGTGAGAAAGCTGGCTATCTGCCATTACGGCATCTAGAGATAACTTTTTATGTTTGGTCTTGTACTTCTTTGTGATATATGTCTGAATTGCCCATATAGCACATTGATTTCTATATGCGTACTTACTCTTGACCATACCAGATGCCTTTCCTACCCTATTAGAATCCCATCGCCAATCAGCATACATAATAGCTGATGCAACGTCGGATATGGCATCTTCGTTCTTTAGCATCTCATTTCTTAGAGAGCTATGATACTTACTAGAAAACTTCGATATTGTTCTTTTGGCTAGATTAATATACGTAGATAGATCATCAAACTGTTTTTCCATTAGTTAGTCCTTAAAAGATTGGTCTTGTCTAAAATTCTTACTTTTTCTTATTCTCTTCGGTCAACTTCTTCCATTGTTCCGGATCTGGTCTGTCATTTTCTCCACGTTTTGCTGGTTTGTAATCTTTACCTTCTCTTTCTTTTTTCTTCCTAATATTTTCCCAAAGTCCTGGTCGAGATTTAGATGCTATAGTAGACATGGTTTTGCATATTGCACATGTAAATTCTTCTTCCATTAAAGTGTCACCATCTAATTCATTTATTGCTCCACAATTTTCGCAAGTGACAGACATGGGGAGCGCACTATCTCTATCGGAAGCCTCACCCGAAAACTTGACGTAATCGTGGACATTTCGGATATTGTCCTCAACAACAGCAATCATACCCAATACCCACGGCTCTGTCAAATTTTTCTGTACGCGATCCAGATTGGCATTAGAAAGTATTGATGCTGTATTATTACTAATACTTCTCAGAGAGGATAAAACCATATCTAATATTTCATCTTCTAACATTGATCCATCATCTGTTTGTAAATCTGATTCTATATCAGAGCAAACTTTACGATTATTCAATAAAATTTCATTTACATCGTTTAATAATTTACGCATACTATCCATTAGTAATCTCCATTATTTAAGAAAGGTTATTTTAGACCTGTAGTGTTAGGAAGTTATCAACACCCATTTGCTCAATAAGTTTTAGAAAACCTTCGTAAAGTTCAATACCGTCTTCACTACCTTGTAGTAGTTCAATGAACATATTGGCAGTTATTTCATCACCAACTGATCTGGCAGCAACTATTGTTGCTCTTTCAGCTGCTGACGCTTCTCTTACAGAAGAGAGATTATATTCTATCATTGCGACCATATCATGTCTCTTCCAAGCTGGAGGATTCAAAACTAATGGTTGATAATCAACATCAAAAAATTCTAGTCTTTTAATATTAATTGCAGCATGTGTTTGTTCTTGAATTGCATCTTCTTTGATAATTGCTGCTAGTTTCTTGTAACCCCATCTTTGAAGATGTTCGGCTTGGGCTGTTAATACAGTAGTTTGCTGCCAGTGAATATTTAATGATTTTTTGATAAGTTCAATTACAGTATCAGATGTATATCCTGTAATTTCTTGCGCAGATGTTTCATTTGAATTATCTACCTTAGCAATTTGAGATTGTTCGTTTAATAGTTCTTGTATACTTTTAGTCATAATTATTAGTCCGTTTTATAGGGGATTATTTTTTAGAATTATTACCAACTCTTACATGCCCAATATCTAGCTTTCCATTTTGGCCCTGGAGTATCACATCTCATTCTGGCCCTAAAGCTTTTTCTTCTTGCTGGAATATCTTTTTTGATTTCCATGTTTGGATCGCCAAAATTTACTTTAACAACATTACCTTTTTCATTCTTAACATAAACACTAAATTTTTTAGGACCATCTGGAGTTCTAAAGTATTTATTAAGAGTTACTTTTTTACCTTGATATTCTGATGCAACTATATGTGAGATATCGTAATCCTCAGTTTCTTCTCCTGCATCAATATAATCTTCTTCACTAGGAATAATTATATTTGAAGAATTTATTTCTTCTGAAGATCCACAATCTTCGCAATCGAAACTTGCTGTAAATCCTAATATTTCTAGTACTTGATTGATTAAATTTCCCTTGGACTTTTTAGTTTGGCCAAGACAAATAGCTACTCTTTGACTAGAATCTGGGTAGTCTTTTTTCATTACTTCGTCACCCATACAGCGAGCAACAAATTTTTGCTTATCTTCATCTTTATTTGGTTTTGGAATTGGCATATTGATCCCTTTCAACTTGATATACACTTTATGAGTTTTGATCCGGCATTTTCCCAAGATAGATTATTAGCCGTTTTAAGACCTTCTGGATTAGATCTTATATTATCTGAATACACTTTTCTCATATAGTACTTGAATTGATCCAACTGTTTAGTATCTATTTTGGCCCATTTGCCGAATCCATTAAAATATTTATTATCATTAGCACTTTCCAATTCGTCAATATCTACAAGGAAAGAGTTGTCTTTTGTGCAAAACTCTGTATGTGCTGAATAATTAGTAGTTATAACTGGTTTATTCATTGCCATCATCTCTAATAGTTCCAAATTCCACCCTTCGGCATGAGTTGGAAATACTCCACAGTCTGCATAACTCATTAATTGAGCAATCTCGGTCTGAGTATTTAGTCTCGGAAAGATTTTGATCTTATTTTTTAGTTTACAATTTTGATATAGATTATGCCACTTGTCAATTTCTTGTTGGGTAAATGCTAACTCGCTAGAAGATGCTGCTACCCAAAGCTCAACATTATCTGATTCATTAAATGTTTCATTAAATAGATCAATAAGTAAGTCATGTCCCTTTCTTACTTCCCACTTACCAATATTCATAAAAATAAATTTGTCATCAGTTTTTAGCGATGATTTAATACTATGATCAAAAATTTTTGTATTAACACCCAGAGGAACAGTATGTATTTTTTTAGTTATTCCATTTTGTTCAAGAACTTTTTTGCCCCATTCGCATGTGACGATAATCTCATCCGCATTACTCAAATGATGAATTTCTTTTTTTGTTAAATCTGTAAGTTCAAAGAATGGAAATGCAAAGAATTTACCTCGCCCAATTCTTGTTGCCAAATCAAATTGATGCCATATCTTTACGCAGGGTGCCTCTGGGTCGTATGTTTCTTGCTTTTCAAAACCTTTTAAACAAACTGCCGAATCTTCTTGAGACTCTGGATGCATTTGTCCAATGGGGAAAAGAGCAACTTCATTATCTGTAGATATTGCTCGTAAAAGATTCATTCCTGCTACACCATAACCTGTATAGCCAATTGGACTATAGAAATTAACTTTCATTTTGCACTCCTGGTTGGATTATTTTCATATACTCTATTATGAGTATTATTAACTTGTATGAATGTGGTTTTCTTGCCGAAGTCTTTGATCTTCGATGCTCCTATATAAGTGCAAGAGCTACGAAGTCCACCTAAAATATCTAGCATAATTTCTTCGGTTGTTCCCTTATATGGAATTATTACTGATCTTCCTTCGCTTGTTCTATAATTAGCAACACCATTATGATATTTTTCCATAGCATCTCTTGAACTCATACCATAGAATTTAAGATTTATTTTACGCTTTTCTGTTTCATATCCTGGATAAAAAGGTTGCCAAAATTCTCCAGCCATACCAGCTTTAGCGCATTTATATTCATATTCCCATTCTCCTTCACAGCAATCTGTACCAGCTAACATACTTCCAAGCATAACAAAATCAGTATTTCCACCAAAAGCTTTGCAAACATCAGCAACTATTTTGCAACCTCCGTCGCTACAAATATGACCACCTATTCCATGAGCCGCGTCTGCACACTCCATCACAGCGGATAGTTGGGGGTATCCCACGCCAGTTTTTAATCTGGTAGTACACACAGACCCCGAACCTATACCAACCTTAACTATGTCAACGCATCCGTGCATTAGTAATTCTTCTGTCATTTCTGGAGTAACAACATTTCCAGCCATAATAATAATATCAGGGTAGGAATCTCTAATATTTTTGATTACTTTTACAAATCTATCACTATAACCGTTAGCTACATCAATACAGATATTAGGTATGTAAAGATTTTTAGATTTTAGCTTATCAAAAACTTCTGTTAGTTTTTCTATATCTGCTTTATTTATTCCTGTCGAATAAAAGCTTAAGCTTGGATTTTCATCTGTTGAAAAGTATTGAACTATTTGATCAATTGAGTAGTGTTTGTGCAGGCAGGTTATGGCATTGAATTTTGAAAGAACACTTGCCATACTCATGCTACCAGTTGTATCCATGTTGGCGGCGATGATGGGAGTACATGATAATGATCTTGTGGAATATAAAAATTTAAAATCTCTTTGTAGACTAACCTCTGATCTACTACCTAATTTTGACCTCTTTGGCTTGATAAGTACATCGTCAAAATCTAGTTTGAGTTCATTGATTATTTTTTGCATATTGAATCCAGTCTATATTTCCTTCAAAGTCATTTGATAAATATGGAGATCTATGATTATAGTAGTGCCAAACTGGATCTTGAACCCAAGTACCATTAAGAGCACCAATATTTTGAATACGAGAAATCTTGGGTCTGGCTTGATGGAATAACTCTTTTACAAAGAGTATCTCATGTATATATGAATCCCAAGACATATCAAAGTTACTATTAGATTTTGACCAATTTTTAACAAAAATATCCCACTTGCTTTTCCAAAATCCGCAACCCCATGCGGAGAAAAAGTTTTGTGTGAATATTTCATATATTTCTGATTCATCAAAGTCTTCTGTTTTATTATATCCACCAACACTAAGAATATTTTTATCATCATCATACTTCTTGAAACAATACATGAAGTATTGAAGAGCATCTTTTGATATTGGAGTATCATCTTCTAAATGTAAAACATAGTCTGAGAAACCATATCGAATACCTCTATTGATAGCAAAAAGAGTATTCTGATTACATCCTAATCTTGGATTATGTATATAAATATCTTTCTCAATAAAGTCTACATTACTGATAATATCAACAACCTTTTGAGATTTATAGTCAATAGATGGCAAGAACAGAATTTCTATATCTGTCTTGTCTGCATCTCTGATAGTATCTATAACTTCCTTGAGATAATCTGCTCTATTTGAGCAAGTTAATGTTATGGTTAATTTTCTTGGCATTGTTATGTCTTAAAAAAGTACCATCTCTTGTATGTATCTATATTCTCTGAAGAGTTAATATGAGATAAGTATTCTTTAATATCTGTCCAAGAAGAGAAGATAGTTTGATGGGGTATAGTTCCAAACAACCAATCCGGAGCATTTATTTTGCCCTGTTCCATATGAACAACGATTGGTTTCTTTTGTCTATTGGCCCAAAAAATTTCTTCGTATGTACCACAAGGATGAATATCTAGATTAAGATTTACTATTAGAAAATCACTAATATCAACCAATCTAAGGTCTACCCTTCTGATAACTTTCATCATCTCAGCTAATTCGTCATATCTTTCAGAACCTTTTAATTTGGTTTTGATCATATGAGAATCATGGTCCTCCATACCTGTTGTTGTTGGTTTAGTTATTGGATTAAATACAATAATACCCATCTCTTCTAGAAATGGGGTGATATTGTCTCTCCAAGTACTTCCCCTATCTGCAACGCGATCCATAGCGCCAGCGAGATACACTCTTTGATCTTTAAGTCTATTCATTTCCTCTTATCACCGTTAAGCATAAAATCCAATAAATTTTCAGATTCTCTTACGCCGGGTTTTTTACCAGCGTGAATTTCACCCATTTCAACCACACCTTGCATCACACCAACAATAATTGCTAAAAAAAATGCAAGAAATAGGATCATTGATTATATGTCTCCAAAAGATCTTTGCTCAATTCGTTGATGAAACCACGAATCTCATCACGTTCTTCATTAGTATAGCCAAGACGGATCACGGAGTCAACGTCCCTTTCGTAGTCGTAGTCCGCATAGTATTTTCTACATATGTTTGTTAAATCTGGCTCTTTTATTTCATGATCAATCAAGAAAAAGTGATTATTGATCAAACAATTGAATAGAAAGATAACTTCTTGATCAGTCTCACCATATTTATGTATGAGTCTGTTTTTCATCCACTTCAAAAACTTTTTAAAATCTTTATTTGTCATGATTATTTATGGTGTTGATATACAAAAACATTAAAGTCTTTCCAAGCGTCATCTATCATGTCTGAGATGAAGTTCCAATTTCCTCCAGCTAAACCAGATCCAAACTTGGGAGCATGAATCTCGCATGATGAATGACTCTCTTTTGCTGCTGTCTTTAAAGCTCTAGCATAAACCGATACATTAAGCATACATTTTCCCAGAGCAATATAATTTAAAGGTCTGGGATTATTAGCTTTTTTAATACCGTTTTGTGCTATCATATTTGCTACAATTAATTTATGTCCATATTTTTGGTTCTTGGACACTTCTATAAATTGAACATATCCCAGATTATTTCTTAGAAAAGAATTTCCTAGTAAATGATAATTTTCTTTAGTCTCTGGATATTTATCTGCTAGGGCATCGGCAAATCCAGCACCAAAAAGATTAATATTGTTGCAAACATGGGGGATAATTACGGACGAACCCGTTTGATCAGCAAGAACTCTGGTTCTCACAGATTCAAAAATATCTCTATTTGTATGTAGAGTAAAAGTATTGTTTTTTCCGTCTTGTGTATATGGCATAATTAAAACCTTTAAACTGTTTTTTTCCACTTGTGTAAAGGACATTCTTGGTCTGCCCACGCCAACTTATTCATGAATATTCTTTTTTGATTGATATTACATCCACAAACATAGCATTCTGATTTTTTGCTGTTAAATTGATCGCAACCAAGACAAATACTATACCTAAAGTCTATATCCTCTTGAGAGGTCTTTGGTAAACCAGCACCAATATGAAAATAGAGGGATTTAAAAAATGTGATAACTTTATATAGCATATTATCTAATTCTTTCAACTAATTCGTATTTTACTTTATTATTACAATAAATGGTATCAATAGTTTTATATTCTGATAGTTTTGTCGGAGGGAAAGCTTTTGCTCTGGATCTGTTCATTCTTTCATTATCACCGATTGGAGTCTGTTTGTCAACATAGTTTGCTATTCTTAAGGAATCGTCGTGAGGAATGTGAAAAATATAATCATCAAGATCTGTTAGTATATTTTTTGCTATTAATGATTCGAGTCTTTGATACAGATCAAGATCCTCAAAACCCCAACCCTTTAAATTTTCATTGTATCCATTCACATAAAGGAAATGATACTTATTTAACAAAATGAATCCAATAATGGATATCGTTGTCTTGCAAAATGGTGAGTCTGTGACAAAAAAAGATTTTTTAAGTAGTGGCTTTATTGTGTTTATGAAATCAAATAGTTCTAAATTAATAAGTTGATAATCTATATCTAATTTGATAATATTCTCATTTAATGCTTTTGAAATACCAAGATTAAGAGGAAAAGATGGAGAAATAAAGGATTTTTCATTTTCTACTCTGATAATCTTTATTCTATCATCTTTGATAATATCTTTAACTATTGGATCATTATATATGGGGATTGTTGAAGACCAATCGACGATAATCAATTCGTCAAATGATTTACTTTTTAACCATGATGGTATACTTTGAATGAGAACATTAGTTCTATTCATTACGGAAAAAACTAACGATAGACCATCACCGTCCATTATTCTTCTTCTCTATTATTCCATTCTTCCCATATTTCATCTGCCTTAATATTATTCTTTTGATATCTAATATTATGGCCATCCCCAAAAGATGCGTCTTCACTAAAATCTTGAAAACGTTTCTTTGAGTTGTCCTTCTTCTTTTTGGTATTTAAATTTTTTCTTCGATTTTCTTTTTTATTTTCATCAAACATTTCGGTTCTCGCTCAAAAACTGACTTGACATTATTATCACCAAACCCAGTTTCGTGTCAAGTTGAAAAACAAAATTTTCTAAACTTGACCTCAATAGTGGTAAGTACTAATTATTATGCAGGTCCGTGACTTATAATCTCTTAATACAATGCATGACATTACACTAGTTACTGGTATATGGGATCTCAAGAGGGAATCTGCCTCTGATGGGTGGAGTAGATCATTTGATCACTACATAGAAAACTTTAAGAAGCTGCTAATCTCTGCAAAAGACACTAATATGTGTATTTTTGTTGATCCAAGCTTAGAAAGTATGATATGGGAGATAAGAGAAAAACACAATACAAGAATTATACATCATCCAAAAGAGAATTTTAAGGGTAGTTTTTTCCCATTTTTTGATAAAATTCAATCTATTAGGACTAGTCCAGAATGGTTTGATCAAGTTGGGTGGTTAAAAGATAGTACCCAAGGATGTTTAGAGTGGTATAATCCTATGGTTATGAGTAAAATGTTCTTACTTCATAATGCTAAGTGTTTTAATCCATTTAATGACAATTATTATTTCTGGATTGATGGAGGAATAACAAATACCATACATCCTGGTTATTTTAGTCATGATAATGTATTAGAAAAAATCAAATATATTGTCAATAAATTTCTATTCATTTGTTTTCCATACGAAACAACGTCAGAAATACATGGCTTTAATATCGAAGGAATGAATAAATTTGCCAAAGAAAAAGTTAATAGAGTTGCAAGAGGTGGTTTCTTTGGAGGTCATGTTGATTTTATTTCTCAAGCTAATGAACTATACTATAATCTATTAAAAGATTCATTAGAAATGGGATACATGGGTACTGAAGAGAGCATATTTACTCTAATGACCTACAATGACCCAGAAACATACGAAATAAAGATGATTGAGGATAATGGTCTTCTTGGTACATTCTTTGAATATCTTAAAAACTATGATATAGAAGCAAATAAACCACTCAAATCATACAAAAATGATGACGTTATCCTGTATATTAATACGTTTAATACTCCAGAGCAGTTGAAACTATTAATTAGTTCATTTGAGACCCACGACAATAGATTCCTTTCTGCAACAAAAATTTATTTGATCAACAATAGCACTGTTGATACATTAATGCCTCAATATGATTTAATAGCCGATAAACATAACTTTACACAGATTAAGAAGGGCAATCTTGGAGTTTGTGGAGCAAGACAATTTGCTGCCGAACATTTTGAAGAGTCTGGCGCTAAGTATATGATGTTTTTTGAAGATGATATGTTGTTAGATTTATCTAATATGAAATGTAATTTTGGATTTAATAAACTAGTTCCTAATTTTTATGAGAACATTATTAAATTAATGAATAAAGAATACTATGATTATCTCAAATTAACTTTTAGTGAATTTTATGGTCATAATGGAGAGCAGTGGGCATGGCATAATGTTCCCAATCCAAGAAAAGAAGAATATTTTGGATCGATCAATAAAAAACCATTTACTAAATTCACAAATATAAAAACTTTTGAAAAGATACCATATGCCGAAGGAGAAATCTTTTATTCTAATTGGCCACAGATAGTAACCCAAGAAGGCAATAAAAAAATGTTTCTTGATACTAAGTGGCAATATCCTTATGAACAAACATGGATGAGTCACATCTATACTTTAACCAAAAATGAAGAAGTTAAACCAGCTATTCTTTTAGCTAGTCCAATAACACATAATAGAGTTTATTTTTATGGTGATAAAGAACGTAAGGAGAACTAATGCCAACTAGTACGCCAATTTTTAAAGAACAAACTAAAGATTATATAGTAAGACGCATTGATAAGTCAGCTAATATTATTGATATTGGTGCTGGTCTAGGCACATATGCTGATATGTTAAGGCCATTAGGTTATGAAAATATTGATGCTATCGAAGTTTTTCAAAATTATGTTGATGGATATCAATTAAAACTAAAATATAGATCAGTTTATATTGATAATATCATTACTAGTGATATCTATTTAAATGATTATACTTTTGCTATTCTTGGCGATGTTGTTGAACATATGTTCTATGCTGATTCTTTAAAGGTTCTAGATAGATTAAAACATTGTGAATTATTAATTGCCGTACCATTTCAAGCCTCACAAGGACCAGTGATGGGAAATGAGTATGAGATACATATTCAAAACGATCTAACAAATGAAAAATTCTTATCAATGTACGAAGGTCTAATTCCTTTTTGTATAAGATATGATTATGGTATTTATATCAGAAATACTAACGATAATAATAAAGAAAATCTATATCTAGTTGATTTACCAGACGAAGAAATCTCTAAATTGACAGAACAATATAGTCATAGAAAAATTGTAAACTTAAATAAGGAATCTGAATAAATGAAAAAGTCTAAGGGCAAGAAAAAGAATACTTCAACTATATTTGTACAGATAGCTTCTTATAGAGACCCTCAATTATTGCCAACTTTGAAAGACATGCTTGAAAAAGCTGACCACCCAGAGAATCTTAGGATAGGAATAGCTTGGCAGCATAACAAAGAAGATGCTTGGGATAATCTAAATGAATATCAAAATGATGATAGATTCAGAATTATAGATATTGATTATCTAGAATCAAAGGGTGTTTGCTGGGCCAGAAATGCTGTACAACAACTTTATGTTGATGAAAAATATACATTACAAATAGACTCTCATCATAGATTTGCGCCAGGATGGGATACTACTTTAATTGATATGATAGTGGATCTTCAGAAGAATGGAAGCCCTAAGCCATTACTTACAGCATATATCCCAAGTTTTGACCCAGATAATGATCCAGCAGCAAGAGTCCAAGAACCATGGAAAATGAATTTTGATAGATTCATTCCAGAAGGAGCAATCTTCTTTCTGCCAGCATCATTCGACGGATTCAATGCTAAGGATAGACCTTTAAGAGCTAGATTTTATAGTGCTCATTTTGCTTTTACTGTTGGAGAATTTTCCAAAGAGGTCCAGCATAACCCAGACTATTACTTTCATGGGGAAGAAATTAGTGTCGGTGTCCGAGCATATACCCACGGCTACGATCTATATCACCCTCACAAGGTTGTATGTTGGCATGAGTATACAAGGAAGGGTCGATCTAAACAGTGGGATGACGACAAAGAATGGGTCGCCAAAAATAATAAAGCTCATAAAATGAATAGGCAACTATTTGGTATGGACAATGAAGAACAAATAGATATGGGTATGTATGGATTTGGTAATGTTAGATCTTTACATGATTTTGAAAAGTATGCTGGAATTAGTTTTAAAGATAGAGCAATACAGCAAGAAACATTAGAGCATAAAGAACCACCCAACTCTGAAGTTCCAGATGATCAATGGGAAAATTCTTTATTGAATATTTTCAAACATTGTATAGACATCGGATATTCCCAGGTACCTGAAACAGATTATGATTTCTGGTGTGTTGCATTTAAAGATGAGAAAGAAAATGATCTATATAGACTAGATGCGACTCCTGATGAAATAGCCAGAATGAAAAATGATCCAGATGGATATTGTAAGGTATGGAGAGAGTTCCAGACTAAAGTTCTTCCAAAGAAGTGGGTTGTCTGGCCCCACAGTGTTAGCAAGGGTTGGTGTCCAATTATAGAAGGCACTTTAAACTAATGTCAATAACGATAGTTAGTGCAATATTTAATCATTTACATGGCACAGATTATGGTGGTAGACCATCTAGAGAAGTTCATTATTATTCTAGTTTAAAAACATTATCTAGAATGTCTGATGCTAAATTTATTGTATATACTAATGAAATTGATAAATTAAATACATATTTAAAAGAAAATGGAGATAGCCCAACAGATATTACTCTTATTCCTTTTGATCTAAATGCTACTCCTCATAAGGAAAAAATTCAGAAACTAAAAAATTTAGATGATATGAAAAAATCATTTAGATGCTTTGAGCTTCAGTATCTTAAAATTTATTGGCTATTAAATCACTTGCCTAAAAATAATACTGATTATATTTACTGGTTCGATGCTGGATTATCCTACTCAGGACTGATTCCAGATAAACATTTGAATATCATTGGAAATACTTACTATGATAAATACTTCAACTCTCATCTGTATAATAATAATTTCTTAAAGTGTTTAATAGAGTATACAAAAGATAAATTCTTTGTTATTGCTAAAAACAATACTGATTTTTTCTGGAGTCAAACCATACCAGATACATACTATACTAATTTATGTAGAGATCATCATATTATTGGTGGGTTCTTTGGTGGACAAAAATCAATAGTAAATAATATATGCAATAAATTTTTAGATCTACTCATGTCATTATTAGATCAAGAGATAGAATTATATAGTGAAGAACAAATTATGACAGCATTATACTATAATCATCCTGAACTTTTCCAAAGCATATTCTTTGATTTATGGTGGCATGAGGATAATATTGCTAACTTATATGAAGGAAAAGAAAGTGAAGTTCTATCCAAAAGCAAAAGTTTCTATAAGATACTTGAAGAACTTAACTGTTGATATATTTGTCTATCCAGTTTTTTATACTAGATATCTTAATATGTCCTGACCTATCCCCAACGCTACTATCTGGATTGTTGTCATCAGCTTTAACATACTGATTTACTCCAGCCAGTTGATTATTAATTAAAACTGGGCCTCCACTATCACCTGGGGTGGATATAAACTCAAGATCAATAGGATTCAACCCATCCATGCAACATTCAAAGAGGTCTGAGTTCTCCCAGACTATGATATTGTTACCAGCCCTTTTATAGCCATCTAGTTTTGGTTCTTTTCCAAGCTTCTTACAAATACCATACCCACCTATAACACACATCTTTCCTATCAGATCAGAGCTTTCATAGAATTCAAGATTAGTAGTTTTAACTGATTTTTTTAGTTCTATAATAGAAATATCCATTTTAGGATGAATAATAACTTTCTCATACTTTAAAATTTGATTATCAAATATGATTTCAAGCTTTGATTCATATTCAATAGCATGTTTAATAGTTAAAATAAATCTATTACTAATAATGGTTCCACTACAATAACTGCTATTTGTGATAATCTTTACAATAGGTATCCACTCAGCATACTCTATGTATCTGGAATCTAAAAAATCTGGATGTAAAGACCCACCAAATAAATTCATTACAGTATTTTAGCTGCTATATAACATCCTCTTGCAACGGCATGAAGAGGATCTTTTGCTTTGGATACAGCTTTAATTTTGAGTGGAAAATTATTTTCTTTCAATTTCTTCTCAAACTCTTCTACAAATCCTTTAGCTTGAGTAGTTCCTCCACCAACAACAATATTTAGAGGATCTTTAAATTTAGACAATAATTTATGCTCACTAATTGCAACTTCTAAATACTTGGTAGTATAATCAATTAGTCTCTGATAATAGGCCGAGACTGCCGACAGAATTGGATTATCATTAGACTCCCCAATTATAAAACTACCATTCTCTTTCTCATACTGAATAACCGTATCTGTTTCTCCAGTGGCAGAAGCAGCCATTCTATCAATCCAGTCCCCAGATTTGGTTGTTGAGAACACTGAGATCGGTTCTCCATTTAACATGATACAAACATTAACCATACCGGCACCCCAAGATAATCCGATACCAGTATAATTAGATTCGGTTAACTCAGAATAACATAAAGCTTCAGCTTCATTAATAGCTTTAGATTTATAACCTAATTTTGTTAGAATAGTATTAATAACATCTTCATGATATCCAACATCAAAATCATCATCTTCTTGATCAATTGGTTGTGCTGGAATTGAGAATACTATTTTTTCATTAGCTTCTGATGCTTGACCAACTGCCTGACCTATGATAAATGCCAAAACTTTTTTAGCATTTTTTTCTTTGGCTGATATAATTCCCCTGAACATTGGTCTACTTGCACTCTCATTTCTTTCAAGAGCCTTATCTATAGCATCTTGACCTAATAGAATAAAAGAGTCATCTGTATCTTTTACGAATACTTTACCAGCCAATCCTTTTTCCATCATACTTTTAGCTATAGCGCTAGTTGGTTTAAGAACATAAAAAGCATCTCTAAAATCTACATAATTCATTGCTGTTAATGTATCATTTTTATCTAGATGATTTGCCATAACAATATATGATGTGCCTACGTCTAAACCTTTAGCCATTATTGCCTCCATTATTCTTTTTAAGTTGAGCTAATTTATTTACTACTTCTTCGATATTATCTTTTTCTGTTTTTATATTGCCAAATGTATCAAAATGTTTTTCAAATTCATTATCAAGATCATTTACAACAACTTTGCTTGTATCTATATGTATCTTTCTTATTTTCTCAGTTGTTTCTACTGATGGTTCTGATTTTTTTCTAGGAGCAGATACTTGTTGAATTCCAAAAGTATTAATATGATTATTTGATGTGTGTTTATGTATTGCAGAATGGGCAAAGTATCCTAGCAAGAGAAAAACTGTATGACTTATAATGAGCAAAAATATATCTAAACTCATTATACTAATCCTTTTGGATTGATAATACCATAACCTTCATATTTTTTCTGACCAGCAAATTTACTATCTCTCAAATGAATGGTATGGTTTTTAAAAATATCTATGTACTCATCTGTGCTTTTTGGTTTTAATCGTCCTTCGTGCTTTAAATGAGATAATAATAGCGATGCACAACCCACAAAAAATGGATTACTCATGCTTGTTCCACTCATCATGGCATAGTTATTTCCTGGGACACACCCTAAAATATTATGTCCGGGAGCTAAGAAGTCTAATGAGTCTCCACTACAAGTAAATGATGTTCTATTTAAATTTTCGTCAATAGCTCCAATGGCTATAGTATGATCATATTTAGCAGGATACATAATATCTACATTTGGGCCAGAATTACCAGCAGCACAAAAAATAATACAACCCTTACTGGCAGCATAATTAATAGCCTGTTCTAAATCTCTACTAGGAGTTGGCGCACCCAAACTCATACTAATAAAATCAACACCACGATCAGCCGCCCAAATGATAGCTTTAACGATATGATCAAGTCTGCCATTACCATCATCACCAAGAGCTTTGATAGGAACTATTTTAGTTTTTGGAGCAACACCCACGATACCAGTACCATTATTACTTGCGGCAATAGTTGACGATACATGCGTACCATGACCAGCAACATCCATAGGGTCGCGGCCAGGATTAACAAAGTTTATTCCCTGCAAAATATTGTCTTTAATATCTTCGTGATTAAAATCACATCCAGTATCAATAACTCCAACTACTACTCCTTCACCTTGAGATTTTGACCATAAACTAGGAATATCAAATTTTTCTATTTCCCATCCACGAACTTGAGGACTGGTTGTAGATAAGCTATTAATATCTTCTCTAATATATGGAAGTAATCCAATCTTTTTATTAAAGAACTTATTGAGTATTTTTTTCATTTATTATTCTCTAGTAATTGTTTTTTGTTATTGATCCATTCAACATAATTACTTACACGAGTATGTCCACTAAATTGTTTATTTGATGGTATAAATTTCATTGTGTACGAGTGTATACCAGCAATTTGTTGATCAATAAATAAACCACCCCCACTATCACCAGGACATATAAAAAATTCTAATTGTGTTTTTGTATTATCCATTGAAGGATCACACATCAACACTCCATTTTCTATTGTACTGATTAAATTTGATCCTGCTCTTCTTATATCATCTTGTTTTTTAGGGCCGGTTATAAATGTTCCAGTAGAACCATAACCAGACAAAGAGCAGACTTGTCCCACCTCGTTTTTATTCTTATAGAGAGATGGATACCATCCTAGGCCAATATCTTCTTCTAGAAAGCAAATTGCAATATCATTAAAGCCCAACTTTTTATATTCAAAATTCTCATGGATTATCCATTTATTTACTTTAATGTCTTTATCGTTAATATGGATTGCAGCATTTTTACTATCATGTAATATGTGTGCTGCAGTTAGCACCACCCTATCGCTATAGGCTACACAAGATCCGCTATATTGCACATCATTTAGATCTTGACCATATATTTTACCAACATGAATAAATTTCTTTCCATATTCTATATATTGAGTATCTGTTTTTCTAGGATCTATGGTTCCAGCATTTGAAATAGAACCAAAAATACATACTAGAAAAACTAATAAGAATTTAAACATAAGTCACCTAATTAGAATATAGATATGACTATCTATACACCCAATATAGAGCAATCAAAGTGGCCTATGCTATTCCAGACTACTCCAAATAAGGTCTAGTTTTTATTTTATTGGACATTAAAGCACAATCTTCCCTTACCATAGGATTGTGGCTTTTAAAGTCCATCAAATGACCAAACAATATATGACATGATTCTGAACACAAGGTTATTAAATTATCCATATCAAGCTCTTTTGATTCATCAATATGTACTGGTATAACATGATGTACTTCTAGGTCTTTGGTAGAACCACATGCTGCACAGCTATTATTATTCTTAATAAATTCTTTTCTAACTGTTCTCCATCTTGGAGATCTAATAGCATATCGTAATCTACCAAAGCCTAGGATACTAAACATCACATCTTTCCTATAACTCTTCCCTTTTGAGTACGAACAACATAACCCATACGAATAAGGAACGGCTCGATACTATTCTCAATAGTCTCCATAGCAATTCCTGTCAAGGAAGAAATACTCTTTAGACCAAGTGGATTTGTCTTATTCTTGGACAATAAATCCAAATATAGACGATCATAAACATCCAACCCTCTTGCATCAATTCCCTGACTATTGAATACATCATCAATAATAACATCAGTTTTGTTATGGTATGAAACAAAGCTCTTATACCATTGAAGTCTTGAATTCAAAATCCTTGGAGTTCCCTTGCTTCTTTTTGCCACTTCCAATAGATCATCCTCAGAAAGTGTTAGTCCGAGCTTTTTAGCGTTCAACCCTGCTAGTTTAGCTAACTCTTCTGGTGAGTAAAAAGATAGATGCTCTTTAATTGTGAATCTATCATAGAATGGCTGGCTAAGACTACCACCACTAGTTGTAGCCCCTACCATAGTAAATACTGGTAGCTGAATAGTTTCTGGCTTATTCTCAATAACGATACTCAGAACAAAATCTTCCATAACTGGATATAGAAATTCTTCTACAATTTTAGGAAGTCTGTGGATTTCATCAATAAAAAGAACAGACCTTGGTTCAATACCCATCAAATACGGCAGAAGGTTCTTTATGCTTCTAACATTGGCCGCATTGATCGTATAAAGGTTCACTCCGATCTCTGACGATATAGCACTCGCTATGGTGGTCTTGCCAAGGCCGGGAGGGCCGTCTAATAAAGTGTGCGGCATCGCAGCCTCACAGTTTTTATAACCCGCTACAACGATGCGTAAGCGATCCACAACGGCAGACTGACCAATGACATCTTCAAAGCGAGTCGGTCTCATTAATTGCGACATCTTCATTATCTCCAATTTTAAGGGTTTTTAAACAATTTGTTATAATAATACCAACTGAATCTACAGGATTATCAGCGTATGTTTGTCTTATCAAGTCTTTAGCTTCGGTAACAGTAAATCCATAGTTAACCAGAACATCACAAGAATTTTGTAGCATATGATCTGGAATAATTGGTTTCTCTATTATCTCTTCTACTTCTTTGATTTCTTCAATAACTTGTATTTTATCTTCAATCTGTAGTTCTAATTTTTCTTCTTCAAGTTTTGTTTCAACAATTTCTTTGACTAACTCTAGTGGGGAGTCATTCTTATTTTCTTCCACCACTCTTTTTACTTTTCTATCCTTATATCTTAAGACTATCTTTTCTACAGTTTTGACGCTAAAAATATTATTACATTCACACACAATAATAAATCCAGCAGTCTGAGATTCTCTTAGAGATATCCAGCGATCCATAGAACATTCTGGGCATCTATACTTTAGATGAACCTCATGCTCAATCGGTTTCAGGAGTTTCTTTTTGTTTGTTATCATCTTCATCTTTCACCCAAAAAATAAAGTCATCAGAATCGCTATCATAAGCACTGTCCAATACTCCCTTATTTACCAAGTGGTGCAGCAAGTTGCTGACCATTCTACTGTTGAAAGACTCAAGCATCTCCATATATTTTTTAGAACTGATAATATGCCTGATTTCCTGAGTTCTTTTATTCTTTTCTAACCTCATAAACGACTTAGCTATAACTAAACATTCTTCTTGAGTTAAGACCTTATTTAGTTCTTCTATTTCGTCTATTGGAAGATCGGATATCATGATTGACAAATCATCAATATTTGTAGAATCATTTTTACCAAAACTATCAAATATCAAAACTCTGCTAGACTCAACAAATCTTTCAAGATCATCAATAATAAACCATTCATTATTTTTGCCCATTGTTATTTGCCTTTTTGAATTGCTTTGTATTGTACTGATTTACCATAGTTCTTTCAAACTTTAGCTGTGCAATAAAAGGCATACGCTGAAATGTTATTGTGTAGCGAACATTATTCTCATCATCTTCCATTTTAGTCCAATCGAATTTCTTACACTGAGCCATGTTTGAAGCTAGTTCATATGCTAAAAAAGGAGTCTCTGTTAATGAAGATGCTCCCATAGCTACAAACAAGAATATTGCTGGAATCATATTTAGTTCAGTATGTCGAACAGTCCTTTGTAGTAGTGAGGTTGATTTATAAAATGAACAGCATTACTCTGCACATGCTTCTTATACAGAGTATTGATTGGATCGCAAACAAAATATTTCTTTTTCCAAATGGGTTGTCCCTGATAATTGGACCCCAAATACTGGAAGGTTTTATCCTTACCAGCTTTGGGATTCCAACTATTCACAGGTAACGACTTCTTTGGGAAGCTAGGCCCAATATACCATACGTTCGACGGATACTCAACTATGTCGTTTAGAGCATCGTATAACATTTTACCCCAAGCATCCCACGCATCGGGATCAAATTTGAAGTAATGTTTATAATGACTCTCTAAATTGTCCTGACTATCTTCATAGTCATAATCGTCATAGTTATAGTCTTCATCTTGTTGTCCCATAAAATTCTCAATTTTCTATATTAGACCATCTTGATCCAGTGGTGGCAATTACATTTGCTCTTGTTGGTTTTCTTCCTCTTCTTGCTCCTTTAAATCCTAATCGACGTATAACATGACACATGCTTTGATATCCAGCATAGAAACGGATACCCCTAAAACCATTCTTTTTAATGTGTTCATAAACATCGAAAGAACAATTGTATTTCTTCATCAGTTCAACAAATTCTTGTTTCGCTGATTCGTCATCAAGCAATATCTGTGTTAATTCATTAGTATGTCTGCCCATTTGTTTTCTCCTTATGTGGTTGTGTCAAAGGGTATGGAATGTCCAATACCCCTGACACAGAACCCTCAACCGATACAAAACTTGTCACTGATCTTAGACGCTAGTTCTTTAGCAGCATTAGACAGGAACCTATTGTTGCTAAAGTAGAGGGGCGTTGAGACTTGATTAAGGAACTCCACGACCGTCTTTAAAAGCTTGGTCTGTGAACCGTCAAGATCTAAATCCTCGCCTCCAGCGTCAGCAGGAAGCGTCCCAAGAGAATCTGTATCATCCTCAACCACAGGAGATACTGGAGTAGGATCACCATAAGCCTTTTGAAAAACACTACCATAAACAGGCTTGATATTATCTGTGCTGTTAGTATATGTATTACAGAATACAGTGCTGTTCTTAAGGTTCAGAGATTTCATCTGATCAGCAATAGTTGCAGCAACATTAACTGATACTGGAACCCCAGTAATATCAGACTTCTTATAAGCTTTAGCATATTCCTTAAACCATTCGTCACTAGTTTTATTAGCAACAATATTAACCACAGCAGAAACGCCGTCAAGAGCTTCTTTAAGCTGTTCAATATTTACCCAATCACCAGTTGAGCCCGACAAAATACTGGTAAAATAAGGTTGCTTTCCTTCCCAACCCTTCCTCCACCAAGTGTAAGGGATTCTATAAATCTGATTGATTTTGATAGCTCGGGCATCACCACCAAAGTGGTTTACGAGTTTCTTTTGAATACCATTCCAATAAGTCTTGTGAGGATTTATATTGTTTTGGTTTAGAATCCAATAGCACTGATAACCATTACGAGTATCAACAACCCAGCTTGGCTTTACAGGAAAGTTATTGATCTGGTTCAAGAATTCCTTTTTCTTTTGCATGACGATACTGGGCTTAAAATAACGACCCTGATCATCTCGCCCAGCATCCATATCAACAAAACAAGCACGAATTCTACTAATAGCATATTGCTTACGTCCACCATTAACATAGAAATAAGCATCAGCACCTTGACTATCGTTGGCAATAGCAACGGTAGTAAGATGATCCGTATGATTCATGCTGCTGATCTTCTTACGAGGATCACCATTATAGCAAAAAATCTGCTGACCACCAAAAGAATCAAAAAACTTATTTCGCAAAGTAATTTGATCTCTTGTTCCAATAGCACTATGAGTCTTATCGAACGGATTAAAAGCCAAAGTATCACTAAACATTTGTTTTCCTTTTTCCACTTCCTACCTACAATTTTGATATTGGGACAGTAAACACTACCATCAAAAGCAATATCTTAAAAGATGGTAACGGAATCGAACCGTTATTGCATGATAGCAGAAACTATATAGGTGCTATCTTACAAGTTACCAAACACCACCTTGACTATCTAATATCAATGATTTCCGTAGTGTCCATTATCGAAATCCGAATCATCTTCATCGCCAACGAGATCATCGTCCTCATCTTCATCCTCATCTTCCTCATCAAACTGATCCCAATAGCTTTCATCGTAGTCATTCAGATAATCATCCTCATCATCCTCGTAATCATCCTGACTAAAATCAGCCTTATAAAGAGGCTTAAGCAATTCGCCCTCATACTCACCAACTACTTCGTAGCGGCAAGTGCGAAGCTTTTCATAGTTGCAATCACTAGGAACGCTAACAACATCCTTGGGATTAATCTTGACAATAACAATCTTATCTCCAGCCTCAAGACTACCATAGTTGGCAACATAGTTCAATGCACCAGCATGAAGTCCATTAGAGCAACCACGACCACGATCATCGTCAACCTTTGCTCGTTGCATCTCGCAGACCTGACCAACTCTATTGTCAAAAACTCCTCTATACTTATCCTTAAAGTCTGAACGAACAGCCTTATAAGCGAGGAAGAAACCATCCTCTGTGATAGGCAGATGTTCATGTTCCAAGAAATCATACAGTTCCTTCTGACTCTGCATACTTGGATTTTCCATGAGATTATTCAGGAAATTAACGAGGGGCTGAAACGGCAATCCCTTGCTCATAAACTCCAGAATACGCTTACTAATACTACCATGAACTTCCTCGCCCTCGTAGAGAACCTGACCGTTCTTGATCTCCACAAGACCATCGCTGAAAGTAGCAACAGCCTTTTGAACATCAACAACTTCCAATAGTTCCTCTGCCGTAGCAGTAGGAAGTCTTTCCAGAATCAACTTATAGTTGATATGATCTGGCAATACCTGATAACTCTGGTTATTAAGAACCAGTGTCAAATTACCATCCACAAACATAAACGGAACAGCCATAATCCAAACTCCTAATACTTTTAGTTACGATACCTGTGATACTGTCATTTTACACTAATCGGCAAGGTTGTCAAGGGGTCTTGAACAATTCCTGACTACTTGATCAAACTGCTCAACTGAATCCTAAACAAATCAATATTTTCCTGGCTCATCTGCTCGACCCAATCTCTGCTCTGCTTTCCATAGTATGAGCGATCTTCAATGATAGGATTCTGATTAGATTTAAGATCTACCAGATTGCCTGTAACTTGATGATTTCCCATAATAAGTTTGAGCATAGGATTCTTGTCTACCTCAGTCTTAATCTTTTCCCTAATCTCAGAGATTTTCCATCTCTTCAAATCTTCCTCAGAAGTTCCACGAATGATCTTCAGATAAGCCTCTGCATTATTATTCCCAGAATACAAGTAATTAACAATCATGTTTGTCAAGGTATTGTAGGCCAAATTAGCATTACGAATTTCCTTGCCATCCACATTATCAATTCCCGCCTCTTTCATAAGCTTAGAGATATGGGAGAGATATTCTGTTTGACTGAATCGAGGAATATTAAAAGGACTGACATGAACAGTATTGGCAAAGAACTCTGTAAGGATAGTTTTATTCAAGCAATCCACAAGAGTCTTGTTATTGATAAACTTATCATAATCCAGACCAAAAATATTCAGTATATGAAACATAAACTGCTTATCTGTTGTTCCGTGTTGATAATACCGATACCCTCCACCATTCTTCTCCTCTGTTGCATAATCCTTCTTGCAATATTCAACAAGCTTGTTGATAGAGCCAAGATTCTTAAAGTGTTTTTGTGCTACAACTTTGAGTTGACGCTTCAAAAAGTCATTGAAGTTAACAAGATTATAACCATCCTTCTCAAGCTTTTTAACGAAAGCTGTTTTGATAGCATAAATCTTACTATTGCCAATCAAATCTTTTGTTATACTCTTTAGAGTATCTTCTTGGAGAGTTCTAGTGATACCAGCAATATCTGGGCAACCAGACTCAGGTTCTGTTCCATATCTCAACATGGGGATATAAACAATCTCATCTTGTTCCAGAAAGTTCTCTAGTTGTTCTTCTGAAAGAATCCTCAGGTGAGTGGCATCATTATAAGGATTTGTAATTTGCTTACTATCCTTATCATAACCGTAGATAAAGAATACGTCTTGATCGCTGACACTACCATTAGAATTTCTATTGTAAGATTTTCTTGGGCCAGAACTTTGCGTCAGATGCTTATAGTCTGAAACCTTGAGCAGATTTTCAGCCCCAACATCTTCGATCAGTTGATCAAAACCTTCTCCACTTTTTGTATGATCTTTAGTGTCGATCAAGAGATACGCAAAACAATCATTTAGATTACAATACTTCGTAAGAATTTTCTTGGCACTTTCTTCACTAGCAACATCGCACACAAAGAAACTCATCTTACCCTTCTTCTTCTGATTATTCCAATAGTAGGAACCTTTACCAGTAAGAGTTTCATGGTGGATTTTGTCTGTCAGAGCAACTTGGCGACGAGAACGATAGCCAGCAGTCTTATAATTAAAAACGTACAGACTCTTGCCAGCAGAAATTTTATATTCCAGATCGTTGCCAGAGTTGATGGGATGATCTTTACCCTTGGGATCAGTCCAAGTTGCACCAACACCCCAGCCGCCAGCCAATTCATTCATAGTATAGTATGAAGTAATTGCTTCCACTTTATTCTGGGCAGATTTAATTTTCTTGGAGAATTCTTCCTTCATCTCCATGTAAATTTCTTGAGTCTTTTTACGCAGAGTCTTGATCACATCTTTAGTATACTGCAAACCTTCACGGGAAACGTCCATTTCCAGTTCACCGATACCAAAATCAAGCTCAAGATAAAGACCAGAGTTAATGATCTCGCTCACAAAGCTCTTCCAAGAATCAATATCTGCCTTCTGGAAAGCTCTATTCCACTTCTGAATATGATCGGGCATCTCCTCCTTTTCCTGACCAACAATTTGTGCGGTCTGAACAGGATAGGCAATATTGCCCATAATAGCCACAATACCACTATCAATTCGATGATAACCATTAGGAAAATAGTTGTTATCATTATTGAGTCGGCAAACACGCCAACCTTCACCACTGATAATAATATTGGTATTGCTATACTTATGATCTTGCAAATTATTCCCAATACCACCTTCAAGGATGGGTTTCATGCGGAAATAGTGGAAGATTCTCTTAGCCTTATCTGTGAACTCTTGAAAGTCATGTTGCTTAACAGCAAAACTAATCTCAAGACCATTAGGCTCAGACGTATTTGAAGTATTGAAAAGATTAAGGGTAGGAACTCCACTCTCGTCAATCGCCGCAATATAGGTATATTTCTTTCCGTTGAAGTATGATGCAGTAGTGAAGCTCTTGGTGTAAGCGAACGGACTCTTAGACCCTAGACCAAGACAACCAACAAAATCATTACTATCATTCTTGTTTGATGCTCCATAAGTTGTATACAAATCCTCCATATCGGCCTGACTAAGACCAGTACCATAATCCCTCACCATAAAGTTAGGATTGGCCGCAGTGGGTAGAGTAACCTTAAAGGGATTCTTATTCCCGGCAGAGATATGACTATCATAAGCATTTGTAGAAAGCTCACGGATTGCAGCCATAACCTTATCAGAATACAAAGAGTCCGAAAGGATTTTAAACATTTTGCTCGTCTGAGCAATGTTAAACTGATTCCTACTTGCAACACCAACGCTATGAGTCTCAATCGTCCTATCTGCCAACTTCATCTTATTTCTCCAAAAATGTTATCGTTCCTGTGATGGCTCAAGTATATCATCGGCAAACGGTCTTGTCAAGCATCACTTTTCTTTTGTGTGCTATCCGATATGATCTTTAAACCTATTCCTACGTCAATTAATCCCAAAGCTCTTAAAAAGGGGATAGGAAGAAAACAAACCCATCCCCCAACAAAAATACAAACTATTGCCATTATCCATTTGATAATTTTTGGCATCCAAGAAAATAATGAGAGAATATAACTAATTGGGCCAATAATTATTACAGACAAAAAGATAATTGAAACTAGAACAGCTAAACTAGCCATTATTCATCATCTTCGTCATCATTGTAATTTTCATATGCTTCTCCATCAAAATCCTCATCCTCATAAGGACTCCATTCAGTATTGTATTTATCTTCTTCCTCTTCCATTTGTTCTTCAATAAGTTCAGCAGCATCCATTATTACTTCAAACTCTTGAATTTTATTTAGTACAAGTTCTACCTTTTTGTCTAGATTTTTTAGTAATTTTTTTATATCGTTAATATCCTTGGAGAATTTATCTTCTATTTGGTGAATTTCTTTATTTGCCTTGATGATTTCTCTTGTAATATTTTCAATATCTCTTGACATACTATTCACCTTATTAGGTTTATTTATACTCTTTAATATCTCCATTTTCAAGAATCTTTTTATTTTCGTATGGACTAGCCATCCTACGATAAAACTCTTGATTAATATTTTCTAATACACCAGTAATGATAGCAATTTTACCATAACTAACATCTCCCATTACACGAGAAATTAACCTAGAAACAGAGTAATTTATATCTCCAGCAATTTCTAGAAATTGTTCATTAGTTAATTTAGAGCCTTCCTCATCGTATGGTTTAATATTATCATTAGCATTTAATTTTATAGCCATTGCTAATAGATTAATATTTGAATCCAAAGACTTTCTACGATCTTCTTTAATATATGGCATTTATTCTCCAGTACATTTACATTTGTATTTTAAACAATAAGAGCATTTTGGGCCAGGGTCAGTATTTCCAAAATAATTAGAGTGTCCCTCCCAAGTTTCTTTACCAGTATCAATACATACCAATTTCTTTTTACCTTCTATTCTAATATAACCAATATTTTCCCAATGACAATCCCAAAATTTAAGTTTAGTTTTTATGTAAATCTCATCAACCAATTTTTGTATTCTAGTTAATGGTATAGAGTTTTTATCTATCGTTTTAGCTATCTCTGTGATATATCCCCAACCACTTTTTTGGCCGGGAAACAATATATCATATTTGATCTTGCATAGTTTAGAATATACTTTTGGTGCAAGATTATGCCTGCTTAATTTAAGCTGAACTTTCCTAGCATATTCAGCCCTAGATTTAGAGATAAATTCCTTAAATGCTAAGTTTTTATTGTTGAGGATACAATAAAATGTACAATATCCTCCTTGATCACTATATGAGTGTAGATCAATCTTATATTTAGTATTTATCATATCAATAAGAAATAACTTGTGCTTCTTCGCCAGTTAAATAGTAAAGAAAATTAAGAGCCTTGTCTAGATCGTAAAACTCTCCAAGAAACATCGGGCCAGACATTATATCATCCATATATCTCTTACCATAAATCTGATAGAACGGCTCATCATAAGCCTCGCTCTCAGTTGCTAGAAATTGAGCAGCAGTATTGATCTCGTCTATGTATGTGCCGCCCTCATCATCATTAAATTCTCTTACTGTAACAAGAACGAAGGTATCTATCGGAGATTTAGGATTATGATTCTTAACTTCTGCTCGACATAATCTATTTCCTCTTGGTCTCATTTTATTTCCTATATAGGGGAACCACAGTATCCTGATCAATATAAGGATTGTTTTGAAGTCTAAGATCAAACAAATCTCCACGATCATTAATCCTAGCCCAAGCAACAGGATTGGACATAGCTTTTTTAAATTGTGCTATTTCTTTTTCACAACTAAGCCAACGATTAGTTTCTGCTAGTGCAAATTCATTAGCTTTAAAAGCCTCAAGAGCCAGTTCTTTATTTTTGTCTTTTAGTTTCTTTAGTTCGTCTTTGGCATTATTTACCACAAAACGATCAGCACCATTTGCCCAAGCAAATTCGATCAAATAATCAATAGGATCTGCATTTTTTTCCATATAAGTTGCTAATTCTATAAATGTCCTTCTTATACCATCTTCCCAATTCTCATATTCTTCAATCAAACATCGTCCTTTATTGTAACTTCAGCACCAACAAATTCAGACTTGTAATATCCGGTTAAACTATCTTTCTGGTAAACATCATGAACTATAAACTTGATATCTAAACCATTGGGTGCTTCAATAATCTCGCTGTCAATATATCTTTCAATAGCTTTTTCAATATCATCAAGAGTTAAAGTAATGTGTGTTTTGTTGTGGATTTTCATAATTATACCCATCCATATTCATCAAAATGTTCTTTGCAATCTTTCTTACCATCATAATGTCCAGTATCATAACCTTGTTCATGGCCCATAGCATAAGCTGCCATCAACCACTTGATTATATCGTCAGTTTTACCTTTTGCAACACAATTTCTTATGTCGCTTATAGCTCTTTCGTGCCTAACGCTATATCCTTCAACTTCATTTATCCAGTGGTCGAATGTCATAAGATTTTATATCCTGCAAACGCTTTGGTGTACTACTATCATAGCCTATACCTATCAAGGAGTCAACTATGGAAAGACATAAATATTCGGTCGATGATCTCAAAAATGCTGTTCAAAATTCTCGTTCAATTAGACAAGTATTAGATAAACTTGGTATTGTTCCAGCGGGAGGTAATTATCAAACAGTTAAAAGAAGAATATCTAAATATAGTATTGATACTTCTCATTTCGGCGGTCAGTCTTGGAATAAAGGAAAAATTACTGGCCCTAAAAAACCTGTCCATTTTTATCTCACTAAGAATTCTGTTGTTCAGAGTTTTAGGCTAAAGAAAAGATTATTATCTGAGAATGTTTTTGAACATAAGTGTTCTAAATGCAAACAAACCAAATGGTTAAATCACTCTATACCTCTAGAACTCCATCATATTGACGGAGATCATTATAATAATGAGTTAACTAATCTAATTTTACTTTGCCCAAACTGTCATGCCTTAACCGATAATTATCGTGGAAAAAATAAGTAGGAGCGGTGGGACTCGAACCCACACTTGAAGGATTTTCTTACCACTATAGTTTTCACTACCATTTCTGTTTGTGGTCTGGACTTTATCTTAACCATAACTTTCGTTTTAGGTTCCTGCCGTCAAGTCTCTACACCTTCATAATATTTCTATTAAGCTTGGCTCGGTATTAGCAGTTAAGCCTCCACCGAATTTGACAGGTTCTACATTAAAGATTTCTCTTTACGCACTCAAATTGTATAAGTCCTTTATCTCTGCCATTGGATTACGCTCCCGTATACCTCCAAGCTACATATCATAACAATTAGTTAGATGTTTGTCTATGTGTCTCTACTAATTTTTATGAGGGATGTAGTTGGAAGCATTTGGTTTACACTAAAACTCAGCCGTTAGAATGAGCAGCCTTTAGGCGGCGAACAGTCTCAGCCATAGCTTCGACATTATCCACAGTCTTAACAGGCTTTGCTCGTTCCATCGCAGGAAGGTCAATACCCTTCTTAGCAAGAGCAGCCTTTGTACGAGCATAACGAGCCATCGTACTAGCAACCTTCTGACCAGTCTTTACAGCAATCTCAGCATAAGTCTTGCTGGAAAAAACTGCCTCAAGAAAAGTATCATCATCACAACGAACACGACTCTGCTTATCAGTAGTAGTAACTTCAGCCATAATCAACCTCCAAATTCTTAACCAATCTTTCAACATGAGGCTCAGTCAGGCGACTGATCTTACCTCGCGTTGTTCCTTCGATTGTACAACAGAGTATCGTCATTGTCAATGGGCGACCTTGAAATTTTTTTCGTTCTCGCCAGAAATTGTTGTTGAACGTCTTTAAAACTCCAAGGAGTACCAAACTCTACCCCATCTCTTTTATTATCCACGCCTACATCAAGCGTGAGCGTTCCAGAAGCAACGTCCTCACGATGAAGTCTACCATGAACATGACCATATAGCATCCAGCTTTTTCTATAGCTACCAGACCAACTTCTCATAGGATAATGGCACATAAATATTTTTTGATTAATATACAGAATCATTTTCTGATCAGAGACACTAGAAAATCCACTAGTGAATTTGGTTGGCTCATCATGATTACCAAGAATAATATGAACATTCTCACAAACTATTCTTTCTCTATAAGATAGAGCAGTTCCACCCTTATGGCAGAAATCTCCTATAATATAAAGAATATCGTTTTGTCCAACAGTTTCGTTTATAGAAGAAATAATTTTAGCATCCATTTCTCCACCACTAGAAAAAGGACGATTACAATATCCTATGATATTTCTATGTCCAAGGTGAAGATCAGCAGTAAAGAATACTTTCTGACCAACTATCGTATCCATCTTATTAATCCTCTGTTGGAAGAACCAGAGCCATCAGTAAATATGCCCAGAAAAGAATACTACCAGTAAAAATTGCACCAGCAACAAATCCTAGTCTGACTACAGAAACATCTAATCCTAGACTTTCAGCAAGACCCCCACAAACACCAAAGAAAACCCTATTCTTATTACTCTTGTGAAATTGATTCATAAGTTGACCCTTTCATTATTTCTTGAATTTGATAGCTAGTATAGCCAGCTAGTAACATTGCTTGATAATACCCCATAACTGGAACTAGTTCTTGGATCATGTTATATCCTCATTGCTTGTGGGAAATATACTTATTGTACCACACCCTGTTTGACTTGTCAATCTACGAAAATTCCTTCAAACTCATCAAATAAAAATTCTCTAATATCTTCGCCATTTACATGATGAAGTAAATTATTATACAGAATATCTTGTTTCTCACTATTGAATTCTGAAATATCTAACCCAGCCCCAATAGTTTTTTCTGCTTGAATTAGATGATATTTTATAGTTTCTTTAAATTCAGGATGATTTTTCCAGTAATTTGGATCATGCTCTTTAACAGCCATTGCAAAAGCTATCGCGTATATACTAAAGTCTAAGCACCCAGATATTGCATCAGACTTGTGTGTATTTATACCTAGCTCATGATCATTTACTGCACATTTAGATCCTAATATATAGGCTATCCACTCATCTAAAATATATGTTGGTTGATCATCCCAATTTGATAATTGCTGTACAAAGTATAAATTCCATCTATAGGATCGTAATTCTTCTGGAACATATTTTATAACATGTCTTATGGTTATATTTGGTTCTTTGAGCAAGATAACATTTCCATCTAAACAGTATAAAGCATTTAGCTTGTATCCCAATTTCTTCTCATATTCGTTTCTAACATCAGAGTGAATACCATGCACAGTTTCATGTACATTGATATTTCTTCCAGATTCATCACCAAAAGGTTTTTGTTTAGAATAACTAAGAACATCTTGATAAATTATCCCACGATCTTCTATATCTCTATACTTTGGAATTTTAATAAAGCTTAATCCGTATGTTCTAACTCTATGATTATCTTTAAGTTTAACAAATCTGGCTTTATAGTTAAGATGAGTCAATGTATCTTCTGCAAAATTAGGATTCATCCCATACAGTGCAATAAAAATCATTAGTATGATTTGAGATAGTCTTAACATAATAATCACCTAAGCCATGATTTATATGATTCCTTGAGGAAACCAGTTTGCCTCTTTATTTCTTTATTTTGTTTTTGATCCATTATAATAGATGTGGGTAAAGACTTAATATTAAATTGATTAACTAATTTTTCATTTAGTTCATTATCTATATCTAAAAAACAGACAACATATTTATGATTAGGAATTATTGACTTCAATTCTCTTTTAAGAGATCGACAATATCCACACCAGTCAGCAGTAAAGACCAAAAGAATTGGCTTATCTAGTTTTTTACCACAAGATATAGCTAACTCATAATTGTCTATGATGATATCAGATGGAACCACTGGTTTTGGTTTAGGAACATCTGGAATAATTTCTGGAATAACAACAGAAGGAACTGGTTTTACTACCTCTGGTATGATTTTTTGCTGTTTATTATTGTGGTGGTAATAAAGTACCAGTAATAATACAAAACAAATTACATACCTAGTTTGGTTATTCATTTAACATAACTGAGTCTCAAAAGCTTCGCTATCAATAATATAGCCAGAGCTTTCGGTTGAAGATAAACTCATAAGAAGATCTTTTAATCTATTATTTTCTTCATCAAGAGTTTGAATTATTTTTTCTGCTTGATTTAGAGCATCTTGTAAATGAGAAACTCTTTCAGATAATTGATCGGCAAGATATTCATTAACGTGCTTAATGATCACCATTTTGAGTCTCCTTGATTATGATATGGTGTAGCAGCTAAGGTTATAATACACCTTACATGGTAAGCCCGTTCAAGAATTTTTGTAAATCTTTGAGTTGTTTCTTATCCAAGACCATTTGATCAGAGTAGGGCTTTTTATTGACTAAAACTTGATAACAATATCTTAAACACTGCCATAATGACATCTTATTGCCATAATTTGTATAATGCTCAAATATTGCCAAGTCAGCCATATCTATGTCGTGATCATATTCGATAACCAAAATTTCACTCTTACAAGAGCAAGGAATGAACAGTGTTTTATTTTCTTTTAGATTCGTTACGCTTCCCATCTTTGTTCTTTCTAAAGATTTTATCGTAATTTTTTGACCAAGTTTCTTGAGATACTACACTTGGTCGTCTTTTAGAACCTTTACCATTCTGCATAATTAACTCTCCAGAACATAACTCCAGTAGCGACTATCTTCCTTCTTTTGAAGATCATCCCAATAGATAGATCGTGCAACATAAGAAGGAACTTTAAGTTTTCCACAATTAACTATCCAGTGCCTCTCCATCTTTTTATAGATTTCGGAACCAGACTTACTCTTATTATATTTCAAAGCCTCTACATCGTAAAGTCGAAGCTGATGAATGTCTCCACACAATACTCTAGCCTCATTAGGATGAACCATCTCCAATGCAAAGCTAATTTTAGCTAGGCCAATTCCGCTAATCTTATTCAGAATACTGTCACGCTTTTTAACATGATACTTTTTGGTAGTAAGATAAAAATCTTTAGGATTAGCCCAAAACTTGGTGCTGAAATCCCAGATATAGTTGGTGCGATTATTGTGTAGACCAACGCCGCTCTTGTGAAGTTTTGTCAAAAGAATTTCTTTACTGTCTATCCATTCATTAAAATTCTTGATAGCATTGTATCCCTTTACGTTGCCCTGCCAAGTGGTATGGACTGAACAGTACGCAAAAAGATATCGACGAAAAATATCTTCGTCAGTCTTGGGGCGAACGCTTTCCCAATAGTCTTTATAAGCAACTACTTTATCCTTGGGGAAATTCTTAAAAAACTCGTCGGCCTTGCTCGTACTCATAACAATCGGCTTTTTCTCAATAACTTGCTCTGTCATCTTGTCCTCAAAGTTTGGTTCCAAAGTGTATGTTGCGATTCTACACTAGTCTTATCGTCTTGTCAAGCCACGCTTCTTTAGTTTTCTTTATCGACCTTGCTGTGCAAATTTGCTTCTTCTTTTTCTTTAACAATTTTTCCAAATTGTTTAGTATGATAACCATATTCCCAAGGTTTCCATCTTACTCTTGTACTAACTATAGTTTTAATTTCTTTGCCCGTTTTTACATCGGTATATTTAGCTATAGCCCAATAATATTCGTCTCCCTTAACAACATCTTCAAGAATTTGAAAATCATGAGGATATCCTAACTCAGAATGTATTCTATTTCTACCCATCCACTTAATATAGTTTTCTATATCCTCATTATATTCCAAAGGGAAAAAGATATTTTTGATTGATCTTTCTATAATAACAGCTTTTTCTCCAACATATTCTGAGTTGCAGATAAATCCTATAGCAACACCGACAAATAAAAATAGCCAGTGATAAAAAATTGACCTAATAACTATTTTGTGCATGGTAGGCTCCTTTAAGGCGGGACTATACCATACACCATAGTTAAATGTCTCTTTCTTCTCCATGAAGAATCTTATTGCTTTTCTTCATATTATCTATCGCCCATAATGGTTGTAAATTTGTATAGTGAAAACATTTTCTTTGTTCTGATTCTTTGGACATATCAAATGACGAACACGGTAATATGTGATCTATATGCCATTTCCCATAATTTTCCCAAGTCATACCTTTTATGAATCTTAATTCTAGATGAATCTTTAGTTCTTCTATTGTACATCCTATGTATTCTATGGTGGTTGTTATTTTTTGATTTTTTTTGATAGCGTTTCTTAATCTAAATCTTAAGTTTTGTGTTATTCTAAATGAGACATCCTCTTTTCTTCTTGCTTTTTCTCTCTTTGCTCTTTGCTTATATATTTTGTTTTTATTCTTATCAAAGTATTCTTGTACTTTCTCTTTATTTTCTTCTCTATATTTTTTGGCATATTCTAGCTTAGAGTCTTTATTTTGAATGTAATTATTAGTAACTCTATCTAGTACATCGACTTTATTCTTTTTATACCATTCTTGCTGACATTTTTTATTACAATTTTTGCACCATGTTCCTTTTTTCCATTCGTTATGTTCTATTTTACAAGAAGAGCAGATTTTATTCTTTTTCATTTGGTTTTCTCCTACTAATAGTTACACCAAATGTCCCAAAATATTCCCAGTTTTTTGAAGAAGATTATGTATCTCTAGAATCTCCATATAGATATTTGAATGTTGGAAACCTCAAAGAGATACCACCTTTTTCATTCTCTGTCTCCTCGAAATATTGTACCAAAATGATCTTACCAAGAATTTTCTTAGGGTTCTTATAAAACTCCTGTCTTTGATCAATACTAAAACCAGAACCCACCCTGACAGTATGACCCTTATGTTGAATCATAACACAACTCAACATAGTCTCCTCACATTCTGCACCATTCTTAACATAGCGGAATGGCCCCATTTCAGTGTCGAGAACTTCATATTCGTCATCAAAAAATGATTTATACTTTAGTAGGTCTTTGGATCGTTTTCCTTTATATGGAGTGTCGGCACGAAGCATCAATCCCTCCCAGCCATTTTGAGTAGATTCTTTAACAAATTCTTGAAAATGGTTTTCGTCCTTAATCAAAGACTGTTCCAAAAGTGTCAAGCATGGACATTCGTTCTTCTTCATAATCTCTGTAAGATTCTTGAGTCTAATACCGAATGGTCTATTCTTTTCTCCCTTCTGACTATAAAACTCATCATGAGTAATCATATCAAAGATTTTATATGAAGGATTAGGAATAGTATGATCTTTCTTACGAAGTTCTTTCATTACTCCTTGAAAATCCTCATTACCATCTTCATCAACAAGACAAAGCTCTCCATCAAGAACTACATTAGTAAGTCCCAAAGCTTTAATGCCACCGCTAACAATATCAAGAGTATCAAAGTTTTTTCCCGTGCGGGAATAAAAGGTAGCATTGCTATTACTGTCAACAATAGCAACGCATCTAGCACCGTCGATCTTCCTGCTAACATACCATCCATCCTTCCAGTCTACAATTTTAGAAACATATTTATCGGCAAGAGCAACGCTAAATGTGGGAATATGATCTGGAATAGCCTTATTGATAAGCTTATCTCCAGCACGGGTTTTCAAATCTTTATCAATTATGCAGTGAATCAGTTCTTCGTGTCCATTATTGTCGATGAAAGTATTAACTGCTCCGATAGCATCATGCCCCGTAACTTCCCTATTCTTCAAAGAATCCAACAAATCAAAAATAGTCTTGTGTGATTTGCCTCTAAGAGAGGACTTCTTTTTAAGATTGTCACTAGTCACATTATACTGCCAAAGAGGATGGTATGTATAAAGTAGAATCTTTTTGATAAAATCTGCTCCAGCCTTATTGGAAGAGGTATAGTCCTCAATAATTCCAACTTTGTCAATCGTACTACTAGTTGCTTTCAGATCACTAACAAAACCGCTCAGATGCTCAAATGACATTTCCAATTTCTCCTGTGTTTTCCAAAATTTTAGCATACGGTGATCTCTTTGTCAAGTATCGTCTATTTGCGATTTGGTCTTGAAAGAAAATAATTCATAGCGTTCACAATGCTCTGAAAATCATCACCTAATTTACCTATACCAGTATTGCAAGGTTCGCATAACCAACCCCTAAAAGTATTGTCATCATGATCATGATCTAAAGCCCATTTGTAAGGAACTTTTTTACAACATTCACAAACTTCTGGTTTTGGTGGGGCTTTTTTGTGTAGCTTAACTCTAATTTTAGAGTGTTTCTTAACACATTTTCTACATCTACTATCAAGATTATCTTTATACATACTGTGCTTGGGAAAACTTGCTAGGTTTTTACGCTTTCCACAGTAAGTACAAATTTTACGAGACATTTGAAACCGTATTTTTGCAAAAATCTAAAACTTGTTGATCGTTGAATGTATTCTTAGCATAATTAAATATTAAGGCAACAAATCTTATATTCCCTTTTACATAACCTTTTGTATTGTCTATTCTATCCAAAGAAGCTGAATATGGATGTTTCTTATTGTTATAGCTGTGAGTTCTGAGTTCTAATTTCTGTTTAGTAAATGGGCAGACCTCAAGTTGGTTTTCCCATAATTGGTTCAAATATTCTAAATCTATATCATATTCCTGATTACGTTTTTTAGAATTTTTGATGACATTTTTTATATACCATCTAAAATTAGCAAACTTATCTGGTTGTCTGGTATATTTTGTTTTTTTGAAATTATCCTTATATGGCATAACATAAACAGCCTTATGTTTACCAGAACAATTGTTATTACAATAGAACTTATCTTTTCCTGCTTTTCTTCGTCTTTTTACTTCTGAAGCTAATTTGAGTACTTTTTTACCGCAATATGAACAATCAACAGACGTATTCGTTTTCATAGTTGTCTCCTGTACATATCTTTACACCAAAACATGGACAAGAGCTAAATTAAGTGGACTAGGGCAGAGTCGAACTGCCGTCCAGAATAAACATCAATATAAACTTCTACATCGTTAGTTGATTGTTATCACACTACCAACAAAGCTATCAGAATTATCTGCGTCAGATTGAGTACAATCATCATTCCTATTTATGTCTGGTAGGACTACCATATCCGAATATCGGAGTCAGCATGATTTGGTAATAAGGCTCATGCCGCCCCACTCATTACCTAATTAATTAGGCAGCGAGAGCGAGAGTTGAAACTTCGCCAATTAACAATTTTAATCGACTTTTAAACTGGCCGGTCGATTAACCAGTCGATGCAATCTATACCTATTTTACCTGTCGATACCTTTACTAGCCCGATTATCAGTATATCCCCAAACTTTTGGTTTAATATGAATTTCTTGTTGTGGTCTTTCTACTATAATTCTTGCTGGCCTATTATTTAGTTCTTTTACTCTTTGTAAGAATAGAATATTAAAACCTAGAGATGTTAAGAATAGTCCTAAAAATATAATAGTCAGTGGTTGAAGTTTAATGTTAAGACTCCGTTTCTCAATATAGAACAAACCCCCATGACCATTAATTATATCTTATCAAACAATGGTTGTCAAGAATTTGCTGTATTGTTTTGTGTTTCTAACTCCATTAGTCTTTGATTAATTTTGTCTAAAGCTAATGCAGCATCGCCACAAGCTTTACACAAATCAGAATATAGATATTCTTTCAAATCATGAATTTGTTCTTTAAGTTCTTCTATTTCTTGTTTGCCCATTATTTATTCTGATTTTGATGGTTTAGAGGATATTGAGGTATTGTCTTTGTTTGGAAGCCAAAATATCATTCCATTAGCTTCATCATCCCATGCACAATCTACAAAACCTTTTGCTGCCAACTTGGCAAGACCAACTTCATAAAGCCATTCTCTAATATTATCAAATATCTCATCAAAAATATCCTGATTGATAAGATAATTTCCTTCTTGATCTAGTCCAAGGTTGTTCTTCTTGATCAGATTAATTACTTGAAAAATAGTAATAAACTCATCAAGGTTCTCAGAATACTCTTGAGAGAAAGAGGATGCTGCACCACTTCTCATGGCTTTTGCATATCCTTCCAAATCAATAATGCTATAGGTTTCCATTTCTTTATTCCAAGTCAAATATATTTTTGAATACTTTTATCTATCTCATCATTTTTACACCATTCAACAAGATTGTCAATAGTGTTCTGTAGACTATATTCTCCTCTACTTAGCCACTTTTCATCCTCATAAAGAGCAGTTACAATTTGTGGAATATAAAATTGAATAGCTTTTTCATATTCTTTTGGAAAATTTACTCTAAGGATAGTTTGAATCTTAGCGAGAGAGTCAACAATATTATCTCGACAATCCATAAGATCATTAAGTTGATCTTTTTTGTCCTGATTAGATTCCATATTAAACCTCAACTTTAGTTTTCAATTTCATAAGCTTATGTTTTATCTTCCAAACTCCAGTTTCTTTATTCTGAGTATCCAGACCCATATAAATGTGACAGAAGCCTTGATGCTTGTCTAGACCCCATGCTTTAATTCCATCATGGTCAAGAGCCTCAACAACAAAACGACCTCTATAACCCATAGGGATAAATTCTCCCTTGCTAACAAAGTACGGGCCTCCACCAACTCTGATTCGATCTCCCTTAACCAGTTCTTTCCAGTTAAAATCACGAATAATCTTGGTGTTCTTTGCCTCTTTGCTTTTTGCCTTAAAAACAAATGGAGCATTACATTTAGGACACATATAAGCTCTTGGGCCTGTGGTAGCTCCACATTTATCACAAGTTTTTTGACCCTTACCCATCTCAGTTTCTCCTGTGTTAGTTACGTCACTTTCATCAGTATACCACAGTTATCGGCACTGTCAAGCATTGATCTTTAAAAAAAACAGGTTACTGCAAAATTCCCCTAAAATAGTGTATTATATAGAGGAATTAAATATAGTAAACTTTTTATTTTGTACTAATTAAAGGAGCAAAATATGCCATCAGTTAATTTTAGTATGAATGATGTATTTCCAAGTGACGGTTTTGCAGCATCTCATGGTATGTGGGGAGGTTTGGTTTATGGTAGATATGGTGGAGTTTTTATTCCATATTATGATGACCAAACAGAAAGTCAGATAATGTTGGAATCTTATAATTATGATAACAGAAAAGATACTCCAGAATTTGTTTATTCAGTTTTAAATGCTGTAAATAATACTTATAATGCATTGACTGTTGAAGAGAAACCAGCTAATTTTAGTATTGCAAAAGCAACAAAAACAATTGATGCAAATAGTCAGACGGTAACTTTTACAGTTACTATGAATTTGAATGTAACAAATGCACCAATTAGTTTTCCAACAGAAGCTTAATTAACAATAACAATAAAGGAGATTACGAATGGCTAAACAGTATGTGAACGAATATTTATTTGATAGTGATTGGGATGGTGATTATTTTTATATGCATAAAGATAATTTTGATTCTTCTTTTCAGCCAAACAATGATGATATGAGAGCTTTCATGAGAGCATTATTATCAAAAGTTAGTGATAAGGTTGATAGTTTTAGCGCTGTTGATAAATCTAAAAAGATGACAGTAACTAGTTCTTCGGTAATAGCTGGTAGTGGTTTAGTTGATACTTATACTCTTAAATTTGCAGCAAATATTGCTACAAACGATAATAGGCATGATGTTGTTAGGGAGCCATTTAAAGTTTACCTTAGCGAACTAACAGATAATGCTAATGCTAGTGCTTATGTTGAAGTTCAACCAATTAGTGCTGGTGATCAGTATGATGATTATGTTATAGGTGTTGGTTATGTTGCTAGTAAAACTGTTAAAGCTCCAACTTGGGACACAGATTATGATTATTCTGATTCTAATAATGTTTATGGCTACTTAAATGGATCAGATTTTACTCTTTATGTTGGTGGCGACATTGGAACATTTTATGTTACTCCTTGGATGTATGCTTATGATCATGTTCTTGATGATGAAGTAATGTTCTATGGGCCAACAAAAACAGTAAAGATTACTGGTTCATGTTTCTTGCAGGGAACAAAGATTACTCTTGCTGATGGTTCTGAGAAAAATGTTGAAGATTTAACTTATAATGATGATCTTTTAGTCTGGAATTTTGATGAAGGCAAGTCTGATACTGCTAAACCAGCATGGCTATCTGTTGCTCAACCAGCAGATAAATATAGTAAAGTTACTTTTGCTGATGGAACAGTTTTAGATAGTACGTCTCCAGCTTTGGGTCATAGAGTTTATAGCGTTGATTCTAATTCATTCGTTAGTACAATGCCTAATAGTACCCCAAGCGGTATGGTTACTATTAAAGCAAATGGAACTAATACTACATTAGTATCTAAAGAGTTGGTGAGTGCTAGTGGCGATTTGAATTTTTATGGAGTATTAACAGATACTCATCTTAATTGCTATGCTAATGGTATCTTAACTTCATATCCAATGAATAATATGTATCCAGTATCGGGTATGACTTATGTTAAAGATAATCGTACAGCTAGAAATAAACGTGAGTTTCCATCAGAAGTTTCAAATGAAATGTTTACAGCTTTAAGATTATCAGAGCAACCAAGAACTGATGATCTAAATGCTAGATTAAAACATATGCTAAAAGATCAAAAACCAAAAGCCTAATGTTAGTTTAGTCTAACAATTCTTTTAATAAGAACTCCCGGTAGAAATACTGGGAGTTTTTTATTATAATACATCAACATAGTTTATTTTAATATGACCATCTTTGATCGAGATATATGAACAAGGATGATCAGTCCAACATCCACTATTATAGTAGTTTGTTGATCCAGAGACATCTGTGGTAGCTAAATGGGTATGACCACAAATTATTGAATCACATTTTTTAATAGAGCAATATAACTTTGCTCTTTCACAAACTTCCTGAGAACATCTTAAAAAGGTTTTACTACTACGTTTAGCAAGGTTTGAGAAGTATAATCCCGCATAAATTTGTAGCCATCTGTAAATATAATCAGCTATTTTCGTTAGTCTAGGATATTTGGAAATCACATTGTCAAAAATATCTCCATGTAAGATTAATATCTTTTCATCTCCACTGATAAAACTATACTCATTCATAAAATCAACACCAATCAAATGACTCACCATATCAGCAGGCCCATCATGGTTGCCACTAATCCAGATAACTTTAATAATGTCAGATATTTTACGAATTTGAGACAGTATCTTCCAGTGATCTTTTTTTAGTTTGCGAAAATCCCAACTATCAAATAAATCTCCATTGATAATTAAAGTATCAGTATCGGTCTCTCCAAGTTCAATCCTAGACAGAAAAGATGCTAGAGTTTTAGCCTGACAAACATTACTCCCCAAATGAATATCACTAATAACTATAGCATCAAAAGTCATACTACATATCCTTCCTTTTTTGCCTCATTATCACAAAGAGTTTTAATCCATGCTGGAATAAGTTCTTGTTTTTCATTAAGCATTTGTTTTCTAAGCTTACCTCTTTCTCCAGTAACCTCACAAGTGATATAGCTCATACTTTCTGCCATTTCTATGGCTCCTTTAATAAAATCATCGGCATCATAAGCATAAGCTCTTAATCCTCCAAATTTTTCTTTGATTTGTTGCCAGCAAAACAATTCCAGAGGCTCGTTAAGTTTTTTCTTACGAACAAGATGACTATCTACAATATAGCATAACCTTGATAAAATACTAAACCAACCATCTCCACATTCTATCCATCGTAAGTTTTTAAATTGCTCAGGATATGCTGAAATTAATTTATCTGCTAGTTCAGGACTCATAGCTATAATCCACTTTATGTATAATTCTCTTCCCTAAGTGAGCATTGCTTAATTCTGAGCTATCGTTCATAGAGTCTTTACAGAGTTTATCAAAATCTTGATATGTAATCTCTCTACCATCAAGAATAGTTTCTTCAAGATGTTTTTGTGTCAATTCTTCTGGTTTATCACACAAGATAGTATCGTAAGCGTGTTCAAGATTTTTAGCCTCAATAACATACTTGTGACGAAACAAAGAAACTGTATTAACTTCAAATAGTGGCACAGCAATCTCCTTAGTCTATATTAATATTGTATTGGGTAACTAATCTATAAAATTCTGTTCTTATCTTATCTAGAGCATCTCCAGCGTCATTAAAATCATTACTGTATTTCTGCCAAGATCGTAGTTGTTGAGAAAAATCCCACAACATTCTTTTAGCATTAACAGCTTGAATAGCAGTATCAAATTCGTACTGTTCTTCTGGTAGCTTAAATTTTAAAGTTGCTATTGGCATAACTCACCATTTCTTTTTTAAATCTTCTGGTTTCTTATCTGGATCGGGAATTATTGTCAATGTGCCGGGACTATAATGACAAAAATAACTATTCTCTATTTTCCTTTTAATCAAACCATCTTCCAAAGTTTCAATATACAAATTGATTCGGTATCTGTTTTCCCAAAGATTAATAATTTTAGTCATTGTAAGATACTTTGGTTTTTCAACTTGCTTGAATAAAAGACTCTCTATCTCAATATCATTCATCAAGATTTTCCTTTCTTGGTATCATTAAAAATACTTTCAACATTGGTCGCTAGTACAAATCTATCATTACCTCTATCATCAGATATAATCCAAGTATCACAATTTACTTCATCTCCAGTAGAAGCGTCGTGAATAACTGCTGGACTATTCCAATCAAATTTACCAAGATTCTCAAAATCATGTGCTTGTTTATGGAAAAAATTATACAAATCTAGCCAAGTCATACTGCTCATCTTGCTCTCCTATTTGCTCTGTCAAGTTTACGAATAGTTTCTTTGGCATTTGCCGGAACCATAACCAAACTAGGTGCTGTTTTATGTCCCCAATCCATATAGCCAACAGCCCTCTGCTCTGTTGAACATTCAACACAAACCATAGGGCGTTTATATTCTGTCAAAAAATCAGCACGGTCAGCGTCGATCATACTTCTACAATAGTTGCAAATCATACTTGTCCTCCATAATTGAAGTATACCACAAGTATCGTCAGTGTCAACCGTCAGACTTGAGAAATTGCTATATTATTGCAATCAATCTTGATTGTTTTGGTAGGACAGATAAAGTTACCATCATCATCACTATGATATACATTACTTAAGCCAACAGCATTTAATAGTTTAGAACAATTAACGCATGGTTTACTTCCAAGAATCAATCCAAGTCTGTTAATTCGTAAGACACATATACTCCAATTAGGATCAATGGAGTTATAACGATCAAGTAATTTAGAAATAAGATGAGATTCACTATGAACATAAGGATACTCCAGATACTTTGGTATATTAAATCGTTTACCAATCCTAAAAGCTTTCGTACTCATTTTAATAGGATTATTTTGTGCAAATTCGATCATCTTATTGCCATCAAAAGCAGCAGCATAATGATAGCATCTAATTAAAGGGTCTGGTTCCCAATGATCGTATGCTCGTTTAATTGTCTTTTGAATTATCTTCATCTGATATTTCATTCAATAGTCTATTAACTTTATCCAAGTCTAAAGGAGTATATGTATCATCATTATCTTGACCAGTTACATTCCACTCTGGCTTAGATAGTGGAGGTAGTGGACGCTTAGTAGGTTCTTTTGGTGTTGGTGTTTCTGGATTGAGTTTGATTCTTTTAGGCTCTTTCATAAGACCTCCTATTTAGAAGCTAACATATATAAACCAACATTCGCTGCTGCATAACCAAGATATGCAATAAACATACCGTAGTTATTATGTAGATAACCTTGTTCTATGGCTATGTAAAGGTAAATTACGCCAGTTATAAGAATAAGGTTAGCTGACATTTTAGTTCTTTTCTATGGGGATATAACGAGTACCATCGGGGGCAACTTGTTCCTGACCAATAGTAATCTTCTTATCTTCCTTTAGCAAGTTAATCATTGCTTGAGTATTAACATTAGGACTAATTGAAATTGCACCGATTTGAGCCATAATCTTCTCCTTATTAAGAATATGTAGTTAAAATTTCACTGTATTCGGCAATAGCTAAGTCTTTACCTTTTAGTTCCATATCAAGATCAAACTCTAATCCATAAGTATTTAGAGGTTTTACTGCATAGTCTGCGTGTTTACGAGGATTATTTCCTAGTGATGATTCGCTATAATGAAATAGTGGTTTAGTCTGCCAAGTATCCCAGCACATATTAATAGCTTCACATTCTGTCAAATTATTAGGATGGCACTTGTGATGCAGATAGTCGAAGCAAATTGGGATTCTTGTAATTGGATGAAAAATATCCACCAATTCTTTCACGCTCCAACAGTTAAGTTTGTCATCGTTTTCAATTGTTATGCGATCCTGACAATTTTTGTCTAGTTTCTTAAAGTTGTTATAGAACCTGTGCGAGATTTCTTCTCTAGTGCCATTATTATTATGTATATGAAAATTCATTGGAGATCTATGATCTGCTGGAAGTCCAATTCTGTCAAAGAAACTGCTGTAGAAGTTGAGTTCAGTAATTGTTTTTTCGACAACTTTTTCATTGAGACTTGATAAACTATTGAATTCGCTAGGATGACAAGAAACGCGAACATTAGTATTGGATATACTTTGTGCAATATTATCAAACTCATTTTGAATAGCATCATAATTAGGCAAATCCTCAAGATTTACATTAGCTTCGTCATAAGTAATAAGGGGAAAAATATCGCTACTAACACGATAGGTATAATCATTCTCTGCACAAAATTGAATAGTCTTATCTGTTGTAATTAGATTATTCAAAATTCTGTCCCCAAGAGTTTCTAATGCTTCTTCTCGTGGCAAAGAATTAAAACGCTTGTAGGTCATAGTCTGATGACCAAAACCTTGTTCTTTAAGTTTGAGCGAAATGCAACACAGTCCAAATCTCATAATTCCTCCGTTTGCAAGATTATATCACAGTATCGTCGAATTGTCAACTGAGACTTGAGAATTATTCGTATTCAGCCAGTAATGCTTGGCGTATAGAATCAGTTAGATTATGTCTATCTAGATAGAAAGATAGATCATTATTAAAAGTATTCGACATATGTTCTAATACTCTTACAGAATAGATTGGATTTTTAGGTCTCATTCTTAGTTCTCTATTTAAGTGATAAGACCATAAATAAGCATTAGCAGCCCGAATATATTTATTTGTATCAAAATCCTCAATAGGACAATTTTTAACAAGTTTCAGAACTCTTTTCTCACAATCATGCTCTATCTCTAGAATATCATGCAAACTTTGATCAAGCTCTTCTTGAGTAATCTTACAGTCTTTAACAAAAGCATTATGAACTAATGAGGGAAAACTAATCCAGTCAAAAAGAACATCATATGTAGACATACTTCTATCCCATAATTTACGATCAGTTTTCCATTGTAAAAAATGACAATACTCATGAATTAGAATTTCAAAACCCATGTGATGTTTCATAGCCACCACAAATTCTCTCTCATCATCATCAATAGAACACCATCCACCGCAAGCATCTGGTAGCTGTTCTTTATTATACAATAATACAGAAAATTGATTGTCGAGTAATTCTCTAATTATCTTAATTGTGAGATTAGATTTAGTTTCCATATTCAAATTGTTCTACTGAATGAATTTTAACTACTTGAAACTTAATGCGATGCTGATCCTTAAATTGAAAAATAGCATCCTCTTCTGATACTGCGTCCATAACTTGATTAATCAAAAGATGTTGTTTAGAATGATCATGTAACTCATACACTTGTGCTGTTATATTATACATTCTCATTGCTCCATCCTAATGCTTCTGATACTGTGGGGAATTGTTCTGAAAAAACTTTCTTAATTTCTTCTACAATAAGTCTATGTTCTTTTTGAGTTCCATTGGATGATCGTAATTCTACATAGTGAATCCAACTACGAATAGAACCACTCATGTAAAGTCTAGTGGGAGTTGCTAAAGGTAAAACAAATCTAGCACATTCTTTAGCAATACCATCTGCGATCATACCATCATAAATAGCCTTAGCTTTAGAAAAATGCTCACGAATTTGAGTATTCCATTTCACCTTAGTCTCATTAGATATGTCGTCAATACTATTCTGTCTATTTTTATTATCCTGCCTTCTCAGTTCAAACATAGGGATATCTTCAGCTAACAATGTAGCGTCAGCATATCTTTGGCTAAATTCTTGAAAAGTAAAACTTCTGTGTCGTAGAATTTGAGCAGCTAATCCTCTTGTTGTATTAATTTCTACAGTCATAAATGCTTGTTCAAAAATACTCCAATGCTGATTCTTGATACAGTATGCTAAAAGCTTGGAATAGTTTTCATTGTCTTGATTATTCGGGTTGCTCACTCTTGCACAATATGCCATAAGTTTTTCTGCATCGGGAGTTACCGAAACTAATTTTACTGATTCCATTAATCTCTCCTGAATTTATCTGTTTTAGTTTCCCACCAGAAATGAACCATTTGCTCGTCTCCATTAAAATATATAGGACAAAAATCTGGTTGAAATACGCTATTAAGATCGCAAGCTACACAGGTAAAAAATAAATCCTGTCTACTAAAACCATAATCTAATAGTTTAGTTTCTATTCTACGAAAATTATTTCCACTTAAACAACCACTATCAATAACTATTAGTTGATTATATGGATCAAGTTGATCTGGATGTATAATAGCTTCAAACTCATTTTTGTATGGAATATTAACAGGTTCTATATCTATGGGTTCATTTTTTATAGAGAGTTTATGAGCCATTAACTGTGCCATCAAACCAGAGTATTCATAGCTTAATTGTAAAATTGCTATTGAAGTATTTAGGTCTATGTTTGTGGCGTGTCGTATAGCATAACAAATCTTATCTATAGATTTAGTTTCCCAGTCTCTATCAACATATAAACTTTTAATAGCCATAGTCACTCACTGTGAATTTGGTATATTCTTTTTCTTCTTTGAATTTGAGTTGGTATTCAACCCATTTATCTTCAGTAGAATGATTAAAAATAGCAGTAGCTAATTTACTAACACTTTTAGCAACTCCACTAGCCTCAACTGGAGCATCTAATTTTGCCCAATAATACTGACCATCTTCTTTATCTTTGATGGTTTCGTAGCCTTTTTCTTTTGCCCATTTTTTTACTTCTGACCAAAGCATTGATTTTCTCCTAGATTACCACTAATTATAGCATCTCATATAGTTTTGTCAACGCTTACTGATATAGGTCAGGTATTTTAGTTTGCTGACCATTTGTTATCCACAGGTCTTTATATTTTTGTTTTGATACTTCATGAATTTCGTCATAACCTCTATTATAGGTAGATGTAAAATCCCCCTCAACAAACAAAGGAATATTTAGACAATTTCCAGACTGACAAAATAAAAGATTTTCCACTATAGGCATAAGATTTGTGCCAGCTATATCTAGAAAATACTCATTATTATTGATCATATAAGCAGAAATGAGTCTCTTTGCATAATCTCTTTTTATCATGCAAGTTGCTCCCCAATCATCCCAATTTCTAGGTCTGCATGATAGTTGTGGATTTCTTCCATCAGACCAATCATTGATACGTATTAGTTGTACAATATCCCAATTGCTGGGTAAACTACCAATTAATTCAGACCATGTAAAAGACCAGTAATTAGAAGTTTCAAAACTAGTATCATCCTCAAGGAATATCCCATATTCTTCATCTGTATTATCAAGCCAATTTTTAATACATCTTAGAAAGGTTATATTTGTACCATGATGATTAACGCTATCTATAAATCTACCAGAGAGTTTACATGAATCTTTGTAGGTTTCAAAAGGTATTGTGAGAAAACACTGGTATTTTGTTATACCGTATTTAGCGAATTGACTCTCCATAAAATCTCGTCTATCAATACTTGATTCAAGATTTATATAGTTGATAGTAGATATGTTGTCGAATTTATTCATATTTCCTAGTTCTAGGATTGTATTTATTTATTGACTTATCGTAGTGTTTCCATGCTTCTGTATGCTTTAAGGCTATGATCTGCTTTTCCTGTTCATTCAATCTTTGTTTTTGATATTCAATAAGCTTATATAGTTCGATAATATAGTCCAGAACTGGCTGCCCTTTATATTTAGATAGTATAGCATTTACTTTAGATAAATCCATTGGCTCATACTTGAGCTTCATATCATAATCGTCTGGATTCCAGTTTGGATCATATTGATCGCTCATTTTTGCATCTGCTCCTCATAAGATATTTGTCTTTTATGCTCAAAACCCATAGCAAATCCTTGCATATAAACAGTCTTGAGAAGTCTAGAATTTTCTCCAATAAATTGTCTATTATCTTTAGCCCAAAGGACAAAACTTTTTTCTTCATCACAAATATCAGACAAATCTGGATAATAAATATCGTCAAACCACAAATAATGCTTTTGTAGCATAGTGTCTAATGCAATAAATACTGGTGGTTTGGGATCATAACTATGATCTATTGACGATATAACAAGCTCATCCATAAATACATTAACTACCTTATCCCCAGGCTTTAATCCCAAAGCTAAATCAAGACGCATACATATCTCCTATTTATTTCTTGGCTGTATCAAGAATATTAAACTTCATAGCAATATTATTGCTCCAAAGAGCTAAAAATATTCCCAACAACATTTGTAGATTTGAGTTGTGGTAGATCAAATAGAATCCTATAATTCCTATGATCATAGCCAAAAGTAATTCGGTTAATTTTTCCATACTATATCCTTATTTTTCAAAATGAAATGCCCAACATATAACCAATAGTAAAGAAAACCAATATGATAAAAGTTAATTCTACTAACCAAGTATAATCCCACTTCATACTCACGCAAATCCTATTCGCTGTTTAGTTGTAGACAATGTTTCCTCAATCTCATAGTCTGCAAAACTCTTGCAATCATAGCTGCGACCATTCCACCAACCAATTTCATAAGAAATAGAATTATTTCCACGAATATTAATTCCAGTCACCTTACCAAAGACATCTTCTGCAAGTTTAACATCAGTACCGATAGCAAAGACTTCTGTTTTATCTTTCATAATTATCTCCATTTTCTATCCATAAATTGTTATCAAACATCGGAGGCTTGTCTTGCTCTAGTAATAGTCTGCGTTCTTCTCGCAAAGCACCTATTTCTTTTCTTTGAATTCTAATCTCAGTTTTAAGAGACTCTATAGTATATTTTTGCTGCTCTATAGTTTTCTCTAAATGGTTTATATATGTGTCTATATCAAAAAAGGGATCTTTTTTATCTACCTGTTTCATGATTCCATATTTTTTCTAAGTAATTTAGTAAAACATCTGCTTTGTTGTCGTTATAGAAACAATCCCAATCAGTTGTCATTAATTCTTTATTCTTTTCGGGCCAAACTTCTGACAAAACATTCATAACCGTTTGACCATATCTTAAGTTATATTTTTTAAGATCGTGATCAATTTTATTTCTAAAATCAGAATAAGTCATTAGTCTCTATTCTTGAGGAATCTAACAATATCGCCAGCAGTATCGGGAACATTATTTCCACCAAGATAATACTGTCCAGTAATCGTAATCATTTCATCTAGAATATCTTGAGAATTATAAAGTCTAGCCCACCTTGGCTTATATTCAGCTTTCATATAATTCCAAACACTATTATAGAAATCACAAATAGCTTGATTGACTGATTCGTTCATTGTTTTTCCTTTTTAGTGGATGATTCGTCGTTATGTTCTAGTTTAACGTCCTCTGGTTCCTTTGTCAAGACCTCTGGGTTGTCGCCATAGGGACAATTAAAACAACCAAGGTGGCAGCAGTACCCTCTTTTTAATAGGAACTCCCTAGATAGCATCAACCTGTTCGCTCTGAGGATATTCTTTGATAATCCATCCTAGTTGTAGTAAGTCTGATCGAACTTCATCAGTAACGAAACTCTCACCGACATATCCCTCACGACCGCTACCTATTCCAGAACAATACCAATCAATATAACTTTCACCATTATTTCTTATATCTGCAACAACACCCCCAGAATATCTCCAAGAGCAACTCCATTCCTCATCATTCTTGTAGAATAAGTTATTACACATAGCAGCATATAGATTTTGACTGTAAGATGTGCTATTTGTACATTTTTCTGTGATATAATCTGATTTGATAAGATCGTGTTCTAGATTAGCTTTTCTCATGACCATAGCTCTTTACGGATTTTAATCAGTTCAATAAGCATTTTTGTATCTTCTTTCTCGTAGTCTATTTCAATCTTTTCAAGTTTTTTGAATTGAGATAATTCTTTTCTTGTTATCTTACCGTCCATCAAATTATTTTCTTTATCTTGATTCCAAGACAATTTGGCAACGTCCATAGGTTGTGGTCTGTTTGGACGATCTTTCCACCAGAGATAAAGTTTTTTTATTTTTTGTGCTTTAATACTTTGATGGGTTGGTTTCCCATATTTAGGATCTTTTTTATCTATTCCCCAATCTTTGTTATACTTTAAAGAGCAAGCCCACTTTAGATAAGCTAATCCTGCCTCAACTGATCGACCATGTTTGAACTTGTAGTTTTTAGCGCCCTTTTTAAGAGACCACTTTGCTAGATGTGCATATTCGATCTCTACGAAATCCACAAGCTCATTAAATAAACCATGAAGAATTCTGTAATCAAGCTCGTAGTAATGTCCCGGTTTTAATCCAGTTTTTAGATAATGCGTTTTATTTATCCAGCGATTATTGATATAATATCTAATCTCAGTGTAAACATCCACAGGAAACAGGATCAAATCCTGTAGTTTAGGTAATACTTCTTCTGCCAGCCAAAACCGAATTGGTCTTTTCTTTCTTTGTTCTTTTTTCCATTCATCCCATTTGCCCCACTCTAAAGCAAAAGGTTTCTTTTCTCCGCGAATAAAATCCGCGAACCTAGAACAATTCCAATGATGAATTCTTGATCTTGGTCTGAACCACATAATTTATTCCTGTACTTTAGTTCCCATATCATAAGGATATCCATCTTCTATTTCTTCACTATAAGTATCTTCATAGTGATTATCCCACCAAGGAATTTTACTATCTGGTAATTCACTCATAATCAAAGTTCAACATATTTTAGTATAGTCAGAATTCTTCGTGCCAATGCCGCACCACCAACAATCCTACCATCATTATAATCTTCTCCATATCCAGAAGTAGACTCATGATCTTTTTGTTCTTTAATCTTTCGATTACATAACTTTATGATTTCAAGTATATTAGCTTTTTCTATTTCATTCATACAAATAATCTATCTTGCAATAGCTTTCTAACAGTTTCTGTTACATTAATTCCATTGACTATAATATCATTAGAACCATAAGGATTATCCGGCATCTTTTTGGCAACTGTATTATATAGCCAAAATAGGACAAACCTCTCATCTTGACTCATAATTATTCCTTATATTAAAGCAGAATTGGTTTTGGTTAATTTACGAAAACTTTTCTGCAAACAAAACCTACGGAAGTTGATTGTGAGGATACCCGCTACCCCGACCTTTCGGCATCAACATTTTAATTATACTATCTGATTCTAGACTGTCAATACTTCCGTTTCCAATTCGTTTAAACATCTAAAGTCTGTACCGCTTATATTCATATTCCAACTTTGATGCCAATGACCAAATCTCCATTTCTTTGGTTGATGAATATTAAATAGCTCTTGCAAAGCCCATCCTGTTAAATTCTCATATTTTCTTTGATGTGGTTTTAATAAACGGAAAGCAACTTCATCTGGACAGTCATGAGTAATAACAATGTCTGGCTTAACTATTCTATAGAGTTCTCTAGCTTTCATGAATTGGTCTATAGTAACCTGTTCATCTTCCCACCAGTCAATACCAATAGTTCTATCTCCGCGATCAATACTATATGCTCCTCTATAATAGAAGAATTTTACTCTATTAAGAGAAGTATATCCGTAATCACCCAAGAAATGAGAATGATTGTAGCAATCGTTGTAATTGTCATGATTTCCAGGCAATATTAAATGTCTGGTAGAGTCAACATTCTTTAATGTATCATATTTAAATCCAAAATCGCCTAATTGTAGGGTATATGGATTACGATCTTTTTCTCTGATAATTTCATGATAGTTTTTATACTTGCCATGAAGATCACCAATTAGAGTTATTGAATTATTCATACTCCATCCAAAGGGTCTACATCATAAGGATAACTAAATGGCCCCAAAACGCTCTTTCTTTTTTGTTTGAGAAATTCTAGAGTTTCATCAAAACAATTCTCACAAATGTGAATCTCATATTTTGATCCATCATTACTTGAGCCATATCCCCAATAGGATTCTAGCGTAGCATAATCTGGCCCAACATCTGGATAGTTAGTGGTACTTTTTCCACAAATATCACAATTCACATCGTCAAGAACTTTTCTTACTTCTTCTTTAAATGTTCTCATTGCCATCTTCGTGCTGGATCACGCCTTTTAGGTGGATTATAATAGCTAACTGTTTTTGTAGTAACTGAGTATGGTCTAAAAATCTTTTTTGTTTCAAAACCGCTAGGAAGAACTCTGGTAGTATTTTTAAGTTGACTATCAGTTAGTCCAATATATTCTGCAAAATAGTCCATAGTTTTCTTGTATCCTGCAATAATAACATCTTTAGAGCAAGTTTTCTTCATCAAATCTTGAAAACTCTTAGCCATTAGTAGTGATCTCCATTACTTCATTAGAATATTCATAATAAATACTTGTCCAATCTTCTTCTTGATTGAAAATAAGATTGTATGTATAAAATTTACCTTCTGAAAACATTGGAATACTGTTAGGAATCCTATTGCCTTTCATAGTAACGCTTTCTCCGCATAAAGGCCCACCGACTAAACTCACAATAGTATCAGGAGTATGATTCATTAATAATATCCAAAATAGTCTCAGCTAATGTTGAACGTCCCACAATTCTACCATCTTCATAGGGATCGTTGTATGAAGATTTTTGACTCCAGCATTGCATAATACCCAAACACATTCTTTTAATTTCTTCAATTTTTTCTTCATTATTCATTTTCAGCCTTTATTTGAGCATATTGGATATAAAAAGTTTGGTTAACATTACATCTTCCAAGAGCAATTCTTACTCCCAATTTCTTATTATAATTCTCTTTTTTGCTGCAAATAGCCAGCCCCTCATAATGACTACCATGCGGGCTATCAATTATGATTTGAGTTGAGCCACCTTTAGTATCTGGATCAATAGGCCCATAACCATAACCCTCCGCAGTCTTGCTGCCTACTTGCCATTTATAATAACCGTTGTAAAGACGATTATGAAGAACTTTTACTTTATATCCGCAATTACGCAATTCTTGAATTGTCATTTTTTTCTCCGATAAATTTATAGATAAAGTCAGCCAATAGTTTAAGTTCCGCCTTATTCATTCTATGAGGATTATCCATTGGAATATATCTTGTATTACCAAAAGCATTGGTTTTTGGTCGATAAATTTCAAGATAAAAATCATTCTCACAACACAAAGATTGTCGAAAAGCAAAATCAATAATTTTTCTATTTTGTTTCATCAGTGCAGGCCGCAAACTTCTACGGTGCGAGTAATAATAATCTTATTGTATTCTGACAAGAATTTGTCTAGGTTATCTTGTTTGATAGATAGTTCGTAGTTATTCTGACCAATGAAATACTTATCAATCAAATCTTGAACTTTTTGTTGAACTGTTGGACTCATAAAACTTTCTCCAAAGGATACCCAAGTATACTATGTTATCGGCGTTTGTCAAGATGCTTCATTAGCAATTATTTCTTTCCTGCAACACACAACAAAATACCATAGCATAAAATACTTGGAACCCAAAGGCCCACATATAAACTATAGAATTCTGCATTTGGTATCCCGCTAAACATTAGCCCTAAACTTAATAACAAGCTAATGAAAGCGGGAATAATTACCATATTAATCATATCACACCTTTATGATTGTTCATCAAGTTTAACTTTGTATCTTTTAACTTCGCTAACTAATTTCTTCAATACATTATTATCTTTAAGTTCAGCTAATGTATAATTTACTCTACGATTACTTCTTGAGTCTGGATTAACATCACCTAAAAATAGAATACTAATAGCTAAACCAGAACTAACAATTAGCATCATAATTACTCCAGCAAAAAATATGTACATTTCCATGTTAATCTCCTTTACTGTTTTTTAGTAACAGATTGCCAAGAGATAAGAAACTAGGAACCCACAACCCTACAAATAATCCACAGTCTTTTGCATCTTCTACTCCACTAAACCATAGTCCTGTACTTAAAGCAAAGCTTAGAAATGCTGCAATAAGGATACTAATCTTGAACGGCGTCATAATTAACTCCAGTACTTAAAGGTTGTAAATCTGTCTCACAAACCCCATTGTACCACAGAGACATCGTAAGATCAAATATTTTACAAATCATCCATGCTAGGACATTGCTTTTCTGCTGGTAAGCTTAATCCATTACAAAAGCATATAGACTTATCTTGTCTAATCCTTAATTGACATTCTTCTGCCTTATATTCGGATTGATAAAACAAAACTGTTACAACAAAGACGATAAGAAACAAAGGGAACGTATTAATCAATTTTTCCATTTTAGATATTATCCTTATAAAGACCAACACTTACTCCAGAATCAGCACTTTGATAATACTCTCCCTTACGATATTCTGGGAAATCAACCTCGTTGACCCCAAATTCTATCCTAAGATATTCACTAGTATAAGCCTCTCCTGCAAAATAATCAGTAAAGACTTTGACTCTTTCAACTGTTGATCCTCTAGCTACAATAAAAACCCAACTCATTTAAACTCCTAGCTATTAGTGATTTCTTGATAATAGTTAATGTCAATATCCAATTCATCATCTTTGTTTAATACATAGGCAGCATCAAAATAAATATGATCTCTTGGATTTTTTCCAAGATGGATATGTGCTTCATATGATTCTTTTTGAATAGGATCATTATATATGAATTTAGCACATTTATTAGCTGAAATCATAAAATTTTGGTTATAGTTATCCATTTTATTTCTCCTAAGAAATGTTACAATCCCTAGCGTAGATTATACCACGTTTGGCTGGAGGATCAACTGGATTTTCAAATTTTTTGACTGATTTTACTACCCAACCAAACTTAGGCTTATCCTTCCAACCATAAGTCCTATCCTCAATGCTCACCTTATGTCTACTCTCATCAGATTCCCACTGTTCTTTAGAGGAATATTGAATACAACCACTAAAAGTAATTGTTCCAATAATTCTACTCTTAAACTTGGCCGATTTCCCCGGAGTTTCAATCAGTGCCAACTCAACTCCCTCTAATCTTTGTGGGAGTCGATAAGAGCGGGTTTCGACCGTTTTCTGACCATTAATTAAAAGGGTAGACCAAGGACTCTGCACGTTTAAACCACGCATGAATTACTAGACTCCAAATTGACATTTAGGACATCTTTTCCAATTACTACCACAAATTTTACAAACTGCTCTATAAAATATAATCATCATTTATTTTCCTGATCATATTCCTCTTGAGTCATATAAGACCCATCTTTTTTCATTGTGGTAAATTGGCCCATTCCCATACACTTATCACAAGCCGCCATATCTATTTTCGGCCCAGCAGCACCATATTCTTGAAGTAAAATCTTGTATTTGTTCTGAACAATGTCGCAATAATCGTAACCATCACCGTAGGGTAGTTTAACACACTTTTCACACTTGTCAACCATTAGATGATGATTTATGAATAATGCCAAACTAGCATCCATCATAAGTTTATTAACATCCGTTGGATATTCTCCAGAACCTTTACATTGATTACAAGTTATCAGCGGTGGTTCTGATAGTTTTTGTATATTCTTTTTGTGGATAGGATTAAGAATAAACATTGAAAAGACTGTAAGAACTATCACTACTCCAAAAAGTATTAGAGTAACAGTTATATCTTGTGCTTTTTGATTGTCTAGAAATTTACTCATTGTATAATTATACCTCTTAACCACTTTAATACATTCATAGGATGTTGATTTCTAAATTGAGGAGTTGAACTAATATAGCCAGCAGCCATATGAATCATAGTATTTTGATTAGCTATGATACTCTCTAGTTCTTTAATTCTATCTTTTTGAGATTCACTAGCTTTATATGCTGATTCTAGTTGAATTTTTCTGTCTTTGACTTCATTTTGTAAGGGATTAATATGATTATCCCACAATTCTTGAATTTTATCCTGATGGATGTTTTCTAATGAAGCTAATTTATCTTCTAAGTCCTTATAGCTTTTATTAGGAGGATTAATTCTTGCTGTGCATTTTTCATATTCTTCTCGTTGATTCCTAAGAGTAGTAATAATTTGTCTTAGTTCAAGATTTTTCTGTACTAATTCATCATAGGTTAGTTGTTTACTCATGAGTCACCACAATCTTTACTCCATCAAATTCATGACGATCACAAACATCGTGAATTCCACATGGGTATGGTTTATTGATAACAACAAAGTCAAAACTAAAATCCCCGCTCAATTTATGTTCTTTAGTCAAATGATCAAAAAGAATATCTTGAACATCTTTAACACTGAGAACAATTTCTTTCTTATTTTGGATTTTCATTTATATTTCTCCATAATCTCTAAATGAATTTATTTATCAAATGATTGCGTTCTTTTTCTTTTCTGTAACACATATGAACAAATATAGCATTATTTATAGGATACAATTGTTCTATACAATTTAGAATATAAGGATCATGTATTTTAATTCTATCTTGATATTTTGGTATAATTTTTTCACACATTACTTTTTGTTCATATGGAAATTCATTACATCCAGGTTCATTTCTTAAATTCCATATATTTGATTCAATTTGAATAGCATTACGATTTACAAATTTAACTCCAGTATTTACACAGTAAGTCCAAGGCTTTTCATGAAATAGATGATATAAAATATTGGTATCTGACAAATCTATTGCTGATTCTATCTTTAGGTTTGTTCTGTATGCAAAAATGTCCGTATCAAGCCAAACATACCATTTTGCATTTGGAAATTTTATTGATGCTCTTTGCAGTATATTGCATCTCCTAAAATGTAATGCTGAAACTTCTTTTTCAATTGGTTCTATTTCATCATAATGAAAATCATATTTATGCAAATTGGCATAATTCTGTATGCTCTGTCTAGTTTTATTAGCAAATTCAACAGTAAGCGGCCAATGACCACTTACCAATACAATATCTGAATTATTCATTATTAAAATCCACCCCAATTATCTCTAATCTTGGATATGCAAGCTATACAATATCCTTCTTTGAGATGTTCACAGTTTCCTTTATATGGAATACTCATTATTTATCCTTTATTCTTTCAAGTAGATTGCGGAGTGTGTCACGATGTATCCCGTCGTGAAAATTTGCGTACCACTCAATCGCTTCAATTTCTTTATCTGTTAAAATTATGGGTTTCATAATAGCTCATGTTCTTTAAGGGTTTGATATAGATTTTTTACTTCTTTTTCATCCAGACGTAGTTCGCTGGGATCAGTATTATTATATGAGAAAACCCTCACCAAGTAAGGTTTATTCTTCAAAAGCTCATTATAATGAATCTCAACAAGATCGTATTCAAGATTCAGAGTTCTTAGCAGGGTCATTGGTTATCTCTTTGCCAGTAAGCATACCATCCTTATCGGATGTTGTCAAGACTCACTTGAATCAAAATCTAATAGGTTGGGATTAATAAGGTCAATCATATAGTCTTTTGCGGCAGACAACATAACTTCATCTCCCCCAATAATAAGAAGATCAGTAAGATCAAATATTATCATATCAGTAAGTTGTGAAACTGCTATAAAATCATTACGGTCAAGATTTTGTAATTCTTTTTTGATATTCATTACCATTAAAATAAATCCCCATATCCATTCCACCAATCATAAATTCGTATACAAGCCATATATCCTAGTATACCAAACAATACAAGTCCAGCCATATTTATTCTCCTTTAAATACTTTACTGTCCAAATACCTAGTAAAATTAATAATTTCCCGTTCAACATTTATAGTATTAGTATTAGTTGTCTTGTAGTAAGCCTGTAATGTTTCCAAACTTTCAAATAAAAGATTAATCTGTCTAGTTGTCAAATCCAAATTTAATCTAGTCATTAGTTATTTTCCAGTTTTTGAGTCTGTTCCTTTGATAATACTTCTAGTTTTAGAGAGGTTAGTATCAAATGTTTGTTTTTTATATTGTTTTGGGCTTTCCAATCGGTTATTTTTTGGTCTATTCTTGAATAAACACTACTAGCTATTTTATCATAGGTACTAAAAACTAGTATATCGTCTGGTTTCAGATTCATTACTGATATTTTGTCTATTTCTGGTAGATTAGTCATTATTTATTCTCCAAAACTTCCTTTAAAAGATTAACAGCAGTCTCAAGCCACAAATCATAATCGGCCATATTAAAATCACTCACAGTATTATCATAATCCACAATAAAGTTCCTGATATTACTTTTCAGTTTATCGTTCATTAATTATTCTCCATGATATCATTCTTACTTGTCCAAGCTTTATTGTCAGATAAATATTTCATTACATTATTAGCCGTATTATTTATACTATTATAGTTCTCATAATGAATATGCAACATATGATTTATAGTATATCTTTCATCATGAGTTAAATTCCTCAATGAATATGACCGATTTCCCCCATATTCATCATCAATATAATCAGCAATAGCCAACATAAACTGATTAAAAGAAAGATTATTTGATTTCATTTTAATTCTTTGTTCTTTCAAGCAATGATTGAAGCACCCATGCTTTTCTCAATGCGTATTCATCATTGTCATCAGCACAAGCAAGTTCAGCAGACCAATATATAGTATCGCGTTCCTCGTCTGTTAATCTTAATCTCTCAATTTCTGCATTTTTTCTCTCAATAATAGTCTGAGAATTAGCAAGATGACGACAAGCCTCACCCAACGGATCATTTTTCATATATATCTCCTTGATCGTAAGCATACCATCGTTATCGGCAATTGTCAACAAGAATCCTGTGATTCATCAACAAAACTATTGATAAAATTAGCAAGCCCCTTTAGCTCTTCTTTTGTAAACTTAAATTTCATCCATTCCCAACTAATAACATTGTTTATGGTCAAATTAAATAACTCCCCCTTTGGATCTTCCTGCTTCCAACATTCCATATCGAAATTAAAAACATCAGCCTTATAACTATCTTTGATTACAACGCTACTCATTATTTATCTCCTGTAAAATCTATAGAAACTTGGTCACTCCACCAAGCATCTTTTTCCAAATCTTTTAATGGAAAACCGCTCATACCGAAAAACAAATGTAATTCTTTACTATTTGACAAAAGAGGTCTTACATGAGCCAGATATGGGTTTCCATTAACAATTGTTCGTTTCATTAAATAATAACCCGGTGTGGTTAGTATATTATTCTGACGTAATTGTACATTGATTGGATTATTGTTCATTTATCGGCCTTATTTTGTTGCTTATAAAACTCCATGCCCGCCTCAAATCCAGAAGAGAAATAGTTAAAAGAATTAGGAGTACCCTTGTACCATCCTTCGCCCACCCATACTGGCTGAATATTCTTTTGAGACTTTTCGTATTCTTTAATAACAACATTTTGTAGAGTTTCATTATCAATCATTTAATATTCTCCCTCATCCATTTCCTATTATCACGAATGTAGCTAATAACATCACTAGCTGCATTATTGATACTATTATCCAACTCAAAATGGGACATTAGAATTTCTTTGACCGCATACTTTTCGTCCAAAGTTAAATCTTTACAATCTTCATCTGGCCCATATTCATTCTCAATATAGTCAGCAACAAGAGACATATACTCATTAATTTTCATTTGTTTTGATTCCGGGTTCATTTCCCACTAAACACTATTTGATTATTGTCTTTTTGGGCATTTATCCCAATAATATGCCTTAGCATAATGTGAGCATTGTTGATTTCAAAGCCCGGTTTATTCTGCTTTTCATGAATATAATGGTGGATTATAGAAGCTAAAAGTTCTAGTTCACTATTGGTTAATTGAATCTGTTTATACATAACAAATCTCACTTTTTCAGCCTAAAATTAAACTTTTTACCCCTATCAGTAACAGTAGCATACCACAAGGTAAAGGCATTGTCAAGTATCGACAAAATGGGATTGACAACTTTAGCCAGTTATGGTATAATTTCAGTCTGTAACACTCTAATTTTCACCACGGCGTAAGATAATAAGTGAATTAAGTTTCAATTAGCCGATAAATAGCTCATATTAGCTAAAAATACCCTTAATTGGGCTTGATTGGCGAATTGGTAGAGGTATAAATGGTGGGATTTGATGGTGGAGAAAATGATTTTAGTAGGTAATATCGTACAGAAATCATAGAAACTATAGTAACTAGCCCCACAAAAGCTAGACTTTTAATGAAAGGAACGTGAAATTCTTCAAATTTTGATTTACTCATAATTATCGTCCTCATGTAAGTATTCTTCTAAATATAACACTAATGCTGACCAGAGAATGATGCAGGAAAGAATTATCTGTGGCCCATATAAAATGAGTGGTTCATTATGTATCATTAAAATACCTTAGAATTTTGGCCATTATGGCTGAGAGTAGTAGTAGTGCTATGAGTATTATGAATATGCGAGTGGGATCGTCATGTATGAATGTTGGACAGATGGGTTTTCTAACTATGGAAATTATTTGAGCTATCATCTTTATCTTTCCTAGATAAGTAAGAGATAAAATACAAGGCGCCAACATATACTACTGATTCTACTACTATTAATCCTATCATAAATCCGGCTAAATCTTGTATTAAATTATCCATAGGCCACTATATTATTTCCAAAAGAAAAGAGCCGCCATGACTCTTGAACACAAAGATACTTGAGGAACAACTGGTGCCGATTGTGCGGCAATAGTCTTCTTTTTTTTTTTATCTATTGGACAACTTCCTCCATCACAATCATCCTTACTGGAAGTTACTACCTTATTAAGTTTAGGAGTCTTAGTCTTGGGAAATTTTTTACTATTCTTGCTGGATGTTTTCTTAGCCATAATAATTCTTTCTGTATAATTTTGACTGACTGTTACCATAAAAACCGAAACCGGTAGTTTAGCTAATACATATAGCTTATAATACAAATATTTTTGCTATTGTCAACCAACTAATTTTTGAACTCAATACCAAGAACTTCATTCTTCGTTTCACTATCTGTCACATCTTGAATAGATATTCTCATTATCTTACCAGTAGCAGAGCCGGCCCCATTAGTTTTTTGATAGCTATTGATATAGTTTTGAATTTGCATACATATAGAGTCACAACTCATTTGTTCTGATATTTTGAAAGCTAACATAGTAATTTCAACTGACTGTTATCATAAAAATCGACCCGATATCTTTAGGTGAGCCAAGCTTAAGCTACCCAAAAGTTAATAAAAAAATAGGAGACCAATCATTTCTGACTGATCCCCTATCTATAGTATACCTGGGGCGTTTGGCCTCAAGTAGAACTTATTATTTAATCGCTGGAGGAGAACAATGGCATGAGTAATAATATAGTGATACTAATGCTAACAATGTTACTAATCCACCAACGCTCCAATATAGCAATTGATAATTCATAAAGCACCTCATTGTTTAATTGTAAAAGTTTCTGTATCCGCTTTATCGGTCTTACCGATTTTATTCTTTCGCACTATTTTAGTAATGCGTCCACGACTATTTTCATGAGATGATTCTAAGAAACATTTATCCTCATGATTGTCGTGAAATCCTTTAAATTTCCACTCATAGCTTTTTAGAACTTCTTCTGGAGTAGTATAGTTGTCATAAATTTCACCCTCTACTTCAAAAGAAATAATTCTATGGAAAGTTTTAGGCATGGTGATACTCCTCCTGTTCTTCTGAAGGATCATCTGAATGGAAGTCTTTCTTCCTATTTCTAGTTAATGTTGCGGGTTGATCGAAATCTTCCCAATTATCAACTAAAATTTCAGGAGCTTCTTTCCTAATCTCAGACTCTAAAGAGTAGTTGGATGATCTATCTTTTTCTTTAGTTAGATAATCCCTTAATCTATCTTTGATCTGCATGAAATCTAATTCACCCAGAATCTGATCAATATACTTTCTCTGAATCTCGATACGATTGTCCGAACTTATTAATCTACTTTTCATAAATCACCTCATGGTTTAAAAGTTAAAAACACTTTTGCCCATGATTCCATTTATCCCGCATAGTTAACCCATGCTTGATAATTGGCTCCGTTGACTCTTGTATTATACCATAGGGGATTCCAGGGTCCAGCGAAATTTTTACACTATCATCTTAAATCGTGCTGACTATAACATCAATAACCAAACCTAAAGCATTAGGTATTACATTAAAAGCAAGAGAAGGGAATCGAACCCTCAACATTCAGGTTGGAAACCTGACGCTCTGCCAATTGAGCTACTCTTGCCTGAAGATATTATCTCCAAGACCTTACTCTATACCATTTACCATTACCACCTTTTGCTGAAGCATCTCCTGTTAGTCTCATATTACCACTTGGAGTACAAGTATTACAATTGGGAGACGAACCATAACCTACTCCTTCAAAATTTCCAATAACACTCCACACATGACCAGTAATGTTATTAGCTGCCATATGATTAGCCTCTGCTTGACAACGATCCTGATCACTGCTTGAACCATGACTACTAGTATAAGTTCCTACCATAGTATTTGACTGACTATAATATTTTGGTCGAGCCGCCTCTGCGGTAAAAGTAATGACAAAAACTAGTGCAATTGACATTATAAAAATCTTCATAAGTTCCTCCTTGAGTAAAAAATGTATATTCAAGAAAAGACCCCCGAAAGTGTGCATTGTTAAGAGGCATCGGGGGATTTATCTTTTCTTTATGATCTATAATCAAACAAGTTCTTCCTGACCCTTTTGATTATCAACCATGATTATATTGTTATCGAACAACACTACGAACGCGGGCCACAGTTCTGCGACCAACATTACGAGTAGCCTCAACAGTTCGACGTGTTACTTCTACTGGTACGCTAATAACTTCGCGTGTAACATTAACTACTCGACTACGCAAAGAGCAATTACCAGTAGCACACTCTCCAGCAAATGATGTTGCCGAAACTAGTGAAAGAACAATCATTAGCACATACTTCATAAAATCTCCTTAGTTAAGGTTTAATATTCGTACTCATCATCCTTGAATAAACTATCATTCCTATAGGTTGGCTCTGGTTGGTATTTAGTAGATTCTTTATGTTTTAATTTAGGAGAGTAATATTCTGACTTAGAATAAATACTATCCATGATTAAAGAAAATATTCCTATCACAAACACCAAGAGTATTCCAGAAATTAAACTTTCGCCAACCAACACACACCTCTGTTCGTATAGTATCCATGGCCCAAGCCGTGGCAAGTCACAAAGTTACTGACCCTGTTTTACTAGGCAATCTGTCATTCCCGCAAACAAACACATGCTAAAAGCAAGAAATAGCATACAACTCATAAAAAATTCGTCCTTTGACAAGAGTGGGGGAATAGAATAATTATTATGCAGGTCGGGGGATGTTATATCTTACTAAGAATACTAATACTTACTACTACCCTAGTATCTCAATAAATCCACCTTGACCATGGAAATCCACAGACTAGTATTAGGTACACACCTCCTCTGCTTCAACATTGTCAGAAAAAGAAACAATTTCATTGGAAAAATTATATATGGCGATAGTTTGTAGATTATGTCTAAGATCAAGACCAACTAACTCTGTCCAAATATATTCTAGACAATGATCATATGGAACTTCTACAGGAACTAACATTTTCTGTATATCCCAAGTATGATCATCTTTAAGACGATAATATTCCACATTTCTAAAATCTCTAAGAGACATATTATTCCTTTACTACTTCTTTTAGCTTTTTGGAAATATTGTCAAAAGTTTTATGAACAGCTCCTGTAACAGTATAATCTTTCATATAGGCATTAATAGCATCTATTAGTTTCCATGCTTCTTGCTTAGTAATTTCTATTTGCATATTTATACCTTTCAAAAATTTCTAATATCAATATCCCAATTACTCTTAGCAAAACGTCTAAGAGGATGAATAGCTTTCTCGCCAATATGCAAAGAATAGAAGGGCTTAGTTTTGTCAGGAGGATATAGTTTAGCAATACTACCATCACCATACTCTATCTCAAAACCCAGCTTTTTAAATTTCCGTATGATCTTATCAATGTTCATAAAGTCTCCTTTACCGTTTAGAATCCAACAAAAGAATCATAATGACTGCTATAACAATAATTAACATTTAATTCTCCAGTAAGTCAGGGTAATAGTCTACAATTTGATCTTCCAACATCTTATTAGTCAATCCACTCTTATTATCCACCAGCATTTGATAAGCAAAATTGTACAATGTATCAAAGTCCATATCATCCAATAACCGATGGCAATAGACACTGGTAATATCTGGTCTATTTTTATCAGTCACAATAATTCTTTCCTTCTGCATCACAAAGGGCTCCAGGATTACACTGACTACTACTTTAGACTAAACAAATAGCCTAACATTTCCATTCTCATGATAATAATAAACTTTTTACATAGCTTATTACTATCCTTGTTACTCTGTCAAGTATACCACATCCTAGCTCTTGACGCAACTACTTGTCTCATAAGAACTTAGGATCAGAGAGCTATGTTATTATAACCAGTATTTCGGCTGACTATCGCCAAGACCGTAATTCCGCTGGATTAGGCGAGACAAATAAGAAATGGAAAAATATCCAATTCATTATTACAATCTTATTACTATTTTATCCTAACCCTTTGCCAGATAAGCACTTGCGTCCTATTCATTATATCGTCATTGCAACCCCTTGGGAATAGGGAACTTATGAGATTCTTTGACAAAATTGACGTAAACCCTTGGCAGCACTAAACTTAGGACGAAATCTCGCGGCCGGCCTCGCCATAAGTCCCCTTGGGCAAAGGACTTACGACGAGTGGGGTTTTAGCCCTCCGGTCAGACGGCGTTCGCAAAGTTCATTGCGGTTTCCAGAGCCTTCGTGTTATCGTTGGCGTTCTGGCCGAACCACAGAGAATCGAGACGATTGTCAGTCGTGCGACCCTTGCTGTAATTCAGGTACTCGTTGAAGCCGTTGTAAGCGGCCCACCACGTTCCACGCACACCCGTTGCACTCTGCTTCGGGCCTTCCACCAAGGTGAGAATCTCATCCATGATGTTGCGGGTACGGGTCTTGATATCCTTATCCTCAGTCCCTTCGATGTCGAGCATCACCTTGACGTATCGACGCACGTCATTCTGGTTGAAGTTCTTCGACGCGAGAAATCGGAACTGCTCCGCAGTCGCCTCAAACTCTGCATTGATATTATCCATAATATCTCGCACGTTTTCCAGATTGCTCTTGCTGGAACGTGTGTGACGAATACGGATCAACTTGGAACCACTACCCTTGCTGTGGGCCATTGCCATCGTGTTCGCACACACAACACGGATCGGAGTATATCCGACACGGATCGCGGTCGTACCATCATGGCTGTTGGACAGCAGGATAAACTTGCAAACTTCGTCACCCTTGACGATCTCGCTGTTATCGCGGTTCAGTTGGGCGAGAACCCAAACTTTCTGACCGCTGTGCAGCGAACCGGCAGTGTGCAGATTGCACTCGCCAGCGTCCAGAAACGGCTGGAACCAATCAAACGCTTCGCTGTTTTGCAGCGGAGTGTATCGCGGGCCGACAACGCCCAGAATACTGTCGTCAGTCTTACGATAGGTAGCACGGGCCGGAACTGGCTGGCCGTCCACCGTAAACAAATCCTTCAGACCGACTTCCCAATCCAGACCGGCAGCGGTCATCGACTCCGAAACCGTGGGAGCCTCGTCGAGCTTATTGCCCAGACCGTGCCACGGGGTCGCACCAACAAACATCATCTGTTCAACTGCATGAGCCATAATCATCCCTTTCGTGTTGCTGTTCAATCGTTCTTATGCACTGATTCTACACTATATTATCGGCAGTGTCAAGCGAAAACTTTGGAAAAATTCCGCAGGTCGTAAGTTGTTGACAGATAAGGACTTAAGGCGACCGGGGCCGCCCCACCTTGTCCTAAGTCTTTGGCTGGTAAGGGTTTAGGATGATCGTCCCAAACTGCTTCTCAAAAAGTTTAGAATTGGAAGCGTTGTAGGCACACTCCTCACCCATGTAGAAATATGCACCGATACATTTTGCTCGCGGAACATCATCATAAATATTATTCATAATACGCTTAACCGTACCACCCGAACAAATCAAATCATCCACAATAACATAACTAGACGGAGCAACACCTTCGATAAAGAATTCGCTATATCGTCGCTCACCTTTACGAACAACTATAATATTCTTATTTAAAATCTCTGCAATTTGTGGCACAACCATCAAACCACTTACGCCACAACAAGCAATGCTATCAAAATCTTGTTCAATCTTACGCAGAGAACAGATAGCCTTGATAATCACACTATTTCTATACTTGTGATTTAATATTTTGCTAGTATGAGCAGCCCCTTGAATGATTTTACCGTCTGGGGTACGCCGAAAATCATCCAGTTCTTCCTGAAAAGCAGTCATAAAGTGTGTGGTTGGATTTGAACCAACAACCCGTTACAAGAAAGGATAATATATTAGGGTCTAGTCCCACCTAGAAGCACACACAAAAAATCAATCTTCGTCGTCTTGAATACTTGGATAATAATTCTTACCATAAGACGGAACTTCATCATCTTCCTCGGCATCTTGCATCCAAGGTTCTTCATCCAGACCAAGATCCTCGGTATTTTCTACCAATTCATCATAGTCATAATCGTATCCGTCATAATGATCTTCATATCTCATATTTTTACTCCCTTTCTTTCCTACATTCTACACCAACAATTGTCTCTGTCAAGTGGGCCCTCGGGGACTCGAACCCCGAACCTAAGAGTTAAAAGCTCCTTGCTCTGCCAATTGAGCTAAAGGCCCGCCTTATTATTCAGTTACAGAGATTTCCTGATAGGAATAACTTTCAACATTTTCTGTAGTAAAATCATACAGTTTGTCGAATACGTCAGCCCAATCAAAATCCTCTTGCATGGATAGTTGAATATCGGCCAGAGTTCTACCATCCTCGGTGACAATATCGTAAATCCGAAGGTTCTTCATGTTAAGTTTCCTTTCTTGTTCCAAGAGTCTACCATACTATTATCGACTTGTCAAGTGGTAAAGGTTTAGAAAATCGTGCTGACTACTTCCACAGCTTCCAAATCCGTAGGATTAGCAGAAACAAATGACCCCACGGAGAATCGAACTCCGATCTCCACCGTGAAAGGGTGGCGTACTAGCCGTTATACAATGGGGCCAAGCAAAGGAGGAGGGAATCGAACCCTCATCTACGGTTTTGGAGACCGTCATTCTACCGTTGAACTACTCCAATGTTTCGTAACTCAATCATCAGCCTCCGAGTAGGGCGTGTACGAGTCGAACGTACCTATGATCACCTTATAAGAGTGACGGATGCTACCGGCTTACCTTACGCCCCGTGCTGGACTATTCTACACTATGTATCGTCAAGAGTCAAGTGATTTCTTTAGAAAATCCTAAGTCGTTATGGATAAAGAACTTACGTTGAGCGCGGCCCGCCGGATTTGCTCTAAGTCTTTATATGTTAAGGATTTATAGCGGAAGAAGTAGGATTCGAACCCACGGACCCCGGTTAAGGGATCTCCGGTTTAGTAAACCGGTGCATTAGACCACTCTGCCATTCTTCCTTAAGCTGTCCGACTAGGATTCGAACCTAGAACCAAGCGGTTAACAGCCGCCTACTCTACCGTTGAGCTATCGGACATCATCTTACAGTTCCGGGACTACGATTCGAACGTAGAAAAAAGGAACCAAAATCCTTTGTGATACCGTTTCACCATCCCGGAGAGCCGATGGTCAGAATCGAACTGACGACAGGCAGTTTACAAAACTGCTACTCTACCAACTGAGTTACATCGGCAAACAGGTTATTATAGTCAATAGTCCCCATAGTCGCAAGCCCTACGCTTTTCAGCGGATCGGGTTCGCAGACGCTTGGGGCGATTGTCCATAATAGTATTGCGGTGTTCCTTGTGACCCGTAGGAACTTGCCACTGCGGTCGCACCTTGATCTTGATATGGTTGCGGCGTGGTCTGGTATCGTCGTTGTTGTGGAGCGTAATCATGCCATTGTCCATTTTCGTGTAAGTAAAAAACCTTGTCAACATTAGGGTCGTAAGCCATCAGACAGTATTGTACCGGATAGACTGGTTTTGTCAAGACTTGTTTTTGTGGAAGTCTGGACAATTTAATATCACCTTTTTGATAATCTTTTACACCAGTATACGCCAAACCCACAATCGTAATCAGAATCCCGATCCATTGTATCATAATCTCAGTCCTTGTCAATATCCTTCTCGTTCTCATACCATATTTATCGGCCAACCACCCCCAACACTTTAGGACTTTTCTGAAATTCCCTAAGTCTTTATCCTGCAACAACTTACGTCAAAGCCGGCCCGCCGCGCTTGCCCTAAGTGCTTACACACCAAGGGTTTGCGGCAAGTCTTATTTTTCAATATCTATCTGCGTGTTTATATATTCCATATCTTTCTCACAATCCTTACAGAAAGGCGTTCCCATTTCAGAATAGAACCAAGGTTCTACATAAACACTAGCCTCGCAATCTGCACATTCCCACAAGTGTCTTACTTTTTTCTCATCAATAATAATCCACATTATTCAATACTCCATCCTGCGTCTTTTAGAATATGAGAAGTGCGTAATACTTTTGTTCGTCCATCAGCAGTAACATAGTCTTTATATCCACGTTCATCTATATAGAAGTGTTCATCTAGCGTATCATTTTCATTTGTTTCCCATATTGCATCCATAGCAGCATCTCGTGGACATTTATTGCAGGAATAAATTAGTTCTAGTGTCCCACATTTGATATAGTATTTGCTCATTATTGTTCCTCTCGAAACATACAACATTGAACACAGTTACATTCTCCATAACCATCGTTATCATCGTAATCAAACTCTCCATAAATATCTTCATCCCATTCAGTAAAACTCTCAACCCCAAGGTCGATAGCAACCGGAACCCATGAACCCTTACGTCGAACATAACCAAAATTACCCTTGTGGGAATCATTATATTCTAAACCTTGTTCACTTAAATCGGAAACTACTTCACAGATAGTTATACCATTACTACATTCCGATTGAAAACATTCACCATCACAATCATCGTCATGACATACTGGCATAGGTCGAGCAACTTCGGTTAAATAACCATAACAAGTTAATTCACCATCATGCCTACGAATCATACCAACATCCCCATATACCATAGGGGCCAAATCAAACTGTGCCAGATGCTTTTGAGCCCGATGGGCAAACTGTGCCTCTTGCTCATTCTCAAACTCTTTGAAGCCCACACGTTTACGGCCAATCTTTTTGTCCTTAATAATATAGAAAGCGTTCTTACTTCCTGCATCATCATACAATCCAACGTAGCTCATGCCAAATCCTTTCAATGGGCGGGGAATAATACGTTGCCTAAACCACGAACACACAAGTCACATGATATACTATCTTTAGTGCCGGTGCAAGTGATTTCCGAACGACCACGACGGATTTCGGGACATACTACAAACTTTGTAGCATTGATTACAACCAGCTTCGGCAGTGCTTGTCTCCATGCTTCGGCTTTTGCTTTGCTCTTGGGACGCTTGGGAGCAAACTTCATATCACTATCACACCATGCAAACTTTTTGAAACCCTGTGCCAGTGCTTCACCCATATCATTATCATCGTGAATACTAGCATATACATTCATATACTTTTCCAGACTCACAAGCCGGGAATCATAAATATGAGTATAAAACCACATATCGGGCAGAGTATTACCATCGGCAAGAATACTCTCACAAGCCCACGTTACATTCGCAACATAGTCAAGATCAAGCTCGCCATTGAGAAACCAGTCGCCACGCTCATGCCAGCGAATAGACTTCTCACGACGCTTTGCTTCTAGAATCATGGCACGGATTTTATTCTTCTCCGTGATAACATTAGCAAACCCGGCAGTGCGGGCATTTTTATACTGATTCTCAGTCGCTTCGGCATAACAGCCATTACCAAGATAGTCGCAATCGGGCGGGCAAGTATCGCCAACCGGACGCGAAACCACAATACAACCCTTACCCAACTTATCATTACCATCAGCAGTTTTCATGTTCTTCTCCTGTGTCTACCGATTCTACACTATAGTATCGGCAAGGTCAAGCGAAAAACTTCACAAAATTATTTTTGATGCAAGTCGTTGGTAGATAAGGACTTACGACAAGGCCGGCCCGCCGAGTTTGCCCTAAGTGCTTACTGGCAAAGGATTTAGAATCGAATATGTTTTGGTGTATATAGAAGTAGTTTCACTTTCTATTAGGAGATTAATATGATCAATTGTAGACATTGCGGCAAGGAAACAAATAATCCAAATTTTTGCTCTAGATCTTGTGCAGCTAAAACCACTAATAAAATACCTAAACGCAAAAAAAGAATCAATTACTGCTCATCTTGTGGTAAAGAAACTGGATTCTTTAGAAGAAAATTTTGCGTAGATTGTAATCCAATGAATAAAGATTGGAATTCTATAACTTATGGAGATGCTATCCAAACTCGGAAATATCAAAAAAATTCTAGGATTAGAAATCTATCCAGAAAAATTTATAAATCGTCTGGAAAACCAGAATGTTGTATGATTTGTGGGTACGATAAACACTTTGAAGTATGTCATATCAAAGCTATTTCATCATTCCCTAAAACAGCAACAGTCGGAGAGATAAATAAGATAGATAATCTTATAGCTCTTTGTCCCAACCACCACTGGGAATTAGATCATGGAGACTTAATACTGCCGGAAGGATTTGCACCCTCGTAAATCAACTTAGAAGGTTGATGCCTAATCTACTCGGCCACGGCAGCGTGTTGTATATTATACCGTACTCACTCAATACCGCAAGCCCCCACAGCGTCCTGTAGAGGCTCGCAGTCATTATAACTCCATAGAGTCGATCACGCAACCGTCTCAACTTCCTTCTCTACCTTACCATCATGGGCATCACCCGCAGCTTCGGCAGTCACACCCGTCACGCGGGCACGCCACACCTTATAACCCTGCTCGCTAAAAGCCTTGATACCAGCAGCCTTGACATTCGCATGAACATCACCAGGAAGCTCATCATTCAACGCCTTTGTAAGAGTAGCAACCACATCAGCCGAATCAATCTCGTCGCCAACAATATCAACCGCAAAGCTAAACTTCTTCATCTTACGTTCTCCAAAAAGTGTTACAGTTACCAATCGTTCTAGTATCAGTATACGTTACTGTTACCCACTTGTCAAGTCCGTCGTGATGGTTTCTAGTGTTGGCATCATCGTGGGGTCTTGTCTCGTGATACTACCATTCTACAGTATAGTATCGTCATTGTCAAGCAGGAACTTGAGTGAGCCTCAAAGATTTTTGATTTTGTCCTAAGTTGTTTGCTGATAAGGACTTACGTCAAATTCGGCGGGTCGGCCTCGCCCTAAGTGCTTTAGGGACAAGGCTTTAGGTCAAGATAGAAAACCCTCGCAACCCAGACCAACCAGATCACGCAGCAGTGCCTCTGCCGCTTCGGGCGTTTTCAGAGTGATGCTCTGCTTGGCTCCGGATTTAGCAGGAACGAACTTGTCGTAATGCCAGCCGCCAACCAGATAGTCACTCCAATCCTTGGCTTCCTTCAAGCCCCATCCGGTATGAAGCCGAATAGCTTTGATGGAATGGATACGATTGTCCAGAGTCAGACCTCCGGTGATCGTTACCATACGACGCTGGTTAACACCCAATGCCACCTCCAACGCACACACAATCTTGTCGAACATATCCAGACTGCAACCGTTTGCAATCATGTTCAACGACTCACGGACGCTCAGTTCGATCTTGATCATCTTTTTCCTCCAAAGGTGTTGTTCTGCTTAGTATATCTTCTTATCGGCCAATGTCAATAGCTCTCTTGAAAATCTTTTTTGACTCCAGAGATATTTTTGGTGTATTTTACATTGGAGTCAACAATAGGAGATATAATGAATACTAAAATATGTACAAAATGCAAAATAGATAAATCACTAGACATGTTCAGCTACAATCGTGGTAAACCAAGACCACAATGTAAAGAGTGCAGAGTTAAAGAATCACAAAAATACTATAGTAAAAATCTAGTAGATAGAAAAAAATACCATAGCCAAAGAATTAAAAAGCTTTATCAAAATGAAGACACTAGATTAAAGTTAAATCAAAATTCTTCTAAGTCTCGTAAAAAGAAAATACAGAAATATAGAGAATTTATGAAAAAACAAAAATGCAACAAGTGTGGGTTTAATGATTATAGAGCATTACAGTGGCACCATCAAGATCCATCTACTAAATCTTTCACAATAGCATCACAAGCAGCACATACTAGTTGGGATAAATTAATATCTGAAATTAACAAATGTGAATGTTTGTGTGCTAATTGTCATTTTATTTTACATCACCCAGACGATCTTTCCTCAAGCACATGAACCTGTCTGCCGTCAGTTACAAGAGTATCAAACTCATAATCATCCCACTCAAATTCTCCAGAGTCCGATTCTCTACGCCATCTAATGTCTTTAATTGGATTGTAATATAGTTTTTCAAGACCATCAATAGGTAAATCCTTGCGAAGCATAACCTCCTCACACTGCACCCAACCACTAACATTCTTTTTCTGTTTCTTGTTGACCCATTTTGCCCTAGCTACCTTATTTACCAGCTTGCAACCACGCATCTCCAGCTGGTATTCTGTAGGGTCTACATAAAATTGGTCAACCCTTTTCTTTCCTTGCATCACGTTTACCTGCCATTTTTTATAATTAGGCCCGTTTAGTAGATGAAATCGTACTTCGGCGTGTTTTTCAACCGTTTTCATTTACCTCTCCAAAGAACAACACAATGCGTAATCTCATCTTCAGTAGGGCCGAAAGACATAGAATGTCTGCCATCCCACCAATTAATCTTCTCTTGTCCATCCCAATTATCATTTAGACGAACAGCAGTATTAGGTCTAACTTCAACATTATCATATCCACACTCATAACCCGGCACCAGTACCAGCATATCTTGTGGCAGCTTGTTCAGTTCTTCGATCAGTTCAGCAACAGTCATCTTATTCCCTTTCGTGTGTTGCTAGTATCTTACACTACTAGTATCGACCTGTCAATAGAGAATCTTGAAAAAATCAGGATTAAACCTAAACCCTTTAGTAGTAAGGACTTATGGCGAATGGGGCCGGCCGGCCTTGTGCTAAGTGCTTTAGCAGCAAGGACTTATGTCAACTAGGATAATCGGCTGGATAATCTTTTATTGGTTTAATTGGCCTATTCATCACTCCATCATCAAGCATCCACCACGGAGCATCCATTCGGTCAACTAGACCGGGAGATTCATGACAAAATATAAGATGAGGACTAAAAGGGTCATTTGGAGAATAAGAATACTCTCCAGCCCACACACCAATATGTTCACCATAATACCAAATACCTTGTCCATCCTCTGGTTGCTTCTCAAAAAAACTAATCCATTCCATTATATATTCCTACAAATTTCCACCCAAGTGTCAATCAATTCCTTAGCAGTTATACCATGCTCTTCTGCTAAAGTCAATGCCTCTTCCCGATTACTCTTATTTACAGCAGCCGATTGGCTCCTTAAAACCCTTAGAACCTTAATGATCGCTTCGTCCTTACTCATAGAAAGCCTCCCTCTCTGCATATACTTCTGCCACCGCAATCCTAACTTCTACCCAATCTTCTAGAGTATCAAAACTCTCAAGACTTTCGGCTAACTCACTATCCTCATAGCATTCTACCACATATTGCCCCCAACCCGCATAATTATCTTGGGCAAGTTGTTTTGCTTCAGCAATCAATTCTTTTGTAGCAATCATCATCTTTCTCCTTTGTATTGTATACCGGGTGTTAATGGATCGACTTATGATGATATGGGAATTGCACCCATACGCTGCTAGAGCGTGCTTGTTTTATCACCACGATAGTTTTACAGATAATGTCCGGTATCACGCATTAACCAACCTCAAGGTTTTACCTTATCTAAGGTTTCTATCCGACCCCTGTTTATAATCAGCGAACCATTTACGACTCCGGTTCTATACTCCACTAATACCCGATATTTTTAACCCTTGGGCCAGGTAAACACTAGTGGAAACCGTCCACGGAAACCTCCCTGAGATTGTTCATGAAGCAATCTGTCTGGCTCTTGGGAACGATTACTGATTGTATTGTATCATGCGTCTATGCGGCGTTGCAACGTCTAGGCTGTTAGGCCACGCATAGTAAAGGAAATCATACCTGATAATCTCCACCGCATGATTGTATGAATCGTGGTGAGGACGCGACCCCCCATAGATTGGTACTTCTATCCAACGTATAGCCCCGTTGGCAACCCTACGCTGCATTACAGCCGCAGTGTTTATCGAAATAGGCTATCCCAACCTAGTCCAAGGCATGGACCCACGAGTTTTGTATTGTAAAATAAACAGATTGGGTTATGCCATACTCGGCCTTGCATTTAACCGTGGCTTCTTTGATATCATTCTGCCAGCGGCCCTCATCTGCTTATGTGCTAAGTATACATCTATTATCGTCACTTGTCAAGAGCTATCTGTAGAAATTCCAAAAATTTTTTAGCATTGATGTAACCTTATGACACACAAGCACTTATGTCAAAGTCGGCCGCCCGCCCTATCCCTAAGTTGTTTAAGGATAAGGACTTACGACTAATAGTCTTCGGCCTCAATAGGCTCATCACACTCATAATTTGAGTTGGTCAACACTTCTGGCCTATACTTACTCAACTTTTTATCCACACACTCCAAACAAACCTTACCCAGTGGAATTCCCCGAGCATCACTTTCCCACCAACTTTTCTTGCCAGACCCACATGGACAAACTTTCATGATATCCCCTTAGTTATTACTAGCACCAATAGACTCACGAACCCTAACCACCCCATCCCTTCGGGCAATCTCAAGAGCCTTACAAAAGAACTCAAAGAAAATATCCAGTTCTTCGTGCATAGCTTGCTCATCAACAGTAGCAGCATTCAGCAAACGAATGGCAAACTCGGCCACACTATCACAAACAGCGTTTCGTTCTTCATTGGTCAACATAATTCTCTCCCTTTCTGCCCAATATACTCTATTAAAGACCCCTTGTCAAGCCCCGACTATTGGCTGACTAAACCCATCCAGCCCGACCCCGTAGGGTTAGGCGGGACAAACATTGGAGATTCGCTCAATGAGCAAATTCTTACCATACAACTTTTCGGCCATAACCAGTGCATGATAGGTACTATAGGCTTCCACATAGCCCACAACCTTATTACCCTTCATCACCATATAGGTATCAGTATTCATTCTTCATCCTCCTCTGATCCTGCGAACATTGCTTCCCAAGACTCAGCATCAATTCCCGTTTTAAGAACCTCACGATCATCAGCATTGAGATACGGAAAAGCAATTTGAATCAACTCTCCGTTCACCCAACGCTGGGCATCCTCAAGTTTCGTGACTATGCTAAACTCACGACCACCAAGGGAAATGCCACTGAACTCGATCATATCCACATCATTCACTGTGGTGATCGTCCGAGTTGTACGATCCGACAAAGCATACGGCTTATTGAACATAAACATCTTTTTTCTCCTTTTGATTCCCTGTATTCTACACTACTATTATCGGCTTGTCAAGAGGAAAAACTTGAGCAAAAAAAGATTGTCGTAAAGTGTTGATACATAAAGACTTACGACGAAGCGGGGCAGCCGACCTCGCCCTAAGTCCTTTGGTGTCAAAGGGTTAGGGGTTGGTCAGTTAGTAGGCAGAGACTGCTAGTTTTTAGAACAGGTTAGCAAACCCGCTCTTGAACAAAGCACCGGCCAGGAGAGGCTTTCGGCACTTGGTCACTCGCTCTGCATAGAAATTACGCACCTTACCATCCGCAGTTCGACACGTTACCAGATTACTGGTACGGATGAACTCAGGATCATTGATACGATACCGACTCTTGCGATTCAGTCTCGCAATCTGGTCAGCAGTCAACGTCTGCTTGCCGATCACCTTAGCAAGAAAACGCTCATGCGTTCCGTGCAACGGCTGCTCATAAACAAAGTTATAGACTTGACCCTCTTGGGCATTCGCCAAACTAGCTTTCGATCCACCATAGACCGAATAGAAGACGAAACCCACAACAGCAGCGGCAACAGCCGACAGAATCGAACCAAGCAAAATCACATCGTTCATAGAAACCCTTTCAAATTGAAAACCTATCACAACATCCATGCCACAAGTCTACACTAATTATCGGCGTTTGTCAAGCGGGAACTTTAGAAAAATTTTCTTCCCAATACTCTACCATTTCAGCCATGTTGATACCACTATCATTCCAAGCCACACAATCGGGCGTTTCGAATCGGATAGGACTCACTTCAAAAATTTCACGAATCAAAATTCTGAAATGTTCGTAAGAGCCACACTGCTTTGCCAGACTATACAAAGTTTCATCATTGCTGATCCACAGACAAACATTCCATGTCTGGTAGTTTTGATATCCGTGATATGATCCATCGGGACTCATGCTTCACTCTCTCTTTCTTGTATACGTCATTCTACTATCTATTATCGTCTAATGCAAGGGGTAAACTTGAATCTTAAGAGATTGTAAGGATTCTCGTAAAGTGTTGCAGCATAAGAACTTACGTCAAATTCGGCCCGCCCCGTCGGCCCTAAGTGCTTGAACACAAAGGGTTTACGACGATGGAGAGTTTACTCAAAATCAACAAAGATGATCTGAGCATAGCCACGAGGCTTAACACTATAGTGATCACCATAGTCATAGGTATCAGCCTTGACTGCAGTCATACCAGCCAGAGCCTTAGCTTTCCGAACAACGCTACGCTGACTAGCATTCTTCTTGGGGATAAACTCGTAACGATTCACCCAGCCGTAGTTAGCTTCACCACCAAAAGTATCAGTATGGGTAACAACGCACTTCATTTAATAACTTCCTTTGCTTTCATGGTTTCAAGATACAACTGTTCCAACATCTTCACGCGATTCACTGCACGATCAGTCTCACGATTCATGAGTATAACAGCTTTTTCGTGTGCTGTCAACTCTTTCTTTTTTGTTTTCATTCTATTCCTCAATTTCACTTACATAACATTCACAATCATACTCATAACCAGCTTTACGCTTGGCTTCAGTAGCACTACGACAATCCACAATAGTACCAAGATACTTGTTGTCAGCCTTACGATAGACCACATACATCCCAGTATCATGACGGTTATAGGGATTAAAACGACCTTCGTAATATCGACTGCTCATCTTTCACTCTCTTTCTTGTATTTCATTCTACCACAACTTTTCCGCGATGTCAATCCCCTTTATTTCTGCTCAGAGCAGCATGGGAAACAATCTGATCAAACGTATACCATTCACCGTATCCGTATTGACCAGAAACCAGAACTCGCACATTCTTTCCAATGATTTGCTTGATAATTCCGTATCCATTAGTCATTTGAACAACATCACCAACTTGATATTTCATCTCTGTCTCTCTTTCTTCTGCTATGATTATATATCTATTATCGTCCAAAGTCAATAGGTTAGATCAGAAAAAGTTTCCTTACAATATCGTAAGGTTGACATAAAGTGTTGTGGTATAAGAACTTACGTCGCGCCCGGCGGGCCGCGCAAGCCCTAAGTGCTGATGCACAAAGGGTTTACGGCGAACCTCAGAATTTTCCTCCAAAATCTGGACTAATTCCAAGTTGCTCCTGAACATTCTCATCCCCCAAAGTATCCTCATCCATCATGAAATCCAAATCATCAAAAAAGATTTCGATTTCTGGCTTTCCGTCATATGCGAGAATAGCAGCAAAATCATAGATCATAAAGTAAGCCGTAGCCTGTACCCATGATTCTACAAGTCCCGAATGCAACTCAATAGTATCTCTGTTGAGATAAACATACTCTATTGCAGAGCATTTGGTATTATCATCCATTTCATCCCATACGGGAATTTCTTGATTGTGCTTATTCAGTTCTTCATCCAGCACACCATCTTGTCTCCACTGTACATAATTTTCGTATGTAGCCTCAATCATACCCGTTGCAATCTTACGATATTCCATTATTACTTTCCTTTCAATTAGTCGTTATATGGGCCATCTTCATTGTAATCCACAAATCCCACAGCCTCATCGGCGTGGAAATCTTCTACTCCATCGTCGCCATAGTAACCGTAATCCTCATCGGTTCCCCATCCAGCGGAAGCCAACGCAGACTCAGCATCACCATCCATACTGTCATCAAACGAATCATCCTCAACCTCATAATCGGAAAGGTCAGTGTCCATGCACTCACCGTAGAAATCTTCAACATCGTCGTATTCGTAGCTCATGGTCAATCCTTCACAATGGTAGTAATGTAGAACAGGCCAATATAGGACGCAACAAACGCAATCACACTAAGCATTATCATACTCCGGAGGAACGAAATCGTCAATATCAATTCCGACCACTTCGGCATAGTCGTAGAAATCGGTCTGGATACTAGGATCGTCAATCGGCTCCACGATGTTCAGTTCGGCCATCTCAGCAAGAATCCGATTCACAGCGTCAAAATCGTTCAGCATGATTCTGTTCCTTAGTGGTTACCGTTCGTGATGTTGTGATTCTACACTTATTATCGGCTAGTGTCAAGCAGTAACTTGGAAAATTCGCAAATATAATTTCATGCCAAACAGAAAAATTTTGCAGTTGACGTAAAGTGTTGTGGGGAAAAGACTTACGCTTCGCGGGGCGGGCCGGCCTCGACGTAAGTCCTTACTGATGAAGGAGATACGTCATAATGCAGCCAAGGGTAAAGCATACCCCCCATAAGATGTAGTCACTCGATTTCATTATTTTCCTCCATATACATGATATGTGACATACTAGCAGACAGTAAAATGCCGACAATATAGCCAAAAGCAACACTAATAAAATCAAATTGATACATCCCTGTATCTCCAGTGTTATTGGATCAATCCCCATATCCTACCCAGAAATCATCACCCTTATCACTTTTCATAAGAGTATAACCCCTAGATTTCATATTCTCATATTCGTTAATTCTCTGCCAAACTTCACAGAGCGTTTCCATCACTTTAAGGAAAGCCCCCATAACCCACACAAAAGGATATTCGATCATTCTCATGTTCAAGCCTCCGTCTCATGGGGGATATTGGTCAGATTCTCACACTGGTCAAGATAGCACGAACGATATTCGGTCAGGCCGATTTTCACAATCATTAATTTACCCTTGGGCTTATCTTCAACCCTACGAACCTCACCACGGAAGTTCTCACCCTTATAATCAAACTCCACCCAATCATACCTCTGGGGCAACACAGCGTTTTTCATACTTTCCTCTTGGTTACTGGTCATCTTTCCTATATCTATTATCGACATTCTACCACATCAACCTTTAGCCTGCAACACCTTACAATATCGAAAGGATCCCCTATCTTTACTGACTATATGCAGCACGGCCAGTCCGTAGGGTTAGCTGAGACTAACCGGAGTAGGATTCGACCGGTAGTATCTTGCCCACAGATCATCCATCACAAACTGGACAACACGATCATGAGTACCACGACAAACGTAGTATCCCATGTGAATGTCGAACAGGGCAAACGATCCATCCTCTTTCGGATGAAATGTGAACCCACACTTGTAGGCATAGCCATTGATGCTACGCTTGACGGTCGAAACTTTTGGAGGCTTTCTCATCTTCATTCTCTCTTTCTTTCTTGTCCTATGATTATACATCTATTATCGTCATTTGTCAATAGGGTAGAGCAGAAAAATTTTCCTTGCAATACTGTAAGGTATTTCTAACATGATTTGGTACAGCATTTGCTATGTTGCCGTAAGTCATTGAGGCATAAGCACTTACGTCGCGCCCGGCGGGCCGCCCTTGCCCTAAGTCCTTTAGTAGCAAGGGTTTACGTCAAGTTTTTCGTTTCCTGTATATTCGTTCAGTACCCACCCATATGGGTAGGTATAGCTTAGGATATAGCCTTACATACGTACTCTTTACCCATCGCTCAGTCTCTAGTGTAACGTCGTACACTAGTGTACAGTCGTTCATTCTTCCCCCTTGAAGCTGAACGGGCTGATTTCAAGGTGAGCAACCGCACCATACTGCTTGGTCAGTTCTTCAACACGTTCACGGCTACCCGGCTTGCCAACCGGAACGATCATGGTATCCTCACCCCCCACATAGCGGGGATCAGCCTTTTCCTTACGAGCCTTGCCGATATTCTTCAGTGCGGTACGATTGAACTTGAGAACCTTTTCGGTCACGACATACCGCTTTTGATCGGTCACACCGTAGACGTAATCGGTATCGTCCACAACCTTATCATCGGGGATTTCCACGAGCATCGGCACTGCGATACCCTTGAAGATCATACGGGCTTGACGCTTGGCATTTTCGATGATGGGGAACTTGGTTTTCATTTTCTTTTCTCTCTTAGGTCTATCGTTCTCTTGTGTGTGCATTATACCAAACTGATTTTATGTTGTCAACCTTACAATGTCGTAAGGTTCAGTCATATGGGTAGTGGGGAGTCTCATCCCTCTCAGGTAGGGGAAAGGTTTCAGTATTGAAAGCCCAAGGTAGAATATCATCCACTGGTATTCCACTTTTTATACTAGCCTTACTTCGAGCCTCCATCCAATCCTTACCAAAAAACATACCGATATATTCGTGAGTGTCTATTCGATGAAAGGTAAAAACGCTCATTCAAAACTCCCCATCGTCAAGGCCCGGAATGTAATCAGCCTCGTCGGCACAAGCCTCGCACACCATGTCATAATACAGATCGTTCAGCTGATTTTCAATACCATTTTCCGAACGAATCCACACCCCATCGTGAACCATATCTTTCGGCTCAACCTTGAACGACGATCCGGCTTGAATCACACGCACCTTGTGGGAATCCTTACCAAAAACCTGTCGAACACCAGCCATAACCTTGTCGAGCGTAATCATTTTTCTTTCTCCTATTCTTTCTTATATCGACATTATACCAAAGTATTCTTGAGCTTGCAAGCAAAATCTTTCCTTACAATACCGTAAGGTTCGTGGCGTGTTGTGGCACACCGTTTGCTAGCCGTTTGCATTAGCTGTAACATGTTGGCACATAAGGAGTTACGTCAACGTGGGCCCGCCGGCCTCGCCCTAAGTCGTTTAGGGACAAGGACTTACGTCTAGTATACCAGATTATTATCAGCTACTACGACACCATCAGTATACTCATCACCATTCTCTAAATACCATTCTCCCTTACGTTGATACACACGTACAGGTGAATACTGATTGATTCTATCCTTAGTGGTACTAGTATACCATCCCCCAGTGTTAAGGGTAGCACTATTGTCAGAATGAATCTTTACCACATACGTACCATGTAGCATAATACCTACGCTACTATCAGGCAATATCTCAGCGTATGTATTGTTACCTACCTTACGAGATTTCCGCTTAGTCTTACCATGTACCATCTTAGTAGCTTCATCGTGTGTCATTCTATATTCCTTAGTGTGTTAGTCATTCAGCATGGAATGGATAGCGTTACCCACCTCATGCACAGTATAGGTGATAAATGCACAGAAACCAATTAGAGAAAACAATATAACATAATCAATAATCGACATACTATATCCTTTCAAGAAGCCTTGATAAAAACCTTAGATGATTTACCATTAGCGTATATCGTCACGATATAATTCTTTCCACTACCATCTTCAATCTGTAGACCATTCACCGTACCGACATGGCACTTCCCAGCAGGATCGACCAGACCAATATAGGATCGATCCATCATAGCCTTTACAATGTCGCTCAACAGATACACCCTACCAACAGATCGCACGGTTGCAGTTTTCATTTTCTTTTCCTTTGTGTTGTTGCTATTATACAGTATCGGCTATTAGTTTGTCAAGGGCTTAGGCAAAATCCTCTTCACCACAGCAATCCTCATCGGATTCCCATTCGCCATCGTCAAGGCCCGGAATATAGTCGGCCTCATCTTCCGGAATATCCTCAACCACACCACACCATTCCTTGCAATCCATACAAATCCCGATTCTATCCTTACCCTCGCCGGTCTCAAAAGAGCAACCAGCACCGCAGCAGTCAGAAACCAGATCATAATTCAGATTTTCCATTTTTTCCTCTTTTCTTTCTCTTATTCTTATATCGACATTATACCATCCCAAACTTTATTTGCAAGTGAAAAGTTTCCTTGCATTTTCGTAAGGTTTGTAGTGCAAATATCGTGCCGAATCGGCTGACTTTACGCTGACTCGACATAAGTCGTTGGTACCAAACAACTTACGTCAAGCCCGGCCCGTCCAACAAGACATAAGTCCTTACCTACCATATACTTAGGGGGTTTTTTCGTTTTTAGAAGGTTGGTACGGATTTTTCACTACAAGTCGCGGTGGTGCAAACACAATAGGGACCACCATATATAAATTGGCCAGTTTATTAGCCAGTTATTAGTACCGATTTGGAACATAAACAGTCTGAGGCACACTTAGTACCTCATATCTTTTAAAAAAACAGTGGTATCGACGCTCCACCAGAACATTTTGATAACTTGTCACAGGAACGTACTGAGGAACCACAGGCACCATAGTTACCACTGGAACATAATAATAGTATGGAGCAGCAACTGCCGCTGGAACTTGTTGAACCACAACCGGAGGATGATAAACATAAGGAACCCAACCCTCATCACCAAGAGCAACATTTCCTGCAACAAACAATAATATTCCAGCTAATATCTTTTTCATAAAATTTTCCTAGGGGTTAAAAAACAATTGGCCAGTTTCCACACATACTTTATCGACAGAAGCCGTCAGCAAACTTTAAACTGTTGCACAGTTAACAGTTCGTATCTCATCATTATATCCAGAGTCCCCAGGAATTACACAATCACATCCTGCTGGACAATTATTTTCAAAAGCATCCCATCCTCCTCCTCCATCCTGATACCATTGTACCTTACAATTACCAGAACATGGTTTGCCACTCAAAATACTATATATTGGACCTTCATTATTATATACCATTTTTATTCCATAATATCCAGATCTGAGTCATTAGTTGGAACCGGCTGATTATTTAATAGTCTACGAGATTTTTTAATTGCTCGCATAATTAATAGTTTTGCAACACTATCTATGAATATAATTTTAAGATTATTTGCTTCTACTTTGAGCCAAGCTACTATTTTTTCTATATTTTCAACACACCAATCATTACCATTCTCGTTCATTTCTAAGATATATTTTGTACAAGAACAATTATCTGATATTACAACTCCTTGATTTTTTAGAACTTTAACCAGAACTGTTCCTGGATTATTTGGATATTCCTCCAAAGTTTTTGGAAATAATGATCGTAAAAATGCTGCTGGATCATCTCCTAATATTTCAGTTAATTTATCTTCAGCTTGAGCTTGAGTCCAGTCCCCCACAAGATCATATTCTGATCCAGACCAAAGATTAATTGGAGTTTGTATTCCAAGAAGATTAACACTTACTGTTTTATTTATTGGATTATCAGTAAATACTAAATCTAAATTATCTAATACCAATGTATCTGGATAAACTACTTTTCCAAGATTATTAGTAAAAGGAGGAGGAGTTATTGATATAGTATTATTTAGTTTCATATATTTTCCTTTTTATTTTAAGAATTAACAATTACCATCACAATTATTACTAGTATATGTCGTTACACGTTCTGGACAAAATGAGAGATAGTCAGCGTATGTATCACACTCCCAACAACCAATATCCCCATTATCATTATAACAGTAATAAAGCACTGTTCTAGTAGTAGAAGATATTGATCCATCATTTCCAGCAACACAAATCGTTGTAGTCTCTCCGTACTTTTGATCACATCCTGGCTGTTCTGGTAAGCATGGATTAAAAGTCAAATTAAAACAATTGCTATTAGTCTGAGCACAACCTCCATTGCCGCCACCAATTAATCTCCATTCATTTCGACCACCCATACCAATCCTCCCTGTATAATAATATAAACACGGAGGTACTGGATTTTTCCCATCTAGGATGCTATATATTGGTCCATTATTATCATATATCATTTAAACGCCTTATAGAGGATGACTACTGAGATAATATATACACCCTTAGTCCTTATAAGGAATCAGATGCTTTCGCACAAAGATCATATTAATGAAGAATCCACAGAAAGCACTCAATAAGTTGCTCACTATTGGCTGAGTCAGATCTTCCAAAGGATTAAAAAAATACGAAAGAGTTAAACTAATCCAAAAGCTAACGCACTCATGACAAAGCAAAGGCTTACTAATGTACGGAACTCGCGCAACCAAATTTCTTAATGGTACACTAATTTCAGTATCGCTCCAAGCATAACTTAGAGCTAATGAAGTGAATAGATAAATTATAAAAAGTGTCATAAGAAATAAACTGCAACTTTATTATCTCTTTCGGCCACACTAAACATCCTAAACATTTTGCCAGGCAGATTGGCCGCGAAATTCTTCCAAGCTTCGTCACCCTTATCAATCACAAAAACTTTTCCTGCATAATTATTATTAGCTCTTTCTTCATTTAAAGATTGTAGCTTAAGAGTTATTTCTGAAGCGTCCTTAACATAAGTATCTAATACTGAACTATTCTTTTCTAGCTGTTCAGTAAAAAACTTAAAGACTTTTCCTCGACAGGTACAATTAGGATTATCTTTAAAAGTAACAAGATCCGCTAATATGGAAGGAAAGGCATTCTTTAGTTTTGAGAAAGTTTCATCATCTTTAATCAACATTGGCAGAACATCGGTCACATTATTAGTATTAATCATATTAAGTCTCCTTGGTTTCTTTATTATAGAAAGAGACTGGAGATTGACAAGATAACCTAAAATTTCTTTCTAAACATTATCACAATATGAAATACAATTCAAAGAACTTTCCGAATCTGATACTACATAAGTATAACAATTAATTTGTGTAGGATATCCGCAGCTCATCATGGTTGGGTTATAGGAAGGATCTTGCTCGCTCACGCAAGTACTATACCTACAATAACCTTCTGGACAATTAGCAGATGGCCCACATCCAGTTAAAGGATTTCTTATTATACAATTTTGTTGACAGGTATTTAAATCAGCATAAGTATTAGGACCTCCTAAACAACTATAGCAAGGAGCACACCCCAAACCTCCTTGACACAAATATCCATCACCCTTACCTGTTAAAACACTATAAATAGGACCAGTATTATTATACATCATAAATTATCCCATAGATTGTATTTTAATTGATCGTTGACCATCCGTAATATCAGATAGATTCTCTATTGCTGGACTATATTGATATCCATTTCTTTGTCCAGTAATAACCGAAACACATTTACCTCCCGATATTATACCTTGATCAAAATATTCTCTTGTTGTTGTATACTCACTCATATTATACCAAAAAGTTCTTCCGTATCCATAGTTAGGACTATCTCCCTGAGGATAATTAGTCTCAACATCTCCGTAAAGAGTAGCAAAACAATAAGCACAAGTAAAAAAAGTCTTTTGTTCTTGTATTGGACTTAATTCCAAATTATAACTACCTACTCCTTCGATTGTTACTGATGGAGATACTACTCTGTGAACTAGTACTGGAATAGTTCCGTTAAAACTTGATATGGTAGTAGGGCCCCATTCTGGATCTCCGTTAGGATCTATTTCATTAATTGATACATTCCAAGCACCAACTCCCCCAGAACTTGGACCATAATAAGGATTACTTCTTGAGTAAAAAGGACTAGAATATCCATTACCCATATCTCTTGATACGCTAATGCTCATAGTAGGAGACAGGGTTTTGTTCCAGTTTCCTCCTCCATAAGAATTACTATAGTTTGAACCATTAAGATCCACAGTCATATTCAAATTTGAATTAACATTTCCAGCGATAATAACTCTTATAGATTTGGGCCATGCTCCAGTATCACCAGTAATACCAGCGCCTGAATATGAATCATCAAAATAAGGACGAAATACTAACCTTGTGGTACAATCATTAGGAGTAACAGAACAAGGAACAACACCACAACAAGATCCATTAGTACAAGGATTAGAATTCAAGCAGTCTGAATTACTAGAACAAGGACCAAAACAACACCACCCAGAAACGATTCCTCCTCGGCAATACGGACCTAATTTTCCTTCAGTACAATTTGATCCATTTAATACTACTCCATTAACTGTGGAGCCATCCAATTCCACACCATCATAAGCTCCGCAAGGAGATTTGCCATTTAGAACACTATAAATCGGCCCATTATTATCATAGCTCATGTGTTATTTTCCTGATATATAATCTCATATCCAGTTAATACACTCTTTAGCTTTTCTTTTTCCGATTGATCCAAAATCCTATTTGATACCACCCTGACACTAAGATTCTCAAATTGAATTTGATTTAAATCATTCCTAAAAGATAATTGAGATATTTGTTGTTTTATATCGGTCAATCTTCCAGGTCCCTTTAAAGCGAAAGGACGATTCTCTATCATTCTAAAAGGTCTATATAATCTTCCACACTCACATCTGGAATAATCATTTTTAATCTCACAAAGATCTCCATTGTAATAATTAACAAAAGGAGAGGATAAATTAAAATAATCAGTACTAATCATCTTATTGTCCGCTCCTTGAGTTACCCAACTCAAATTATCTAACAAATGATACGTATCATATCGACATGTAAAAAAAGTTGCTCCACCATCCCAACATCTCATATGATCACAAACATTATTAGCATATTTTTTTAATATAATCGTTTCCTTATCAACCAATCTCATAAACTCCCCGGTCTGACTCATCAAATTCCCCAACTTTATATCAATATTATTTTTAGTCAAATAATTTACCAAAGAATTCATTATTGGCCCAGTAATCATAATAATGTCAAATGGCACAATAGGCCTTATTTTCTGCAACAATTCTTCAAACCAACTATCATTATTATTCATGTAATTCTCAAAATTAACAAAATACCTTATGCTATCAATGCTCTTATGAGTATGAAGAGTATATGGAGAATCTCCTTCTTGCTTATGTAAAAATTCTTTATGACTTGGATTATATGCTAATTTTTTAAGCATTAATATTTTAGGATTCTTTTTATTAATATGAAATTCATCCAAAATCATTCCATAATGACTTTCGTCTTCTAAGAATCTAATATATTTGTTCCACACACCATAACTAAAAGGTTCTCCGCTACTACTACCACTAGTATTAAATATCTGATTTTCTTCTTTCAAATCTTTAACAAACCAACATTCATTATTATTCAGATCTTTTCTAGAATAAATCTTTTCTGGATTAAAGTCCTTATAAACTAAACTATTATTAGTAGCATATTCTATTATATTATTCTTTAATTTATCAGTTACTTCTAACACAATATCAGAATCCATATAAAGTAAATAATTACAAAAAGAAACATACTCTTCAATAAGTTTCTCTCCTTTAGATTTTGACTTTAAAAAAATCTTTACTTCTTCTTCGTATTTTAATATATCCATAAATTATCCCTTATACAAATAAAAAGGGCAGGTACTAGACCCGCCCAATTTACAAAATAATTTAATAACTATTTTAATTTACTACTAATAATATCAAGTATTACTAACTTCTTGATTAATTGGAGATTCTACAACTCTGTTCTTGGGCCTTCTTCCCTTGGGCTTTTGAATGCCAAGCTTTCGTCTTTGTCGTCTAACCATAGCTGTTGTTACCCCATTACCAGTCATTTGTCCTAGTTTTGCGGCCAATTCATCATCACTTAGTAGCTTTTGATTATTTCTGATAAACTCAAGTTCTGATTCGGCCCATTTCTTGTATGTTGCCATAACAATATGTCCTTTCGTTTTTATTGTTGACTAAAGTGTATACTAACCATATAATAGTATCAAGTTGGTTATTTCGTGCAAGGAGAAAAAATGATCGATCCAATATTACCTCAATTTGTTTCCAGTACGCTGGATGTTAAAATATCGGCCAATTGTGACGTTAGTGCTGAGGAACTTAATTTACCAGAAGGAAAGAGCATAGCACAATTATTATATGAAGAAAAAGAACAAGAAAAAAATAGTCAAGAAAACCACCAAGAATAAACCAGTTATAGAAACGTCCTCATTACCTCATGATATTGATGAAAAAGAATTTATCAGAGTAGTTGAAAATATTAGCAAAAGGTTAGGATATAAATTCAAATTTGGTTATCATGATTTTGATGACATGAAGCAACAGGCATATATTTTTGCTTTAGAGGGTGTTCAAAAGTACGATAATAAACGTCCCTTGGAAAATTTCCTATGGACCCACATACGCAATCGACTTTTCAACTATAAAAGAAATAACTATCAGCGTCCTGACAAGCCTTGTTTTGGCTGTCCTTTTTTCGATAAGACGTATGCCTGTTCTAAGAATCAGTGTTCAAAATACAGCAGCAAGCAAGACTGTGAACTATATGCTAGTTGGTCTCACAGAAATGAAACCAAAAAGAATATTATGCAGCCAACATACATTGAGAAGGATCCTGAAGCTTCGGTATTTTCTAGCAATAATTTAGTCGATAAAATTGAGAATAAAGAACTATTAGATTACTTAGATAAAAATATTGAGCAAGAATATAGAGAGAACTATTTAAAGTTGAAACATGGATTAAAGGTTCCTAAACAACAATTACTTAAGCTACAACAATATATTAAAACCCTAATAGATAAGATAAAAGTATGCCAAAAAAGCGAGGACAGCTAGGACTAGATGAAGAGAAATTCATTAGAGATAATGTTGAATCTCTCACTATAGATCAAATAGCAGAACAACTAAATCGAAGCTCCGCTCCAATTAAAAGATATATTGATGAGCAGGCTCTAATGATTCCAGATACTGAAAAAAATAATAATGATTATTTGAAGTATAAATTACATAGCAAAACATTCTGGAATGAAATTAAACGTCAGTTTGATGAAGATACGGGCGAACTTCAGTATTTTGAAGATACATGGGTTGGTTTAATAAAACAATTTAGAGAAGACGTTTTACCAGCAGAAGAATTACAGATCAAACAATTTATCACAATTGATATTCTTATTAATAGAAGCATGAAAGAAAGAAAGCGTCATATAGCAGAAACCGAAAAACTCCAAAGACAGGTTGATAAAGAATATGAAAAACCTGAAGATCAACGAGATATTCCTAAACTGGCTAATCTTGAAACTCAACTTTCGTTTGCCCGCAACAGTATCGCTAATTACACTAATGAGTATACCAAGCTTCTTAATGAACAGCAAAAAATTAGTAAAGATCTTAAAGCTACACGAGAACAAAGAATAAAAAGAATAGAAGATGGAAAAAGTAGTTGGACAGGATTAATCCGAATGTTGGAAGATGAAGAGTTGAGAGAAAAAGAAGGTAAGGAAATAGCTATACTAAGTATGGCAGCGCAAAACAACTTGAAAAAAATGTCTGAACTACATACTTATCAAGACGGAGTAATAGATCGTCCCTTTTTAACACCAGACACAGTAAAGGAATAATATCTTGAAAAATTCAGATCAAATAGACGGATGGTTTAATTACGAAGAAACTTTTGATTTTCTTATAGATAGCATACCAGAAAATGGTACCTTTGTGGAAGGAGGAGCTTGGCTAGGTAAAAGCTCAGCTTACTTATGTGATAAAATTCAGTCACTATCTAAAAATATTAATGTATTTATTGTTGATAATTGGAAAGGATCTATTGAAGAAATTGATGATACTCATAGTTTAGCTAAAACACATGATATATACCAACTATTTTTAAATAATATGGGAAATAGAAAATTTACTACTATCAAATCAAATTCATTAGAAGCTTCAAAAAACTTTGAAGACAAATCTTTAGATGTAGTATTTATTGATATGTGTCATATGTATGAATGTGTTAAAGAAGATATTGAAGCGTGGTATCCTAAAGTTAAATTTAATGGATATATAGCTGGTCATGATTATTCGCACTATCATCCTGGTGTTAAGCAAGCAGTAAATGAAAAATTTTCCAATATTAACACAATGCATGGTGATTGTTGGGTTGTGAAAAAAACAGAAGGAGCATATCGTGGCTAAAATAGCATTAGTTTCTGGTATCACTGGACAAGACGGTTCCTATCTGTCGGAGCTACTACTGAAACACAAATATAAAGTTATTGGTTTACACAGAAGAAGTAGTATCAATAATTTTGAAAGAATAAATCATCTAATAGATAATCCAGAGTTTCAATTGGAAGAATTTGATATTACCGATCCTAGTATCTGCGACTATATTATTAATCATTATCAACCAGATGAGTTTTATAATTTAGCAGCTCAAAGTCATGTTGGAACAAGCTTTAAGCAGCCATCAACAACATTTCAAATAGATACGGTTGGAGTAGTCAACATATTAGAATCTATCAGAAGAACATCTCCCACCACCAAATTTTATCAAGCTAGCACAAGTGAAATGTTTGGTCGTAATTTTAGCACAGATAAAGATGGCGTTAAATATCAAGATGAAACTACAGAACTATTACCACAAAGTCCTTATGGTGTTGCAAAGCTAGCATCTCACAGATTAGTACAGATATATCGAGAAGCATATGGTATATTTGCCGTGAGTGGTATTTTATTTAATCATGAAAGTCCGAGACGAGGAGAACAATTTGTTACACGAAAGATTACCAAATATATAGGACAACTAGTAAATCATAATATTAAAGAAAATTTAAAACTCGGTAATCTTAATTCTAGCAGAGACTGGGGCCATGCTAAGGATTATGTGAATGCAATGTTTTTAATGTTACAAAATGATTATCCTCAAGACTATGTTATCTGTACTGGTAAAACCCATACTGTTCTTGAGTTTCTTAAAACAGCATTTGAATATGTTAACTTAGACTATACTAAACATGTTGAGATAGACCATAACTTATATCGTCCGGCCGAAGTAGATTATTTATGCGGTAAGAGCGATAGGGCTAGACGAGAATTAAAATGGTTTCCACAAATTAGTTTTGAAGATTTAGTAAAAGATATGGTAACTAATGATATTGAGGTTTTTACTCATGCTTAGAGATTTCAATGATCCTTTATACAAAAAATGGCGCAAAGAAGTTTATTCACGAGATAATCACAAATGCCAATGGCCAGGATGTTCTATTAAGAAAAAACTTAATGCTCATCATATTAAACAATGGGCGCATTATCCTGGATTAAGATTTGAACCAAAAAATGGAATCACCTTATGCAAAGAACATCATAAGATGATAACGGGCATGGAAGCAATTTATGAGGCAGTTTTCCTAAAAATAGTGGCTGAACATTATGATAAAAAATGATTTTACTATAATAGTAGATACTAGAGAGCAGCAACCATGGAGTTTTGATAACTATGCTATTGCTAATAGAAAACTAGATACCGGAGACTATAGCATTGAGGGACTAGAGAATCTATTAGCTATTGAAAGAAAAAAGAGTATTAATGAAATAGCAAATAATATTATTGAACCCAGATTCAAAGATGTAATAGAGAGACTTTCAAAAATTAAACATTCATATATTCTTTTAGAATTTGACTTAGAGAATGTTCTTAGCTATCCGATAGGATCCACATTACCTAAGAAAATGTGGGATAAAGTTAAGATCAGTCCAAGCTTTATTATGAAACACATATTAGAATGGCAAATGTATCATAATATCAAAGTAGTATTTTGCGGATGTCCAAGCAATGCAGAAAAAATGGCAGAATTCATAATGAATAAGGTATATTATCTTGAAATCCACAGTAAATCAAACAACAAGATTTGACGATGCCTGGTTAGGCTTAGGAGAAATATCTTCATTATCTCTTGGTCATAATCTTATGATCAATAGAACTGAAAAGGAGATAGAAAATCCAGATCTTCATTTAATGAGGATACTGAGAAATCCAAAATATATTGGATCAACATGTAAACTTCTTTTCAATATTGAGTTGCATCCTATGCAGATTTGTATTTTGCAAGAATTTTGGGTACGAGCATTTCCCATGTATGTTGCAAGTCGTGGTTGGGGTAAATCATTTCTTCTATCATTATACTGTATTTTACGAATGACATTCTTTCCAGGAACCAAGATTGTGGTTGTCGGTGCTGCTTTTCGTCAGAGTAAGATTATTTTTGAATATATGGAAACTATTTGGAGAGGTAGTCCAATATTAAGAAGTATTTTTAATGGCAATGATGACGGACCAAGAAGAGACGTTGATAGATGTACTATGAGACTAGGAGATAGTTGGACCATAGCTATTCCTATGGGTGATGGAAGTAAGATTAGAGGTTTGCGTGCCCATATTATCATTGCAGACGAATTTGCATCTATAAGTCCAGAGATTTATGAGACAGTAGTATCGGGATTCGCTGCCGTATCCGCTAGTCCAATACAGAATGTTAAAGAGCAAGCTAAAAGACAAGCTATGATTGAAGCAGGATTATGGAATGATGAATTAGATATTATTAATTTCAAAATGGGAAATCAAGCCATCATATCTGGAACTGCTGATTATGGTTTCAAGCATTTTGCCAGTTATTGGAAAAGATACAAGGGAATTATTGAAAGCAGAGGAGATGTTAGAAAATTAGAAGAAATTTTTAAAGGAGAAGTTCCCAGTAATTTTAATTGGCAAGATTATTCAATCATTCGTATCCCGTATGAATTAATTCCAAAAGGATTCATGGATGATAAGCAAGTAAGTAGAGCAAAAGCTACTATACATTCTGGTATTTATAATATGGAATATGCTGCTTGTTTTATTAGCGATAGCGAAGGATTCTTCAGAAGAAGTTTAATTGAGAGCTGCGTTGTGGGAGACTCTAATAATATTAAAGTTAATGATAAATCAATTATATTTGATGCATCCACAAAAGGCAATCCTGACTGTAAATATGTTTATGGAATCGACCCAGCTAGTGAACAAGATAATTTTAGCATAGTAATTATAGAAGTTCATCATGATCATAATAGGGTAGTATATGGATGGTCTACTAATCGAGCTAATTTTAAAGAAAGACAGAAAACTGGATTAATTAATGAACATGATTTTTATGGATTCTGTTGTAGAAAAATTCGCAATCTAATGAAAAGTTTTCCTCCCATACGAATAGGAATGGATGCTCAGGGTGGTGGTGTGGCAATTGAAGAAGCATTTCATGATCCATCAAAATTAGAAGAAGGAGAAAATCTAATATGGCCAGCAGTAGATCCAAATAAATCTAGAGATACTGATGATCAAGCAGGATTACATATTCTAGAATTAGTGCAATTTGCTAAAGCCGATTGGACAGCACAGGCTAATCATGGTTTACGTAAAGATCTAGAAGATAAGTTATTATTATTTCCACGCTTTGATAATCTTACATTAGGACTAGCTCTTGATGCTGAGGGTAGAGATATAGTTTCTACAGATTTAAATCCAATATATGATACATATAGCGAATGTATTTTAGAAATAGAAGAATTGAAAAATGAATTAACTACTATAGTTATGACTCAAACTAGTACTGGTTCTAATGCTAGAGATAGATGGGATACTCCAGAAGTTAAAATGCCTAATGGCAAAAAAGGAAGATTAAGAAAAGACCGATATAGCGCATTAGTTATAGCTAACATGTTGGCCAGACAGCTTGCCAGAGCAATGAAACCAATGGAATATAATATGATTGGTGACTTTAGAACAAACATAGCACCATCTGATGATGATAAACTATATAAGGGGCCAGAGTGGTTTACTGGAGGTGCGAATGACGATATATATAAAGGAATATATAAGAACTAAGGTGTATAGATCAATATCAATACATTCCCATTACAATTAGATTACAATTATGGCCAAAAAGTATCCAAAAAGCGAATCAATCCAAAATAGCTCATCGACCGATATTCCGGCCTATATTACATGGGGAGATGATCAGGCTAGTAGGCAAGCAGCACTAGACGCTAATGCTGGATCTTTGGAAGAATATATAGGCATTCAGAAAGCTCAGGGATCTTTAAGATATGGAATCGACTATTCTAATCTTACTCCCAATGTCGGTGGTCGTCCTGGTTTAACTCGTTCTGATTATGATTTCTTTAGACCATCTGAAGCAGTACCAACTCAAGTCAAAGCTATTCTTAGAAGAGCTGATGATATATATCAAAAAGTTGGATTAGTAAAAAATGTAATTGATCTCATGGGTGATTTTGCAGCTCAAGGAATCAAGCTTGTACATAAAAATAAGAGAATTGAAAGATTTTATCGTCAGTGGTTTAAGAGAGTAAGAGGAAAAGATAGAACTGAAAGATTCTTAAATAATCTATATAAAACTGGTAATGTTGTAGTTAATAGACAAACAGGAAAACTTAGTTTAAAAGTTGCAGATAAACTATATCAAGCAGTGGCTGCTCCCGATATGATCATTGATGATCTTGATAATTTACAATTAGAAAAAAGAGAAATTCCTTGGAAATATACTTTCATAGATCCTGTTTATGTTGAGGTATCTGCTGGTCAGTTATCTTCATTCGTTTCAGAAAAAAGATACGAGTTAGTTTTACCAGCTGGTTTAAGAAAAACTGTTAATAGTCCCAAAAATCAAAATGAACAAGACATCGTATCCAAACTTCCACCACAAATTATTGAAGCAGCAAAAACAAGAAAGCCATATCCATTAGATCCTAATAAGGTCTCAGTATTCCATTATAAAAAAGATGATTGGCAGAGTTGGGCATATCCAATGATCTATGCTATTATGGATGATATTACAGTCATTGAGAAACTAAAGCTTGCTGATATGGCAGCTCTTGATGGAGCTATTTCAAATATTCGTATTTTTAAACTAGGAAGTCTAGAACATAAGATTTCTCCAACCAAAGCAGCAGCAGCAAAACTAGCTAGTATTTTGGGTAATAATGTTGGTGGAGGCACAATGGACTTAGTATGGGGTCCAGATATTCAACTCTTAGAATCCAATACTAATGTACATAATTTTCTTGGCGAAGCTAAATATGTTCCACATTTAAATAGTGTTTATGCTGGTCTTGGAATTCCTCCAACCTTAACAGGAACATTCGGTGCTGCTGGCACCACAAACAATTTCATTAGTCTCAAGACACTAACCCAAAGACTTCAGTATGGTCGTGATATTCTTGTAGAGTTTTGGGAGAAAGAAATTATTGCAGTACAAAAAGCTATGGGTTTTAAGTATCCAGCTAAAATTGAATTTGATACTATGGATCTCAGCAATGAAGATGCTGAAAAAGCTCTACTAATTCAATTAGCAGATAGAAATCTGATATCTGACGAATTATTGCAAACACGATTTGGCTTTGATCCCGATATGGAGAAATTCAGACTAAATAAAGAATCCAGAGAGAGAAAGAGCGAAAGAATGGCAAGAAAAGCTGGACCATGGCATGACCCACAGCTTGAAAATGCTTTAAAGAAGATAGCATTACAGAGTGGATCTGTTACTCCTGGTCAAGTAGGTCTTGAATTAGAAAAGAAAAAATCTGGAGAGAAGACAGCATTAGAGCTTAAGCAGCCACCAGTTGGTCAGAACAGCCCAACGCAGTTGGCAAAGGATGTCCCCAGTTCTTTGCCCGGTCAGCCCGGCCAAGGAAGACCAAAAAATAGTACGGATCAAACAAAAAGAAAAACAAAAGTATTCAGCCCACAAACTGGCGCACATCTAATGTTATGGGCAAACGACACTCAGGATAGGATCAACTCCTGCCTCAATCCTATTCTTCTAGATTTTTATCAAAAGAAAAATTTGAGAAGCTTATCTAATACTGAAAGTCAGGAAATAGAAACTCTAAAGAGTAAAGTATTATTTTCATTACAGCCATTTGAAAATATAGATGAAGCTGGATTAATCAAAATACTGGCCGATATAGATCAAAAAAACACCAAAAGTATATTAATGGGGTATAATATATGGCTCAAAAACCTCACAAGTGCTATTGGTAAGCAGCTTACTGTTGAAGAAATCAAACAGTCCAAAACTGCTTTTTATATTCAAATTCATTCTGAAGAAGGCTAAATCTCATGAAAATCTATCCACAAGAAGAGGCTGACGGCTTATCCGAGCTTATAACAACATCTGCATCAATTTCTTATGCCTCTGCTATTCAAACATCTTCCAAGTCAGATAGTATTAGTAAGGCTTTGCAGAGTATCGCTTCTTTAAATGATGAAGATTTATATTATGTACAATCAATTCTTGTAAGTACAACATGGAATAAAAACGACGATATTTTCGACAAAAAAGAAGTATGGGCAGCCAGAAATACTCCAGAAGATAAGCCAACAAATCTTGAGCATGATGAAGGTTTAATTATCGGACATATAACATCTAACTGGCCTATTACAGAAGATGGGATATTAATCAATGAAAATACACCCATAGATAATTTACCAGAAAAATACCATATATTAACAGGATCAGTAATTTATAGAGCATTTGCTAGTCCAGAACTAAAAGAAAGATCAGAAAAATTAATTGCTGAGATTCAATCTGGACAAAAATATGTTAGCATGGAATGCTTTTTTAAGGGTTTTGATTATGGGCTATTAAATAAGAGTAATGGTCAATTTTCAATTTTAACCAGGAATGATGCCACTGCCTATCTTACTAAATATTTAAGGTCTTATGGTGGTCAAGGACAACATGAAGAATATAAAATTGGTAGAGTTTTAAGAAATATTACATTTTCTGGAAAAGGTTTTGTTGACAAACCAGCCAATCCAGATAGTATAATATTTACATTAGACAATTTATACGAACCAAAAAATGATAATTTTGATAATTTGGGTGTATCTAATAGTCAGTTTCACTCTAATACGGAGAATATTAATATGAGCGCAGACTTACAACCAGAAATGGTCGAATCGACAGAAAAGACAGAGACCGTATCTGTTAGTAGTGTTGAAGCCACTACAGAAACCAATACAAATAATACAGAACTACAACTTCAGCTAGAATCCTTACAAGCTGCCATGAAAAGCAAGGATGAAGAGATGAAGAAGCTAAAGGCCGAACTTGATGCAGCCATCAGTGCTCTATCAACAGAAGCTGAAGCTGCTAAGAAGTTCAAAGAAGATGAAAGTGCTAAGGATGAAGAGAATAAGAATCTTAAAGCAGCTCTAGAAACAGCTAATGAAACTATTGCTGGTTATAAGATGAAAGAAGAAGAAATGGCTAAGAAAGAAAAGAAAATGAAGAGAGCCGCTTCTTTGATGGAAAACGGTTTTGATGCTGAAACAGCCAATAGTACTGTTGACCAATTTGAGAGTCTAGATGACGATACTTTTGCAGCCGTTACTTCCCTTGTTGCTGGCAAGATGCCACCATGGTTATTAAACAAGAAGAAGGACGATGAAAAGAAAACCAAAGAAGAGGCCACCGAAAAGGTCCAGGCTTCTGAAACACCAAAAATTGATGAGACGGTATTGGATACTGTTGTAGCTGAAGAATCAGTTGACCTTAGCGTTGGCGGTTCTGATGTCGAAACATCAGTCGCTTCTACTCGCTCAGCTTTAGTAGAATTTGTTTATAGTAGATTAGGTAAAACACTTAATAAGGGAGAATAAAAATGGCTCTTAAACCAGATCGCATTGAACTTCTAACAGACGTTTCTTTTTTCATGAATACTACAGCCGAGCGCGGTGGTGTTGCTTCTGTGGTAACAGGTGGTGTTGGCGTATCGATGGATGATGCCAACGCAGTTGTTGCCTATGCAGCTACAGTATCTGGTGCAAAACCTGTTGGTGTTCTCCTAAACGACGTAGTTAATCTTGATCTAACAAGACAGCACATCAACTGGTTCAAAGATGAAGTGCAGGTCGGTGGCAAGGTAACTCTACTTCGCCAGGGTCAGGTAACAACAAATAAAGTAACTGGTAGTCCAGCAGCCGGCGTTGACGCTTATGTTGGTGCTAACGGACTAATTGGTACATCTAGCACAAACGCAGTTAAGATCGGTCAGTTCTTAAGTGCAGTTGACGCTGATGGTTACGCTAAATTATCGGTCAACTTAACATAATAAATATCCATAGGAGAAAAACCATGACAGGTAACAATAAAGCTTTTCAACCATCACCAGAACTAACAGATCTTCTAGTTCGTTCAGGTTCAATGAACCGAGAGGTCGCTCTTGCTGCAAACTCTGAGTTTGCTAAGGCACTAGAGCTACCACTCAGACAGGGCATCATGAGCGGCGATATTCTAGGAGGCATTTTTGAACCAATTCGTTTGGCTCAAAGCGCCACACCAGAATTCCCCTTAGACTTCCTTGCTCCAGGCACAGAGAAGGACTTTGTGGCCTATACTATTCCTAACCATGGATATATTCCAGAGCGTCATATCGAGAGCGATTACGTCATGGTACCAACATATGATATTGGTGCTAGTGTTGACTGGTTGCTTAAGTATGCTCGTGATGCTCGTTGGGACGTAGTCGGTCGCGCTATGGAAGTGCTAGAAGGTCAATTCGTCAAGAAGATGAATGATGACGGCTGGCACACACTACTAGCTGCTGGTGTTGATCGCAACATCGTTGTGTTCGATAGTGACGCTAGCAGTGGTCAGTTTACAAAGAGACTCGTAAGTCTCATGAAGACAGTTATGCGTAGAAACGGTGGTGGTAACTCAGCTAGTACCAACCGTGGCATGTTAACTGATCTTTATGTTTCCCCAGAGTCAATGGAAGATATTCGTAACTGGGGTATTGATCAAGTTGACGAGGTTACTCGTCGTGAGATCTATACTGCTGCCGATGGCACTCTTAATAGAGTCTTTGGTATTAATCTACATGACCTTGATGAACTAGGTGAAGGTCAGCAATACCAACTCTTCTTTGAAAACGTTCTAAGTGGCTCTATGCCAGCCGGTAAAGCAGAAATGGTAGTTGGTCTTGACATGCGCAAGAGAGACAGCTTTATTATGCCAGTTAGAGAAGAAGTCCAGATTTTCGAGGACGACACTCTACACCGTCAGAAGAGAGCCGGTTTCTATGGTTGGGGCGAGCAGGGTTTTGCTGTTCTAGACAACCGCAGAGTGCTACTAGGCTCACTATAATAATTCATCTTGTAATAATACAAGAACTGAAATGAAAGTAAGGGCTGGGGGTAAAATCCCGGCCCTTCTTTTTTTATACTTACAATCATAAAATTCTTAGTAGGTGTATATAGTTTTAAGATAAAACATCTGGTAGGTATTTTATATCACCATTAATAGGCTTAATTATGCCAGCAAGTAAACATGATTTCTCAATAGAGCAAGGAACTTCTTTTACCTTATCTTTGACCTATAAAGATTCGACAAGTCAACCCATTGACATATCTGACTGGTGTGCCAGATTAATATGGACAACTGATCTTGATGTTGTACAGATTTTTACCACAGCAAATTTAGATCACGAAATCTATAAATTTGATATAATCGGAGTAGATGGCAAGCTCTTATTGCAGATGCCAGCTAATACTACAAATCAATTTACTTTTGATAAGGCTAAATATGATATCGAATTGGAGAGTCCAGAAGATATGTATGCTGGAGGAGGTAAAGAAATAATAAGACTACTTTTTGGAACAGTTAAGATTATACATAGATTTAGTGAAGATAATACTGTACTAGATTGTCAAACATGAATGACTTTATTGTAATTGTTGAAAATCCACCTCCTAATATTGTTTCTATAGAAAATAGCTCTTCTGATTCACCAGGAGTAGTAGAGGTGGAAGTCTTTCCATCTCCAACAGTTAATATTCTAGGTCCATCAGTTATTATTAATCCTAGTGATTTGCCAGATTTTTATCACACTAAAATTATAGATTTTAATAGTGCTGTGAGTGGACTTCTTCCTACTGGGGTTAACACTAGTGACGTTCAGAAAATTATTGGCTTAAGCGGAGTTATTCCAGGATCAGGTATTGGAATTTATTATAATGAGTCTAGTGGACTAACAGAGATAAATACTAGTGGTCTTTCTATTGGAGGCTCATTATTCTCTTTAGGAAATAACTATACTGAAATTAATGGTTTAACAATGATTAGTGGAGTTAGTATTAATTCTCCAACAACATTGATAAATTGTGTTATAGATGGAGGAAGTCCATGACTAACTTTCGTGTTGGATATTCTGGAGGAAAAGCAAGAATATATAGGAGTGGAAGTCTTAATAAGATTCTATATTCTTCCGGAGGAGGATCCAGCCCAACACCAACTTCGACCTTAACTCCTACCCCAACCCCATCCCCTGCTTCTTCCAGCTATATCAGTCTATCTTATACAGGAGGATCCTGGAGTGGGTTGGGTACTTCCTCCTCACCATTTATCAGTAGTTCAACTTTCACTACAGGCGGCGCAGCGGCTGCTCTTCCGTTCTCATTTACTGCGAGTTCTGATTGCGAGATTACAGTTACTCTAAATCATACTACTTACATAGATGATAATGGAGGTGCTCAGGATTTGAATTATGCAATTAACGGAACCATAGGCATCAATCTTTGTCATCGTTTTACGCCTTCTGGACCCTATGGGAACGCCACAGGTACGCAAACACGTATGGTCTCATTGTTATCAGGCCAGACACTTACTGTAAAAACAAATGCTGGCAAGGTAGATACTTACAGCAATATATCTGTTTACGCAACATCTACACGTCCCAGCAATGTAGAGTTTATGTCGGTAACAAACTCTGGCAACAATCAGTGGACTCCCCTACCGATTACCATATTTGGTGGTGCAATCACTGGTATTGGCACGGCAGATAATAAATTCACGTTCCCAACGCCTCTAGCCTACAATTATTTGCAATACGGATGGGGTACACTTATTATCCGTACTCTTAAAGCATGTACTGTGAATTATAGTTGCGCAATAGCAAATGTTGCGGACGATAACGGTGTGGACTTGAACTCATACAAAATTAGGCAGTCCTTAGGAAACGAGGCTGGTAGTTTCTCTTATACTCCTTATGACATAGTCACAGAAGCTCCATACATTCACGAAGGAACATCAGGCAGCCGCTCATTTACTGCAACAGCCAACACCTTTTACCGATTGTACATGCTTGCCTACCCCGGTAATAATGTCACAGACTTAAAGGTGTGGACAACATGATTATTTTTGGCGTAAAGCTGCCTGAAATCACATCAGAATGGTTAACTCAATATTACATACCATCTCAAGTTTTGCCTACAAATATAGATATTTTTATCCAAACAATACCTCCTTCGGAAGCTCGTTATCGTGGGCCAGGATGTAATACAAACTTCAATATTGGACGAGAAGCGTATGAAACTACAACACATCGTATTAGCGGCAGGATGATCTACCCACCAGGAGGTTATATGGACTGGCACACTAATGGCGACTGGCCAGGACAAAGACTATATGCTGCTTGGAGTGAAAATGGTAATAGTGGTATGCTTTGGTATAAAGATGGCAAGACTATTATTGATTATGACAAACCAGGTTGGAATATTCGTGCGTTCTCATGTCCAGAATGGCATGCGGTATTTGCTAGTTGTTGGCGTGTAAGCATTGGCTGGCACCTACAGGAGAAACCACATGACTTGGAAAATATGGTATTCCCTACCGAACAATAAAAACTTTTGTTTTGTTAGTCGATCTGGAACATCATCAATCGGAATGATGTCTCTTCGTTATTTTTATCCAGAACGTATACCAGATTATCCAATAATAGATGGAGAAGGACACCGATTAAATAATTATATGATTGGAGAAGATCTTCCAGATGGTTGCGCTGTTATGGTACGAAACCCTATAGAAAGATTCATCTCACTACTTTGGAGAATGAACATATCTCCTGAAAAAGCATTTTGTTGGTTATATTGGTTTCATGGTCTTGGAGACAAGCCAGAATATACCGATAGACATGATTTAGAATACTGTGCTGGAACATCTTGGTATCATCTAGCCCCTGTAAGCCATTTAATGAATGAAAAAAGTAAACTATTTGTATTTCCAGATATTATGGGTATGGCTAATTATTTGGGTATTAATACTCCAATAGAAAAAATTAACTTTAGCAAGACAGCAGAAAAAATAATCTTAACACCAGAACAAGAATATAAAGTTAGACAAATCTATTCTGATGATATTGTATTATGGAAATCCTTATAGTTCATTATTGACACTATTCTTAATCGTTCTACTATAAAATAGAATACTAGGTTTAAAATAGGAAATCAAATGGAAAACTTTGCCAAATTAGCCATTTTAAATGGTGGTAGGATTAATAAATTATTAATTGACTCTTCTTTAACTAATGGTACAGGCCTCACAAATCCATCCATTTTGATTTATAGGGATTCTATACTAGTTAATTTAAGACACGTCGAATACACCCTATACCATGCCGAGAAAGGCAAATTCTGCCACCCATGGGGACCATTGCAGTATCTTCATAGGGAAAACGATATGAGGCTAATAACTAATAATTATCTCTGTAATTTAAATGATAATTATGATATTACTAATTACTCTAAAATAGATACTTCTAAACTAGATGTTACTCCAATATGGGAATTTGTAGGTCTAGAAGATATAAGACTAGTGGAATGGAATAATAAATTATATGGTACAGGAGTGCGAAGAGATACTACTCCTAATGGTCAAGGTCGAATGGAATTATCTGAGATAGTTTATGAAGACAATACCTTTAAAGAGATATCACGATTTCGCGTACCAACACCGGGAGTTAATGATAGTTATTGTGAAAAAAATTGGATGCCTATTTTAGATATGCCATATCATTATGTTAAGTGGTGCAATCCTACTGAAATTGTTAGAGTTGATATTAATAAAGGAGTAACAGAAACAGTATTTCTCGGTAATTATGTTTATCAAAGTCATGACTTTAGAGGAGGATCTCAGGTTATTCCTTGGAAAGATAATTATAGAATAGCTTTAACTCATCAGGTTAATTTATTCAATAATATGAATGGCAGGAAAAATGCTAAATACAGACATCGATTCATAGTATGGGATAAAAACTGGAATATAATATCTTATGGAGAGCCCTTTGATTTTCTTGGCGCAGAAATAGAGTTCTCATGTGGTATGGCCCAGTTTAAAGATAAAATTCTGATAACTTTTGGATTTCAAGATAATTCATCATTCTTATTAGAGTTTCCAATTGATTTTATAGGAAGTTTATTAAATGTTTAAATCATCGAGCATTATCTGCATAACCACAGAAGGATCAGACCATAGGATAGATAATTTCATAGATCAATGTTCTGCTTATAATATAGATAACTATAAAATAGTAAAATTTAAACCATATCAAGTAGATAGATTTGCTCTTACTGGTAAATACATAAATGATATACATGATAATAGTAAGGGACCCACAACCTCTCATTTATTAGCTATTAAAGATTGGCTAGACTCATCAGAAGATCCATATGTTATGATAATGGAAGACGATATTAGTTTAGAGACTATCGATTATTGGAACTTTACTTTCTCATATTTTATATACTCTCTACCTCAAGACTGGGAATGTATTCAACTTAGTTGCATTAGAGAATCTTTTGATAATATAGAGATAAAAACCAGATCAAGATTAAATAGTGACTGGGGATGTCAGGCTTATTTAATTAAAAGAGAATACGCCAAAAAGCTAATTAGCAAATACTACATTTCTGATACTCATTTTAACCTTGATAACTTTAATGCTAAAATTCAGATCAGTCCCGGAGAGTATGTAACATATGACCTTTTTCCAATTGTAGAAAATATACTATTTGAAGGAATTGGATCTGTATATAATATGCCTCTTTTTGTTGAAGATATTAATAATACAAATACTAATTTCTCACAATCTAACGATCAAATACATGTTAATTCTTATAACTATATTTTAAATTGGTGGAAAAATGAAGGACATAAAAAACAAATATCTGATATTAATACTATTGATCTGACTACCAGATTTGCTTTAGATACAGAAAATGCAGAGCTGAATTTCGATATGGCTTATGAATATGAAAAATTAGGACATACAGCATCAGCATTTAGTCATTACCTAAGATGCGCAGAAAGAACAAACGATATTAACTTATCTTATGAATGTCTAATACGTGGATATTTCTGTTTTGATGCTCAAAAAAGTAGGGACTTTACATCAACTCATTTATTAAAACATGCTATTACCTTATTACCAAAAAGACCGGAAGCATACTTTCTACTTTCAAAGCATTATGAAAAATACCATCAATGGTATGACTGCTATACTTATTCTTCTATAGCTTCAGAAATTTGTGATTTTAATAATATTTCACTCAGGATAGATATAGGATATTTTGGTAAAGAGTCTATATTATTGTGCAGGGCAACTGGAGCTAATAGCTGGGATAAAATAGAACAGTCTAGATCATTACTAAATACTATAATAGATAGTGACCATAAATTAACAGAAAGCCAACTATCCACCATTGAGTACCAACTCACAGAAATAGAGAAGAAAAGACAGAAACATCTTAAATACCATAAAAACCAATATAATAAATTAAAGATTAAATTTGATGGCGCTCAGGACATAGAAGAGAATTATTCACAGTCATATCAAGACCTGTTTGTATTAGCTGCAACAAATGGTAAGAGAAATGGTAAATATTTAGAGATAGGGGCTGGAGATCCATATTTTGGCAATAATACTTATCTATTAGAAAAACAATATGGGTGGAAAGGATTATCTATAGACATTAATACAGAATTAGTTAATAGATTTCAATCAAATAGATCTAATAAGATTATGCAGGGAGATGCTACTAAATTAAACTATAGCAGTATATTAAATGATTTGAATATGGGTACGGACTTTGATTACTTACAGTTAGATTGCGAACCTCCGGGCAAAACATTCGAAACTCTATTATCTATTCCTTTTGATAAATATAGATTCTCAATTATAACATATGAGCATGACTACTATTTGGATATGACCAGATCATACAGACAAAAATCTAGAAATTATCTTCAATCTTTAGGGTATAAACTATTAATTGGAGATGTGTCTATGGACGATAGTACTCCTTTTGAAGATTGGTGGATTCATCCGGATTTGATAGATTATTCAAAATTTGAACCAATGTATAACAATAGTATCAAAAATATAGAGAAACATATATTCCATTAATATTGTCAATATATGCAGATAGATATAGTATGCATCAAATAAGTGTATATTACTATATCCCTGACCACCTTTATAAATGGATCAATTATGCCTGCAAATAATATTTTCATGCTCCGCAAAGGTTCATATGCTGAGTGGATAGATGTCGATCCAGTATTAGAGGCTGGAGAGCCAGGATATGATACAACAAATAATATACTAAAAATTGGAGATGGTGAACTTAAATGGTCATTATTACCAATCGCTGGAGTTCAAGGTACACAAGGTGTTCAAGGATCACAAGGACTTCAAGGATCACATGGGGTTCAAGGATTACAGGGAATGCAAGGTACTCAAGGAGTTCAAGGTATTCAGGGATTACAGGGACTACAAGGCGTTCAAGGAGTGCAAGGAGTCCAAGGTATTCAAGGATTAGAGGGAAATCAAGGCGTTCAAGGACTGCAAGGATCTCAAGGCTTACAGGGTAATCAAGGACTTCAAGGTGTCCAAGGATTACAGGGATTGCAGGGATTACAAGGAACTCAAGGATTACAGGGAGTTCAAGGTTTGCAGGGTTTGCAGGGGTTGCAAGGTGTTCAAGGTTTGGTTGGCAGTCAGGGTAGCCAAGGCTTGCAAGGAGTTCAAGGAAGTATCGGCAGTCAAGGACTACAAGGATTGCAAGGTATTCAAGGTTTGGCTGGTAGTCAAGGTAGTCAAGGCACACAAGGGGTTCAAGGGAGTATCGGAAGTCAAGGGTCTCAAGGACTACAGGGCCTACAAGGACTACAAGGAACCATTGGTAGTCAGGGATCTCAAGGAACTCAGGGAGTTCAAGGAAATATTGGCAGTCAAGGTTTACAAGGAGTCCAAGGTAACCAAGGTTTACAAGGCATTCAAGGCTTGCAGGGCGTTCAAGGAGCCATAGGTAGCCAAGGTTCTCAAGGGCTGCAAGGAAGACAAGGTGTTCAAGGTTTGGTTGGTAGTCAGGGTATACAAGGTTTACAGGGGATACAGGGAGTTCAAGGAAGTATTGGTAGCCAAGGAGTCCAAGGACTTCAAGGAACTGTCGGTAGTCAAGGCTTGCAGGGAATTCAAGGTACTATCGGCAGCCAGGGGAGTCAAGGTTTGCAGGGTGTTCAAGGTAGCATTGGTAGTCAAGGAGTACAAGGATTACAGGGTAATCAGGGTGTTCAAGGATTAGAAAGTTCTCAAGGAGTTCAAGGAAGTATTGGTTCTCAGGGAATTCAAGGTTTGCAAGGCTTACAAGGTTTATCTGGAAATCAAGGATCTCAAGGATTACAAGGACTTCAAGGTCTTGTTGGGTCTCAGGGCAGTCAGGGATTACAGGGAATTCAAGGTATTATTGGTAGTCAAGGCGTTCAAGGTAGTATCGGAAGTCAGGGGTTACAAGGACTGCAGGGACTCCAAGGTAATGCTGGAAGTCAAGGGTCTCAAGGCTCTCAGGGTGTTCAAGGCTTAGTTGGTAGCCAAGGAGTTCAAGGCTTACAAGGGGCTCAAGGAAGTATCGGTAGTCAAGGAATTCAAGGTTTACAAGGCCTTCAAGGTATTATTGGTAGTCAAGGATCTCAAGGTTCACAAGGAAGCATCGGAAGCATCGGAAGCCAAGGTAGCCAAGGAACCCAAGGTGTTCAAGGTAGTATTGGAAGTCAAGGTAGTCAAGGAACTCAAGGAACTCAAGGTCTTCAAGGAACTATAGGAAGTCAAGGGCTTCAAGGTTCTCAAGGACTACAAGGAGTTCAAGGTCTACAAGGAACTCAGGGAGTTCAAGGAAGTCAAGGTTTACAGGGAATTATTGGTAGTCAAGGATCTCAGGGATTAAGTGGAAGTCAGGGACTTCAAGGATTACAAGGTATCCAAGGAGTTATTGGCAGTCAGGGTATTCAAGGTTTGCAGGGACTTCAAGGTAGCATCGGTAGTCAAGGTGTTCAAGGTAGCATCGGTAGTCAAGGAATACAAGGAACACAGGGACTACAAGGAGGTTATGCTAACTTAACCACTTCATTACAAGGTGGTACAGCAATAACTCTTAATTATGATGCTGGAACAGATACTTTAACGATAGCATCTACAGTATCTCAAGGAACACAAGGAACTACTGGGGCTGGAAGCCAAGGAACTCAAGGTACCATTGGCAGTACTGGATCAAATGGTAGTCAAGGAACACAAGGCACATTAGGTAATACGGGCAGTCAAGGCTCACAAGGACTTCAAGGAAGTATCGGAAGTCAGGGTGTTCAAGGTAGCATCGGTAGTCAAGGCGTTCAAGGTACCGTTGGTAGTACCGGATCTAATGGTAGTCAAGGCACTCAGGGTACTTTAGGTAATACAGGCAGTCAGGGTGTTCAAGGTTTGGTGGGCAACCAAGGCTCACAAGGACTCCAAGGAAGTATAGGTGGTCAAGGTCTACAAGGCCTACAGGGTGTTCAGGGAACATTAAACAGCCAAGGAACTCAAGGAACAGTTGGCTCTAATGGATTTGTTGGAAGTCAAGGTAGTCAAGGTATTGTCGGATCATCTGGATCTAACGGTAGTCAGGGTGCTCAAGGCAATACCGGCTCATCTGGATCTAATGGAAATCAGGGCATTCAAGGCTCTCAGGGAGTTCAGGGATTGGGTGGTAGTCAAGGAGTTCAAGGAAGTGTTGGAAGTCAAGGCTTACTTGGTAGTCAAGGATTACAGGGTCTACAAGGAGGTTATGCTAATTTAACAACATCATTACAGGGAGGTACAGCAATATCTCTCAATTACGATGCAGGCACTGATACTCTTACTATAGCATCTACAGTATCTCAAGGAACTCAGGGAGTAGCTGGGGCAGGCAGTCAGGGCGTACAAGGTACCGTTGGTAGTGCCGGATCGAACGGAAGTCAAGGCGTTCAAGGTTTGCAGGGTGTTCAAGGAGTTGTTGGATCTAATGGTAGTCAGGGAAGTCAAGGTGTACAAGGAGCATTAAATAGTCAAGGGACTCAAGGAGTACAGGGCACATTAAATAGTCAAGGAACCCAAGGTCTTCAAGGTGTTCAGGGTAATCTAAATAGCCAAGGTGTTCAAGGCACAAAGGGTATAGCATCAACATATTCCACAACAATAGGAGATGGAATTAACACCACCTATACAGTCACCCATAGTCTAGGTGTAACTAGCGACTCTTTCGTCATCGTTAGAGAAGTTGCCACTGGTTATTATGTTTATCCTGATATACTTTATGTGGGTACCAATTCTATCCAAGTAATATTTGTATCTGCACCAACAACAAACCAATACCGAGTAACGGTAATAGGAGTGTAGTATGCCAGACATTAATATTATATCTCCAAAATGGGATGACAATGTTCAAATAGCAGCTAATGGTTTTCTACCATCTGGTGATGATAGTAGTATTGATACCTTTTTAGCTTCTTGGAATAACTTTAAAAGTCTTTTGAACAAAAGTGTTACTGCCGGGAGCGTTTTTAGTAATCCTATAGTTAGCACTTATAGTTTGGTTTATAGTGCGGGAGTATTTGGAGGAGGAATTATTACTCCCAATGGAGACATACACTTTATCCCTAGAGTAGCCAATATTGGACAAAAAATTAGTAGTGGTGGAGTTGTTAGCACCTACAGTTTAGTTTACACAACATCCAACGCCTATGCTGGTGGAGTTTTAGCTTCAAATGGAGATGTTCATTTTGTTCCAAATACGGCAAGAGTTGGTCAAAAAATAAACAGCAGCGGCGTAGTTAGTACATACAGTTTAATTTACACTAATACTACTGGTGCTTATTTCGGTGGAGTAGTTGCTCCAAACGGAGACATTCATTTTGTGTCAGCAACAGCGCCTGTGGGACAAAAAATAAACAGCAGTGGCGTTGTCAGTACCTATAGCTTGGTCTATACAAGCACCAGTGAAACCTATGTTGGTGGAGTCTTAGCGGCTAACGGAGATATACATTTTGTTCCACAAGTGACGGGGGTTGGGCAAAAAATTAGCAGTGGCGGAGTGGTCAGCACTTATAGTTTAGTCTACACCACATCTGGTAATGCTTATTGTGGCGGGGTATTGTCTTCAAATGGAGAAGTTCATTTTATTCCAAGACAAGCCAGAGTAGGACAAAAAATAAGTAGTAGCGGCGTGGTTAGCACTTATAGCTTGGTATACACCGTCAACGAAGCCTATTTCGGAGGATTACTGGCTCCAAATGGAGATATTCACTTTATTCCATTGAGTGCTAATAGAGGGCAAAAAATTAGCAGCAGTGGAGTTGTTAGCACATACAGTTTAATTAGAACAGTCGCATATGCTTATGTGGGTGGAGTTTTGGCTCCAAATGGAGACATTTATTTTATTCCATTTCAGGGTGGGATTGGTCAAAAAATCTCTACCACAGCATCCCTTCCTTTTGATATTGGAACTTGTTGTTCATCCTTCTTAAACAAATTTTAAACTATGGCAATATACGACATATCACCAACATGGCGAACGGAAGTTCAAAACAAAGCAAGAGGAGCTATCCCAACTTGCGATAATAGTAGCATAGGTACCGATCTAGTTGCTTGGAATAAGATCAAGACATTATTGGAAAAGTCAGCTAATAATGGAAAAAGTTTTAGTAGTCCTATTGTTAGTACTTATAGCTTAGTTTATACCGCAGTAGGATCTTATTCCGGTGGGATATTATCGCCAAATGGAGATATAAATTTTATTCCACATAGCGCTACTGTTGGACAAAGAATTAATAGCAATGGTATTGTTAGTACATATAGTTTAATTTATACAACAACATCAGCTTATTATGGCGGTGTTTTGGCTAATAATGGAGATATACACTTTATTCCTTTGAATGCCGCTGTTGGTCAAAAGATTAGTAGTGCTGGTATTGTTAGTACTTATAGCCTTGTTTATACGTCTGTTAGTAATTACTCAGGAGGAGTTGTCGCTGGTAATGGAGATATTTACTTTGTTCCATTTTCTACCAATCGTGGACAAAAAATAAGTGCTAGTGGTGTGGTAAGTACATATAGTTTAATTCGTACACAATCTCTTAATTATGTTGGTGGTGTTCTTGGTCCAAAGGGAGATATTTATTTTATTCCTTTTAGTTCTAATGTAGGACAAAAAATTAGCAGTAGTGGAGTGGTAAGTACATATAGTTTAATATATACGGCAGCTTATGCTTATGCTGGCGGTGTTTTATCGCCAAACGGAGATATTCATTTTATACCCAGAGGAGCGCCAGTAGGACAAAAAGTCAATATAGATGGTATTGTTAGTACATACAGTTTAATCTATACAGTAGGAGATGGTTACACTGGCGGAGTAATCGGACCAGATGGAAATATTTATTTGATGAATTATAATGGAAGAGTAGGACAAAGAATAGATACCAATGGGATTGTAAGTACATATAGCTTGGTATATACTAATTCTAATAGCAATATTGGAGGAGTAATATCTTCGAATGGAGATATTTATTCAATACCACACTATGCTGCTGTAGGACAAAAAATATCAATACTTCCAGCTAAACCATTAAATATTGGATTATGTTGTTCACCATTTTTAAATAAGTTTTAATATGAGTACTCATTTAGTTTCACCAAAATTTTTATTGGAAGTTCAAAGTCTTGTTAATGGAGCAGTTCCATCTAGCGATAATAGTTCTATAGATACTGGTCTTGTGGCGTGGAACAAATTAAAAACCATATTGGATGAATCAACCACTGGCTCTGCTGTTTTTACTAATGCTGTTGTTAGTACTTATAGCTTAGTATATACCACATCTTCTGCCTACATAGGAGGGATATTAAGTTCAAACGGAGATATCAACCTTATCCCGCATAGTGCAAATAGAGGTCAAAAAATTAGTAACCTTGGAATAGTTAGTACATATAGTTTAGTGTATTCTACAGTTGCAACAGCTTATGCCGGTGGAGTTTTATCGCCAAACGGTGATATAAATTTTATTCCTTTTAGTGCTGCTGTTGGACAAAAATTAAATAGTTCGGGAGTGGTGAGCACCTATAGTTTAGTCTACACAACATCAGCAGCGTATGTTGGTGGAGTATTAGGAACAAACGGTGACACTCACTTTATTCCATGTAGTGCAAACAGAGGACAAAAAATTAGTAGTGCTGGTGTGGTGAGTACATATAGTTTAGTATATACAACATCTAATGCTTATTATGGTGGAGTATTGGCACCTAATGGTGATATAAATTTTATTCCATTTAATGCTACTGTTGGTCAGAAGATTAGTAGTGCTGGCGTGGTGAGCACATATAGTTTGGTATATACCGTAGCCGCTGGAGGCGGAGGTTTCTCTCCTGTTGCTTATATTTTAACTTCTGGCACAAGCTTCACTATACCCGCAGGAGCAACAACCATGAAGGCTTGGGCTGTTGGGCCGGGAGGTATCGACGGAACAACAGGCGGAGGCTATGGTTCTTTAGCAGGTGCTGGCGGTGTTGCTTATAAAACATGGACAGGTGTAAGCGGAGGTGCAAGCGTAACTTATGCAATTGGCACTGGTATCAATACTACTACATCTTCAACTAGCGCTACCAATACAACAAGTGTTACCTTTTCTAGTACAATAATTAAAGGCTATAGCGGTTGGCTCGGTAATACACCGGGATTTGGCGGTGGATCATTTACTGGTGGTGATGGTGGTGCGAACGGAGGAAATGCACAAGATGGCGATTGGACCGGAGAAGCCTATGGAGCATTAGGTGGAGCAGACGGCGCAACAACAACATTCCAACGCACCCCGATGATTGACATATCTGGCCTAAAAGCAGCAGTGACTTTAGCTGGAGGAAAAGCCACAGAGGATCAAGGTACAACTGCTGCGTTTGGTTCCGGTGGAGCAATCAAAAAGGGAACGCCCACAAAAATCACTAGTGGATATGGTGGAGGGAATGGTCTTGGTGCTGTAGTTTTATATTTTACTTAATTTTTGAAAGGATTATTTATGGGATTTCTTCTTCATGCTCCAAATGGAAAATATCTGTTATTGGCCCCACGAACTGCTAGTCATTCTATAGCAATGGCCGCTATGCAAACATTCTGGCCAGAAATCTCACTTGAGAATTTCGCACACGCAGCAGCAGCCTTTCCAGAAGACTTATCATTCGATGGAACTCAAGAAAATGTTGGTATAATTGTTAGAAATCCTATTGAAAGATTTAAAAGTATGGTTGCTCATGCTAATTCGACAGTAGAATATCAATTAAGTCACCCAAGATATAAACCTCTACCAAGTGGAAATTTTGTAAAATATTTTCGTTTTGAAGATCAACTACAAGAATGTGCAGATTGGATCGGAATCACTGTACCATTACCAAAACTTGACTCAGTAGATGAATCTCAAAAACCAATATTAACTAAAGAACAAGAAAATAAAGTAATAGAAATATATTTTAATGATATATTACTTTGGCAAAGTTTGCAAAAAGGAGAATTATAAACTATGGGTATTTATGCTGGTGGGGTTTTAGCCGCAAATGGAGATACTCATTTCGTTCCTTCGGCAGCCGCTGTTGGTCAAAAAATTAATAGTAGTGGAACAGTTAGTACATATAGTTTAATATATACTAATAGTAGTGGTGCTTATCAAGGTGGTGTTTTATCACCAAATGGAGATGTCCACTTTATCCCTTATGCTGCTGCTGTTGGACAAAAAATAAACTCTTCTGGCACCGTCAGTACATATAGCTTATTATATAGTAGTTCAACTGGAGCTTATTATGGAGGAGTATTGACATCTACTGGAGATATTCAATTCATTCCATACTCGGCAGCTAATGGAACAAAAATTAGCACATTATCTGGATTTGATTTTAAAAATATAGCATTAAGTTCATTTTTTAATAAGTTATAATAAGGAAATAAGATTATGTATAGTAAAGATAAAATAATGGAAACTCTTAGAGATATTGTTGAAACCTCTAAAGATATAGCTCCTTACGTAGTTATTGCCCAACCAAGAAGGTGCGAGAACGAAGAACCCGCACAAAAGTTTAATGGTCGCCAAGGACTAGGAGAAGAGCATGTTGATCTTCACGGATTTTCTCATGGATTTTGTGATATCTATGGAGAGAAGGTAGATGTTGCACGAAATTATTTGATTGAACAGGTATTAGAGAGTAATGCTAAATATATGTTTTTTATTGGCGAAGACACTGTCGTTCCTTACCACGCCTTCAAGACACTGCATAAAACTGCTGAAGAAAATCCTGGCAGTATAATTGTTGGAGTTTATTATATCAAACTTGGTGATGCTATGATTATGACCAAAGAAAAAAATTGGATTATTGTACCAAATGTTGATCCGGGACAATTACTAAAAGCTCATATGTGTGGAATGGATGCTATGCTTATTCCTGTAGAGATTTTGAAGCAGATGAAAGAAGAAGAACCAGAACTACCATTCTGTTGTATTGCTAACGGGGTTGCCGAAGATATTCCTTTTATTGGAGAAGATAACTTCTTTATGCATCGAATTCATAAGAGGGGTACTCAAATACTAGTGGATACTAATGTTCAATGTTTACATATTGACTTGGCTAGTGGAAAATATACCGCCCACCCAGATGTTGATCTTACCAACTACCACACTAATATTCCAGTGAATGGAGTATTAACAGAAGTAGATAGATCATATCTTGACAAGAGATGGCACGAAAGACTACCCAAGGGTTCCAACCATAAGGAGGAAGAAAATGTCTAATATTAATTTAGTAGGATTAGCATCCAACTTACCAGATGAAAATAGGGCTCTTGCCTATATTGAAGTTCAACATAATGATAATACTTATAATTGGCAAATTTTTATTCCACCTAATATAGAAAATATCGACCAATTCCTAGAATCTGCTCAACAGTCTATCCTTAACGATATAGACCAGAAAGAACTAGCTTGGACAGAACTAGAACCCAAAACAAAAACTATTGATGACCCTATGACAGGACAATCAACGGAAGTTCCTATCAGTAAAGAAGAAATAGTCAAACCATCTATTCCCGACTATTATGCTTTACGAAGGAATGAATATCCATCATTAGGAGATCAACTAGATGCTATGTGGAAGGGTATGACTTCACAAGCCTTTTTAGATATGCAAGCTAAGATAGCTTCGGTTAAAGCTAAGTATCCTAAGCCCTAATAATCATTAATATATCGTCATAACGACCACGAACTCTTCTAAGATCTCTTACCTCAACTTTATAGTTGTCCGGTATCAGATTTTTTAATATATTAGTCCAATTAAAATCTGGAATATCTTCTACGACCAATACTCCATTTGGCTTGAGTTTTTTAACATATTCAACAACCACAAAACTCATATCCTCAATCTTATGAGATCCATCTTCTATTATGACATCAAAATCATTGGGTAGCTCTTTTAGAGTCTCATAGCTATAGGCATCTCCGAGTAAAGCATGAATTCTTTCTCTCCCGGATATCTGGGGACATGGTACATTATCTATTGTAAAAATTTCGGCTTTAGTAAAATAGTCCTTCCACATCATTATACTAGCCCCGTTATATGCTCCAATTTCTAAAACTTTATTGGCAGAGTATCTTACTTCTTTAAGTAATTCCTCATAAGCTTCGTCCACATAACAATGCAGACAATTCTTATCTGTAGCATATATTGAACAAATTTGCTTTAAAGTTAAAGATGACGACATTGATTCCTCCAGTTGCTTTTTTATGACTATCACTCATTATAGCAAGAAACATACCGTTGGTCAAAATATACATATTAGCCAATTATCTTAAAATATTCAAATAAGCAACACATTCATAAATAAGAGCAAATATAAGGTGTATTTATAGTTATTACCATTTTCCCCCATAGGGTTTAAATATGTCTTGGAAAGCTGAAATTCCAATTATTGTAAGAACTCTTATTAACGACTTATCAGAAACTCCAACATATTCTGATGAAAGAATACTTCAAGTTATTGCTGTTGCGGCAAAATATGTACAATTTGATGTTTCATTGGATAATAAATATACTGTTAATGTGGTCAAACCAGCCATCATCCCAGATCCAACATCATATGATGATAGTATTTTCATAAGCTTAGTATCTTTAAAAACAGCCTGTATAATAGATCAAAGTGTTTTGAGAACAAAAGCTGCACTTGAGGGTATTCGCGCAGCTTTGGGACCAGCACAATTAAGTGTTGCTGGGAGTCTTGCTGGAATTAAAATGATTATAGAAGAGGGACCATGTGCCGCGTATGATGAATTAGTTTCACATTGGGATGTTAAAGAGGCTAGTGCTATCAGAGCTGTTCTTAGTCCATTCGTTGGTAATAAATTTGATCCAAGAACATTACACGTTAATCCTTATAGAAGTAGAGACATGTACTCATAATGGCAGCAACAGAATATAATTTTATTATAGAACAAGGCACAATTTTTGCCATAGATTTTAGTTATCTAAATACTTCTAATATCGCTATGGATATTTCTAACTGTTGTGTTGTATTACGTATTAAGCCTTTAAGTGGACCAAATACTGATCTTATCACATTGACCACAACAGGAAATACCACAACCACAGCATATTCATTAAGAATGTTTCCAGAGAAAGGACTCATCTCTCTAAGACTACCAGCAGAAACGACCAATAGTTATACCTGGCCTACTGCTAACTACGAACTAGAAATTACTTATCCTGATTTGTTCTATAATGGCGGATCCAGAATTGTTAAAAGACTTGTTCAAGGAACTATCACTATTAAAAAACGTCTTATTCCAGCAGCATCTTTACCTTCATGCTCTCTTACAGAAGATGCTCAAACTATTTTTGGAGCAGAACAGGATCTATCAAGTTACAGCATATTGGATAGTTGTGTTGGATCTCCTTGTGAATTTATTGGCGGAAATGCTAATATTTTCCCAGTATACAATACGTCCACATCAGAATCTGTCATTTATTTTAAAGATAGAATTCTTGCTGGTAATGAAAATCCATATGGCAAAAGCAGTCCTTTTCCAGCATCTTTAAGCGTTACAGAATCTAGAACCATAGAGAGAATTGACGTTTTATTCGATGGTTTTTCTCATTCTAATCCAACAGACTTAAGAGTTCTTTTAGTGCATAATGGTAGTGGTGTTATTCTATTAGATCAAAACAAATTTAGTTATAATAACCAACCAAAAAATGTATCTTTTATAATATCAGATTATGCAGTAGCTCGACCAGATGGATCCTCTCCGTCAACATCGAATATAACAGACTATAAAAATACATTAATAGATAATAAGAACTTATCTGTAACTTTACCAGGATGCTCTAATCCAGCATCTTTAAGATATCCATTACCTTCTGGCGCATTTGATACATCAGACAGTAATAAAAATATAACTGTATACAGCAGTGGATTAAAAACATTCGAAGGAATGAATGTATTTGGAGACTGGAAACTATATGCTGTGGACTATAACGAAAAAGATTCAGGTCTCGTTGGTGCTGTAAAACTTATTGTGTATTATCAAAATGAATCATCAAATAGTTCACTAAACTTTAATGCTTGTGGTAATCTTCATAGAGATATAACACTATTAGGAACTTCAGTTTCTATTGATGGAGATATAACATATGCATTAGCATCTGGAGATATTGTTATTATTGAATATAATAATGGTTCGGGCATTGTTGCCACAACCAGAAAGATCAACTCAACTCCATCATATTCTACTGGAACAGCCAAGACCACATTCACAATAGATAGTGCTATTACTGGAACAGTTAATGATCCTAAACTATTAAAATATAATATAGCAGAAGAATAATTATGGCAGAAGCAATTCTTATTAATGGAACAGATAAGCTATCTATAATAGATAATTTTATACAATCAACTATTATTGAGTTTAATTCTGGTACTCCAGGACAAGCTGGTAAGCAAGGTATTCCAGGACCACCCGGCCCAAGAGGCCCAAGAGGAAAAACTGGTCCAGTCAATACCCCAAAAGAAATAATCAAACTATCAGGAACAACAACAAATAATTCCTCATATACTCTTTCCCTAGTGGATTCCAGCACATATCTACCACTATCCACAACTCAAAACTTTTTAGCAATGATTTCAGCATATAATATTACTGATGATACTAGTTCATCATTTAATATGCAAGGAGCAATAAAAAGAAATAGCAGCGGTACTCTTTCGATAGTAGGATCACCATCCACAACATCATTTGTTGATTCTGGTATGGAAAGCGTTGTTATATCTCTATCTATAGATAATACTACTGGATCTTTTAATTTTATTGTTAATGGACTTAATAGCAAAAATATAATATGGACAGGAACCCTGTTTATCAATAAAGTATGAAAACAGCAGTATTATTGTACTTATATGATACGGCACTCTGGAAAGAATACAAACAGCTACTAGAACCAATTAAATCTGAAATAGATTTGTTCTTAGCTCTTTCCTCAGATGATTTATGTAAGAACAACTCCTTAATATCAGAAGATGCCCAAGAATCATTCTCTTGCAAAACACTAGTTTTTCCAAATAAGGGAGTTGATATAGGGCCATTCTTATTACAGCTTAAAGAACTAGATGAAGATGAATATCCATATTTTATTAAACTACACTCTAAAAAATCTTTGTGGGGTATTCATAAAAATATTTCTTGGAGAAGTCTTCTTGTTAATTCTCTAATAGGTAACGAAGATATTTTTCATAATAATATTGATCTTATGAATTTCAATAGTTCCATAGGAGCAATAGGAAATACGGGACTACTACTTGATAGAGAAAGAGAAGGATTTAACACAGAGTTAATATACCAGATTTTACATAATTATCTACATATTCCAGTAGAGCAGATAGCTAGGCATGATTTGTCATTTCTTGCCGGATCTATTTTTATGTCACGTACCAAAATTTTTAAAAGGTATTTTACAAACGATATTATTGATAGTGTTTATAAGATGCTTCCAGAAGGAGCAATATCAGATTCTGTAGAAGGACAAATCCCACACTCACTAGAGAGAATTTTTGGTTACATAATCAATTTATCAAATCTACAATTTGCAAATGGTTATATTGATAGTAAAATTACACTTGTTCATAAAGACAATTCTTCAAAGTATGATTTAATTTCTTGTTATGATAATACATGTTATATTGATAGTAATATTTTATATTCTGGAACTAAATTTCAGATTTCTCCAAAGCATTTGCTCATCAATTGGAAACATAATAACAAGAATGGTTTTTGGAAAAAATACACTAAAATTAAGAACGATCTATATTATAATTGATTAGTTTACCCGGTGTATAGAACATAGACCCATACTCTGGAGGTTACATGAGCATTATCACATCTGATATGAAAAAACTATTTAATCAGGCCATAGATTCTCTTTTGGAAGAAACTGCCCTGACCATTCCATGCAAACTTAAATATGGATCATCAAAGCCAGTATACTGCAATAATTGCGAGATTGACCCAATTGCTAATAGATCTTCTAACGTATACAATGGTACTGGTTCTAATCCATTCGAAGATAATTCCATATGTCCAGTATGTCTAGGTAAAGGATATATGTCTAGTAGCAATGTGGAAATTATATATCTAGCAGTATTAGCTAATATTAGTCCTTGGTATGATTGGGGTTCAAAAACAATGAGAATTCCGGATGGTGGTACTGTTCAAACTCTTTGTAAAGCTGAACTTGTTAATAAACTAACTAGTGCTGATTATATTACTTTTGGCTCCGAAGACAACGCCACATACACTTTAGGTGGAGGTCCACAAGTAGTTGGTTTTGGAGATACCAATTATGTGTGGGCTATTTGGAGACAAACATAGTGAGATATAACCTCAAACTTGTTGAATCTGATAGTCAAATACGCAAAATGATCTTAGAGAGTTTGAAAGATCAAATGCAAGACGTATTCAATTCCTCAATCCCCAAGATACAGACAAAAATTAGAGCTGCTGTAAAAAATGCCTTGCAAGCTCAACCAGAATATGAGGCTTTAACCAGAGGAAATCTAAGATATGAACTTGGAGTTCCAGATTCTCAGAATAGGGCAGATTCTATTATCGATACCTGGATTAATAATATGTCATTAGAAAAAAGCATAATAAAAATGAATAATCAGGGATTATCTGGTGGATTCTCACTATCAATGATATCTTCAGATTTTGCAGATGTGCTGATGCTGCCAGCCGCAACCGTAACAGATGAATCCAATGGTTATTCTTTACCTTGGCTTAAATGGCTATTATTAGATGGTGGAAAAATTATAGTAAAAGATTATTCTGTGGTATTTGGACCAAATAGAGCTTCCAGAACTGGATTTGCCATTATGAAAAAAGATAAGTCTAGCAATTGGAGAGTTCCCCCAGAATTCGCCGGAACAATATCTAATAATTGGGCAACAAGAGCCATAGACTCTCTAGATGAATCTATTAGTAATATTATACAAGAAGAAATAGAAAGAGCAATTATATGAGTTGCAATTATCAATCACACTTTCAAAATGTAGAAAGTCTTGGTCAATATCTGCTATATACTCAACTAGAACATAATATCAAACACTTTCTAGACTGGGGATTCTTAAATATTGGTGGATTTGTAAATATTAATAGGCCCACAAATAATATCAATAATACGGCGGGATTTCACAAACTATCAGTTGTTACCGATCCTGCTTATGCCAATGGTAAAGTTTGGGAGACTTTTAAAAAACAATGGGTTTATGAGTCTGGAATTATGTATAGTGAATCCTCTCCAATAACTATTAGTGGAATTTATGTTAATAATGCATTTATTCCTGGCCCTACTGGAAATGTAACTTATCCATATTCTTTCAATTATGAGCTAGGTAGGGTCATATTTAATAATCCTATTAGCACCACAACAGATGTTCAAATGAACTATTCATTCAAGAGCATACAAACATACAAATCTAACGATAGCTTTTCTGACTGGAAATATCTACAAGAATATACATTTAAGACCGGAGATGTTGATAAGAATATCCCCGCAAACCACAGAATACAATTACCCACAATTATTGTAGAACCAATATCAAGATCTGATTTTAAAGGATATGAGTTAGGGTCCACAAAGTATTGGGCCAATCAGAGCGTTTTATTACATGTTTTTGCTGAAAATTATGTTGAGAAGAACAATATAGTGGATATTATTAGACTGCAAAAAGACAAAAATATTAGATTATATGACTTGAGTAAAGTGGTAAAAAACAAAATATATTCGCTAAATCCTAATGGTTCAAAAAATTTATCTGGTCAAAATTATGATCAATTAGTTAGTGATGATAGTGAATATTTATGGAGAAATGGTTATATTAACAATGTTTCCGTAATGGATATGGATGTGCTAAATTTAAGTATTTATTACTCAACTATTAGACTAGACTTGGAGATCATAGTCTAATTGTAAAAATTTACAAATTCTTGGTGTACTATTAGTTGGTAATGAAGCCTACATTCAAATAATCTTACAAATACTCATAAGAGGTGTGAAATGGCAAGTGCAAATAGAATTTATTACGCCGTACAAGCAGTGCAAATGCAGGGTGTCAATGGTCCTGGTATTGACGATACTCCAGAAACTGAGGGAGCTTGGAGAAGCGTATTCGGCGTACAAAGCGTTGGTATTTCAACTAATTTCAACCTTGAGAATATTTTCCAACTTGGTGAATTCGATCAGTACGACGTTCTCGATGATAATCCCGAGATCGAAGTTACCTTAAATAAGGTTATTGACTATACTGATCCTCTTTATGTTTTAGCACTCGGTGGCGCAGGAGCTACTCCTTCTACAACTGGTAAAAATGTTCTTGAGCTTGCTCCTCGCAGATGCAATGTAAGATTATTCGTTGGTAGTGATATTGATAATCAGAATGTTACTGGCACACTAGGCTATGTTGTTAAGATGACAGGCATGTATTTATCTTCAATTACCTATACTTTTGCTACTGACGGTAACTTTACAGAAGAAGCTACTATCGTTGGAAATAATAAAGTATGGTACAATAATGAAGATGCTCTAGGTAGTAATGCTGGAGCCAATCAAGTTCACCCAACTGCTGGAACAACAACAGGTTTTGATAATCTAAGAGCTACTGGTATTGCCAGAAGATGGAATATTGATCTAGGCAATTCAGTACTTCCAACTGGCACAACCTCATGGGATGGTGGTATCATTATGCCATGGGATGGACAAAAGTACGTTGTTCCACATATTACTAATCTAACAGTTAGTTGCGATCTTGGTCGTGAGCCACTCTATCAGCTAGGTAGTCGTGCTCCATATACTCGCTTCGTTAATGTTCCTCTTGAGGTAACTAGCGAATTCGAAGTTATTGGTACAGAGTTTGACGTTAGTGCCTCTGACTTCCTAAAGAGCGGAGCTTGTGCAGCTAATACTCGTAACTTACAGCCAAGAGAAATTTTCTTGAGACTTTGCGGACCAACTGCTGATGACAATGGAAATGATGATGCGAAGGGCATGAATTTCTATCTAGGTAAGAATAGCAGATTAACAAGTGTTAATTATAGTGGTGGCGATACTGGTGGCGGTAACGTAACCGTAACATACAGTTACACTGGCTATAATTCATTCTATGTTGATCAAGGCGCAAAGTATAACGTAACAGAGGCACCATATAATGGTCGTGGTTTTAATACTTGTGGTAGAACTGCTACTGGTGTTGCTACCAATGGAGGAGCAACATTCGGAACTGGTGGTGGCACTGATGGTAATGATACTGGCACAACAGCCTAATAGGTTGTGTCAGTTTGTAACATTCGGTTGAAATAGGAACTTTCGGTTAGACTTAGGAGATTGTAAAATGGATGACTTATTTATGATTATTGGAAAATTATATGCTGATGTTAATCAGGCTCAAAAAATATTAGAGTCTTTTCAGCAAAAGATAAAAGAAAAAGATCAGGAAATATTGGACTTAAAGAAGAAACTATCAAAGGACACGGCTTACTCTAGCAATGATACGGAATGATAAAGACTTATTACTTTCTAGGATTATTGCTGGTTTTTTGTACCTTCATTATGAGGGAAAATTATATCAGTTAAGAAGAGCTTCTGTAGATTTAAAATATCGAGCAGATATTTTGTACCAACAAATCTATAATGAAAATCTTTATAGCGATTGGATATTATTGCAGGATACTGAGCTAATCTTGATTGATAATGGAGTTTGGAGAACTCAGAATCATGAAGCTCTAAAGCAAATTGATCTAAGACTGGAAAATTTGAAGGTTGAATTATACGAAAACTATATTCAGCTTTCTAGGAGACAGGATATTAAAAAGCAAATTAAAAGTATGAATATGCAAAAAGACAGGATATTAACAGCACAGCACTCTTTAGACCAATATACATTAGAAGCTTATGCTGGTAGGATACGCAATGAATACTTAATAATGAATACTCTTTACTATAAGAATAAGAAAGTATTCAAAGATTCTAAGAATAAAAACTCTATTTTCTTGAATGGTATTACTAATCAGATATCTTCTTCATTACCTTCTGTTACTACCATAAGAGAATTGGCAAGATCAGACATATGGAAATCCTACTGGTCATCGTCAAATAAAGAAAAGGTTTTTGACGGATCAGTGTGTGAATGGTCCGATGAGCAAAGAGCTTTAGTAAATATTACTAAAATGTTTGATTCGATATATGAACATCCAGAATGTCCAAGCGAAGTAATCATAGATGATGAAGATGCTCTTGAAGGATGGATGACGGTACAAAAAAGAAAGAACGAACAAACCAAGTCAAAGACCAAAGCTCAAAATATGCTTGGTAGCAAAAAGATGCAAAAAGCCGACGAGGTCTTCTTCGTTAGCAATTCTAAAGAAGAGACCAAAGAGATACTCAAAGCTAATGATAATGCTGGTTTGTATAGAATGAAAGAAAAATTTAGCGCTATAAGAAGTGTTGGTGGTTCTGAATTACAAGAATCTCAATTGCCAGATGTTCAAAGAGATTTACTTAATCAATTAAATGCTAAACGTAATAACAATAGGAAATAATTATGAATCCAGATAATGAAGTATATTATAATCTAGAAAAAAGATTTCAAACAACTATGATTGGATCACTAGCTAAATTTGAAGAATCTTTTGGACATTTGTGGGGTCTTGATAAAAATGAAGAAGATCTTACAGACAAAGAATTAGATTTTAGAGACTTGTGGGAACGTACTAGAATGCTTATATTAAATAACGGCAATCATCAGATGCGTTCTGCTATTTCAGAAGTTACCAGATTTATTAGGTCAAAATACAAGTACAATTACAAGTTTTACGTTAAGCCCAGTTATCCACCACAGACAGGAGATGATCAATGAAGACTAAGACATTCAAGATTAAGATTAATGAAAAGGAAACAGAATTTCTTGTTAAAACCCCCTCTATAAATGATCAGAGGGAAGCTCAGAAAGTTTATAACCAAGCCTTTACAGACGCTATCAAGTCCAAATGCGTGGTAAGAGCCAAGATGGATGAGTTGCTTGAGGATCAAGGTCTGTGGAATCAGGATAAACAGATCAAGTTCACCAAGCTACAGCAGGATATTCTTGATTCTGAAAGAAAGTTAGCAAAGGGTGGTATCTCCCTAAAGGAAGCCAAGGAGATTGCTATTCAGATGAAGAAAGATAGAGAGGAAATTAGATCATTAATTTCAGTAAGAACATCTCTTGATAATCATAGCGCTGAAGGCCAAGCAGACAACGCTAGATTTAACTATCTTGTATCATCATGCTTGGTGTATAATGATAGTAACAAACAGCCATATTTTAGCAATATGGAGGACTATTTAAACAGGTCAAATGAGGAAGTTGCTATAGTGGCTGCTCAGCATTTGGCTTCCATGCTTTATGGATTGGATAATGACTATGAATTGAATTTGCCGGAAAATAAGTTCTTGAAGAAATTTAAGTTTATTGATGAAAAGCTACGCTACATTAATAAACAGGGACAACTAACAGATGCCGATGGTAGACTAGTTGATGAGAATGGTAGATATGTTGATGATAAGGGTAACTTTGTGGATAAGTTTGGCAATAGGGTTGATAAGGATGGCGAGTATGTTGTTGAATATAAGCCATTCTTAGACGAAGATGGTAATCCAATTATTTTAGAAGAAGATGTGAAAAATGAGCCAAAAGCAGAAGAAACTCCACAACCAGAAGCATCAACAGCTACGTCCACACCAGCAGTCGATGTTGCAGTTACCACTGTTGAAACAGAATCTGTTGTTAAAGCATCTTAGTAGTTTGTCTCATATCCATATTTTTGCTCACAGAATAGCACCAGCAGGCAGGGAGTCTGTTGGTGTTATTTTTTGTACCCTATAAGGATAAGATCATATGGCAAAAGGTTTTAATCTTACAGCTGAACTTAATTTAAGAGGACCAGGTAATCTCAGACAAATAGCATCTGCTATTAGAAGAGAGATTGGTACCGTAGACGCTACCGTTAAAGTTAAGTTAGATAAATCAGCAGAAAGATCAATACTTAATACATCAAATGCTTTGGCCCGTCTAAATAAAGAACTACAAATAACAGCCCAAGCTTCTGCATCAACAACCACCAATATCACTAGTTTGGTTGGTGCTATCAATAGTCTTGGAGGAGCCCTTAATGGATCAAACTCCTCCATGTCCCAGATAGTATCATCAGCACAAGCCACCACTCAGCAGATGGCTAAATTGAAAAAAGGAACAGTAGAAGCAAGAAGTGAGATGGAAGAATTTGGTAGACAGTCTGCTCTTGCTGTTCGTCGTTTTGCCGCATTTAATTTTGCCACAGGAGCAATCTTTGGACTACTTAATGCTGTATCGAAGGCCACTCAAGAGTTTATTGATTTTGATAGACAGTTAGTAAGATTAACTCAGATTACTGGCGAATCATATGATCAGCTTAGTAGAATAACAGATACCATTACTGGATTATCCACAGGATTGGGAGTTGCTTCTTCTGATCTTATTAAGATATCTGATACATTAGCACAAGCTGGTTTTAGCGCCAGAGAAACAGATCAAGCCCTTAAAGCATTGGCATTAACAGCTTTGGCCCCATCATTCGACAACCTTAATGATACGGTCGAAGGTAGTATCGCATTAATGCGTCAGTTCAAAATTAGTACAGAAGATTTAGATAAAGCATTAGGTTCTATTAATGCTGTTGCTGCTGGTTTTGCTGTTGAAGCTAGTGATATTATTACCGCTATTCAGCGTACCGGTGGTGTGTTTGCTGCTGCAAGTAAAGGCGTTAGTCAAGGAACAGATGCTCTAAATGAATTTATTGCGGTATTTACTAGCGTACGAGCTACCACTCGTGAAAGTGCAGAAACTATTGCTACCGGTTTAAGAACCATCTTTACTAGAATTCAAAGAGAAGATACCATTGACGCCTTAAAAGAATATGGTGTTAATCTTCTTGATGTTGAAGGTAAATTCGTAGGAGCTTATAAAGCAGTTAAATTATTAAGCGAAGGATTGGGTAAGCTAGATCCAAGAGATACTAGCTTTTCCAGAATTGTAGAAGAACTTGGTGGTTTCAGACAGATCGGCAAGGTTCTGCCATTAATCCAAGAGTTCGCTACTGCTCAACAAGCATTGGGTGTGGCTCAAAGAGGACAATCATCATTAGCTATGGATGCTGTGAAAGCACAAGCATCATTAGCAGTTCAATTTTCAAAAACAAGAGAATCCTTTGTTGCATTAATTAGAGATATTGGCAATAGTGATAGTTTTAAAACATTAGTTAGCCTTGGATTGAGTCTAGCTAATACCTTTATCAAAGTTGCAGATGTTGCTAAACCATTACTACCAATTATTACCGCTATTGGAGCTATCAAAGGAGCCAAAGCATTAACTAGTTTTGTTGGTGGTTTCGTTGGAGGACTAAGAAAAGTTAAACCAAATGGATCCCCAGCTGGAGGTCAGGATCAAGCAGCCGCCGCAAAATCCCAAAAGATAGCTGATTCATATACTGACAATAGTGCTGCTCTTGATAAAACAACAACAGCATTAAATAATCTTACCACAGCTATTAACCCACTAACTGCCTCAATAGATAATCTTGGCAATGGTGTTATGACACAACTATTGAATGAGATTACATCTCTGAATAATAATCTTTCTAGTTTACCTCCTGGTGGTGGAGGCCCTACCTTAAATCGTGGTGGAGTAGTTAGAAAATTTGCTAGGGGAGGTAGCGTTCCAGGATCAGGTAATACCGATAGCGTTCCTGCACTATTAACTCCTGGCGAGTTCGTTGTTAATAAAAAATCTGCAAGAGCTGTTGGATCCAGTAATCTTCATAAAATAAATAATGGTGTTCAGAAATTCAAAAAGGGTGGTGGTGTTTCTAAAGTAGAACTAGATAGTGTGTACGATGGAGACAGTTTAAGGGTTGATTTTACTCCAACAGCTACTCCATATAAAACTTTAACTCGTTTGGTTGGTGCTGATACATATGAAGTTAAGGGTAAAGGAGCTAAAAACTATACAGCAAAAGAAAAAAAGAAAGCCCAGCAGGCTAAAGATCTAACAACAGAGTGGGCTTCCAGTAAAAGTTCAGATGACTTAACAAAGATATTTAAAGGTACTAATCAGTATGATGTTTTTGGTAGGCCAATGTTTAAGGCTCCTGATCTAGTAGCAAAACTAAAAGAGAAAAAACTATTAACAGGTAGATTTGAAGAAAAAAATCTTGGCGGTATAATTCAAAAATTTGAAAAAGGTGGAGTAGCTCAAAGAAAAGTAGGATATATTGATTATGATGTTATAGCCAATGAAGCTAATAAAGCTGTTGTAGAAAAAGGAATGAAAGAAACAGGATCTGAAGGTCCAAGAATCTATTCAGACTATCTTACCAAGCTAGCTGTTAATGCGCGAAAATCTGCTAATATTCAAAAACTAAGAGCAATATATGGCGTTGCTGGTAGCGGTAAAACAACATTAGCTCGTGGTCAAGGCACAGATAGCGCTAAACTAAGACAAACAGAAAGATTTCCAATTCTTAGTCCAGAAGATATTGATAGGGCTACTGAAATATTAATTCTTACTAGTAGTGTAAGTAAAACTAAAATGGATGATTTCTTTGGAGATGTTGATAGAGCATATACATTAAGTTCAACCACTAGTGCAGAAAGAAGCAGAGTAAAAGATCAAAGAGGGTCAAGAGATGTTACGGGGATCGGTTTAGAGGGTCGTCAACCTGGAACTACCATGGGCGTTTCAACAGATACTGCTGTTGGCGAGGCATTATTATCAGATAAGCTAGGAGCTAAATCTACAGTATTAGGAAGAAGCGGTTCTGGTAGACTAAGAAGAAAGAGTGGCAATGAATTAGTAGATATTATTAAGAAGAGAATTGGTTTCACATGGGGTGGATTTGCTCCAACTACAGCTGGTCATGAATCGATTATGGATGCTGCTGCTGCTATGGGTATTCCTCCAGAAGATTTTATAGCATTAGTTGGAGCTAATGAGGCCGTAGATCCATCATCTTATCGCACAGCCATATTTGATCAAGACGCTAGAGTATTATTGGCTAAGGCTGGTTTCGGAGCAAAGGGTGCCACTGTACTTCCCAAACCAAGAGATTTTGAGGTTCCTCAAGGTTTTGATATCACTCAACAAGGTTCCGACAGAAGACAAGTATTAATTCCTGGTAAAGGTAGCACAGCCTTTGTTGCAGATAAAACAGAAGATCAAACAGCAAAATATAAACAAGCTGGATATGACGTTAAGAGTATAGAAAGAACTGGCGGCATTAGTGGAACAATGGTTAGAGATTTAATTATAGCTGGAGATATGGCTAAACTTCAATCAGTATTATCTCCTGGCGTATATGATCTCGTTTCTAATAATATTGGAAAAATACAAAATAGAGCTAGTGTTTTACCATCTCTTATAGAACAAGCTCAAAAAGAAGCTCAAGCGGAAATGAGCCACATAGATAAAGAGATAGAAGCTCTTGGAATTAAAAGAATAGATTCCAAAAAAATAGAGGAAGATCCAGAATATGCAGCTAAAGTAGAAGTTCTAAAAGAGTTAAGAACTAAAAAACAAAAGATGAAATCTGCTACTGGATTTACCCCATATAAATTATTAGATGCATTAGCCCAAAAAGATCCACAAAACTACGCTCTAGACTTTTCTGCACCAGCAACTATGGGCAATGTTCCGGCAATGAGAGTTATGGGTCAAAGCTCACAAGCTCAAATGCCAGTTGGTAGAGTTGCTCAATTGGCCCAAGAAAAAAGTAAAAGTATTCAGGATGTTATACTAGAACAGTTGGGTGGATTGGGTGGTCCCGCTGGAGTTAAAAGAATACTTGGTATTGGTAGTGGAGATAGAACATTAAGCTCGCTATTACAGGCAGGAAATATTAAAGCTGGTAAAGGCTTAGAACAAGCAGCAGACTTTATCAATAAAGCTTTAGATGCAAAAGGTATAAGAGATGCTGCAGAAGCTAAAAGATTAGAAGAGTATCAAGCTAAGGCTCTTCATTTTGGTATTGCTGGTTTATTACCAATGGATTATGAAAAAGAATTTGAATGGAATATTGGAGGCACTGATGTTTATGCTACCGCCAGAGGTTTTGGCAGCACATATTTGGAAGAAGCAAGACAAATGCAGAAGGAGTCATCAGCACTTGCTCAAAAATTTGCAGAGAATGTACAGAATAAAAATATTTTTGGTGGTGGCGAAAACTTAGCTTTTGATTTTGACAAAACATTAGTTGAGGGAGCAGACATTCTTGATGCTGCTGGCAAGCCTGATATCCCACAATATTCAAATAGAGATGCAGTAAAAGCAGCTCTTGGAAAAGCAAGAACAACAAGACTAGCAGATAAATTAAAATCCTTAATAGACCAAGACCCATCGTTCATTAAAAGAACCAGAATACTAACAGCCAGACCACAAAGTACGGCTGATCTTCTTGCCTCAACACTACAGCGTTTAGGTTTACCTTATTCTGAAGATGATGTTACTGGTGTTAGTGGTGGAGCTAGTAGCAATATTGCATCATTAAAAGCTGCTAATTTACAACAACAAGAAAAACTTATTGATGATAACTTAGATAACATCAGAGCTGCTCATAAAGCTGGTAAAAAAGGATTTCAATATATTGAACCACAATCTACAACATCAGAACTAGATGAGAAAATGGGTCAGGGTAATATTGAGGGTGCCATAATAGAAAAAGCTTTGGCTATTTTAGGCGCTCCAGTAAGACCAGACGCTAAACAGAACAGAGCCATAGACTATCCTGACGGTTTAGGTAGTGCAGCCCAATTCTTTCCTGGTATTGACCCTGGTATTCCAACAGAAGTTAAAAGAACAATTGATGGTAGTAGTTTAGAGAAAGTTAGAGAAGAGATTGGAAGTTATCTAACTGGTGGAGCAGAGGCTGTTAAATTAGCCTTGGGTGGCAGAGTTAGAAGATTTGCTGTGGGTGGAGTTGCTGAAGCTGAACAGAAAAAAGAAAAACAATACGGTAAAATTAGTATTACTGAAGATTCTGGAATGATTAGTGCTGGATATCTAAAGAGTGGACAAGAGAATAGTAGACAAGGATATGCTAGTGCTTATAAATTAAGAGATAATCTATATTATGTTGGCTTATCTAGTGCCACCAAAGGATATGGCCCAAGACTTTATGACATATTGATGGAAGCAGTCACCGAAAAAGGAGCAATGTTAACTTCTGACAGATCAGTAGTTAGTGGTGATGCTAAAAAAGTATGGGAATATTATTTCAAAAATAGGGGAGATGTTAAAAAAACCCCCTTAGAACCAAAAGACTGGACACATAATGAAGCTCTATTAGATCCAAAATTATATGGAAAAAAAGAAACGTGGCCACCAGCTGATGATCCAGCATGGGTATTACAAACTGGTTATAGTAAAAGCCCTAATTTAATTAAAGGTCCGGATGTTGTAAGACCCGATGCTAAACCAGACTCTAGAGCAATGGCATTATCTTATTTTGCTGCTCGTACCCCCAAATTTGCTAGTGGCGGTATTGTTCCCGGAACAGGAAACAGAGACACCGTCCCTGCTTCATTAACTGCTGGTGATTTTGTTATACGAAAGAGTAGTGTTGCAAAATTAGGACTAGGAGGATCTCAAGGGTTTGCTTCCGGAGGAGAAGTTCCAGCATTATTAACTCCAGGAGAATTAGTAGTTCCACAAGCACAAGCTAAGAAGATTGGTTATGGTAAATTAAATACCATGAATAAATATGGACGATATAATAAAGGTGGAGCTGTTGGAATACAAAGATTCGAGATGGGTGGAGAAGCGGTGACTCCTGCAGAAATGTCTATATTTAGATCTAGTATGGCTGCTGTAATGGCAACTTTTAGCGATGAAGTCAGTAGTGCTGTAGATAAAATAGATTTACCAACTATTGATACAAGTTCTTGGGAAACTATGAGAAAATCTCTAATTGAGATACAAAAAGTTGTAAGAAGTAATTTTGCTACTTTAGGTGATGATGTTGTAAATTCTATGAGAGCAATGACAAGTGCTGGAAATAAAGCTCTTGGAGATATCGAGTTAGATAGAGCTAGAGTTAGACAATCAGAAATAGCCTCTTCTCGTGGATATTCTTCTAATGATATCGAGAATATGAGAGATACTGTGTCAGATGCTAAAACTGGCAGAGAAGCAACATTCGGTCGTAAACGAAAAAATGCCGAAAGAGAAGCTGAAGGAAAAGCCCCATTTGAAGCATTAGATCTGATGACCATGATGAGAAGTGCTGTTGGTGGTCGTCAACCAACTCCTTTAAATGTAGCGGCATCAACACCATCTGCTCCAGTAGAACCAGATCTTAGTTTAAGAGATATTGACTTCTATGAAAAAAGAATGAACTATAGCGATGTGTCTGGTAAAGATACTCCCATTAGCGGTAGAGGCAGAGAATATGCTGCAGAGTTAGCTCATCAAGATCCTGCTCAGGTAGACGCATTGGTTAAACAGCTTAGAGACATGTTCTCTTCTGTTATGACCGGAGTAAAGACTCCTTCTGGTCAAATTAGTGCTGCTGGTCAAAGTCAGAGTTGGGCTAATTGGGATATTGGCAAGCAATTATTCATGAGCAAGAATCCTGATCAAAGTTCGGATAAGTATCATCTTGGAAATCCAATGCAAGATCCCAAGGTTATGCTGCAAATGGTTCAACGAATGGTTGGATATGAGGCTACCGGTGGAGGAAAGAGAAATGGCGTTGCCAATAATATTCCATCGTTTGAACTTGTGGAAATTGGTGCAAAAGCAATGGCAGAGAGTCTCTCTAAAGATACTGCACAATTAGATTCTTTCTTGAAGGTACTTAATGGTCTTACAAGAGAAGATCTTTTGGGAGGTCTAGCAGGATCATCAGCAGCAGCACCAAAGCCTTCTGGTGGCGGTTTAGGATATCCAGGATCAATGCAAAAGGCTCCTTATACATATAGTCCATTTGATACTCCTGATGCTTTTGGTATGCCCACAGGTCCGACCCCATCTGGTGCTGGAGGATCAGGAAGTCCACCAATACCTCCGGGACCACCAACAGGAAATCCATTATCTGGAGATGCAGAAGCAGCAATTCAACGATACATGATGGAAATGGAAGCTGCCGCAAAAGCAGTTAAGATTCAAACATATCAAGCAGAAAGATTGGCTGGAGCAACAGCATCAGAAGCTAAAGCTAGGGCAGATGCAGCTAGTCAAGCAGCAGCACAAGCAATAGCTCAACAAAGACTAGTAGGAGCAACAGCTGAAGAAACAGCAGCAATAACAGAAGCTACTGCTAGAATAGCTAAGGTTCGTGGTGGAGCTACTTTGACTCCCGGAAATATTAAACCAGCAGCAGAATCACTAGCCAGAGGTGGAGCGCCAGCACCAGATACAACAGATTATTCTAAAGTGGCTAAAGATAATGCTGATGCTATTAGCACAATGACAACTAATTTTACTAAATTATCAGCATCATTTGCTTTTGGTAGTAGTATGTTGGCTAGCTTTGTTGGTACTGGTAATTTAGCTGGAAAAGCATTACAAAGCTTATCTGGATCTATTGGAAATACTACCGCACTATTTGTAGCGGCAAATGGGGCTATACAAACTTTTAGCGATTTTGCTTTATCTGATAATACGAAAAAATACTTAGATAATTTTTCTAGCTATTTGATTGATGCTGGTCGTAAAGTAGAGGGTTTTGCTTCTGGATTCTCTAGTTCTGCAGCTAGCGGATTCTTAAATAGAATAGCTTCTGGTCTTGGCAAAGGTGGTGGCTTGGTTGGTAAACTAGCTGGTAATTTACCACAAATTGTTAGTGGTGTATCTGGAGCGCTATCAGCATTAGCAGGACCGGTGGGTATTGCTGTTACAGCCGGAAATGCAATGGCATCATTGTTCATTGATATGACAGATGCTCTACGACAAAATAAATTAGATGCTTCAATTAAAGCTTTTGACAACAATCTAAAATATGCTGAACAAGCTTTAGATACATATAGTAGAAATACAATAGATAATGCTGGACAGTTACAGATAGCCAACACAGCAATAATGAATGCCGCAAAAGAAGCTAGAACTCAATCTGATATTACTAGCACTAATCCTAAATGGGCAATGACTAATATTATTGGAGAAGGATTAGCTCTTGGTGCAGGTGGACAAGAAAGCAGAGCTCAAAGAGCTGATATATTAGATAAAAAAGGTATGATGGCATATATTGGATCTTTGACCGACGCTACTGGACGAACCCAAGAACAATATACAAGAGAATTAATTCCACAAAAAGCAGCCGAAACTGCTGAGAAATTTAAAAAACCAGCAGAACTACAACAAAGAGTAATATCAGAAAGATTTAGAAAGGGAGAATCTTCTTCAGATATTATGAATTCACCAGACTGGAAACAGCAAGCAGAAGTTTTAGCTCGTTCCAATGCTGAAACTGAACAGCAATTAAGATCAATAGATGCTGATCTATCATTATCTCAGCAAGCGAGAGATGTTAGAAAACAAGAACTAATGAGTCTAGTAGCTGCTAATAATGTTAGAGATCAAGAAGTTAAGCATATTAGAAATAAAAATAGCGAAGAAGCAAATAATGAAAGCTCCAAAATGCTTTATGGTTTGGAGCGCATGTTGGGCAATATGGAACAAAGTATTAATGTTGTTACATATTCTATGAGTAAGCTAGCAGACCAGACAGATTTATTAAAAGCATCCATGACTGGAGATGCTAAAATAGGAACAACGAGAATCGACGCATCCAATGTACTGCAAAATCCTAATATGTACAGTGCTGATGAAAGATCAAAGGCTGCCGATGTTGGGTCTCAATTTTTTGGCCCACAAGCTAATGATATGAAGGGATTATTACAGTTTGGTCCAGACTTAGAGAATACAATATTATCCACTATTAATAGAACTATACAAGAAGATCCAGGCGCTAGTAGCGGTAAAATTGAAGCTAGGATAAGCCAAAATATAGAGAAAGATTTAAGCAATCTAAATATTGATGAAGGTTTAAAGAAAGCTTTATCTAAGGATATATCGTCATCTCTTTCTGAATCTCAAAAGAGCGGTGAAGATAAAATCAACTATCAGCAAGTCTTTGGAGAAGCTTCAGCATTTAGTAAAACTGTTCAATCAACTAAAAAAGCCCAAGAAGCCGCATTAAAAGCATTAGAATTTTATCAACAGTCAGTAAATAATTATGCCCAGTCTATGAATGAGGCTGTAGCATTACAGATCAGTTCTAATGAAAAAATGAGAAGAGCAGACGATATCAGAACTAGAGGAGAGATGACCCTAGCAAAAAATTTGGGTAAGAATATATCCTTTGAATCATCAAAGAGTGCAGCTAATGCTGGGGTAATGAGTCAGGCAGGAACGTCTGATCCAAGACAAATAATGAATAATATTGGTCGTTTAGAAATGACCAGACAAAATCAACAAGCCTCGGTTGACGCTGCTGCACAAAGAGGACCAAAGGGTGCCAAAGATCTAATGGCATTTACTGGCCAACTTTCTGGTACAACAATGCAATTAAGAGAAAACTATGCTGCACTAAAATCATTAGCTGAAAGCACAGAAGTGGCTGATGCTGCATTAGCAAAAATGTCAGAGATCAAAGCTAAGAATGAAGCTGGTTTGGGCATACTAGAAAGATTTGTAACATCAACTCCAAAAGAACAAGCTAAACTTAATCAATCTTTTGAGCGTCTTGACCGTAATATGAATGGTCAAGCCAATAATATGTGGGATTCTATAAGAGTTCAAGAAGCATATAATGAATCTTTAAAGAATGGTGGAAGTATGCAGGATGCTCAAGAAGCTGCTGATCAAGCTGCCGCTCAAGATCGCGGAGACACAATGGAAGCATTCAAGATGCTTGCGCCATATCTTGGAGACAATCAAAATCAGCTCAAAGCCAATATGCTAGAATCAATGATGACCGAATCTGGGGTTGAAATGAGCCCCATGTTTAATCAAGTTTTGGAAGGTTTGAGAAATCCAGAACAAGATCCTCAGATGGCAGAAGCTATACAACAATACAAAGAAGCAAATGCTTTACAGGTTCAAGCTAATCACTATCTAGCAATGCTTGATGGTACTTTAGCACAACAAATTGGAACACAAGCACAAACTGCTTTTTCTAATTCTTTAAGTGGAGTACAACAAGCTAATGCTAATGCTAATGCTAAAGATACAGCAGCAGGAATCAATAAACTTAATAACCACTTACAGTCTGGAGTCACTAAGGTTACAACAGTATCTAGTGGTGCCAGAGAAACCCCAGATATTCCAGGAATGGCAACAGGAGGAGTTGTAGAATATAGAGCAGTTGGAGGTTCAATTTTCAAACCTAAAGGCTCAGATACTGTTCCGGCAATGTTAACGCCCGGTGAATTTGTTGTTAACAAGAGTGCCGCCTCAGCTAATGGTCCCCTATTACATGCTATAAATAATGGATATTCTAAGGGTGGTAGTGTTAAATATTATTCTGAGGGTGGATGGGTATCAGACATGCTAAAGCCTCCAGATCAAGGAAGATTTGCAGATGCTGACCCAGCTAAGAATACGCTATATACTAAATTTAATGATTATGCTACTTTTGGTCCTGGAGGTAAAGAGAATGATGTTAAAGCAAATTTGGAAAAGTTAAAATCAGATGAAGGATTTATACAGTTTATTAAACCATACTCCATACCAACATTTAATGGAACTTCTGATAAACTATATAGTTCAATGGGTAATCCATTATTAGATAAAATTACTGGTCAAATCAACGAACCTATTTTTGGAGTATTGCCCGATTTTACTTTATCTCGTAATGTAGCATCTAATGCTCTTGATAGTGCTGGTAAAGGAGCTATTAAAGGTGCCGCTCTTGGAGCATCTGCTACAGGAAATTCTGATGCATTGGCAGGAGCTGTTGCTAGTAATTTTACCGGATCAACCTCTAGTGCTCATTCGGCCATGACAAGCATGGGTTTTGCACAAGATGGTATAGCTGCTAATGCTGCTGGATACATATGGGAAGCTATGAAATTTGTTCCTGGTTTAGGTGCTGTTGTTTCTGGTATCGATGCAGTCAAGAAAATATTTGTTGATAGAGATTTTATTGGAGGAGCACTAGAAGGTTTAGGAGCTATTACTAATTTACTTCCTATTCCAGGAGCAGGCTTTATCGGTAAGGGTGTTGCTGGTGCATTGAAATGGATGACTAGATTTATGCCCAAATCAGTGGTTGCTAAGTTGGGTTCTTTTATTCCAGGAATATTTGAAAGATTTCCTGGAGGTAAAAGGCTATTCGATTGGATTAGCGATAAAGTTAGAGGACCAACAGTAGACTTAATCAAATATTTAATTCCAGAATCAATATTATCAAAAATTGGTTGGGGTGCTACTGGACAGCAAATTGTTGCAAGAAAATTCGGGAATACGGTTGCCGGAGCAGCTGCCGGAACAGTTGGTGGAGGTACTATTGGTGCTATTGGAGGAGTCGGTAATGCTATTGCTACCGGAGCAGTTCCTAATGCCGCAAATACTGTTATGGATAAACTTAAAGAGTCTATGGTAATGTCTGATTTCAAGTATCCTTCAAAGTTGATAAATGAGACTATTTTAGGAAATACAATAAATACAGGAGCAGATACATTAACATTAGATGAAGCTAAAGATCAATTTAATGCTATTACTCCATGGATGAATGCTCTAGACAAAGCGGCAAAATGGGAAAAAGTTAAGACAGCACCAAAAGCAAAAGTAACTATTGGAGGCACAGCATATTCACAATATGGCTTTGGTCCAGAATCTAAAGAGAATGGGCAAAAGTTTATGTTTGCCAGCTCTGTTAAATCAGCTGGTGATCTTAATATTGAAGATTTTCCAAAATTAAGTTCAGTAGATAATCTACTACAATTTACTCCAGGTGGATATCCAACACTAGGTTCAGATGAAAAATCAGAAGCAGCTAACTCTTTTTATAAAGCAAAGGGGCTGGACTTCTCCAATACTGCAGCACTAGCAGGCCAAGGAAATATTGAAGATTTCTCAGTTTTACAAAAGATATTTAGAGATTATTACGACGACTTATCAGAAACTAAACCATTGACCACAACGGATAAAGCTGGTGGTTATGATCCTAAATTCTGGACAACTAAACCCCCAGCAGCACAAAAACTAAGTAAGACAAACGCAATATTAACTGCATTAGCTGAAGGTACTAAATTCAAATATTCTTTCAATAAATCAGAATTAGCTGATGACAAAAAAGATTTATTTAAATGGGGTTATTCTACAACAGATAAACCAGTTGGTGATGCAAAACCAAAAGAATCATCTGGCGAAACCAATGATATGCTTACAGTTTATACGAAAGCTGTTAGAAGCAGATGGGCATCAATTATTTCTAGCGAAACCAATAAAAAAGCAGCCGCAGAGGGAAAAATATGGGATGGTGGTAATAGTACAGGATTCAAAGTTTTCCAAGGTACGGATAGCACTAAATTTGAACCTCTTCCATGGACAACAGATACTGGATTAATTGGGGCAGTTGCAGAAGCACAAATGGAAAAAGCTCAAGAACAAATCATGCAAGAGAAGATTGGATTAAATATATCTCCCCAAACTTCTTATAATAAAATGATTGATTTACCATCATCCAAGAGAAAACTTCCTGTATTTTTTGATTTTCAGAAATTTGAATCTATACCACTATTAAATCCTGAAGATACAGAATATGATCCAAAAGCTAAGAAATCATTTTTAACAGATGGGGCTGATGTTGCTACAAAGGGTCTATTTATTAGAGGTAGAACTGTAGATCGTGGTACTCAAGCAGTGAGTCCATTCCAAACTTTAAATCAGAGTGCAGATAGCGAACTACCATACTTTAGCAATGAAGAATCACTGGATACTGCTGTGCAAAAATGGGCAGTAAGTAATTTTGATATTCCAGATTTTTCTTTGGCTGGAATAAAGCTAGCCACTATGTATAATCCAATAGTTGCAGAAAAAGCATTCAAAGCATCTAGTGACATAAGATCTGCTAGAACTAGTCGTAGAGAGGGAGTTAAGACTGATGCTCAAGAACAGTCTGGAGCTGCGTCATTATTAAAGACTGCTAATACATTATTTTATAGCGATGACTATAAATTAGGAGAAAATATTCCATATAGTGATGCTAGAGATTTGATTATTAGCAAATTACCATTAATTTCTGAAGCTATGCAGTTAGCTGCTATTCAAGATACATCCATGAGCAAAGACGAAAAAAGAAAGAAGATGCAGCAAGAAGCATCTCAGATTCTTATCAAACCAGAACATATTCCTTCTCTTGGTAATACTGTATGGCAGAATGTCAAAAAAGTTGATATCCCAATGATCAGTGGTTTAAAAACATCTTCAGATTGGATGAAAGCAGCATCAGAAGATGGAATGAGTCCACCGGAAGAAATTAAGAATCAAACAGATTTATTAGATGCCATAGATTATATCTCATGGATTAAAAGTAAGGTATTATCAGTAACTCAAAAAGCACAAGGTCAAAGTAAAGAAAAATTAGCAGAAGTTCAAAATATGACTACTGAGACTGCTTTTGGCAAGTATATGAGTGCCGGAAGATTTTTGGGTCAGATATCAGCAGGAGAAGAAGGAGCTGCCGCCATATCTAGCAAAGCTAGCGAAAGACTCTATAGTAAGTATGGTAGTGAACTAGATAAATGGACTACTACAGAAAATGTTGCATTGGCTACAGTAAAGAAAAAAGATGGAACCGCTAGAGGTAAACAAACAGAAGCTAAAAGAAAATTCTGGAATATCCCAGAGATAATTAAACAAGACGATTTTGCAGACTTCATTCTAGGCTTTGCTGCTCAACAAAGAGGAGCTCAAAGATTTAATCAATTAATTAGCGGTAATGGTGATGCTAAATTAAATCAGGACCAAGCGACAGCTATAGCTGCTACATACAAACAATTTATGGGTGGTGAAAAAGCTATCTCTACTGATAAGAGTGGAACAACATCAGTCATGAAAGGTATTGGTGGTCCTAGCGGTAATCAACTAGTTGATATTGCTCTCCCAACAGATATTGATGCTGTTAGAGATCAATTCATGAACCTTGAAACGGTCTACGAACCAGATTATAGAGAAGTTCTTGGAGGAACATTATTACAACTTGGCGACAGATATGCTACAAAATGGGCAAAAAGCGGAGATCCAGGAACTGAAGAATGGTCAACATTATGGTCCGAATATTCAGATCAACTTACCTCATTAAAAGCCTTCTTAACTGCACGAGATGAATTATTAATGAGACCAGTTGGTTTAGAAGGAGAAACCTTATTTCCAGAGGCAGTTTTACCATCATTGATCGGCGGTGTTAAAAGTACCATACAAGCAGCTGGAATGCCAGTACCAGAGATTAGCGCAGAGTCATTAGCAGGAGCCCTGTATAATCCTGATGAATTTATGACAAAAGTCAAAGAACTTTTAGCAACTGCTACAGCTAATATACCTGGATTAAATTCTGGAGATTATAAGGAAAGAGATAAAGCAGAGGGTGTAGTTGGATTAATTAATAAATTTTACAGTGATAATTTTGCGCCAGGAGCATTACCAAGAGTCTTTACTAAAGAAGGTCAAGAATATTGGCAAGAAATGAAAGCTTTATATCCCACAGCCAAAAAAGGTTGGGAGATGTTTTCTGGTGGACTTAGTGGAGAAGCTGCTAGTGATACAACAGTGCCTTTTGATCCTATTGAAAGGATTTATGATGAAGCACAAATGCCATCAGCTCAAGGTACCAAATATGGTTTTTATTATATGAAAAATAGAAAACATGGGACCAATAATACTATAACAGCAATGGAAAGAGATGCTTCTCAACCAAAACCAGAAACACAAGCAGCAGGAACATCAGGTTCTGTAGTAGATCAAGCAGTAGCTAATGCTGGTACTCAAGAAGTAGGAATGCCTCAGTCAGCAAGTGAATCAGAAGTAAAGAAGGTTGCCGGAGAACAAGAACCAGTAACCAGAGCAAAGGGTGGATTAATTTATAGGGCGGCAGGAGGAAAGGCCCCAGTAAATTGGACTCCAAAAGGCACAGATACTGTTCCTGCTATGCTAACTCCTGGTGAATATGTGATCAATAGAGAATCTACTGGTAAATACTTACCAATTTTAGAAGCTATTAATAGTGGTAATGCTAGTCAAGGAGCAATAGCAGCAGCCGTTCAAGGAGGAGGAACACCAGCAGCATCATATGCTAGTCGTGGTGGAGTTATAGCTCCCAGATATTTTAGTCGTGGAGCTGAGGTTGGCGCAGCTAGTGGTGTATCTAATTCATATAGCATGGGATTTGATAGTGCTACTTTGGCCGCTATTAAACAGTTTGATACTAGCGTACAAGCTTTTGGAGAAGCACTATCACAACTCAATATTGGAAATATCAAGCTTGATGAGGCCGCATTAACCGCTTTGGGTGACTTTGCTACTAAATTTGACCAATTTACAGAAAGTCTATTAAAACTTAATGTGCCCCCTGTTATTAGCATAACTGGACAACATGACGTTAATGTACATCTTAATGGTGCTGCTGTATTTAGTACTATGGAAGAAAGAATGCAAACTATGATTTTAGATGAAATAGATAAAGCATTTGGTCAATTGTCTAAGGATAATGAAGGCGGCATATCAACACCTAGAAGGTCTAAATAGAGAGTAATCAAGTATGTCTATCAAATTTTATGATCTGATTGGAGAACTAGGAACACTAACTCTTGATGGATCGTCCAATCCAACAATAGTACAATTCATAGACACAGGCCTACTGCTAAATGGATATCGACCATTTACTAATAATGTTGGTGTTGGGGATGTACTTTATGTTAAAATTCAACAAACAACACAAAATGCATATGTTGTAGTTATAGCCACATATGATGTTGATAATTTTGGATATCGTAAATTATATGTTCAAAGGATACTAGCTAAATATGGAACACTAGTTGGCGGCACCTATGGAGAAGTCACAGTATTTAATGATGCGTCTGCCAACCATAGAGTTTCAGCTAATGAGCTAATCACCAAAAATTCTTCATTTGTCCCAGAACTACAAACATCAGACTATGTTGTTGCTCTTAGTGGTAGTATTAATGTTAGTCTACCCCCAGCAAATATTTATACAGAAAATGTTAAGTATGGATTTTTAGTTTCATCCAAGACCAATGGCTCAGATATTCTAAATATCAATGCTTCTGGAAGTAATAATATTGTAGTTAATGGTGGCGCCTCGGTCTCTAGTATCTCATTAAGTGGAGTTGGAAATTACCTTGAGCTAGCTGCAACATCTGGTGGATTATGGTATAAGCTATTCTCAACAGAAGCATTGGCTGGAGAAAGTGCTGGATCAGTAGTTGGCGGCACAAATAATTCCTTACAATTTAACAAAAATAGCGTAGCTTCTGGTGGCAAAGCATTCTGGGATAATACTAGTAAGACTTTATATTTTGGAGAAAATAATAATATTCTTAATGCTGATGTTGTATTAAGCTCATCACAAATTAAAAGTTCTGGTATATATCCAATAAGTGTAAAATTAAATAGTGGAAACTTCTTTGCTGTAACAAAAGATGGTAAAGTTGCTATCAATACTCCAAGTTTACCTTTATATGAATCTTCACCAAACTTTCATATGGTTGGTAGATGTGCCGTATTTGAGGGAACATGCGGATCAGCTGGTGTTGCATTAACTCTATTTAATAATCCTGATGTTGTTCCAGCAGTTGGTAGCATTGGTGGTAGTTTTAATATGTCTGCTAGAAATAGCAATAGAAATGTTATAAACTATGCTCAAATACAATCAAAAATACTAAATCCAAATAAAGGACATTCTAGTGGTCAGTTTCTAGTTAATGTTGATGTATCTGGATCTCCATATAATGTGATGAAGCTTGATCTTGCTAATTTAGAAGTTGGCAATAATGATCTCTCATCATCTTCACAAGTTGGTGTTTTTGGTAAGGATAATACAACTCATAAAACAACAAATAGTAAGATTGTTGGAGATAACAACACATTAGATCATGTTAATGATGTATATATGTTGGGTTCCAATAATAGTATAGACTTTATTAAAAATAGCGCAAAATATAATCTTTCAGAAGCCAATATTAGTACTCTATCTGGATTAGAATGGAATGATTTAGACGATCTACAATCTGGAGATATCGTACAGGTTACTAATAACAATGTATTAAATGGATATTATATTGCGAATATTGGTCAGTGGACAGCTATCGATGAAACTGTTGCTGTTGGATATTATGGAACATCAAACTTTGTTATCGGTAGCGACAGCAAACTATCTGGTAATAATATAATCGTTATTGGTAGTGATATTTCTGCTAGTGGTAATAATTTATCAGTATTTGGAAATCTCAATAATATCAAAACTCAGAAAATCTCTGATATTATTAATACACATAGTACTTCTGATTATTCTACTATTGTTGGTAATGTAAATACTTTTGATGCCAGTGGACTTATCTTATTTGGTAATCGTAATACTGGTAGCGGAATAAATGCTTTAATGCTTAATGGTTCGTTGAATACCATAGGCTCTGGCACCATTAATAGCGTAATCTTGGGTAATAATAACTCGTTAACAGTAGTTAGTGGTTTATCAGTAGGCAATAATAATATTGGTATCTCATCATTATCAACTCTTATTGGCTCTAATAATACTATCAATCTTTTAAATAGTATTTCTGTTGGATCAAATATCGTTGCTAGCGGAAACAATATGCTAGCTATGGGTAATAACATAAGAAGTAGTGGTACAAATAGTGTAACTATTGGAAATTCTGGACTATTCATAGGTTCTTCTGGAACAATAGTTGGTACCAGTATTTCAGCAACAGGTAATAATATTCTAGGTGTCGGCTCTAATATTAGAGTTAGTGGTTCTGATAATGTTGTTCTAGGCTACAACAATCAGCTTACTGGACAAGATAACTTGTTAGTTGGTGCCAATGCTAAACTATCTGGAATATTCACAGAATCAACAATATATGGACTTAATAACACTTTCGATAATAACAACTATAAGTATTCTACTTTTGTTGGGCAGAATAATGTCGTAAGTTCTGGTATTAATAATAGTTTATTGATCGGTACAAATAATACTATTAAAAATGTATATAATATACCTTCAACATCAATATTATTCGCAGTAACAGATAACGGCACTAAATTTACTAGTGCTGGTAGTTCTGGTTTAATCGGCAATTTTAGAGTTGACGATAAGCTCTTATATTCTGTTAATAATGGTATTGTTGGGTCTGGGGTTGTTCAATCGTCTTATGCTGTGCTAACAAATCTGGTAATAGAACCAAGAGTGGCTTTTACCGGAGTTGCCACAAGCATTAATATTCTCTCAGTAACTAAACAAGATGAATTAATTGCTAAATATTCTAGACCAGTTATCAATGTAGGTAATGAAAATACTGTAGTTGGATCATCTGGATTAATAGTTGGTCATGGTGTATCGGTCAATGGTTATGATAATACTATCCTAGGATCCGACAATAATATTTCTGGCGATAGAAACATACTGTTAACTAATAACTATGCCGCTAGTGGCTTAATGGATCATATTCATATCGGCTTCAACAACAAAGGTGGACTAACCGAATCGACCATTATTGGCAGTGACAATACAGTATCTGCTAGTGGAAATATTGTAGTAGGTAGTAATAATGCTATAAATGGAGATACTCAGGTAGTTGGTACAGATAATCTTTCGGTTAATAGTCATTCTCAAATTTTTGGTAAAGATAATACTATCATTGCTAAGGGTCAAAGACTATCTATTCCTCTGGTCTATGATGATAGAGGTAGATATGATTTCACTGGAATTAATCATACCATCATAGGAAGCGGAACATATAGTACAACATACCAATGCTTGTTATTGAATAATGATGTTTCTTGGCAGTATGCTATTACCGATAAAGCTATTGTTCAAATTTATGATAATGGTATACCAATTCCAACATATATTGGCGCTATATCTAAAGCCCCAGAGATTGTTAATGGCTTTAAGGCAATATTCTTTGATGCCTATTATCCTGGAACACCTCAAGTATTAGCTAATAGAGTATCTATTTCTACATTTATAGAAGAATACTATCCTAACCAGATTCCTAGCACCCTCACATTCAGCATTGCCCACTATAATGATGGATCTACAAACGTTAATGGTAGTGGTAATACAGTTATAGGATCAACATATGCGACAATTGCTGGATCAAACAATCAAATCGGCATAGACTGGCACAAACTTAGCGATGTATCATCAGCTTCTGGTCTAATAGTTGGACAGAATAATCAAATTTATAAACCACTTACATATACTCTTAATGCTAATGGAACAGCCAAGGATATTAAGCCAGCCTTTCCATCTTCAGAATCATTATTCCAAGGGGCATTGGGTTTTGATCTTAAAAATACTGATCCAAATTCTATTAAACTTGGTTTTGATACTAATGCTATTAAGGTTTTTGATCTTGGAGGCAAAAAAGACGGAGTAAGAACTACTGTTATTAATCCAAATACCAATCCCCCAACAACATATTCTGTTCCAGGGGAGCTTGTTGGTACCGGCGTTTATGTACGTGGTGTTATTATCAATTCAGATGCTATTGAAAATTCTTTCAATGTATTAAATGATAGCATATATAAACCATCAGTATTTTCTGTTTTGTCTAGTGGAAATGGTTATGTTGGTATTAATAATAATTACCCACAACATGCATTAGATGTTAATGGTAATATCAAATCTTCTGGTATAATGACTGATATATTGGATACTGATCGTTTAGTGCTACATAGCGGAGCCGCCCCAGGATACTTCTTATCTGCAACAGATGGTGAAGGTAATGCCGAATGGGTTGCTGGTATTAAAATTGATGTTAGTGGATATCCAGGAACATTAGTCTATTATAGTGGAACTCCAGCTACTAATGGTAAAGTACAACCAATTAGCACAACTGCGATAGTTCAAAATCAATCATGGCAGTTGAATACCATGACTTACGAACCATCTGGCTGTAATATTAGCAGAAGCGGATTACTATTTGATCAATTTATGAGTGTTGATAAGTATGCAGTTATGACTTTGGATGAGCATAGAAGATCTGTTGGTGGCTATCCAATTGAGGATGTTGAAAAATTATTAGCTGTTAATCCTGGTCGTATAGACTATATCCAGAAGTTAGTAGATCTAGCTAAAGCCAAACAAAAAACAGATACAAGTCATTTTATTCCAAGACAATATAATGCTCTATACTTCATCCCAGAATCAGCAGCATATATAACTCCATCTGATACTATTGCCGGGTCTAATAGTGAGTTTAAGAGACATCTAGAAAAAGCTGGTCAAGCACAACAGTCTATATTTAGTATTGGAAGAAGAAAACTAGACTATTCACAACCTGTTGATTTGGATAAGGGTGAAGATGTTGATCCAGCCAACCAACTATTCCCAGGCGGACTATCTTCCCCACAAATTATTCTATCTACAATTCCCAAAAAAGATTTTGCTGGTAAAAATAGTTATGTTGTCCCCAAATACAAATATAACTATGATGAGCTAGTTTCTCCGCACCTTGCACCATTTACAAATCCAACTACCAATGATTTCAATATTATTAGACCAATGGTTGGAGGAACATATGAAGGTAAGCAGTATCAAAGTTGGTGGTTCTATGACCAAACCGCAAGCTCAACTAGCCCAGGATCCAATCCATTAGAGGGTAAATATTCCACAATACAAAGAGCAGTACCAACAGCATTTAATTTAGGTAGAGATGAAATAGACTTTGTTATTTATGGTACGGGATCCAAATATCCTCACGATACAGTATCCAAATTCCTTTTTGGAAATGTTAGTCAGTACGCATCATGGAAACAAGCCGGATTAGGACGAGAAGATGCTAGCTTCCCATTCCTAACCACAGTTCCAGCATTCTATTTCAATTCTTCTATTAATTCGTTTATGATTCATACGGATCGTCCAAGCTGGCTTCCAGCCAAGGTTCCTGCTAATGTGTGCGAACCATGCGATCCAGTACAAAGTGGTCTTAATTTTGCAGATCTTACTGTTAGAGGCTGGATAGCATCTAGTGGTCTTAGAATTGGACAGGGTTTCAGAAGAGCGTTAACAACAAATGCTGATGGACAGCTAATTGAAGCAGTAGATGCTAAGGGACAGCCAATCTTTGAGACAACTCAAGGAATGGTTTTGATGTCCGACAGCTATGGACTAGCAACATGGACACCTCTTGGCGGTTCTGTTTCTTCAAATAATACTCTAACAACCACAGGAAATGCTGGAGTTCAAAATGTTCAATTAACAGAAGGTCCACTAGATCCAATAAGCATAGTGTCAAATACTGCTGTAGAAGGATTAGATTCTGATAGTGCCAGATTGTATAGAGATAATATCAATATAACAAATGAGAATGTTACATCAAATCCAGTTCTGAGACTAAGAGGGGTTACAAGAAATAGCTTATTATTTGCTAAGAACCCTCTACCAAATAGAGAAACTGATTTTATCAATAACTTTAATGAATCTTCTCTACCACTCAATGCTAATGAAATGAATATTGATGGTACTGAAAACTTATTCTATTATGGATATACTAATGCCTTGGCTGGTTTATTAGATTTTAATAATGAATCACAGACTACCGAAGTTGTTATTGATGGAGATGCAACTCGTCGATTCAATATTGGTGATATTGTTAGAATCTATTACAAGTATATGTCCGAGGTTAATGGACAGCTATCAGAAGTTGGTTTTATAGAAAGAGCCAGAGTTGTTGGATTAAATACCACATACTTAAGTCAGGCTATAAATAATAGATCTAACAGAACAACAGTGGTTCTAGATAAGACATTATCTAAAGTCGCAGACGCAACATACCTATTAGACTCTTCTTCAGCATTAAGAAAAGTCGCTATCATTTCTGAAAGCATTGGCGGCTACCTAACATTCAATTTCCCAGGAACAACACCAGATACGGTAATTAGTAATAGAGAGAATATAGAGACAGCCTTTAATGCAAATGGTAAGAATATCAATTTTGCAGTATATGGTTCAACCAAACAAAACTCTGTTCCTTCTTTAATTGTAGCAGAGAATAAAACTAATACTGTTCAGATTAATAGCAAGATTCCATTTATCTATGGATTTGGCGAAAAGACTATTACTAATGTAACTCCAGAATTAGAAAAGAATATAAATAGCGAATTATACTATGACTATAATCTATATTCAGACTATCTAATTGGAACATACGCTGAATCAGACAATAAGATTACTGGTATTACTACAGATATTAAAGTTGGAGATATAGTTGAAATTATTTATGATACATATCAAGATACCAAGGCTATTGTAAAATCTGTTGCTGCTGGTTCTATCAACATCTCTTTCAAAGATATTAATCTTGGAATGATAGAAAATAAGATTGGTAATATTGCTAGAAATACTACTGGTGGTATAGTTAATAGTCAAGTAAAGTATAGAATAGTTAAACGTCAATTAGTAAAAACCACAAAGGTTGTTGATGATATCGTGGTTGTTGGAGCCAAAGACTCACTGCCACAGTATGCTCAGCTTTCGGTTAGAGGTTTGACTTATACTGATGGATTGATGATTGGTTCTAAAGATAATAGTGGTAGAACTATTATAGAAGATCAGTCATTATTATTTAGTTACAAGGGATTGGTATCTGGAAGTCATCTTAAATATTTAGACTATCAAGCTCCAGATCAAAAAGGTCCAACTAAACAACTAGTCTTCAACTATTCGGCACTATCGCCACTATTAGTAACATCAATAAGAGAATATAGAGAAAAGCCAGATCAGCCAATTAGCGAAACTAATCCAAAGCAATATGCTCCAGTTTTTGCTAATTTTAGCATGGTCGGAAATATCAAAATAACATCTCTATATGTTGATGAACTTAAAAATTTCCGTACTATAGATGGTGGAGTGGTAAAATTTAGAGGACAATGTAATAATCAAACCAATGTTTGTGAAGAAGGGACCAATTAGGTGAAGTATGTCTTTTCCAAAAAATCTTAGCGCCCCAAAATTTGATCAATCAAATAATACTCAACCAGAACCACCAGCTATTATAGACCATAAAGCTATTGTTGATGGATTTATACCTTATCAAAATAGAATAGTATTAAAAAGAGACGAAACCACAACTAATCATCCATGCTCAGACGATCTGGTAGTGGGAGAACTGGTACTAAATGCTATCACAGGTAATCTATATACCAAATTAGTAACCGGGGACATCGTATACTTCCCAGGAATCACCGTATGTTTAAATGGCAATACTTTACCCTCAAATAATTATGGTTTTATTCTAGAGGCCCCAGACAACTTTACAGAGCTAACCTACAATGTAGCCAAATACGGAATTAGCATTAGCACAACCACAGGATACTCAATACGATTCAATCCCATATTATCACCAATCAATGGACTACCACAATCCTACAATGTTCTATTTGCATCAAAAATAGATGGCCCATTTGAAGTGGTTGCTAGAGTATCGGCTGTAGCAGATTATGCGGAGAAGGGATTTGAGTTCGTGTATATTATTAATGGTAAGCCCATCCCATTATCTGCAAAATTCAAGGATGGAACGTATGATAATAGTTCTTTAGGCGTTATTAAAGTAGAAATGATCTAATCATAATGATAAATTCACACATTATTAATGACTTGGTAACTATTACAAAATACAAAGGAACCGAACCTTTTAGATTAGTTCCAGATTATACTCTTGATGTTAATATCAATATAAACAATGCAACTAATCCATATTTTGTAAATAACGATTTAGTTTTATTAACTAAGCAAAATGAACCAAAAGAAAATGGACTATATATTTTTAATAATGGATCATTAACTAGATATTATGCTGAATTTTTTAATAAAATAGAAAAGATATATGCTATTGATCCAAATAATTCTTCTAGTTATTTGGGATTTTTTGGAGTAACAGACAAGTTTAATCAGCTAAAAAGAATAGATCCCGGTCAGGGCATTATAATTTTTAACAAAGCTGGAGCTGAACTTCCATATACTTGGTATGATTTTGACACCACATATGCTCCTTCATTAATGATTGAAAAAGATATAACATTTAGCAATGCTATTAATTTAGGCTTCACTGGAGACGATAAAACTCAGAGATACCAAGTTGATCTCAACTTCAAAGAGCAGAAACCATTCCCCATTACCATTAAAATTTCTGGAGCATCAGATCTTAATGAATATGATGTTATGTTGGACTTGGTAAGTTGTCCTGATCCAGAGTATGTTAGAGTTTTAGATAAAATAATTTTACAGAAAACATCATTATCCTTGAGTGGCAGTAATAAAAAACTATTAGTTAATAACAATACATTAATTTCACAATTTAGTTCTAGTTTAGAAGATCGTAGTATAGTCTGGCTAGTTAATAAGGACTATAGTATTGATGGACTATATGAATATGATGGATATGGAACATTTTCTGAGCTAGAAGATTCAGAATACCTAATCAGAACTAAAAAATACATTATTGATGATGCTGAGTTTACTATAAAAAGTATTCCTAATGATTGGTATATTAATAGAACTCTTTATATTAGTTATCCAGGACATTATGATTTGTATATTAAACTAGTAGATAAAACAACTAAAGCTATACTATCAGAAGACAATTATTGTTTTGATATTGATAGAGTTTCTAATATGCCAACTCCAACGCCCACAGTTACCCCAACACTACCTAGACATATGGTATCATTTGATGATGGTTCATTATTGAAGATAGATAATTGCGAAAGCTGTGCTAAAATATTCATTGGAGTTACAGCAAATAATCTTAATGATACTGCTAACTACTATTACGAGTTCAGAGTATTTGATAAGGGTGTTCCATTCCCTAAAGATTTAGATAATGATATCGGAACAATATTTGAGCCGAACTCAGGATATTTATCCACTGGATTTTCTTCACAAAAATTTGGAACATATATAAGTATTTCTGATAAAGTAAGAACTATTGTTGAAGTGAGACTTATCAATCTTGATACTGGTGTTGTTACAACATCTTACTTGACTTTAGCTGTTTGTGACGAAAACTTCTGTCCTCCATCTGTAACTCCAAGCATTACTCCAACTACCAGCAGAATACATTATGGTATTAGACCAACTCCCACTCCAACTCCTACACGTTTTCAATAATTAGGAAATTTGAATTATGCCATCACAAAAAACTGGTAAAGAAATACTGTCATATATTAAAACTAGTTATCCTATGACTAATTCAGCCAATATGGCAATAACTTCTATCAGTACGCGTAGCCGTCAAACTAAAATTGTTGGATCTGATTATGGCTGGGAATGGTTACTTATCGATACCAAATATCAGGTTACTCAAGGCAAAGCTTTGGACTATGGCGGTCAAAATGACTATGATATAGAAATTGTTTCTAAAGATGGTTCTAATTCTCCAAATAGTACTTATGTTATTAGAATTTATCCAAATAGAATGAAAAATCTTCGCATAAGATGCAAAGAGTTAGTGTCTTCTTTTTCAGCTTCTAATGTTGTTAATGGTAATCGTTGTTATTATAATCTTTTTGATAGTCTTGGACTAAAGGGCAACTATGGTGGGTCATGGACTCAAACAAATCTTCCTGGTAAAAATAATAAACGTTGGGAAAAACCCGATTTAGGAAGTATTACATTACTTAAAAATTTATATCCCACTATAAATGATTTAACCAAAAATTTAATTTATATTGCAGTTCCTCTTTTCACGGAAGGTAATGGTTCTATTGGTTCTGGTGCCATTGATTATTGGAGATATAGAGCTCCTGATGCTGCGGCTCCATTTGCAGTAGACTCTCAGATTCTTAAAAAATCTCCATTACAAATATCAACTGGTATGAACTGGCGTACCTCATCATACGCAGCTGACCAGCCAACTATACAAATGTATATTAAAAGTATTGTTGAGAAAACAGAACCATTTAATTTAGCTAAATATTTTCAAAAAAATGTTGTACTTGAGAATTTTTTGAATATTGAAGCATATACAGATTATCTTGAATGGAGAGGACCTAATGCTGCTGGATCTATTAATGCTGATAATGATATTTTGGAAGGTTTTCAGCAATTTTTAAAAGATAATACAAAATACTCAGCAAATAAGTCTTTAGCTATTGGAGCACCATGGCCATCCTATCAAAATGAATGCAAAGATTCTGTTTCAATTCCTTGTTGTTTGACTCCAGATGTTTTTTTCAACTATGTTAAATCTCCTTATTTTCAATATACAACACCAAGAGATGTCGAAGAAATAGCATATTGGGAATTGGAACTAGTAGATCCAACAGAAATATCTTCAACACCAATAATCATACCGCCAGATACGGTTGTTCCAATACAAAAAGTAAATCCAATATTAAAGTCAGATCTTGTTCCATTTGATCGTAGAGGCATACTACCTTTTGATAATTATGACTCAACAACATCAGCCATATATAATATACAAAAATTTGATAATAGTCAAAATCTTATTACAATTTATCATCCACTTAGTATATATGAAAATCAACCTTACGCATGGAAAAGATTTATCGGAACTGATCCAGCACAGCTTGTTATCAAATCAGTCCCCACCGTTGCATATAACACAAACTATAATGTTAATACGATAGCATTAATATATAGTCTGGATGATTCAATTCAGTTAGGAGGTACTGATGATTCTTTACTCACAAAACAGGGATATAATAGATTTGGAACAGGAGCTATGGTTGAGGTTAGTGGGTTAACATTATCCCCGACAGTCACAGATCCAACAGGTCAATATATAAAATATAGAACCAATAATGGAGAAGTAAAATCTGTAACTCTAAAATCTTTACTTAATAATACGTATGTTCATTATGTTTCTAGATATAAAGAATATTCTACTATTAAAAATAAAATGGTTCAAAAAGAACTAATAGTGTTGAGCAACACTGCCCCAAATATAACCATGCTACCAACTTATCTTGATAAAAGCTTTTTTTCAACTAATAAATTGACTTATGCTGTAAGTAAAGATAATGTTAGCGTTCAAACTAGAATAATGACAGTCAGTAATATTGGCTATTATCCAATATACGGAACAAATCCATTTACTGCAAGTTCTTTTGTAGAAAGTGCAATTGGTGCTATGTCTGATGCTCAATTAAGTACTATAGCTAGATATCTTGGTGCTGGAGTGTTAGATGATGTAAATTTAACAATGTTTCCAGTAGGTATGAGTAATGACATTATTGTTCCCAATTTAAATGAATCTATTAATTTTGATAAAGATGGTTTTCCAATAACTTCACTTGGTATTGATAATACTAAACGAGAACTTATGTGGTATGTGGATATGCAGATGCGCGAGCCACGCTTTGCTAAAGATAGACCAACCACTCTTTCAGCATATAGCGTAAAAATTCCTGTAGTGGAAATAACTCCAACACCAACCTGTACAGCCACTAATACTCCAACCAACACCCCATCAGTCACTGCAACAAAAACAAGTACTCCTACTAGTTCCGTGACTCCAACATGCAGTTTAAGCTGTACTCAAACATCTACGGTTACTCCAACTAACACTCCAACAACATCAGTAACGCCAACAAAGACTCCAACAAATACTCCAACATCATCAATAACACCAACCAATACTCCAACGCCAACAGTAGTTAATTTATCAAACGATCCATTTTTTAATAATGTTTCCTTATTAATGTATTCATCAGGAGAAGGACAATATACAACCTATTCTGGTAACGCTGGTGGCTATGCTATTCAGACCGTTAATTTCAAAGATTATAGCCAATACCGCCATCAAAGAATTGGGGCTTCTGTAGCTTATGGTAGTAAGGCTGTAGAGATTACCTCCAATGGTTTTCATTTTAATTATGGATCATCCCTTGGAATTACTCCTACTGATAAAAACTTATTTAGATTTGGAAATAAAGACTTTACAATCGAGGCTAGGATTTATATACCTAATTACTATAATAATCCTTATGGTACAGCTTTTTTAACCACAGATGCATATCGACCAGCTTTTCGTTTTTCTATTGGTGGTGGATTTAAATATTATAATGGTAGAACTGATACTATAACATATTTAGGTAATCCATATATTCCTCCTATGTGGAATCATGTGGCTTTCAGCAGAGAAAATGGTGTTTTAAGATCATTTCTGAACGGCGTTTTAATAACTTCAGTTAATGATTCTTCAATTTTGGAAATGGATAATTCTATATGTATTGGTGGAGACCCGTATAATGTTATAGATGAAGTTTATCTTAATGATATAAGAGTAACAAATGGTGTTGCAAGATATAATAGAAATTTTACTCCTCCAACCTTTCCAGGAACAGAGTCTGTTATAGCCACTCCACTACCAACACCAACAGCTACTCCAACACTATCAATAACCCCATCAATTACTGCTTCACCCACACCAACACTAACATCAACAGCAACTTTAACCGCAACTGGAACACCAACAGTAACTCCAACAAATACTATTACTAGCACAAAAACTCCAACAACAACTAATACATGTACTCCAAGTATTACTGCTAGCAAAACTGGAACACCCACAGCCACAGCAACTAATACACAAACACCAACAACAACAACAACATTAACTCCAACCCCAACAACAACTCCATCATTATCCCCCACATCAACAATAACAGTAACTCCAACATCAACACTAACTAGAACAGCCACTCCAACCCAAACATGCAGCCCAACACCATCTGCTACCAAAGCGGCCACAGCTTATGCAGAGAATGTTGACGGTGTCTTATCAAATATTGCAACTAATCCAACATTTATTAATCTAACCACTGGTAGAAATAGATTGTCAGGATCAATAGTTGGTGGATCTCAAGACTATTTAAGATTCAGCGTTAATTCTGGATTACAATTAGAAAATATGGTTTTAGTTTCTTATACCGCAGCACCATCTGCTTCTAATTCATTGTCCTTAAAATTGGGCTCGATTTGGAACGTATCAGATAATACTGTAGCAACAGACACTATTGATAGCAGTAAGGTGGGAAGTGGCTTACTATCAATTACTAATAATACATCATTAACTCAGACTAATTATAGTTTAGCAATTGATGGTGATAGTGCTTCTTACATTATAGATATTTATCTAAGCATTATTCCACCAACCCAAACACCAACTAATACCCGCACTCCAACACCTACTAGTACAATAACTCTAACACCAACAAATACATCAACCACAACGCTTACGCCAACACCAACAACAACAACCACAACAACAGCTACTGGTATGTTGACCCCAACACCAACACCAACAACAACTGGGACCCTCACAGCAACTCCAACAAATACCCCAACAGTTACATCAACCCCAACAACAACAAGCACAATAACTTGTTCTCCAACTACTACCCCTAGCAATACTGCTAGTGTAACACCAACACCAAGTCAGCGTATATTAGTCAATAATACTGCTGAACAAGTTATACAATGGGGCATTGGCTCGACACTTTTCCCTGCTGTTACAAGCAACATTATAGTAAGTAAAAATAATTGTAATTGTGAATGTAAATAAATAAAGGATATAGGTTATGACAACATACTCTAACATTACATATCAAACTAATATATTATCAAATAATGATATATCCTATATTCTTGCAGGGGCAGAAAATCCCGGATTCCAATATTCCGCAAATAATGTATTAAATTTATCACAAACACAAGATGTATATTTAGATAAACTAGAAATAATATCAGACTCATTTATTAAAAACTATTTAAATACATGCAAAATTAATTTTAGTAATAGCTATTACATAGATATCGTTTTTGATGAGCCAACATTAATTCATGGATCTATTGTTCTTGGATTTAATTTTATTACCAACTATATTGATTTGATGGGTTTAACTGGTAATAATTTGTCTAATATTAATAGCTTAAATTCCTTAAATGATATACCATATCCAGAAATAAAATTACAATATACCAACGACGATCTTAATAATCTTATAGATTTGCATAATGGAAGCATAATATCTCAAAATGATTATAAGAACAGTATACACTCAGCATTAACAGAAAATAGACTACTATATTTAGTAAAAGACAGTGTTAATGAATTTATAGATGTTGCTATTAGCAATAGAACTCTTAGTATGCCAAATATGACAAATGTAGGAGTGTACTTTGATAAAGAAAAAAATATAACTACTTATCTAAATCCAATTGGTATTTTTAATCAGATCATTAAGGATCCAGTTAATGGAGAAACTAACGAAAGTAATTTTGCTGTTATTGATGTTAATCCAACAATTGAAAATTCAACATTAAATTCTGTATATTCATTTAACTTATCAAATATTGCTAATAGTGTTATTAGTAATAGGATTATTCTAGTGCCAGAACCAATGTTAGTTAAAAAACTTAGACTGTTAGTTCGTTGTCCATACTCTTTTGTTTGTAATATTTCAGCATTTTATGTTGATGATCTTATTTATGCCCCCTCAATATACGAAACTGAGAGTGGTAATGTTGACACGATTGAACAAGTTAATAGTGATCAGAACCCATTGTCTTTAGCAACAGACCCAAAGATAATCATATCCAACGATGAAATGAAAATGCTCTCTGCTAAATTTGTTTGGGAGGGACAACTATATTCTAATATAGATGATAATCTACTATATGTATTAAGCACAGCAAATAGCGATTCTAATCTTGATTTATCTCAAGCCTATATCAGAGGGAAAAATTTTGAAGTTTCATCTAAAGATACATGGTTTATTGATGGAGAAAATATTTTATTAGAGTCATTAAAAGATAGTTATTGTGATTTTGGTAGCGATGAACAGAATATCAAAATTATGTATGTTCATAATATTGGAATACCAAATAGTTTAATAGCAGAAAATACTATTCCTGAAATATCTTTTGGTATAGATGTATATAACATTAACAATATACAGTCAGATTTTATCAAGACTATAAAATTTAAAAAAGAGATTACTCCATTAAATAGCTATACCCAATCTTTAAATTATCCATCAGCTCATTCTTTTGATAGCTTGCCAGATGGAGCAGCAAAGTTGTCAATTAGTTCAGTTTTGAAACAATATGTCTATCCAGGTTCTAATAATGCTAAAATAACAATAGATACTGGTAAAAATGGTAGTATAGAATCAAATAGGATTTTATATTCGACACAAACTGTTAAATTTGATCCGGATATGGCGAGAATTTTTGATGTAACTTTAGATATTCCAAAATATACTGATCAAAGCTCGTTATTAGAGCTAATACCCACGACAGATTTCTGCCAAATAGGTTTAGATAGTAATGATTTTTTTGACAAAGACAACTTTAAAATATTATTTGGTAGTCAGGATAGTGTAAATACATTTGAGGATAAAGCTTCCTTTCTTCTGGTATTTATGGCCAAAGGAATCAGGTCATTTAAAGACACTATTATTGTTCATATAATTACCACTATAATTTCTGAAAGCTAATTATGCCATATGTATTAAAACCAGCACGAAATTATTTTAATTTTAGCGGTAATAGCAGTATTGCTAATACAGAGTATTATGATTATACAGAAAAAAGCTTCACAGTTGAGCAATATCAACAAGGAGGTGATCAAGCTAGTATTTATGGTGGATTTCAATTAACTGAACAGCACGACCAATGGATATTAGAAGCATTAATGCCGAGTATTAGAAATTATGTAGATATTTATAATCGTAAAACTTATGAATTTGGAGCACAGTCTGATGTAAATACTATTGCATTAAGTCTTGGGGCTAAAGCTGGAGATATCGTAAGTTTAAAAATGACTTTTTTGCGCAGAATGCCTGTGGTTTATCTGCCATCAGATTTTAAAAATACCGATGCTATACTAAAGAGTGGCTATGATTTTACTAAGATGTATTATCTATATCCTTATAAAAGTTGGGATGACTTATCTGAATATGATTTACCTGTTAAGTCAAAATCATATAAAGAGAGTCCAATGGTCGAATGGACCGTGGCAGCTTTTCAAGACTTCTGTCAGGGAGGTTGGACTTCGGAAGAACTTACTCAATCACAATGGTTAGCCAAGTCTCCCGGAAATTTTGTTTGTTATCATCCTTCGGTTAAGATTCAACCAAGAAGTCATAATTGGAGTGGAAATCAAAATCAAGATATAAAATCATTTAGAGAATTAAAAACAAGTTATTTTGAAAATTATACTGGTAGTAGACATATCTCAAGTGTTTATACAACTCCACAATATTATGGAGATTCTTCTTGTAGAATTATAAACGCTACACTTCCCTATAGTAGAAAAACTATTACTATGGGCATGTATGTTGCTGATACAAAAATTGGTTATCCAAAATATAAAACTGTTAAAATGCCCGATAATAGTATTCTAAATATACTAACAGGTTTTGATCAGTCTGACAGCAAAATGTACTCTGTGCCATACTCAGAATCTGTTTTAGTAAGTATGCAGATAACAAATAGTACCTCATCATTTCCTGGTAATGGTAGTCAATTGGTAGCAACACTAACCGCAACACCAACATACACTCCAACGCCACAATCAACAACAACAGCTACTCCAACATCGACTCAAACACCCACACAGACTCGAACACCAACAACCACAACAACATTAACAGCTTCGGTAACAAGTACCACAACAAGAACTCTTACTCCTACACCCTCAATAACACCAAGTAAAACAGTTAATGCTCCAACACCAACGCCAACGCCAACATGCAGTCCAGTAACCAAGAACTTATTGGTACAAGTAAGAGATGCAAATAATCCACCATATCAATTAATTAGATCTGATCTTAAAAATATATTTCCAAAAGGAATTGGTTCTGTTAGTAAACCATATTCTATTGGTAAATATGAAATAACTAATACTGAGTATGCTGAATTTTTAAATGCTATTGGTCAAAACAATATTAATGATGTATATGATTTTCGTTGGATTCCTTCACTTTCTAGTGGCATGGTCGATAATAATTGGACCTTAACCAAAACCTCATCTAATATCGCTTGGGATGAACAAGCTTATTCAACGACTAGTTTTACAAATGGAGCATTATGCGCAGCTAGAGCATCTCAAACAGGTGCCCCCATAATGTTTGGATTAAATTCTGATCCAACGACTAATGCTAATTATGGCAGTATAGATTATGCTTGGTATTTTAAATTTGACGGTACTAGTGAAATTTGGGAAAATGGTATTACTATTGGAAATTATGGAACATATACAACGTCAACAAATTTAGTTATTACTTATGATGGATCTAACGTTAAGTATTGGAAGGATGGAATTGTTCAAAGAACAGTGGCCAGATCAATTGGTAGTCCTTTATTTTTTGATAGTAGTTTTTATTTTCCATCTAACTCCATCACCAATGTAAAATTTAGACCCTTTGGATCATTTAATGAAAATGATTCTTACTTATCTCCTAATGCTCCAGGAATTATTCAAGGTGGTTCTCCAGGAGCTTATACTTATTCTGTAAGATCTGGATATGAAAATAAACCAGCTAACTGGATAACTTGGTATTCAGCTGCTAGATATTGTAATTGGTTACATAAAAATAAACCGGTTGATGCTACTGGAGTTTCTGTTAATACCGGTTCTTATGACTTAACAACGCCAAATCCAACCAGATCATCTAATGCAAAATACTGGATACCAAGCATTGATGAACATATTAAAGCTGGATATTATAATCCAACCACTGGAGGATATTACAAATTTGGAATCCAAAGCGATACTAAACCCATTTCTGGTACTGGTGGTTCAGAAAATAATGGTGCAGTTTATGATGTAGCTGGTGCTGGTCCTCAAAATGTTGGATCTTACCCTAATTCAATTAGTTACTATGGTTTGAATGATATTGTGGGAAATATTAGAGAATTTACAGACACTTTTTACAATGGCTTTCCAGTTTGTGTTAACGGTACATTTCAGCATCCAAATTATGTTAGTCAGTTGATGATACCAGCTTCAGTATTTATGGATATTGAGGGAATTAATGTTTTAACAAAAGAAGAAGGAAAGTTATATAACAATATATCTACTGACGGTAATTATTATGGTCGTGGCATAGGATTCAGAATTGCTAGTTTTGAAGGTTTGACAGAAGCAGAAAAAATATCAATAGGAGCCATTGCACCAACTCCAACTCCACAGATGGCACAGTGTGCCGTAGATCCTAATAATTATGTTAATGTTACCGATCCTAGATATCATAACAAAGTTTGTGCAAATAGATTTGTAGTTAAAGATAAACCAATAAATAATTTATATGGTGGTTTTTTACTAAATGATTATGATGATTATGACGTACTAAATGCTATGGGTGTATATTTTGCTACTGAAAAAGGACAATGGTCTTCTGGTAAAATGATGGAATTTAGAGCAGACTCTGACTTGAATTCTATTGCTCTTTATATGGGTGCCAAACCTGGAGATAAAGTAGAATTGCAAATGAATAATGTTTGGAGAGGATATGAGATTAGAGTGCGTGGTGATGGTTGTGTGGATATTATGCCATATGGTTCAATTGATCCTATAGGTGGAAATAATTTTTTCCGTACTTATAGCATTAATCGTACTTATAATGGTCCAGGGTCTGCTCCTGGTCCAATAGTCAAAACGGAAATGGTTGATACTAAATCAAGTTATATTGGCATTAGTTATTATCCAATAATGGAAAATGGGAGTAGCTATAAATTACCAATTAGTACGTATGGATATAATACTTATGACCTTGATCCTAAAAAACAATGGGGTGTAGAGACTCGCAATTATATTGATAATACTCTATTTTTATATACTAATAGTTTCTATCATAGAAAATACGATAATAATAATAAAGAAATTATAGCAATTCCTAGAGAGTATATAAAGCCAAGATCTCCTTTCTCTGATGATCCTGGTTTTTCGATAGACAGAAATAAAATAGGATGGGAAGAGCTATATAAAGATCTTTTGAGATATACTTATAAATATACCTATGGCCCAAATAAAACATATAATAGAACATTCTTGGGATATGATAGTAACGGAAGCACATATGTTAAGCCTTTCACTCAAATACTAGAAAGAATTTTTAATGAAAAGGGGGCAGGTTCTGCATATCTAGAATCTATCCAGAATAATATAACAAATTTACTACAAGACTCAAAATCAAAACTGAGTTATTCTGAAAAACAAAATTTATTAGAAGGATATTATGCTGAGCGTGATGCGTTAGGTTATAATAATCGTACTCCTCCAGTAGGTAGATTGTCGATGTTGGTTAAGCTAGTGATAACCCCACCTCCTCCTCCGCCACCATCTGCTAGCATGACTCCTAGTCCAAGCATGTTCAATAATGCAACATTCGATAGTAATTTGATATTTGTTAAAGTTGGATCTGCAAACTATTCGTCAGGCTTGAGAGATGATGCTCATTTAAAAGAATATATCCAAAACCCAGCGAATATACTCATGTTAATATCAACAAAAAATGACGATGGTGTTGATGGTTTTGTTCCTAATACCAGATATGTAATTCGTAATATAGTCGATGGAAGACCCGTTGTATATAGAGATTCTTCTGAATATACTATTGAAAAATGGAATAATAATGTTACAACTATAAAATTTAATCAACCAACATCCTCATTGGGTAATGTGACTATCAAGTTTAATATTGGTAATAGTTTATCAGATAATAGTTACATAGCAAATGTTTTAAAATTGAAGACCGTTGCAAATTTCAGTAAAGAATTTTGGTCCGGCAACTCCACAGTTAATTATGTTGGTAATGAGCTATATAAAAATAGTACCTATATGAAATATAGGGGAGAATTACTTAATTACAAATTTAAAGCTTATTACAAAACATCAGGAATGACATGGGATAATAAGGTACCTATTGGCGCAAATCCCAATTTCACAACTCTTCTAGAGTTAGACTATTTTAGTGCTTCAACAACAACCCAAGTTTTAGTTAAAAGCAATAACTTAAACAGCGACATATTGTTTCCTGGTGAAGGATCTTCCAGAAACCCAAATTATAATCCAACACCATTGATTTTTCAGATGGATATAATCACAAGACCAATTGAAATTAAAGTTACTGGAGCAAATCTGTTCTCTGCTCCAAACACAGTTGGAGACTCTTTAAAATTATTAGGTAGTGATCCAGAAAAAGATAATTTTCAATTGAATATGTCAAAGGGTTTCAACAAACAAATTGCAATTGTAGTTAATTGTTTCTCTACATCCGAAGGCAAAACTCTTTCTGAATGTCCAATAGAATTAAAAATTGATAGTGTTTCTAATTGTTTGGCCGATGCAGTATCTATAGATACTAAATCTTTTGATAATTTTAATTATGATAGTGCGAATCCAAACAATGTCAGATTTAAATTAAATATAAAGGATCGATTTGCTAATCCTTCTCTCTATAGTGAGCCAAGTGGATTCATTTATCTATCAGTATCTACTCCGGGATCCACAAAGTACGATGCAAAAAAAAGATTAATAGGTATTTGTTGGACAATAATGCCAACTACAGATTCTATAACTGTAGGAGCTATAGATACACTATATGTTGGAGACTCTCAGATTTCTACAGATTTATATATTGAATCAACCAAAGATCAAGATCGTATGCCAACCAACATAATAGTTACTCCATCAGATAGTAAAATTATGAATGTGTATCAATCAAATAGTGGACAAAATTATAGCCTTAAAATAAGCGCAAATTCTACAATTGATACAACCAATCCCGATATATTAAATGCATTAAAAAATGCTGCTGTAACTATTGAAACTAAAAATTCTCGTTGGTATCTACCCACAAAACAAACTATACCATTAAAGATATATCCCAAAAATGCAAGATTAAGTCGTACTCCAAGTACTAAATATGCTTATATCACATCTGGAACATCTCATTATTTAGCAATTACTGGTCAGGGAGCTTTACATGCTTGGGGAACCAATGCAAAAGGCGTTTTTGCCGATTCCATTCCTGCAACTACTGCTACTTATACTCCTACTTTAAATACCAGTCTTAGAAATACTGTAATTTACATTATAAAGCATCCAAAAAATCTAAGGTGGGTTCAAGTAGAATCATATGGATATAATGTTTATGCTTTAGATTCAGAGGGAACTTTATGGGGATGGGGAGCTAATGAAAATGGTAGTTTAGGTGTTGGTAGAGATGGCCAAATAAATACTCCAACAATAATTGCTCCAGAAATTAAATGGAAAGATATTGCTTGTGGAGTAAATCATGCTATTGGGGTATCTCAAGATGGTAAAGTTTATGGTTGGGGAGACGGAACATTTTTACAAAATGGTTGTGGTTCCAAAACAGGTACTAGTATAAATACTAACTCTCCAAAAGAAATTGCAAATATTGGACTATTAACATCCACTGGTTTTGGAAATGCTATTGGAGTATCTTGTGGTCCTTATTCATCATGGGTAATTGGTGGAAATAATTATCTATGGGCTTTTGGAGATCTCAATGGTTTGTATAATGTGCGAAGAACCACCGGGGATAAAGGTTATTACGCTCCTTTAACAAATCATACTCCATCATATTCCACCGTTGCCTATAAACAAAAAGGTTCAGATCCGGTACTTTTTGATGTTCCCAACGGACCAGCAGTTACCAACGTTTTTCATGCCAAAAAGAAATGGAATCCTCACATTGTGGGAACCGGAACACGCGACTTCGGACAAGCTATAACTGTTAAAAATATTAGCGTTAGTGCTGGCCACGTATTAGCGATTGATACTAATGGAAAAGCTATAGGCTGGGGAAATAATGAATATAATCAATGTTTCATATATACTCCAGCCGATTATCCTTACGTCCCTGCTGGAGGACCACCCAACGCTGCAGTAAATGGATTAAAAGATAAAGTTTTTAGTGGAGAAGACGGAACATTTATTGCGGCTTCTCCTGGCCAGAGTTTGCTTATAGACACAAACAATGATCTTTGGGCTGGAGGCAATAATAACAATTACGAATTAGGAATATTTTTGAATATCGCCTCCAACACTTTTGTAAATACTAATGCCTCATATTTCTATTTACTAAGACAAATACCAGGAAAATATAGATCCATTACAGCTAATAGTTATGGTGGTTTTGTAGAAACTTTCTAAAAAATAGAAGGTGTAATATACATTAGACAAAGACATCCTTCTCCAAAAGAGACTTTAAATGATTGTTGAAGAAAAGATATCAAATCGTGTTGAAATAGTCGAATATAGTGGAGAAAATAGACCATTATTTTTTGATTTTATATTAACAAGCTCAACCACTCCAAAGGGATTGACCACTTTCCAAATTAAAAACATGGGTATTGGTCTAGAACCCAGCAACTTTAAAATAACAAGCGGCACAACCACTTACACGGCCGCTCCTAGCGTAGTAATCGCCGGTGGTGGTGGAAGCGGAGCCACAGCAATCGCCGTTTTAGACTCATCAAAATTGGTCAAAAGCATTCAGATAACCAATCCTGGAACTGGTTACAGTACTGCACCAACCATGACTTTTAGTGGTGGTACAGTAGATGTTAAGGGAACTGATCCGTCAGCGGTTGGTATACTAAATAAGCCAGATAACTTTATTAATCCTCCATCATCATTAGATCCATATATTTATGTTTGGATTGATGGTAGGGGAGCATATCTTACTCAAGATGATGGTGAAGACTGGTTGTATTTAGAAGATCTTACAGCAGCAATTAATAAGATAGACAAAATTTATACTACCAATTCTAATGGACAATTTTTAGTTAATCATAATGTGGTAATTAATGATAAATTCAATCAAATAAGAGAGTTGACTAATGGTAAGGGATATATTATAGTTAATGGTGCTCAGACCAAGTTGCCTTATGTTTGGTATAAGTATTTTCCCAGAGTAGCTTCATTAGATAGTACCAAAATAGCTTTTAATATTACAAAATGTTATGTGGCCAATAAACAAAGCTTAGAGTTTATTGATAATACTGCCAAGGCTATCAAATTGGGACAACAAGGAAATGGCGCTTGTATGAAAGATTATAGTGCCACAATCTCAGTTGTTATAGACCTCACCAATCTGCAAAAGAATACTGATTATCACATACATTTAGAAAGCTTAAATCAGGAAGTATATTTTATTGAACAAGATATTTATTTAGATAATAATCAATTAACTAATCATTCTGTTTATGCTAAGATTAGATTTTTAGAACATAATGTAAATAACATATTTGATATTCAAGCTACTGTTAATATTGGAAATAATGAAGTTGATAGAGATATTCTTAGTATATATGTAGATTGTCCAGAACCACCAAAGCCAACACCAACACCAAGGCCTGCCCAACCAATTATTAGGATAGTGGAATAAATTATGAAATTAAATGCCACATATTCATTAGCCACAGGAACAGTATTAACTCCCGGTTATTTAACTCCAACATTCGATATATTATCTGACGATAGTTCAACACTAACCAGCTCATCAAGCGTTCAAAATGGATCTTCATCAGCAGTTTATTCTGGAACTGATGTTGGACATAAAGCTTCTGTTGAAACTGGGATCATAATGGATTTGGGGTCTATAAAAAGCGTTAGTTCAGTTAAGTTAAATTGTAAATTTCAAATCAATTATGGCGTTGGCACAATATCAGTTAATCCAGGATTTTATTCTATCCCCGGATTAAACAATGCTGCCGATCCTGGTTTTAATAACTCTACTGCATATAGATTTGTTCCTGGTAAATCTTCCATATATGATAGTTCGGGATCTTTAGCTTATATATTAAAAGGAACTGGAGTAGATAATACCTCTGGATGTTCTTCAGCATATTCTGGCGCTATTGGTGATGTTGAAACATCTTTTACAAATAAAGTTTTTGGAGGAGTTGTATCAGCAGTATATAAAGTTCAATATGGTGTTACCAATACTGCTTTTTTTGATTTGGAAAATACAACAGTAACTACTCCTATAAATGGAATGGTTGTTAATAAAACTATTACTATTCCAGCTAGTGTTGGCAATATAAGATATGTAAAGTTAGTATTTAGTGGTTATGCTATAAATAAAAATACATTAACTCTTTTACCTCCAACTTCTAACGCATCTAGCAGAAGCACCATTGTTGGTACAGGGTCTTTCATTAGTTACATATCTACTGTTTTACCTGGAAGTGGAATAGCAACTGATGCTATTAATATTACATCTTTAACAAATACTATTTATAGTAGTAGTACTTCTACATATACAATCCCTCTCAATGGAAATTATGTTAATACAGGAGGTGGTGCTTATTACTCTTTTATAAGAGCAGAATATGCCACAGCAGGTGCTGGCCCATGGTCAACTCTTGTAACCTCAGCTGTACCTAATAATATATACCAACTAACAATAAATCCAATTTCCACTGGTTATATTAGATTAGTATTTCTTGACAATAATAATTTAACATATGGTACTTTTGGAAATACTCTGGGCGTAGGATTATCATCCAAATGTGCTGTGGTAACCTTGCCATCAAATGCAGCCCTATCAACCACGAGTAATACAGAATCCATAATAGATGGAAATATATTACTATATGACTTCTATGCCGATGACGGAGCTGCCCCATCAGTTATTAATATATCCAATAATATGCCATCCACAATATTGGCTAATAATGGATCTGCAACTCTTGGTGTTACAGCATCTGTTACTCAAGGAGCAACTCTAACTTATCAATGGCAGAAAAAGGAGGTTGGAGCATCTTCATTCACTAATATCCCAAATGCAACCTCATCATCTTTAACATTAACAGCATTAACTAATGCTTCTGATAATGGTGATCAGTATTTGGTTATACTTTCTGCTAATGGAGCATCTAGTGTAACAAGCAATGTAACAACTCTTAGTGTACCATCAGTACCAACAGCATACTCACTAACTTCATTAATTAATAATACTGCAGCATTACTATACAACAATCAGATTGATGAAGGTCAAACTTTAACAATCAATATTAATGCTAGTAAAGCTCCTGAAACTTTTAGTAGTCAAGCTCTTACTCTTTATTGGAGAAGACTAGCATCAGGAACATCAGCATCAGATAATGACTTTACAAATGCTATTCCTGGCGGCACAATTAGTATGTCTCCTGTTGGATCATCACAAACACCACAAGCATTTACGGGCCAGCTAACTTTAAATCCAAAACAAGACTCTTTAACAGAGGGTTCTGAGAATTTTATAGTAGTATTTTATGATGATAGTAGTTACTCTAATGAAGTTATTAGAACAGCAACATTCACAATTCTTGATACCAGCGTTGGTGCAGCAGCACCAGCAGAATCTCAAACACCAACCCCATCCCCTACTGCTACTCCAGCTAGGATATTGCCTTCAGCAACAAAAGATGAGCAAGGCTGTTTTATAGTTCCTATTAAAGCTGCTATAAGTCAAACTCCAACAAGAACACAAACTAGTACTCCAACAACAACTTCAACAAGTACTCCACGAGCTACTCCACCCCATACTCCATTATCAACGCAAACTCCAACAAGAACTAAAACACCAGCTCCAACAGCTACTCCAACAAATAATCCGACCAATACTCCCATGTTGAGTCAGACCCCAACTAATACCCCAACAAATACTCAAACACGAACCCAAACACCAACACCGACCCAAACCCCAACAAATACTCCAACAACAACCAGCACTCCAACATTAACAGCAACTCCAACAATATCATTAAGTATATCTCAAACACCTAGCAATACTCCACCACCAACAGCATCTGGTACTGCTTGTGCTCCTCCGGTTATTATTCCACCAAGCTGTCCACCATGTAATGATAGTATTATTATCGGATATAATGAATATATTGATCCAAGATGCGGATTATACAGAATACCCATATACGAATGTGTTTATATACCAGATTGTGGCAGTCCACCTCCATGATTTGGGGTATAGTTATTTAAGGAATTTTACATAATGCAAGAAATTATCGTCAATCAATGTGACTGCCCATTCGAAGTATCTGCCATAATCGATCTTCAAGATCTTGTCCCTGGGACAAAGTATAATTATACCATAGGATTAATGAATACGGGTAAGGGAATATTTCATCCTAATGCTGGCGAATTTTTAGCAGATAGCCCTACAGATACTCTTAATTTAACGATGTATTTGAGTGATAATCCTAATCATCATTATCTTATTAGTTTTGAATTATTTGATCCATATTATGATACTGTGCGTAGACAAATTATTTGTGTTAAAAATGTGGGATGCTCTCCTATTCAATGTACTCCTACTGTAACACCAACTCCAACAAGACATCCATATGTTTTGGATAAATATTTGGATTTGGCCAATTATAAAATAAGTCAAGATAAAAAATCAGCTTCATCTAAATCCACAATCACTGTTGGAGACTGGGTAGAATTTTTAAATAGCGTTGCCACATATGATGATATTAATAAATTGTGGAAACCAGAAATGGAATCTGATATTAAATGCGGTATCAAAAGAACATACGATGGTTTTTTCTATGTTTACACTATCAACGGCTGTGATGTTGATCAATTTGGATGCTATGATAATGATGACGCTCAAGTATCAAGAACTATCAGTTATGTTGGATGGAGCGATTTAGCAAGATACATTAATTGGATTCATAATGGAAAACCACAAGGAAGACAAGGACCAGAAACAACAGAAGATGGTTCTTATCCACTATATGGTAATAGATATGCTTCTCCTGGTATTCCTTATCATAAAGGAGCCAGATTTTGGCTTGATACCACCACAGTTATTCAAGCTTGTCCAGTAACTGCAACTCCAACAAACACGCCAACACCATCTGTAACAATTGGACTAACTCCCACAGCTACTCCAACCACAACAGCAACAAGAACTCCAACACCAAGCATAACACCACCACCTCCAAGTGCTTCTCCAACTCATACTTTGACCGCTACTCCAACAACCACAACAACACTCACAACTACACCAACTCCAACAGCAACTAATTTACCGGTTGGGTTAAGTATCACATCACAGCCACTAATTGATATTTTTGCATTATTTGGAGTGAATCAAACTATTAGTGTAACAGCTGTTGCTGTTCCTAATACCATAACGTTGACATATCAGTGGCAAAATAGTACTGATGGTGGCTCAAGTTGGGATAATATAGCAGCAGCAACATCAAGAACTTATACCATAAATAATCCACAAAATGGAGATACTGGCAAACAGTTTAGAGTGATCGTTGGAGGAGTACCGCCACAAGGATCTGGAATCAATACTCCTGATCCGGTTACAAGTGACATAGCAGTTCTAACAGTTCAAACAGCAACAATACAGATTACTAGTCCCCCAGTAAATGTGACAACATCTGGTACAACAGCATCTTTTAATGTTAGTGCAAATATTTCTCCATCAAATGCAACATTAAATTACCAGTGGAAAGTAAGTACTAATGGAGGATCATCTTATAGTAACATTAATGGAGCAACATCATCTACTCTGAATCTTACTAATCTTACTACAGCCTCTAATGGATATAGATATTTAGTTGTTGTTGGTGGTAATGCTAATGCATCTCCAGTAACTAGTAGTGCTGGTATTTTAACTGTTAATGCCCCAGAAATTACTATTACTACTCAACCATCTAGCACATCCTCTGTTAATGCTGCTGCTTCATTTAGTGTTGTTGCTACTATAACTGGTGCTACAATATATACTTTGTCTTATCAGTGGCAAAAGAGTATTGATGCTGGAAGCACATATAGTAATATTACAGGAGCAACCTCAAGCTCATATTCATTAACTAGTTTAACATCAGCATTAAATAATTACCACTATAGAGTTATAGTTTCTTCAAATATTGGTTCAACTCCAGTAACAAGTAATCGGGCAGTTTTAACAATAGATGATGATTATGGGGCTTTATTTGTATGGGGATCAAATGGTAATAATCAACTTAATTATAGTGGATCTCCAACGATTCCAAGTTTAACAAATAATCGTTCCACAATCTATAGAGAAGTTAGCTTAGGACAAAATCATGGTCTGTTTGTTAATAGCTCAGGAATTCTTGAAACTTATGGAATCAACACATTTAGTCAAAGTGCTGGTAATGGAGCAACTAATGTTGTGAAAGTTAATACTAAATATAATCACAATTTGATGATCGCCACAGTAAACACTGCTAAAAAACTATATTCTTGGGGAGCTAATGCATTTGGTCAATGTGGACAAACTACAACGTCAACCATAACCACACCAACATTAATTCCTTCTGACGCTAATGAATATATTGATATTGCTGTTGGAGAGAATCATAGTTTAGCATTACGTTCAAATAATATTTTAGTAGCTTGTGGTAAAAATACTGATGGTCAGTTAGGTAATAGTACTAATAATAATTCAAGTAATTTTATTACTGTTAGTGGTAACATAGCTAGTATAGCTTGCGGAGCCAATCACTCAGCGGCCATAACACAAGACGGAATACTATATACATGGGGAGCTAATGGTAATGGTCAGTTGGGAATCGGGGATAATTTAGCTAAGAATATTCCTACTGCTGTTAGTGGAAGTAATTGGACCAAGGTGGTTTGTGGACAAAACTTTACCGCTGCTTTAAATAGTAGTAACGAGTTGTATTCTTGGGGATCTAATGTTAAAGGACAGTTGGGAATAAATAGTCAAGTTGATAGTAATGGGCCTGTTAAAGTTAGTGGTTCATGGATGCATATAGGTGCTGGTAATCTTCATATGGTTGGTATTACTACAGATGGAGAATTATATTCCTGGGGTAATGGTGGCCAAAATCAATTGGGTAAAGGTGGAGTTTTGGACTATTCGGTTCCACAAGCAATTGGAATACAACCAGACTCTTATTGGTTAGATGTTTATGCTGGTCCAACAGCTAGTGCTGCAACAAGAAGTGGTTCAGTAATATCGATAAATACTCAACCAAGTACAATAGAGTCAAACAACGGTGCCGCTTCATTCTCAGTAGCTGCTAACATAACATCAGGATCATCATTAACTTATCAGTGGCAAGTTTCTACCAATAATGGAACTTCATGGTCTAATATAAATGGTTCTATATTATCATCTTTGTCATTAAGTAATCTAAATAATGATTATGATAACTATCAGTATAGATGTGTTCTATCTGGTTCGGAAAATGCTTATCCTGTTAATTCTAATGCAGCAACTCTTGCTGAAAAGAGTAGCACAGTTTGGGTGGCTAGTTCTAATAACAGTAATTGGTATGGCTTTGCTCCAAGCAACTCAAACAACTATACTTCTATTTGGACGCAAGTTCCAGCTTGGAATAAGAGTTCCACAACAGTTGCTGGATCATTCAGCAAATCATCAGGGGCTATCGTAAAACAAATAGCAAGATGCTCTAGTGCCAATATAGCATATTTATTAAGTGATGGTAAAGTTGTAATTGCTGGATATAATCCAATAGTAATTGATAATCCGTCTGGCGAAGTTATTGATGAAATTCAATCAAATTATTCAAATTACGCTGCTAGTTCAAATAAAGTATTGGCAGCAAGATCAGTATCTGGTAAGTTATATTTCTATGCATTAAATTCGCTCAACAATAATGTAACTCTAGGTGGAACAACTTATGGTGGAGCTTGGACCAGAATAGGCTCTTCTCTGCTAGTATCTAAGTTTATATTAGGAACATGGGATAATTTTTCTAACCTGCCATATATTTATGCTATATCAGCAATTGATCAAACATTATGGGCTTTTGGTAATAGTTATATGGTTAATGGTGGATCATCAGCTAGTTTTACAAATACTCTAGCTCAAATTGGTACTGATACTTGGAGTGATATTGGAGGAATTTCCTTTACTGCGGCTGGTATCAAAACTGATGGATATTTATATAGAATCCATGGAGCTTGGGAAGGTGGAACAATTTCTAAGGGTACTTCTGGTAATATTAATGGACTAACTCCAATAATGTATAGTGGAAATACTGCTGGAGCTCCTAATCCAACACTTATTGATGATAGCGTAGCATATTCCAAAGTTGCTGCTTGCAGAAATGTTATTGGAGCTTATGATGTTAATAATAAGTTACATATCAATCCATATATTAGTCGCCCAATAAGTTTGCCAACAGGAATGACAGACATATATAATATTAAAGCAGATGAAAATTATTTATACTGTTTAGCTAGTAATGATCTATCTAATAATAACAATAATCTTTTCATGTTAGGAAACTCAACAAACCCGCAACCATTAGCATATTATATTAGTGTAGTATATTCGGTTTATGCAGATAAGTGGGCTGCTGGTTACACAGTAGCTCAAAGTAATATTAGGCCAAAATTTAAAGACTATATTCCATCTCTAAATCCACAAATTCTATTAAAGGATGATTAATGAGAATCGCAGTAAAATATGATGATTTAATTAAATATCCATTAACAATATATAGGGTTGGTGGCGAATTTACCTTAAGAAACATCTATGATCATAGCATAATAACTTTATCTATTGGATATGGTAATGGTGATGGAGTTAGCGTTCCAGTTCAAGTTGGTGTGGTGGAAGATGAATTTACTAATTTCACATACTCATATGAAGACATAATTGAAACTGCAAAATTTGAAAATCCTTATTATTCTCAATTAACATATGCTAGTTTAGAATTGGTAATGGTAGATGCTTACAATAAGGTTGTAGCATATTTAACAACAAATAATACTGGAGAATACTCTCCTACTCTTGTTGGTCCAGGATACAGAGCCACAATAGAGTTTGGAAGTTTACCAGAAGTTGATAGTTGTTATGGCCCAGATAATTATTGGGTAATTGGAAAAAAAGATGATAGTAGCGTTTTTAATGATCTTCATGCTTATAAGATTATTCCCCCAGAAATTGTTATCACACCTACTCCAACAGCAACCGTAACGCCAACCGTTACTCCAACTATCACATATAGTTCCACGCCAACATTAACGGCCACATCAACAACAACACCAACAAAAACTCCCGCGCCAACAAGAACACAAACAACAACACCCACATCTTCCATAACGCCCACAAGAACACAGACTGGCACAGCCACTCCAACGTCTACTGTTACTTCAACCCCGACTACCACAGCCACACTAACTCAGTCAACAACGCCAACACTTACGCCCACATCAACTACCACTACCACATTAACAGCTACTCAAACTGTTACTCCAACAGCAACTAGCACACAAACTTTAACTCCAAGTTTAACTTCGACAGTTACTCCTACTCCAAGCGTTACTAATACCATAACTCCAACAGTAACAAGAACTCCCACATTAACACCAACACCAACAGCATTGGTTTCTAATGTTGTTGTCTGGGGAGATAATTCTTATGGTCAACTTGGTATGGGTTATGTATTAAAGGAAAGATTTATTGATCCACCAAGATTATCTGATCAAACTACTGGACAATTATCAAACTATCAGAATATTTTGAATTATAGAGATAATGGTACATCCAATAGCATAACTTTTGATACTATTTCTCCAGGATCCAATTTTACTGTTGGTATTGATTCTAGTGGTTCATTACATAGTGCTGGAGTTAATGCTTGGGGTCAGCTTGGTCTGGGTAATTTTGAGAGTAAGTCAATGTTTACTCGTTTATCAGATTCTTCTTTAAATGGAGTGGTATTTAAGCAGGTAAGTTTGGGTGGTATGCACGCTCTTGCTTTAGATTCAAATGGTAACGTATGGAGCTGGGGTAGAAATTCTGATGCTCAATTGGGCAATCATTATCCACCAAGACCAATTAAATCTATTAGTACTATTGATTCTGATCTATATTTATATGATGTTAAAATTAGTTATGATGTTAGAGATGAATTTAGTTTAAATGATGAAGTAGTATTAGATTATTATAATGGTGCTCTTAACTCTAATAGCATTGCCAAGGTTTGGACAGCTCCAACATATGCTAATGGTGAAACAACAATTAGATTACAGTGGGAAAATTATGAAGCTATTAGCTTTAGTGTTGTTCCTATCATAACATCCAAGACCAAAGTTGACACAGATCCGGGTCTATTAGCTAATCCAATTCCCAAAAAGATCAACGCCTATAAAGAATATAGATACTGCATTGATACTGATACTGTTTATCTTGCTACTCCCACACCAACACCAACGTTGAGTTTGACAGCAACAACAACCAGTACTTTAACTTCAACCCCAACTAATACCGCTACCACAACTCAAACCCTAACACCCACAAATACATCAACAACCACATTAACTTCTACGCCCACATTAAGCATAACTTCATCACCAACAGCATCTATTGGACAAACCCCAACCCCCACAAGAACCCCAACTAGTACAACTACCCTAACAGCGACCCCATCAACAACAGCCTCACTATCTGCAACAAGAACTGGTACTCCAACAAATAGTCCAACAGTATCAGTAACAGCAAGTATAACTCCAAGTCAAACAGGCACCCAAACAAATACTCCAACAAATACTCAGACTCCAACAGTAACACCAACCAAACAAGCATTTAGTGTTGTTACAATTTATGGTGATATTTCTAATATCATGACTAATACGAACAAAGCTACTTGCTTGGTTAATATTTATGGTGTTCATTCATCTCCAGAATTGTTGTACAAGGTTAAGGTATTGGATGTTGAATATTTTTCTAGTACTGGCGTAACAAAGATCAGAATAGATCATAGTCAAATCTCAACACTAGATACTAAATTAATGAAGTATATCTCTATCACTAGATTTAGTAATGGTTCTTCATATGAATATCAAACATTCAAGAAAATCTTTGCTGGAGAATCTCACTCATTAGCTTTAGATACTAGTGGCAGACTATTTGGATGGGGTGGTAATAAGTATGGTCAATTGGGTATGGGATTAATTCAGGATGTAAATAATGCTGGTGATATAATAATTGTGAATAATAAACCAGTGGTCAGAATCGGTTTAACAACCAGACCAAAGATGATTAATCCTCCACCCGGCAAGGGCTATTGCTATAACAGAGGTTTCTCATGGAAGAAAGTTAGTTTGGGTCGTTTCCATGTTCTAGCATTAGATACTATGGGTCAAATGTGGGTATGGGGAGATAATGATTTTAGTCAGTTGGGTCTAGGGCCAGCAAGCACATTATTAGCAAAAGCAAGAGTTGTACAAGAGAATTATCCTTCTGTTGGATCAATAGGAGAAAAGGATTTACCAGATAGAGCTGATGCTATTATTCCATATGCTCCACTACCAATTAAAGTTTACGTATTACAAGATAACTATTCTGATATTCAAATTCGCTCAATCGAAACTGATATCTGGCTAGATATTGCCGCTGGCGCTTATCATAATCTTGCTATTAAGAAAGAGTTTACAAATAATAATTCATATGGTTCATTATGGGCATGGGGAGATAATACCTTCGGACAAATTGCCAGAGTAATATCCTCACCAAAGGTAATTACAGATAATCCTAATGAAATAGATATCGCCCAAGTAGACTTTGGTTCTGTTAACTCTGATAATAGTCGTAATTATTGGAAGAGAGTTTATGCTGGCCGTATAACATCATTTGCTATTAAATCAATAAACGGACAATTATATTCTTGGGGAGAAAGTAATCTTGGACAAACTGGCAACATAACAAGCAGAACAGCATTGACAACTTCTATTATTAATATTCCATCTGCTGTTAACTTACCAACTGTTCCTTTTGAATTACCATTAAATGCTAGTGGTCCTTGGTCAACCATCAATGTTAGTACTGATATTGATCAATTAGAGAATATAGGAATTAGTCATTTAGCTAATCATATGTTAATTATTCCTAATAGACAGTTTCCAACACCCACACCAACCAGCACAGTAACAGCTAGCCCAACACCGTCTAGAACTTAATAAGACACCAATAATAGGATAAACTATGGGAGTTAAGATATGGTATGATGGGGTGGATCTGAATAAATTTGGTCCTACTCCATTTATCAACATGAGTAAAACTACTAATAGAGATAGTGCTAATGTACATATCTTGTCAGAAAGTTTAAGTATTAGTATAGAAGGTAAAATTACAGCGTATAAACATGGTGTTGATGAACAAAACCATAGGCCAGGATTGGACAGATTGCTTGAGGACGAAAAACAATTAAGACAATTATTTAGTAGGGATGGAATATTAGTAGTATCTTGTCAGGCCGGTAATAATCCTCAAAATTTCACTGCTGCTCTTGCTATTGGTAAATTTGGTTTTAATTGGGACGATAATGTTACGGCCGCTTCTAATGCAGTTGGTAAGGGGATGATGTGTAAGGTTAAGAGTTATCAGATTTCTAAAACTGATGATAATTGGGTGCAAACTATCGACTATTCTATAGAACTAGAAAGTCATCATTCAAAAAATAGTTCGTTAGCACATGCTCAAAAATATACCATATCAAGCTATAGTGATGAATGGACAATAGAGCCAGTAGAAGATACTTCATATTATCATTTAGATGTTGTAAATAATGATCCAAGATATACCAATGATAATAATCCCAACTGGCCAGCCGGATCCAATAAATTAGATAATATTCTTCAATTTAGGATTAGTCACAGATTAAGTGCACAAGGTCTTTCAGCACCAACAGGACAATATAATGCTGGACAGTCTCCAGGTGCAAGTTTAAATCATAATCATTCCGCTTGGTATAATGCTAAACGATTTGTTGAAGAACAATTAAAAATGCCACATAATGATGTTAATCATGTATTTTTAGCATACAATAATACCGGTTATGGTCAAAGTAGTTATGTTACAGAAGGTCAGAGTACCGGCCAAAAAACCCAGGCTGAAGAAATTTATCTATATAATCATGTTAGAGCAGTTAACGCTAGTGAATCTAATGGTTCATATGAGCTAACTGATACTTGGCTAGCACTAAGTAAACCAACACATTATATAGAAGATTATAGTGTGGAAATTACTCAAGATATGTTATTTAATGTTACTGCAAGAATTAATGGCTCTGTTCAAGGATTAGAGATAAAAAGACCAGGATATGAGCAAGCAGGATCAATGCTGGGATCAACAACTTTCAATTCCTATAATAGTAGCGAAACTCATGGTTTGGATAGAAGTAAATTAGACTTACAAAATATGAATGAGGCTGCTATATATAGTACTAAATATGGTAATGCTTTGGAAGCATGGAGAAACTATGTTGAACCATTATTATATGCTAGAAGTAATTCTTTAGCAATGTATATGATACAAGGAGCGACAACTGTACTAAGTGGTAATACAGCAGACTTGGCAGATACCACAAGTGAACAGACTAATAGGGGAACCTGGGAGGGCAAAACTCCTCAATTTACTGATCTTGGTAATTTTACAATAAATTATCCAGTTAATAATGGTGGAACATGCGACTATCTGGATAAAAAAGAAAATATTATTTTAGATACAAGATTTGTAAATAAGACTATCGGTAGTGATCCAAGTAAAGGTACTATTACATATAGTGCAGAATTTAATAATAGAAGAGGTGCAAATCAATTGAAGGGCGCTACTATACTATCGATGAGTGTACAGGATACCAAACCAGCAGACGTTGTGGCCGAGATGTTTGTGTTAGGAAGAAAAAGAGGACCAATATTGCAAGATACTGGGGCTAAAACGGCCAAAACTAGACAACTTAGTATTGAAATTCAATCACCCATTCCACGTTCAATGGGTGAATTCGATATGAGATATAGCAAATGTCCAATGTGGACAGGCGGTATTATTTATAAGGATTTGATGAATATTGTTGATATGATGAGACCAGTATTACCAGACACATGGACACCGGTTAAATTAACAGAATTGGCCGCTCATGATTCTACAATACAATTCATTAACGGGTCTGCAGCAGGACAGGTGTATATTAAATCAGATGACGAAAGTTGGAATCCGATTGAAGGACGTTTTTCTAAAAGTATAACATGGATTTATGATGCATAGTATAAGGACTATTTATGACATATGTTCCGCCACCAGATCCGGCGTGTAGTCCTGTTCCATTAGGAATTCAGGCTGTTGGATCCTTTACAAATTTTAGAGATGGTATTCCCGCATATCCAGCAGCAGATGGAGTAACCGATAATAGTCCAACACCCACTCCTGCAACACCAGACCCAACACCAACTCCACAAGCTCGTAGCCAGATTACTTATGGCAATGATCCAATAGCTCCAAGAGTAACCAGAACAGCTACTCAAACAGCTACTGCTAGTAGACCAATAAATCCCATAGACGATCCAAATTCTGTCTTAAAAAGAGGAGATATTGATACTGGATTATGTTTGCCAAGTAATATTTTTGGCCCATATCCACAAACAATGTTCTTGGGATGTAGCGTGGTTAGTTTCAATGTTAGCTTAGGATGGGGAAACCAACCGTCGAGCCTATCTGTAACATTGGTAGAAGATACTGCTCCACATTATGTTATGACACATGATGGAGGAATATATAGGCAAACAGCTATTAATTTACAAACTACAGTTAATCACTATTATAATACTTTAAAGCCAAGGAAAAATGCCGCAGGAGGAATAAGCGAGTCTGCATCAGCATATAAGACCAGAAATGCTAGTTTCTTAGATACTAATGGTAATCTTATAGTTCCTGGAAAAATATTTTATCACTATAATGATAGTTTGGGAAAATTAGAACAAAAATATTGGCTCGGTCCTGATCCTGGATTTATTGCATCAAGAAACAAATTCAGAAGAAATAATAGAGTGACCACAGGTACAGATCCAATTACTGGTACACAAAATGTTGAATTGGGTGAACAGGTTGATATTATTGGATGCCCAGTATATTTTCAATTAGATGATTTTAGTTTCTGTGGAATCGTGAAAACATGGAGAAGCGTAAACTCTGGTACTGGTGGCAGAAGTTATCAGGTTGATATTGAGGGACCAAATGAGATTATTAATCAAACTCAAATAATACTCAATAATTATACTGGTGGAGTATTTGTTAAAAGCGAACCTCAACCAGCAACTACCAACACAACAAATCCAAATGGTCAGTCATCTCGTCCTACGTCAGAAATATCCGGACCATCAGATGATATATGGAGCGATAAAGTTGATTTAACTAATGCATTTCAAGGTAATATGACAGACGATGGTAATATTCCAAATATTATTAATGTATACGGATTTTTAGAAGCGATGGCTCCTGGAGGTTTTGGTGGAGCTGGAATTAACGATGAAGGAATTAATACTAATAGTATCATATATACAATTAACTATTTACTTAGTTTACCAACAACAACAACAGCATATGCTGGACAAACCACAAAAAGTATTTTTAGTCCATTCGGAGCTTTGGTTGGTAGAAGTCCAATGACAGCCACACCAAAAGCTGGCGAAACATTATATATGAGAATTTATAGAGTTGGAGATACTGATATACCACAAACCACAAATGATATTTATCCTGTATATTATACTCGTGGTCAGACTAATCCAGCATTAGGATTTCCTGCTAGCAGAAAAAGAGAAGCTTCAGCTTCAGCAGATAATTTATCTGTTGCTGGAACAGTTTCCGGATTTTTAGAAATTGGTGATGATGGTACTGTTGCTAGAAATACATCAACAATGCCAAATATTCAAACTGGAACAACTATGTATAATATATTTGATTTTGGATTATTACCTCCAGATAGTATTAGTGCAACTATACCAGCAAATGATGGTACTGGAATAGATAATCAAGACTATAAGCAATTATATTATTTAGATTTGGGAGAGTTACCAGCAGTACCAATGCAACTAAGAACAGACTGTAATCAGTCTATAGTAGATCTAAATACTTTCATTACGGAAATTTGCGATAAGTCTGGTATAGATTTCTTTTATGAGATGTTATATATTAAGGTATATAATAATGCTCCATCAGTAAAAATTATCAAACTTAGAACAGTAACACGCAGAGTGCAACCATCAGATAGAGCAATTTCTGATTATATTGCAAGATTAAGGGATGCTGGAGTACCAGTTAGTTCGGTCAGTTTGGGTAAAGAATACAACTCGTCAGCTAAGCCCAGAACTATTTTAATAGGTGGTAAACAGCAAAGACTATTTCAAACTAAAAATTATGGTTTAGCATATAGAGCTAGTGATTATATTTATCATAGTACTGATAAAAAATTATTACATTATTCAAGTGATGATGATAGAGCAATACCAAATGCTCAGATGCAAAACTTCTGGAGAGTTCCAAATCCAGGATCAGTTAGAGATCCATATGCTTTAGCAAGAACCACATCCATTAGTAAACATAATGAGATTGCTGTAACTGGATATTATGATCCTGATAATAGTTGGTCTTTAACTAATATTTTAGAATTACCCATATTTGGTAATTATATCAAATCATCATCACCAGATGATCTTCCAGCAGTAACTGTTGATACTGTGGAGAAAAAGTCAGATTCTCCAGATTTATCAACATCAGAAAAATTTCTATTAGCAATTGGAAAAACAGTATTTGATTGGGCATATACGAGAATAATAGAAAAATCTAAACATGAAAATTTTGATAGAGATTTGCATATGGTTAATCCATTTTGGACTACTCCATGGTCAACAACAAGTCAGTATACGTCTTCTGGAGGTAGTTCCTCTGGTGGTTCTGGCGGTAATTCTGGAGGTTCATCTGGAGGAGGCTCGTCAAATAATAATGGTATAACTCAAACTCCAGAAGCAACAATCTTAGATAATTTTGCTAAAGCCATAGGAGATATAGGATATAATACATTTAATAAACATGCTAGTCATTATTTAGAAAATAGAGGATCAACATATTTACGTAACAAAGATACTGACCAAGATGGATGGGAGAATGGGTGGAAAATAGATGATGCCAATACTAGATTTTTTCCCATAATGTATAATAGTATTTGTCCATTTTTTGGAACAACTGATTATATAGATAAATCACGAAACCAATATAATTTAATTGACAAAACCAGAAAACCAAGATGCGTTTGGTTTGACACATGGCAAAATAATATGGTTATTGAGTTTAATGTCAAAGAATTACCAATAACAAAACTGGAACTACAAGGAATATATAATGGTGGAACTTTCTATGTTACTGAAAGTGAGCTTAGAGCAGCTATTGCCGGATGGGACTCATGGATAGGTTATATGAGCATGAGAATTCATGATCCTCACATTAAACAAATGATTAAAAATGCCACGTGTGGAAGTAGAGAAATTCCTCCTCCACCAGCACCAGTACCAAAAGATAGAACACGAACAGGGCCACCAGCCCCATCGGCTGCTGATAATGGTAAAACAGCAAATACCAATCCTGGTCAAGGAGATAATAAACCTCAGCAAAAAGACACCAAGTCAGATATGCAAGTAACATCAGATAATGATTGGGATGCTTGTGCTATTTTTACCAGTATTTTCAAAATTAATAGCAGCTTTAATGAGAAAACAAAAAGCTCATCAGCTGGAGCAGCAGTACCAAAAAATACCAAATCAGGATTAAACTTTGCTTTAACTGCTGATCTTAAATTATTACATGAATTCTTTAGAAAAGTTGGAGACGAATTCTATGGTAAAAAATTTATGGTTAGAATACCAATGATATTATCATATAGAGATAGAAGTAGTTTAATTAATATGGATCCTAGGCCAACCCCAACACCAGCACCATCAACCAATACTGCCCCAGCAAATCCAGCAGATCCCGATCCCAATTCTCCAGGAAGAGGTAGTGATGGATCATCCTTACCACAGGCTACAGCCAATCCTGGTGCTCAAGCTCCATCATATGTGAACATTGGAACAGCAGAAAATCCAAGATATATTACTGAAGGAAATGGTAAAATATATTCTAGCTATAAGACTAGTCCTGAAGGAGCATGGGAAGAGTACGGAAATACTATTGATGATAGTTTAATGATAGGTGGATATGCTGCTTCTATATTTACCGATGAACAAGGAAAAATACAACCAATCCTTGGTTTCCCCGCAAATGATAGATTTGATCATGAAGCTTATAAGATTTGTGACTGGATCAAAACTAATGTTTGTAAGATGGTTAATGGTCCAAACGTATTTTATTTATATGATGTTCTTAAGAGAGGAAATGTATTCTCAAATGCTTCAAGATATACTGAATTTGATAGAAGCAGACCACGAGATAATACCCCATGCGAATAAATGGAGATTAATTAATGCCTGTTAATGCTGATCCTAATAATAATATTTATAGAAGCAATCCAACAAATACTGCACCTCAGCAAAATAACTTACCAGAGATAAGCCCCAATGAGTCTACAGCAGCAAACCAAGATCCACAGAGACCATTAGATGATTGCGCAAAAGATAAAGAAACATCAACATCTCCAGTGGGGGATAATTCCAATAAAGCTAACGATCCACAACCAGCGGACAAATCAGTTTCCCAGATAGTTTGCAATAAACAAGAATTCTTCTATCCTGCACTAAAACATAAATTCGATCCAACAGAAGCTATACTAATAGAAACTCCAGACCAAGACCATTATTATGATCCTTTTGGAAATGATCTTAGTGAATATAATGTAAATGATAATGGAGGAACTACCCCAAACCGTTGTAGAAAATTGTTTGTTAAAGGAGACGTTGAGGATGATCTTATCTTCATGGATCCATTAAATTTGGGAGATGCTAGGGCTATTATAAAAATTGGAGATTTGGTGGCTCTTAATACATCTTCTTCAATGGGTAATGATGGTAATGATAATCCATCAACAAAATTAGTGCCTCTAGTAGCTGCTGAAGAATATGCTTTATTTATAAGAGAAGGAGAGTATGGAACTAATACTGGTCCAGCATCAGGATTGATTGATATCTTATTAAAGCTAATGTCTCCAATTTCAGAATCATTTTTTAAAATGGCTAATCAGTATTTAGCTAGTACTTCCACATCTGGACCAAACTTAAATAGAACAGCAGGACTATTTGACGATGGTGCTGGAATTTCTGTTACTGTTAATCCAAAAACATTAGCAGAGCAAATTACACAACAATTTCATACTGTAAAAAATATTCCCATATGCGCAAAAGCCGCATTACCAGGATTTGCTGCTGTTCCTTTAGTTTCTAATCAGCACGTTTATGGTCCATGGATTAATTATCCAGAAAAACAGAAGACTACTATTTTCCCCTTTTTATTGAATGATACCAATAGAAAAGTGGCAATAGAAAATATGATCGGACCAGTAAATCTTGAGGTGGATAATGATTTGGTTCCGTGGAATTATGGTGGTATGTACGCTTTGGATATGGCAGCAGAATTAAAAATACAAGAAAAATCAACATATCAGCAATTTTTAGAAACTGGACAATTAAGTGTTCCAGGATATCCTGCATTTAGTTTGGGTGACGTGCTAAGTGAAAAAACAACGAGTATCTATAATTATGCTCCAATAGCAAATAGTAGGGGTGGAGTTAATAGCTTAACTATTAATAGAAATCCAGAATTTCAATCACCATCAGCTAGTAATATTTCAAATATACAAGTTAATATAGGACAACAAACAGAAACAACATATAGCTTTAGAACATATCAATCAAAATTATCTCTATATAATAAAGAAAATTCAGATAGAATCAAAAAACTGGTTGTTGAGTCTAGGAAAAGACAAAAAGAACAGCATCAACTAAGCATTGCTATATATGATAGAATGCGCAGAAGATCTGAAATGACATTTAAGAGCTCGTTCAGGGACTTCTTATATGATAGCACAACTGGTGGTACTAGTCCTGTTGAAGTTATGGTCGGAAGCTTTAGTCAGTTTAGTAAAACTATAAAAGACGCTAAGGCGGTACAAAGATTACCAGATGATAAAGACAGACAAGTTAAAGCACACAGGCCACAAGTTGCTATTTTCGAGGCCAAAGAAGTTTCTAGAGAGTTGAGTAATAGTTATTCATCAAAATCAATGATGAGTCTTGATGGATTCTTTTCCCCAATATCCTTCTACCCAACTCTGCATGATGCCACAAAAAGTTTTGTTAAATATGATACTAAAAAATGTCCAGTATGTAAAGGTAGTAGATTAATAGAAAAAGAAGTTAATCCTACAATTGGTTATGAAGTTTCTACAATTAACATCAGATGTGAATATTGTGAAGATAAAAGTAAAATTACTGATACAAAAAGCTTTAGCATTGCTGAAAGTATGCCTCCATACATATTAGCTTCTGGTATGAAATTAGCTGTTAGAGATCCTTCTAATAACAATCCAGTAGATACAATATTATATGAATATGTAACAGATAAGACTATATTAAGAAATCCCAAGAAATATCTTGAGGTTTTTGGAAAAAGAAATATTAATCTATTTAGCCTTAATCCCATTATTGTTGCTTCTGGTGAATTTAGAAATATTAATGCTTTAGATAATGATATGGGTGGTCATGGAATAGAAATTGTTGCAAGAGGTATGATTCCACCTAAAAATGCTTTGGATGTGATAGACAATATTGCAGCCGGTGAGGTTATTATTAATTCTGGTAATAAACCAGATCTATATAAGTGGGATGATAATCTTAATAAGTATGTTCCTGATTCTACTGCTTTCATCTCCAGACTTTTAGCTAAAGACTATTTAGATTTAGACTATGAATTTAGACGAACATTTTTAAACACAGCTAATACAGACGATTCTCAAGCACCTCAGCTATATCCCATGAACCAGAGGTTCTTTGGATTCAGAGGACCAATGATTATGCACGGATGGGGTTATGATATGGATGGATATCCAATCCCCAATGCTTCTGGCGAACCTAAAATACTAGACGCTTATGATAGGCCATTAAAAACAAAAGATTTGAAAACATATGGATCTCATGATCCAGAAGATGCTGATTATGGCGATATTATAATTGGTAAAAATCAAATTTGGGATGATACAGCTAGTGAGTGGTCTCTTCCTTTTAAGGAAATGTCATTTGCTGAAAGCTGGGGAACCAAACCAATAGAATGGCCCGTGGGACCAATTGATCTAAGATGGGATTCAAATAGGAAAGTTTGGACAGCCCCACCACCCGTTAAGAATGTTTATGTAACATTAGAGGAAGATTTAACATTAGAGAGAAATTCAAGAACAACATATCCTGCAAGAGGATTCTTGGATGACTTACAATTTTCAAAAGATCCTTTACCAACAGGATTAAGAAGAATAGTATTCGTTAAGGATTATGCTGGATATACAGCTCCAAGAGGAGCAAAGTTATATTGTCGATATAATGGGGAATCTGGATTCTATGAGCCAGTTTCTAAACAGCAGATTATAGCTTCTGGTATTATTAAACAAGGATATAATGCTACTATATTCAATACCTATGCTGTTCCGAATAATTCAAGAACACAAGACGTAACAAAAATTAATGTTCAATTTGTTAATAATCTCAATTTGGAAGCAAAACCAAATCATAGAGCTTTATTCATATACATGGAAGGCTCATGGAATCTTATGAGTATAGGAAGACCATGATAGAAAACTTATCAAATAGTTATGATGATATAGAAACATTAAATGATAATGCATTTATTAAAAAAATACATGATAGAATAGATAAAAATATAGCAGACATTAGGGATCAACTCATTACTAATATAGCAATACAAGCAAATAAAAAAAATAAACCAGAATTAAGAGACGCTCTGTTAAAAGAACTACCAACTGTATTTGACGAGTTTGCCGCAGAATTTAAGCAGTCCATAGCGGTATTGAACCATTTATCAGATATTGAGAATAAAACCAATCTATTAACAGCTGTATTGTATTATGAAAAAATTGAAAATCAAATTAGTAATGAATTGTATAAGGTATTATCTATTCTCAATAATCAAATTAGTGCTATATAATGCCAAATGAAATAATATTTGAAGCAAATAGCTTCGCTGCAACAGCACGAGAACTTCTTGCAATAGCTGCTCAGAATATCTATAACAGCTATCCTCCTTATAATTTGGATATATACAATACATATATTAGACCAACAACTAATACCAGAACCCCATTTGTTGCAAGACCGGTGCCTGTACCATTATTGCCAGAAGATAAGGTTGTTTTTCTATATCCAACTGTTGAACAAAAAACAGAGCCGGATATGCTCAGTTTCAATAATAATAATTGTGATATTTTTGCTGCAGACTTAGATTACGATTTGGATATTGAAGCTATCCGAGAAGCAGATATTGTTTTAAATAAACCTTTAGACATCGCTTCTTCTGTAACCCCATATTCTAATTCTATTAGTGGAATATGGAGACCTTATTTTCTTTATATAGACCCAACAAACAGTTCAAATAACAATACATTTATAAACAGATCCGCTTCTGCACAAGAGAATCCTTATGAAGCTGGACTAGGAATACAAAATTATGTTGTTATAAATAATCCTATATTTAAAAATTGGGAGCTATCTGAGGGTTCCTCTTTTAAAGTGGATTGGAGAATAGAAAAAGACAACTTTTTAATCACACCATTTCTGGGAGTATTGTTCTGGTATCGTCATTATGATATAAATAGAGAAACAAATATAACTCAAACTTTTACTATTGATGAGTATAGAGAAACAAGGAATGGTCCAGAATCTGTGGTAAGTGGACCTCTTCCATCATTTGTTTATGATGGTATATCTTATAAAGAACAATATGAAAATTATACTTATTCAAAAAATAATCAAGTAGTTAATATAGAGCGTTTTGGACTTCATTCTGGGCTATCTGTTGGAGATAAGGTTTTAATTAAAGAATCATCAAGCAATAAAGAATTTATATACATAGTTAATGAATCCTATTGGGTTTGTCTTGGAGAAAAAAGATTTATTAATGGTTTAGATATTTATATACCAGAAGATAAATTTTACTGTTATTTTAATAGTACATTTGATATGGAAGCATGGAATAAAAGAGGTACCGACCCCACCAAGATTTCTAACTTTAGTTATCCAAGAACCAAACTTTCTACAAACGATCTAGATAGATATAGTAATATACTCAATAAATTATTAAATTTTGAGAATAATCATACATTACAAGATTTATTTTCTAAACAGCAAACAACAGCAAATATTGACCTTGGTGACGAAGAAGGATCAATGGTTCCTGGAATTTATCTGGATCAACAGAATCAACTAGATTATATAGCTGTTAAAAATTTAGCAAGATTTTTATGTACATCTCCAGTTGGTGCTGATGTTTTTGTTAATCCAAATAGAATTAATCTGGATAAATTAAACTTTTATAACTATGTAGATATTACAACACTAAAAACAGATTTAGAAAATATTTTTGGTAATAATTTTCCAATAATCACTCCGCCAACAACCCCACCAGCCACGCCAAAGCCACTTGAAGGAATAGTTGTAGGACAGTCATCTACAAATGTTAGTCCAATGAATATTCCATATATAGCAAATATACTATCTCAAAATGAATTAACTCATAGTTTTAGCAATAATATAATACAAACAAAAAAAGAGTTATTATTAGCACTATTAAAAAGTAACCAAAGAAATCGTTATATTGAATTTCCAAAAGATAAAAAAAGCAAATTAGTCTCTAAGTTCACTATTGATGAACCACATCTAAGAATGGTCCTAGATTTTCAAGATAAAAGAACACTAGGAACAACTGCTGCTAATGCCGGTGGTATTTGGTATAAACAAAGAATAAATGCTTGTGGATTAGAACTTTATACTAGATTAAAATTACCAGACGAGAATGCTTTGAGACCAGGAGAAAGAGAAGCCATAGTTTTAAGATATGTTGATATTGATGATACAGACACTAATAATACAGAAATTTACGTTATGTCATCTTTAGATACTGTGGATACTTCTAAAGAATATTACAATCAAACAATTAAGAGTGTTTATGAAAAATTTGGTATAGCTCAACTTTTTAGACAAAAATACAATCTTGAAAAGAGCGTTTTAGTACAAGATGGTGCGGCAGATTATTATGATATATTATTCCAAGATAATAATAGTCCATCTTTTAAACTTTTAAGAAATCAATCATATCAAGAAAATCAAACATTTGATAACTCTATAAGATTTTATAGTCGTACTCTTGATAGTTATACTAGAAACAATGCTCCTTTTCAAAATACAATGAGTTTTGTTGAGCAGAGATTTTCTGACATGTCTTTACGTAATACTGGTTCTGTTTTTCCAAATATCAAAGAAGTCTATATGCATAGATTAGGAGGATTTTATTTCTCTGATATTTCACTTATTACTATTGGCAAGAGTAAATTTTGGAGTACACGTACTGGGCCTGTTGGTATTAGGGATGCTCAATACTTTCTACCTCAATCATCATTAATAAAATCAAGAACAAGACCTCAAAATAAGAAAAAAATAACTATAGAATTTGAATGTGGAACTGCAACAACTATAGAATTGTACTCTATAAAAATAGAAAAATTAAGAGACAATATTTTAGAGAATGGTAATTGTCGTCAATTTCCAAATAAAACTCCATACTTTGGAGATGAAACTAGAGTTTATGATACCATTATAGGATATGAATTTAATGAATCATCACATTTATTAACTACCAGAACAGCACCACCAATAGTTGCATACGGAGGACATAGAGCAGATCATATAGCACAATTAGGAATTTCTATTCTGGGTCATCCAAGACCAATAGATACCTTAACTCCAACAGAAGAATATCCAATATACAATATTACATCAGATAATATTTTACCAGAAACTGCTAAAAATTCATTCTATTATGTTCAAGATCCACAACAACTAGCTCTTAGAGCACGACAGCTAAATGTTGGTTCTTTAAGAGATAAATCTTTAGTGAAATGTTTCTTAACACCAACTAATTTTAATAATCAAGTAACATTTAGAAAAGGATTTTTTCATCCCAATAAAGGATGGATAGACTATACATTATTGCCAGAACCTCTTCGTGGTAGAACTGCTGTCAAAGATGAGACCGATTCACCATGTAAAACATACAAAGGACAAGGTATAGTTTTTAATGAATTACAACTAACCAAAGCCGAAGATGCTGCTAAAGCTGGCAGCAAAGTAAATACAAACTCAGACTACAAGCTAATTATAAGAGACCCAATGGAGACATACCACGATCCACAAAGAGATACTCCTGGATTACCTAATATTTTAACGGTTGAACTTGATGAGGACATTAACTTCATAACCTATTTGGCTGCTACGATGAAGAATCTGACTCATCCAGTACCAAAAGAAATTAAAGCTGGTGTTTTTGATTCTTTAGAACAAAGATGGATAGCATATAATATAGTAGCATCATATCTTAATAAATTACTATTAAATCCAGTAGCTAATGAAGACCCAAATTATGCTAAAAAAATCCAATTACAATTAATAAAAGAAAAGAATGCTTGGTTAGGATCGTGGCAGACTAAAGAAAGAACTATTCCAAGAAATATTTTGTTCCATTCTACACTTTTGAATTATAGTAGTAACTTTAATGCTATTTTTAGTAATTTTTCTAAACAACCTAGTACATATGCCTTCAGCAACGACTTCATTCTACCTGCTCAATCTCTTGATTATTATATAGGTACCAGTGGTCTTTATAGAGGTTTTTGGAATTATGCTGGTGAATTTCCACCAAGTATTGATAATGGCGATGGAATACCAATACCAGATCCTGACGCTCCAGCTTATGTTGGTACAGAAAGTAGCGAGGTTGGTAAAAAGTGGGGTCTGCAAATATCAGACATGGGTGCAGAAGATGATGGAGGCTCATGTTTTGACTTGCAAGTTTGTACAGGATGTCCGGTACAGGGTTATACTCAGTCATATATCTATAATCGTTTTGCATATAATAATGAAACTTTCAACATCCCATATTCTAGTGGTTATAACTTCATTGCTAACTTTAGAAATAAATTACATTTTCTGCCACCAATAAATATAGATGCCCCACATAATACAATCAACCAAGAATATCCAAAGACTAATGTTGGATCCAATTATGCAATCCAACTTGGTTGTTTACCTGAGCCAGATCCCCCAAGACCAAGAGAAACAATACTACCAGAATTTCCACCACCACCAATATTTATTCCACCATTTCATCCATCCCTAGTTGGTTTGTTAACATACATGGCAATCGCCACAGATTTACAGTCTCAGGGTTATGGTTGGGATTTGGGCTTTTTGACTGGTGCTTTTTTTCCAAGCCCACTATACTTTGGTGCTTCTAGAAGAGAAAAAATAAATAGGTATATGGAAAATAAAGGATATCTTCAGATAGAAGGAACAACTGCTGGAGCTTTAAAATTAGGTTTCGGAGGATCTCAGAATATCTCTTTATACGATGATAAGCCATTTGGGCAACCAGGTAAAATACAAATAGAAGTAAAGCATTCTGGATTATGGTACAATGTTGAAGCTGATATTTTTAGATATTCATCATATTCATCTCCAGCTTTAGAAAATACTAAATTCACATATCTAAAAGATAGTAAATATGTGGATGGTCCATCGCCAACCGGAGAATTAAACTATATCGAACCGCTGAAGTATCCTGGGTTTGATTATAATATCAGTTTTGTTAGTAGTGATGAGGATAGTAATACTACTATTATTAGTTTAGATGGGGTACGAGCATTTTATTCTTTCATGAAAGACGAAACAATAGAGTTGATGTATAAATTACATGACCATTCTGGGACTCCATCCGAAAGATGTCATCCATGCATAACACAATATGAAGGTAATTATATTACCAGCTATAAAGAACCAGTAAAAATAAAAAATATCTATATCAAAAAAATAAAAAATTCACAGTATATTAAGTCTAATTTAAAAATTCAAGATCCCACCACAACGGACATTAGTTTCATTGATCCTCCAGCAATATATCCAGATTCTTTTCTTGAAGAAAATACAAATCCTAAAGAGATTTATATATCACAAGTTATCATTGAACTAGATACATACATAGATTTGGAAAAGAAAACTTTCCTTGGAGGATGCATATATAAGAATGAAGAATCCCACTCAAGGTCTTTCCTATTATTTGATCCTATTTTAACTAATGCTGGCCTAGCTACTTCGGGTAGTATTAATTATAGAAGAAATGATGAGACTCCAGCTTTTGTGAGTAATGCTGATGGGTTAGGGTTTAGTTTTGGAAATGATCCTGAATATGTCAAGTTTGGCAAGTGGTCTAATGTTAGGGATCGTTCTTTTGGAAACTTTACATCATCATACATATATGATCAGATGTTTGCTGAAGGTGGATTAGGATGGGGAACCAATTTATTAAAACCAGACTCTATTCCAGTAATTGGAAATCAAGAAAAATATCCAACACTACTAGATTTAGACTATCATTTTAGCAAAACAAATTTCTGTGGGAAAATTAAATTCACCAAAGATTTTGATCAAACAAGAACACATATTGCTAGTATAAAATTTAATCCAAGGCAAACATACGAAAATATGCCTAAACATCCTTATACAACCAGTAGAGAGGATGACTTTATATCATTTACTGGATATCCACGACCATTAAATATAATTCCAGATAGAATCTATGCTCATAATATTTTTAGTATTGCTGAAACTAACAGAAGAGCACTAGACATAGATGGCAAAGAACAATTTCAACATTATAGCACAAACAAGAATATTTCTGAGTTTTATTTACCATTTTATGATCTTACATTAGCTACTGGAATTTTAGATAGAGACTTGCTATCTAATGACATAGTTTCTTCAACAGGATTGGGACCAGCAGCAGGATATTTACAGGTAGAGAATATCTTTAATAATAAGACCAATGTAGTTTATGATAATAATTATTATTGGATTAGTATACCGGATAATGTTAGCGGTGTTTTAAGTTCTTCATCAAAGATTCCAGTTGCTGTTATTCAGAAGTGTTTTCATTCTAAAGGTAGTTATTCATTCTGTAGTAATATCTGTAATACCCAAATGGTTGGTCCTGTATGGCCTAATATGAATAATGAGAATGCAAACTCTAGTGAACTAATATATAAACTACCAGATGAAGAAACACCAAGAGCGCCTGGAATAACTTATGAAGAAAGACAATCTCAACAAACTTTTTATATGGGTTGTGGAGAAGCTAAAAATGATAGTATGGTTAGAGTAGAAGTAACTCAAGTTTACCAAGTACCAGTAGGTACTCATACCTATGTATCTGCTAGTGGTTTATTTGCAGAGAGTAACGATATTGATATTAAATTCAAGTATCTACCAAGAAAAATTCCTACGGATTTCCAATTAACATTAGGAACTAATATAGTGAATCAAAGTCAACTATATACATGGGAATGCCATAAGACAAATCTATATAATATTTACAATAAGAAAACACTAACAACAACTCCACCATTTTATCAAGTACTAAATGAGATGATATTTAGGGCATGGTTTGGTGAAAGGCAAAAAATTTCCATGCAAGACACATATGACCAAAGGCTTTATTTGCAACAGAATCATTATAAGTGGATACCATATGACTATGACGATACTAGCATATTCAATAAGGAAAGGACCATATAAATGAATCTATATGATATGACTTGTGATTTTATAAGAATGAATGATTATCAATACAAATGTAGAACTTGCGGAACCACAATAGCTAATTTTGAGGGTTCTGGTTATCCTACTATGATCTGCTATTCAAAAGTAACTGAATATAATCCAGAAGAATATGGTATTAGAATAACAAATATTAATCAAAATGATGAACCAAAAATAGATCCAGAATCTCAAAAAATAGACGATCTGAAAAAATGCTCTATTGAAGAAATAGAAGATAGATTTAGAATATGCAACTCTTGTGAATTCTATAAGAATAACACTTGTGAGAAGTGTGGATGCTATTTAGTTAGAGATCAAATTTACATGAATAAATTAGCATGGAAAGATCAAAGCTGTCCAATAGGTAAATGGAAAGCTAGTCTTTAAAGATACTTAGGATTCTGTCTTATAATAGCTGGACTTAACCAATAAGACTTAATATTTGGATTGTTATGCAGAATATAGTTGTATTCCCAGTCTATAGGGGTTCCTATTTTGTATTCGAGGAATTTTTGTTCCAATAGTCCTGCTAGCTGGCTTCTAAGTAATATGCAGTCGGCGTATCTGGATTTTGGAACCTCCATAAAGTTTTCATTAACTGTCATTAAATCCTTGGGACTATCATAACCACAAACATTTCTATATGTACATTCTAGATGTTTTTTCCCAGAAGATATCCATAAAATATCAGCATCTTGTGGAGCGTTGGATATCGTATGATTAAACTGATCATTAAAATTTTCTTTATTCTCTATGAATATATCATCTTCACATATTAATGACCATCTATTTTTATTGTTATTTTTGATGGAACTCAAACAATATAAATGATTTAAACATACAGATAAAGCCCTTGGTATAATTGGGGCATTTTTTCCCCATCCTATAGAGAACATTCTATCGATAGGTAATGTTGCATACTGCTCATAGTACTTCTCATCCATATCGGATTCTTCATACTCATAAACATAATGAATATTGTCCTTAGAAATAACAAAACGAGCCAGATAATCTAGCTCGTTCTGTAAATCTTTGAATCTATCAGAAGTTTTATCTGATATTACATAGATATCGTCTAATATCACTTCTTTTTATCCTCGGTCTTTTCGTCCTTTGTCCACTTATGCCACCCCCTATTAGGCAGATAGTTCCCTTCGTCATCTTTCCTCTTGGGAAATAGAGTTCCACCCTTCTTGTGTTGACCAAAAGATAATATGGCCCCACAATCCCCACACCTAATTTCAAAGTAGTCATTGCCTTCAACATTTCTAACAATGAACTTTAGATTTTTGCTTTTGCAAAGACCACAAGATTCCTCGCCAAAAATTTCTTGAATAGCAGCAAGTTCCTTAAAAACTTCCTTTTGACCAGCTCCGTCTAGTTCAAATTCTAACCTATCACCAACCTTATATCTTAGTTTCATATGTTACCTTTCCATGTGTCTGAATAGCCCTTCAAATCAGCCGGAATAGTATCGACACTTTGTTGATATTTAGAAAGCTCTCTAATAATCTCCACTCCACGATCATGATCAATATTCTTGACATTTTTTTCTTCAATGCCAAGAGTCTCAAACAATTTCAATGGATTAATATCGATCCTTTTTGCGATAACGTCAATAAAATTAATCTGGTTGGATGTAATTCTAGAGACACTATCGCCATCCGGATTATCCTCTATAATAGATGAGATCTCTTCTGCTGCAACAACTTTTCGTAATTTTAATGCTCTTCTTAAAGCTCTTCCTTCTGCTCTGGTTTCGGCTACGGCAACGGGATGATTTCTATATACCTTGTCGCAGTTTCCCCAATAAACGTCAGCAGACCCATCCACAGTCAAAAGATTTAAACCTTCTGGGTCTGGAGTACCAGGATTTAAACGATAGGTCAAAGAGTGAATAACGGTCGCTCTTTTTTCGTTATCTGGACTTGGAGCTTGAACAACCGAGGATGTTGACGATATTAATCTACAATTAAGGGCTATTTCAAAAATGCGCCTTAAACCATCAGTAGTTGGATTACCACTTATCTTCTCATCATCACATAACAATTTTAACACATGGTCTGTCCACTCTAAATCATGAGTGGTTGGAATCTTAACTTCTTTTACTTCCTCTGTTACCTGAGCATCAACTTGTCCTTTGGCTTTAGCCATCATCTTCAATCTCCTATTTCTATGAAAGTGCTATTGTCCTGATTTATTTTGTTAATTGCTTCCAGTAAACTATTAAGAATTAGATTTGATCTTGCTATTGAAAAATCATGCTCTTGTTTGATTCTTATTAATTTAATTCCTTTTCCTATTAAGAGACCAGCTTTCTTTTGATCATAATCCTGATTTCTCGCCAGCGCATCATCTCCCCAAACTGGAGCAAAATGCGATGGACCATCGATCTCTATAGCTATGTTATGGACTGGCAGAAAAATGTCGAGCTGCAATTTAGTATTTGACAACAATTGCTCTTTATGAAAGTCAACCTTATAACCATTTTGCAGTAGTCCATTTAGTATAAATTTTTCTAACTTGGATCCTTCTTTGCTGGTTTTTCTAACAGCTTCTATAGCTAGCTTTTGCATGTATGTCTTTTGTTCATCCGACATTTCTTCCCAAAGTTTTTTAGCTTTCTTAATTCTTTTCAATTTATCGTCACTATCAAGATTGGCCCAGTTTTGCATAACGCTCAAACCAATTTTATTTGCTGTTTCGGCATCTCTTTTGGTTCCCTTTGTGGGATGCTTATGCTTGCCTGTTTTAAGAGCGTTCTTTTGTGCTTTGCTCTTATCTCTAAGCTCTATCTTATACTTCTGTGCATCCCTGCGTATTTTATTAGGATATGTATTTAATTCTTTGGCAATATCTCCCAAACTCATCTTTTTCTGAACATACATATTATTGATTAGGCTTTTCTTTTGATCATCAGAAAGACCACTATAATCATAGGTACTCATATAATTTCTCACACTCTGAGTCAGGGACTAAAACCGATTCTTTCCAGGCAATATCTACGATATTTTTTAAATCTGGATTATTGGTACATAAAATGTCTATCGAATCTACATAAATATCTCTAAGTGTAGCATACTGCATCAACTTCATATTTTCATAATTCTCTGATTCAACATGAATACTTTTCATCCACTCTGGTTCTATCATGAAAAAGATCTTCTTATTAGAGATACATTGCTTTAAGAATAAAGCATCTTTTAATGAAAAAGCCACCAATGGTCCCGTAAAGTATTTTGCCTCATTAATATGCATAGTGGCAAATCTATTGCTTTCTTTAGGTAAAAACTGATAGTAGCTATTAAATAGAATATGATCCATATATGGAGCAGAGTCGCTAAGCTTATTGATCATGTCCACAGTAAACTTGGATTGAGGATTATCTTCTATATTGATAGCTA